CACGAAGCTCGTATACAAAATGGATTCCGCCTGTTTGGAGTCTACCTCCAGAACTTGTGGGATTAGAGATGAAGAAAATACTAGTCACAGTTCTTGTTGTCATTTGCTTTGTAATTGGAGTTGGCCTTGCAGATGACAATTTGGAAAAGGAGGAATCCGACCAGTACATAGAAGCAGACAAACAGGTTAAGCCGGTGAACTGTTGGTCCTTGATGTATGTATTAGAAGGCATCAAAGCACAAGGCTTAAACGTCGTATGGCAAGCACAAAATAAAGATGACGAATTCCAGAATAATCAAGTTCTTTTTACCAATGATTCAAATGTGTGGGTGCTATTAGAGTTAAATGACACCATAGCATGTGTACTTGGAGCAGGCGACAGCTTTATTCTATTAGACAACAGATATAACCAAGGAGAGAACGAATTATGATTACTAAATGGGTAACAACACGATTAACAGAGCGCACAAGTTGGGACGGTATTGTTCTAGTAGGTGCTGGTGTGGTATTTCTAATATTTAAACCTATTGCAAGTATAGTAGCATACGGTGCTATTGCATACGGCGCTTGGACTCTTTGGAAAAAAGAAGACTAACTTAGGCTTAGTTTTTGTACCCAATACAATAAGTACTGGTGTTAACCTAGGAACTTATTGTGAATAATATCTGGAAGTATGTATTAATGATTCCTGCAATTGCGGCAGTGATCAGTTCGGTGTATGTTGGATTAAGTTATATCCACACATTGCAGGCAACGGTGGGATTTAACGAAAAACATATTGCCGAACTGCAACAGGCACTGAACGTTACCGAAAAAGATACAAACGTTCAGACCGAAAAACTAGACAGTCGAGTACAAAGTGCAATCGAAAAGTTACAGATTCGATTAGCAGGTGTTGAAACCCTGTACAAAGATGGCAGTGAACGTATGCTGATTGAAATGACCAACATGGCGTCTGGGATTGCCGAAGTTAGAGTAAGGGGACAAGCCCTACAAGATAACCAACACATGTTAGCATCGGAAGCAGAGTTTCGTTCACTAGAGCAGTCGTACTATCAACTTAAAGATGCTTACTACCAACAACAAAATGCTATCCAGCAATTAAGACAAAAAATAGACTTTGGTGGGTACTGATATGAAAAAACTTACTTTACTATTATTTTTATTATTCTCAACATCAGCATACTCACAACAGACGCAATATTTAGGGATGAGTCCGGGGCATTGTGCGTTAGCAGATCTTGAACCCTATGTTGAATATTCACAAAACACCAATACAGGCACAGGTCAAAATCTGAGTGGATATCTTGATGATCGTGCAACTGTAGGTATTAGATTGCGGATCCCGCTTTTTGGAACCTGTACTACACGGTATCAAAAAATCATGTTGGAAAATGAATTACTAAAACAACAGATGGAATTGCTTAAACAGTGTGCAAAATATCAAAACTTAGAACTAGGACCTCAGTTTTCAGAAGTTAGTAGAATGTGTGCAGGGGTTAACGTGAAGCCAGGCTATGAGGAAGTTCATACTACACTTGACATGCTACCACCAAGAGAAGTTATTACTAACGGCCCCCTTGGTGAGGAACCACCTGACATGGAAGAATTCCAGTTCATGCGTGAAGAAGAAGAACTGTTTGAATAACAAATAGAGTGACATCAACCTGAATTAAGCGTATAATACTATGCTTAAAGGAGATATCATGTTATACGAACTTATTTTAGTAACCGCAATGGGTGTTAGCAACGTAGCCACATTCAGTAACGAGTACGAGTGTTTGACCTACGCTGATGAATGGCGGCTCCAGAACGTAAAAGCAGGATGCGTTCCAGTGCAAGATCCAGAAATGCAACTTGGGAAAATACTTGACATGATGAACAGGCTAACCGCAGAGGACTACGAGTAATGGGAATAACCGTCACAGCACAGACACTAGAAAGAATAAAAGCCAACCCACAGGCACATGCAGTATTACTGGAACTGTGGGAACGCAGTTTTGGTGGCAATATATCAGTTACTCAAGTACAGGAAAAACTTGTTGAGTCTAACCTAATCGATACTGGTAACGAGGATATTGAGTTTGTTATATCTTCTATTAGGCTTAATATTGGCAGTCAGTAGTACCCCATAAACCTAAAATCAGATTTGGAGGTTATTCAGAATGTATAGAACACATTATAGACATACGCAAGTATGTTCCGATCAGGGTCGGCAATCCCTACAGGGAGGGCTAGGCGGACTATGACATATATCGTGAACGACGCTTGTATTAAATGCAAGTATACAGATTGTGTTGAAGTCTGCCCTTAGCTAGTAGACTGTTTTTACGATGCAGGAACAATGCTGGTAATTAATCCTGAAGAGTGCATTGACTGTGGTGTGTGTGAGCCAGAGTGCCCAGCAGGAGCGATTAAAGCAGACACAAATATGTCTGAAGAACTAGAGTTCTTCCTACAGTATTCTATAGAACAAAGCAAGGACAAGGAACCTGTTACTAAAACGTCTGAGCCTTACCCAGATGCTGATGATCTAAATCCTGTGTTAAATACTAGTATAGGAAACAAGAGGCACTTACTATGATTGAAATAACTGAATCAGCTTTAACTAAATTAACTACTATTTTAAATGAGGAAAACCCTGGATCAAAGTTACGTATCTTTATTCAGGGCGGTGGATGCTCAGGCTTCCAGTACGGCTTTGCTATTGAGCAAACTCAGGAAGAAGACGACTTCGTTATAACGGAAGGTGATGTTAGTGTACTGGTGGACTCAATGAGTAGCGCATACCTCCAGGGAGTTACAATAGGTTACGAACAAGATATCAATGGTGATAACTTTACTATAAAAAATCCCAATGCCGCATCTACTTGCGGATGCGGATCATCATTTACTCCAAGCTAAACTTAGTCCTTGATTACTGAAACTAATAAATAACAGTAACAGTAATCAAGGATACTTTAATATGGCAAGACAACTTATTAATATTGGATCTAGTGCCAACGATGGCACAGGCGACCCTATAAGATCAGCATTTGATAAAATAAACGATAACTTCCAGGAAGTTTATGGCGCATCAGCCGTTGGAACAAACATAGACATTAGTAGCAATACCATCGCAAGCACTAATACTAACGGCAACATCACACTAGATCCTAACGGTACAGGACTGGTTGTTATAGATGATGACCAGTTTAAAATTAGTACAAGTAAGACGCCAGCCGCAAGCATAGGCGCAAGTGGTGATGTTGCAGGACTGGTAGCATGGGACAGCAGTTACATCTATGTTTGTACAGGAACCTACGACGGATCAACAGCAATTTGGGCAAGAACCGCTATAAGCACTTGGTAAGGATAAACAATGGCAAGACAGACAATTAACATAGGTACCATTCAGAATGACGGCACGGGAGATAAACTCCGTGATGCTATGGACAAAGTCAATGATAACTTCCTAGAGCTCTATACTGAACTAGGGGGCGAATCATTAAGCAACCTAGACATTAGTGGTAATACTTTAAGTTCAGCGAACTCTAATGGGGACATTATCTTAGACCCCAATGGCACTGGAAAAGTTAAGATAGATAATCTTGCTATCTCAGGTAACACGCTCTCAAGTACAGATACTAACGGCAATATAACACTGGATCCAGCTGGTACGGGTAGTGTTGTATTGGATAGTCCAGTCAGTATTACAGGTACTCTAACACTAAGCACATCATTAAGTGCCAATGTCATTGGAAATTTAACAGGTGATGTTACTGGCACAGTTAGTAGTATCAGCAACCACACAACAACTAATCTTATTGAAGGCACAAATTTATATTACACTAATACTAGAGCAAGAGCCGCATTAAGTGCGACAGGCAGTATTAGTTACGATAGCGGAAGTGGTGTAATTAGTTACACAGAATCAGTAACTAGTGTTAATGGTGAAACAGGCGCAGTTGTATTGACTCTGAGCGATATAGCGGTAGATGGTCAACTTGATGGAGACCTAGTAGGTAGTGTGTTTGGCAACGACAGTACTATTCTAGTAGATGGTGGTGCTAACGAAATAGTTGGTACTATTAATTCCACAAGTGGCACAATTACAACACTAAATGCAACAACAATTACGGGATTTACAACATTAACTGGTGCAGGCGATGCAATTATTACTGCTGGTGTGTTCTATGGTGATGAAACACAAGTAGACAGATACTTGATGAAAGATTCATCTATTGTTATAGATGAAACAGGAACACTACTTGCTGATATAAACAACAGCACATCAGCAACCTTCTCTGGCACAGTAAATTTAAACGGCGCCACAGTATCCAACGCCTCATTTAACTTAACTGGTAACTTAACTGGTGTTGTAGACGGTGACTTAATTGGTAGTGTATTTGGTGATGACAGTACAACAATTATTGATGGTATTAATAAAACAGGAACACTTACTGAATTAGATGTAGATGATATAAACATCGATGGTAATACAATTAGTGCCGCTGGTGCCGCATCCAATCAGAATCTTATCTTAAATGTTAAGGGTGTTGCCGCATTAGAGACAAACTCAGATACAATTTCGTTTCAACCAAGAACAGACTTTGGACTTGATGGTATTGGTGCGGTTGGTGATGCAGACAACTTATTCAGTCAGAACGATGACTATCTATACAAATCAACAGTTGCATATGACGGCAGTACACTAATTTGGAAACGTGCAAAGTTACGTTATTTTAACGAACCACTATTTTATGTTGGGGCAGATGACAGCACAATGCGTGGTGTTGGTGACCTAGAAGGTATTAAGATTATAGGTGGTACCAATGTAAGCACATCAAGTGACGCTGAAGGTAACATTACAATCGACGCAACTGATACAGGTATTACAGATGTAGTCAGTGATACGACGCCTCAACTAGGTGGCGACTTAGATGTAAACGGATTTAAGATTACTACAGCACGTAGCAACGAAGACCTACAACTAGAACCGAACGGCACTGGTACAGTTGTAATTAACAGTGGCCTAAGACTAGAAGAAGGCACACAAGACAGATTTAGCACACTAACTGGGGCCACTGGCACAGTAGCACATGATTGCGCAAACGGAAACATATTTTACCACACAAGTATTAGTGCTAACTTCACTGCAAACTTTACAAACTTACAATTAGACACAAGTTATGCTACAGCAGTCACATTGGTATTGGTGCAGGGCGGCACAGCATATATTCCAAACGTAGTACAGATAGGTGGTGCGGGCCAAACTATTAATTGGCAAGGCAATTCAGAACCTACTGGAACTACAAGTCGTGTAGATACTGTTTCGTTAACTATTCTCAATAACAGCGGAAGTTATACTGTGCTTGGACAACTAACGGACTTTTAACCCATACTGCACCAGCACCGTAAGTATAAATACACTATAAGGAGTTTTTATAGTGGCAAAACCAGTTTGGCAAACACCTGAAGGTGATTTGGGTATCATTGCAGAACGTCAATTTTACAATCTACGTTTTGATGTCAATGACTCGGATCAGCCTATTAGTCCCTCGTTAACGTACACTATTACAGCAGGAGCGTTGCCACGTGGCCTCAGTCTTAAAGACGATGGGTTTATTGAAGGTACTCCTACAAAAAATAAAGTATTCTTAAGAGGTGTTCCGTTAGATGTTGGACAGAACGAGACCAGCAGATTTGCGGTTAGAGTATCCACTCCAAGCGGTCATATTGCAGACAGAACTTTTCAGTTAACCGTTACAGGTCAAAACCCGCCTAATATTACTACTTTATCGCAACGCCTGGGTATTGTATATGACGGCACTTTCTTTAGTTTCCAACTACTTGCTGTTGACTTAGATATTGATGACATAATTACGTGGTCATTTTCTACTGGTGAACTTCCGCCAGGACTAACAGTTAGTACAACAGGATTAATATCTGGTTATACAACACCACAAGCACTTATTGCTAATCCTAATCCTGGATTTGATTTCCAAGAGTGGGACGAATTTCCCTGGGATAATTCAAGTCCCAGTGTTAATAAAACATATAGTTTTGAAATTAGTGCAACAGACGGCAAGGACTTTGACGTAGCCACTTATACTATTGAAGTATTAAGTAAAGATACATTGACTGCTGACGCAGAAGATTTTACAGCAGATCACCAAGACTTACTTACAACAGACACTGACAACAAACGACTGCCAGTATTACGGTATGCGCCGACCACACTGGGTACGATATTGCATGATAATTACTTTGCATATAAATTTGATGGCTTTGATTTTGATGGTGACCGCATAACATATGCGTTATCCTTGGGTTCAGGCTCCCTATATGACGACGGTGGCTTTGATTCTCAGAGATATTCTGGCGGAGACTTTATTGCTCCCCCTGGACTAACCCTAAATGCCGACACCGGTTGGCTACATGGATACATACCTATCCAGGCACTTACGCAACAAGAATTTACATTTGGTATTCAGGTAGAAAAGGCAGAGTTTAACGATTACCAGAGCGACGTTGAAATCGTTACCTTAACACTAGTTACTGATTTGCTAAGATTAGTTACATGGGCAACTCCTGCGGCACTGGGATCAATAGAAAATGGTGCAGTAAGTGAATTATACGTGGAAGCGACTAATCCATTGGATAGAACGTTATACTACAGATTAAAAAGAGGCGAGTTAAATAGACTACCTCAAGGTCTTAAATTATTAGACAACGGGCTTATTGTAGGTCGATGTAGTTTTAATGTTTTCCAACTAGATAGTGGTGATATTTCTTTTGACACAGATACGTTATCGTTCGATACTACCTTTACAAGTACTATAGAGGCATATGACTTAGAAGGGGAAATTACTGTAACCAGAGACTTTACTATTACTATTACCGTTGCTAATACCAAACCGTATGAAGATTTATACTTTGTAAGCAGAACTAAGAATACTGATAGGTCAAGTTTTACATCATTATTAAACAATGCTAATATTTTCCCTGCAACTAAGATTTATAGATCGTCAGATCCGTATTTTGGTAAGCAGACAGATTTAAGATTTATGGTTGCTACCGGGTTAGAGCCCAAGTCAGTAAATCAATACGTAGCAGGAATGAGTAAAAACCACTACAACAAGAAATTAAAGTTTGGAGGTATAGGGTCCGCCAGAGCACTAAACACTGATGGAACTACCAGATACGAAGTTGTCTATGTGGAAATAACAGACGATCAGGAAAATACCCTGGGAAAAAGCACGAGTAGTTCATTAAATCTTTCTAACAAAATAGATAATACACTTAGTGTAGACAAAGGTTACATAGATGTGTCGTCAGGGCACTGGCAAGCAAGTGCAACTAATGAGTACCTGGTGTACCCAAATAGTATATTAAACATGCAACAAGCAATGGTTACTGGTGTTGGCCAATCTAACGTTGGCACATTACCAGACTGGCAAACAAGTAAACAAAAAAATGATCAGACTCTAAACTACAAGCACTATGCTATACTAGCATATGTTACATCAGGCAATGCGGAACAAATAGCATTCCTGTTAACTAGACACATTGCCAATAATAATTTTGATTTTAAAGACATAAAATGGGAAACAGACAGATACGTTCATGATCTTAACTTGAGCAAGAATTACGATAAATCTCTGGGCGTGTTTACTTCTGCTGGAGAAACATCATTTGATGAGGATGGGGTTAAATACGGAGCAGAGACAACTTTTGACGGTGCAGGCACTAAGTTTGTTAAATATAAAGATGTATACGAAGAGCCCGATCAGAACGATAAATACTTGGTATTTCCGAGAAGAGGCATATTCGGACGAGAACCAAACGTAGACTACGAACTAATACAGTATCAGACAGATTAAGGAACTATAAATGGCCAGTAATATTAATCCAAATACCATTGACGGCTTGTATCCAGTAGCTGGACAAGACAATGACAGTCAAGGTTTTAGAGACAATTTCACAAATTCTAAAAATAACTTTACGTATGCTAAGACAGAACTTGAAGACTTGCAAAGTAAAGTTATTCTTAAGTCCGCATTGTCGGGTGGTTCACTTGACAATGACATGAACGATGCGCTTATTAAAGCGGCTAAGATACAAGACTTTTCAGAAGCAAGGCTTGACAAAGGCTCAACCTCAGGCACAATGACTTTCAGCCATACTGAGGGACATTACCAAACTGTAACAGCAACGGGTTCATTAACGTTTGCGTTTAGTAATTTCCCCCCAGCAGGACAGTTGGGACGAATCAAAGTAGAGGTTACAATTAGCAACGTGGGCCACACAGTAACATTACCCACAGCAGTAAGTATCGGACACGAAAACATCGCAGGTATTAGCTCAAGAGTTATTACTTTTGATGAAGTAGGCACCTATATTTTTGAATTTACCACAGAAGACAATGGCTCAGCAATTGCAGTAAACGATATTACACGAAATTTAACAAGAATACATGCAAACAGACTTAGATTAAACACCGTAACGCCAGCAAACATTGGACAGGCAGGCGACGTGGCAGGGTTGCTCGCTATTGATGCTTCCTATGTGTATGTATGTACAGGCATTTACGATGGCTCCACAGTAATTTGGAAGAGGGCGGGAGTTAGCGCATACTAACCTAAGTTAAAATAAACGGGGAAACGGGCTAGTAAACTAGCCTTTTTCTTTGACTTTATCATCGGCTTTAGTTATAATAACATACAAGGAGAGCACATGATAGACTTAAACAAGTACAAGGATTTTGTTGCAGAAGTAACAAGCGAACAATCCAATATTACAGGAAGACTGGTAGAAACCCTCGCTAGTCTCAACATACACACAGACATTAATCCAGCACTGTTACTTACAGCCGCTCTTGGATTGGCCGCAGAGTCAGGTGAGTTTGCAGAGATACCTAAAAAGATTATATTCCAAGGCAAACCGTGTGACGAAGATGCTATATTCCATATGAAACGTGAACTTGGTGATGTTGCGTGGTACTGGATAAATGCTTGTAGAGCACTTAACCTAGATCCAAACGACGTAATAGAAGAAAACATTAAGAAGTTGGAGTCACGTTATCCAGGTGGCAAGTTTGATGCACACTATAGTGAAAACAGGCATGAAGGCGACTTATAAATAACAATATGTTTCATCCTTTACTAAACGACTTATCAGAACTTAATGATCAGGAACTTAATGATCGGGCACAGGATATTTCTCGAAAATTATCTTCAGTGTATAGAGTAGGCGCAAATTCCGGTCTCATACAGCAAATGCAACTGGTTAACGCACAACTTCAAGACGAAGTTATGTTCAGACAGCGCAAAGAACTTGAGAAATTAATGGATAAGAACGGTAAAGATTTCAAAAATATTATCGATATAAAGTAATTTTATGGAAGCAAGCATAAGAATATCAAAGCAGTTCACTGCAACTGCTGTAATCAATGATCGTATACTGTCAAATAAGTACGACATAAGTTATGCAATCTCATTGGTGTCAGCAGATCAACACGAACAAAAAATAGCATACGATCGAGTTAAGTTTTTAACTGAGAGTATATTTGAGTCTACAATTTTTATAAAGTACAATAACCCTTTACTTAAAAAACTAAAAGGAAGTGTTAATAACTTGTATAGTCAGTTTTACGCAGAACCTTACGATAGTATAATGGTAGACTATCTGTTTCTTAAAGGTCAGGCTATTCTTGAAGACAAAGCGAACATCGATCAGATAAGTCTAAGTAGTTGGCAAGGAAGAGACATAGAGTTCTATGCTGATTGTGAACATGATTACAGTGCTTACAGTAAAGCACCATGGATCAAGGCAAAAGACGGTATTCCCTGGTACATGAGATCAGATATCTACGTAGGTGACTACAAAGAGAATGAGATGTTAGAATTTCCAGTCTGGGACGACTTATATCTAGGATGGAAAGAACCACAAGAGGAAGAAGCAGAGATAATAGATTTTAGAAAGTTTACCGGCAAAGTAGTTAAGGGCGGAAAACGTGGTAAGTAACCAGTTTGGACAGACATTTTTAGAATCAGATGATCTAGTCACTATGCTTTACCGTGATCCTGACATGGATGTTACAGATTACGAAATTAATGATCCAGACGAATACAATAATGCTGTTAAGCAATTACATTTAAAGATTCCAGAGCTTAAACAGCCTAGATTAGACACAACTAAATGGCTCACACAAGAGCAATTTGATCTAGCACACCAAGCAGAGTACTTTATTCCCAAAGAGTATGAACAAATAGACGTCATGGATTACCTCAGTAAACAGTTAACTGACAAACCACAAAGCATTATAGATAGAGTTATAACGGAATATCAAGCATTTGCAGATTTAAACATGATACCTATGCTACGCTATCTCATATATCTAGTTGACGTAATGAGAGAAAACAATGTGGTATGGGGAGTAGGTCGTGGATCAAGTGTGGCTAGTTATATACTGTATCTGATAGGCATACACAAAGTAGACAGCGTTAAACATAATTTAGATTACACAGAATTTTTGCGGTAAATATAATATATACGTATATAAAGGAGTTTTCAATTATGGCTAGAAAAATACATAGAACAGCAAGAGGTGCGACTATTGATATGGAACGTCTGCGACTCGCCAACGAAGATACCATTGCTGTTGGTAATATGAAAGTAAATGCTCGGGGCGACGAGTTGGGATTTGGTGGTAGTATTGTAAAGACCAGAAAAGAAGTAATAGATGCAACTTATAAAGTTCATACTATGGTGCCACAAGATGACCGTGTATACACCGACGCAATGCATAGTGAAGCCGCAATGGCTGAGCCAGCGCCGGGTGTTAGCGCAGAGCCCAAACCAAAAGTTGAAGAAGTTGCAACACCAACCGAAGAATCTAAAACAATGCGTGGTGGTTTGGCAGCGGCACTTGCTAGAAAAGTAGAAGTATCAGAGCCTGAAATTAAACTTAATAGTCTATCAACCGGCGTTAAAAGAATTTAGAAAGGGTATAATATGCAAGAGAATCCATACGGAAAAAATATAGGATATCAATTTCGCCTTGACTTTGAAGGCAAAACAATTAAACCACTACACAACAATGTAGTTGTGCGTGACATGAACTTTGCAGGACGTACACTGGACAGCGGTATCGTGTTGTTGGCTGACGACGGCAAGACAGATGGTATACGTCCACGTTGGGCACAAGTATATGCTGTTGGTCCTGAGCAAACAGATGTTACTGTGGGACAGTGGGTACTGTTAGAACACGGACGTTGGAGTCGTGGAATTAACATTACCCAAGATGGCGAAGAACTTACTATACGCAGAGCTGATCCAGACGCTATCTTAATGGTAAGTGACGATGAGCCCAATGCAGAAACAATTGCAGATTCTGTGCATGCCGAACGTAAAACCAGAGAACTTGCAGACTAGACATTTTTCAATAACTACTGTATAATACTCTATATGAACCAATTATGGACTGAACTATATAGACCCAAGACTGTTGCTGACTATGTTTTTACAGACAACACACAACGCCAACAAGTAGAATCCTGGGTTAAAGAAAAGAGTATCCCACACTTACTACTAAGTGGTAGCCCGGGTACTGGTAAAACAACCCTTGCTAAGATGTTAATGCATGAACTAGAAGTTGATGACATGGACGTCTTAGAAATTAATGCTAGTCGTGAACGTGGCATTGATCTTGTAAGAGACAAGATTGTAAACTTCTCAAGCACTATGCCTTTCGGTGAGTTTAAAATTATCCTCTTAGATGAGGCAGACTACTTAACTCCAGAAGCACAAGCATGTATGCGTGGAGTTATGGAAGCCAATCATCAGACAGCAAGATTTATACTAACCTGTAACTATCCACATAAGATTATTCCTGCAATACATTCTAGATGTCAAGGCTTTCACATTGCTAAGACTGACCAAATAGAGTTTACTGCTCGTATTGCTAAGGTGATGATTGAGGAAGGCATTGAGTTTGAACTTGATGTGTTAGACAACTATGTTAAAGCAACATACCCAGACTTGCGTAAGTGTTTAAACATGACACAGATGAATAGCAGTTCTGGCATACTTGTAGAAACACAAGCAAGTCAACAAGGTGGTGGTGAGTTTAAGTTAGACGTTGTTAAGTTGTTTAAGGCAGGTGAACTTAAACAGGCAAGACAAAAACTCGTTGACAGTGTGCGCCCAGATGAGATGGAAGGTGTTTTTAGATGGATGTACGACAACATCACATTGTGGGGAGAGACTGATGAAGCACAAGATGAAGCAATTATAACTATTAGGCGTGGTCTTGTACAACATATTAGTTGTGCTGATCCTGAAATAAACTTATCAGCAACATTTACAGAGTTATGCAGATTAAATGGCTAAAGATATATATCTACTGTGTCAATACATACAGAAACCTAAACCAGGTACAAACACTGCACAGAAAGGCTTTGGTAATAATCCAGACAACTGGCAGTTTGACGAAGTCATAGCAGTAAGCCGTGGTTTAAAGAAACGTGATATGTCAACGCAGAGCGTGATTCTTAATATGTCTACGCAGAAAGTAGAACGCTGTGGTCTTAGGCAAGGAGCAACTTGGGACGAACTATATGCGTATTACAAAGAACACTATCCAGAATACATTAAAACTATCGAAAAAGAAATTGAAAGAAGCCAGCCATCGTTATTTACGATGATATGATAGGAATTTCGTTTAGTAGTTTTGATTTATTCCATAGTGGTCACGTTGCTATGCTTAAAGAAGCAAGTGAGAACTGTGAATATTTAATTGTAGGATTACAAACAGATCCAACGATTGATAGGCCTGAAAAGAATAAACCTATTCAAAGTGTGTTTGAAAGATATGTTCAGTTAAAAGGATGTAAGTATATTAATGAAATTATTCCTTACGAAACTGAACAGGACTTATTAGACATACTGCTAACTTATACAATTGATCGACGATTTATTGGCGAAGAATATAAGCAGTTAGACTTTTCTGGTAAACAAATATGTGTCGACAAAGGCATAGAATTATATTATAATAAAAGACAACACTCGTTCAGCACATCTAATTTGAGAAAACGAATAAGCGAGGCAGAACTATGGTCAAGGTAATATTAACGGACGTAGACGGAGTTTTATGCGACTGGGAGGGCGGTTTTAACTCATTTATGGAGTTAAAAGGCTTTGAAATGATAGAAAACGGGCACTTGGAGTACGCCATTGGCGATAGATTTGGTATCGACAGAGAAGTGGGTTATAGTTATGTGTGTGAGTTTAATAACAGTAAATCTATTGCTCAGTTAAAAACTCTTAAAGACTCTAATGAGTGGGTAAGGCGAATACATGACGAGCTAGGATACAAATTCCATGTATGCAGTAGCATGAGCCACTTGACAGAGTCAATGAACATGAGAACTTCCTATCTTAAAGAACAGTTTGGTGATATTTTTGTGGGATTCACTTACTTGCCCACAGGTGCTGACAAGGATGAGGCATTGGCTGCCTGGAAAGACACGGGATATTTTTGGGTAGAAGATAATATAGCAAACTGTATAGCTGGAGAAGCCCAAGGTCTGCGACCAATATTAATCGACCACGACTATAATAGAAATATAGACGTAGCGTACCCTAGAGTTAAGAACTGGCAGGCAATCTACCAGCTCTTATCCTCTGATTAAATGTCTGAATAGATTTGTAAAACTTCTATAACAGCAGGGTGTCTATGTATATCTTTGCCTAACATCTTGACTCCGCCTACGTAACTAAGTCCTTCATAACTATTGCATAAAGATTCAAAATTTAGTAGTCCGTTATCTGCCTCCTTTCTATCTGCTTGGCGAGTATCGCCTGTTATCACCATTTTACTGTTTTGACCGAGTCTGGTTAGGAGCATCTTCATCTGTCCTGGCGTGGCATTTTGCATTTCGTCTGCAATAATCCATGCATCTTTAAATGTTCGGCCTCTCATAAATGCTAGTGGAGAAATCTCAATTATACCTTCGTCTAACATTTTTGCAGTTTCTTTTGGTGAATAATATTCGTGTATAACATCAAATAGTGGTCTTGTCCACGGTTCCATTTTCTGATTGATGGTACCTGGTAAAAATCCATGCTGTTCATCGTCTACGCCAACAGCTGGGCGGGTTAAAATAATCTTATTAACGTCTCCTTGTCTATATGCCTGTAAGCCTGCCAGCACCGCTAACATAGTTTTTCCTGTGCCTGCTGGGCCGGTTGAAAACACGATTAATTTGTCCGGATCCGTCAACAAATTAATATATGTTTCCTGTCTAAGTGATTTTGGATGCAATCGAATGTTGCGTTGTTTGGGTGCATACTTCTGAAATTCTACTGTATTATCTTGATACGGAATGCTGTCATGGCGTTTTGAATTACTTTTGCGATGTTTTCTACTCAATTTGTTCTCCTTACAATTTTTGAATATATGTACGTTAGTAGACATAGTAGTATTCTCTGTGAACTAATACTACAGTTGTCCACAAAAATACTTACATACTCTTACAAGTAGAATTATAATGTGTTATTATTGTCTCGATGCCGACTATAAATTACGAGTCTCTCACCCAGACTGCATAGATTCTATTCTTAGATCCACTGTCTCGTTTGCACACTTCTACACGATAGCCCCATTGCGGTGCCATCAGATAGTGATCAACTTCACGCCAAGGATAAAACTGTATCTGGTATTGCATTTGGTTATTGTGGTCGTAGTTGCCAGGATTACACCGCCAGTATATTCTGGACTTGGGTTTCATCAGTCGCATGATTCTGCCAATCTGATATTCTACCACAGTTTTATCGCCAAAGTTTAAACTTCCCAAACAGAATGCAACATCAAAGCGTTGATCTGTATCAAAAAACTCTATTTGTTCTTTATGGTCAGCCGCATCGTTAGCAGGATCAATACCTACTAGGTTCTTAATCAGATCTTTGTACGGGTTATACCCACACCCTACATCAAGCACCCACTCGTCGTCTTTAACTTCATTTGCTAAGTTAAAGCCAGTCTCTCCAAATCCACTTGTACTGGGCTTCCAAACTGATGCAAAATATTCGTTAAGTAATTTTTGATTCATCGACAATCCTTAATAAGTACGTTATACTTATATTATGATAATACCCGAACATATATTTTTTACTGGTGTGCCTGGATCACGTTGGTCAGGTATAGCACAAACTATTGAAACCATACCTGGATTTAATACCAGTGACCGCACCCCAGAACGAGCATACGACCATCATGCCTATAGTGGACACAAAGGTGCATACTTTGGTTGGGGTATGGAGTTTGATCCCACACACATTTATGGGTACAAGCACTTTGACCAAGCATGGACTGAGCCTGGTGGACACAAACTAATCAAAAGTCATGATTGGGCATACAGTCCGCGACAAGTAAAAGTGTATCATCCAGACAGTTGGTTTATAATGGTATATCGACCAGACATGGCAAGTTATGCCTGGTGGCACGAAGCTGGCGGTTTTAAGATACAGTACCCAAACTACAGTTGGTACAAGAACAGTGCAAAGATGTTGCAGGAAATACAAACACAAAACACACGCATATTGGAATATGCATGCGAAGTGGATGCAAAATGGGAATACTTTACTCCAGACTGGATTGAACGTGAGTTTGGATATGCTGTTGATGTTCCCACTATACACAAAGACATATTGGTAACCATAATAAAATGAAAAGAGATCACGTTTGGTACATTAAATATGCTAGTGCAATTGTAATACTGATTGCAATGGTTTTCCATGTTAACGGTTGGACACCCTGGAACAGTTACTTACAACTACTAGGTGCCAGTGGTTGGATGTACGTTGGGTACCGTTGGCGGGAGTGGTCTATGTTGTTGAACTTTATACCACAAATTTTTATTATTGTGCCTTACTTAATATACTTCTCTTATTATAAACCGTGATAGAAAATTTTATATTTTACACTGCAGGCAGTTATGGTGTTTTTATAGATTGGTGTATTAATAATTTAACCAAACACTGTACAGAAGATAAGTTGCCTTTTACATCGACAGGCAGTTCGCACAATCATATAACATGTAACATGTTGTTTGATATAAGTCCTAAGGTCAACTACTTCAGTGCTGTAGGAGACACAACACACTATGTAGAACTGTTTTACAATAAACCTAATATCGATAATCTCATTATTTTGTTAGCCAGAGAAGAAGACGAAGTTTGGCGTATATCAAACTATTTAGAAAAAGAAGAGGTAACATCGTCTATATTTTTACCCGTAAGTTATCAGGATGCGAATCCAACATTAGACTACTTAGATAGACGCACACTACAATATTTTGGTAGAACTGATCTACTAAGCATGGATAGATGGGTAGCAAGAGAGATACTTAGTTTCGGTATATTGGATAGACTTGCAGATAACATCGTTCAACAAAAATTAATGATAGACAACTTAGCATATGATAAACTAGTAGTTTATATTGACGAACTAAGAGACAACTTTGAGACAACTATCAATAAAATATTTAACTTTTGTAATTTAAAACCTTACGACCAAACTTTCCTACACAGTGTAGGTGTTAAGTGGGCTAGTAAACAGAAATACATGCATGATACCCGACCACATAATCTATTAAGTGAAGCAGTAGTGCAGGCAAAACTACGTAACAACGGCATAGAGCTAGCATGTTACAATCTTAACAAATTCCCTAACAATGAGTCAGAACTTAGAAAACTATATAAATAGTATTGTATATACACACACCTTAAGGAGAAACATTAATGAACGCACAACAATTTGTGAAAAATCTTGCTGACAACAATGAAGCATTGTTTAAAGCAAGTGAGATGCAGGTCGAAGCATACTTTAATTCTAAGCCATCTCAGGAAAAATTAGTTGAGCACTTTGTAGGTCGAATGGTTAACGAGCGTATGAACATGGTTGAAATCAGCCGTCAGGTTGCAGAACTAGGTGCAGACACAGATCCAGTAGAACTTGAGTTACTCACAAAACAAGCACAAGATGAAGCCAGGCACTTTAGAATGGTTAAAGAAGTAATTGAGCACATTAAAGGCGAAAAGATAGACGTATCAGAAGCCATTGCTCAGGAAGCCGCAAAGCCAACTGCTAAGGGCGCAAGCCTATTAGCCAAGTACGACGCAGACAAAGATGAAGCCGCACTAGCCGCATATCAGTTTATTGCTGAGGGTCGTGCAGAACGTGTCTGGGACAAAATGGCAGATTGCATTGAAGATAGTTTTATTAGCACTCGCTATGCTAAGATTGCTAGAGACGAAGGTTTCCACAGCAAGATTGGTGAGAAGAAACTTTTAAAACTATGTGCAGATCCAGAAGTTCAGGCCAAAGTTGAAGCAATCGCTGACGCTATGAGAATGGACTTATATGCTGTTTCTTGCATGAACACACAAGAAATACCAGAAGCACGTAAGATTATCGAAGACGCATACGTACACTAGTATATGCGGATTGCGATAACACAACGTGTATTGCAACACAAGGGAAGAGCTTACGATAGTTTAGATCAGAGTTGGTGGGATTTATTACAGTCCCATCAACTTATCCCGATTCCAAATACTCCAAACCAAAACTTAACACAAACACTAGACGCAGTAGATTTAATAATACTGTCTGGTGGCGACGGTGACAATACTAGAGTTAATGTCGAGTCAGAAATATTTAACTATGTTGACGAACACAAAACACCAGTACTGGGAGTTTGTAGAGGCATGCATCTAGTTGCTAGAAAATACGGGTTAGGTACTATTCCAGTAGACAATCACATGGACACCAAACACACTATTACAATGTCAGGCAAAGAACACATAGTGCCTAGTCATCATACCATTGCTGTACTGCAAGGTGCTAACATAGAAGTTATTGCCACAGACAAAAGAAATTATGTTGAAGCATTTCAAGTAGATAATTATACTTGCATGCAATGGCATCCTGAACGCATGCAACAACCCTTATGGCCAAAAAACTTCTCATTATAACAGGACCGCAAGGATCAGGTAATCATCTTTTTAGTCGCCTATTCAGTTTACACCACGATGTGGGTGGCTGGAAAGAACTGATAGATGAGTACTGGATACCCAGTGACCTAGAAACATTTGCACCTTATTGGGTTACCCCCAACAGCATGTCTATGGCAGACTTTGAAGGGCATGACTACTGGGTAGCGAACGTTAGCGTACCTTTTGTATTTGATGGTGTTAAGCAAGTTCCTAAAATACACTTAATGGCTAAACAGGCACAGCAGTTGGGAATAGAAGTAGAAATAGCAATTATTGTTAGAGACCAAAACATTAACTTAGAGCAACAACGTAGAGTACGCAGAGAAGAAACACTACCTATTGCACAAGAATACTACTACACAGAATTGTTACCACATTTTAGTTGTCACTTCTTAGATCACGAAGCATTTTTCTTACATAAGGAACACTACTTAAAATGGACAAGCAAAATTTTAAACTTTCCCGTAGCATGGGATTCAGAAGATATTAACAAGTTTATTAACAAGGATGCTAATCATAAATATGTAAAATATGTTGATACATATTGGTTAGACGAACATGTACATGCAGGACTTAAACCTAAACAAGAACGAGGCATAAATGCAACTGATGGAAAAAATTAACGAGTGTCGTGTAGTCGTTGATCGCTGGAAAATGGCAATACATAAAATAGAACCAGGTACACAGGTAACTAGAACACCTGATGGCACTGATATTGTTTTATTGTCTGATTGTCGTCTTGATGGCCAAGACATGCTACTAAAAAAAGTCACCGCGGCATGTATGTTAACACAGACATACGAAATAGACACATTAGCCGATGGTCATGCTGTTATTATCAAACTGCCAGGTTTTAGATCATCTGAGCAAGTAGTGGGACTAGTTACACCTGGAGACTTGGGCAATCTAGTGTACATGGATGGGGCGACTAATACTAATATTGTTAATCCTGGACGTAGCGGTGATCCCTGTGTTAACTACGTAAATTTTCCAGCAGGTATGGTTCAAACTAGACACGTACACCCTAGTCATCGGGTCGGATTGGTTCTAAAAGGACATTGTACAACAGAAACAGAAAATGGACACAATGTAGACCTTAAAGCAGGTGATGCTTTTTATATGCCACGTAATACTTGGCATAATTTTGTATGTGATGATGAGGATATGATTGCATTTGTAATGCATCCAGACAGTGAAGATGGGCCCACAGATCAAAAAAATCCATTGAATACTCGTACATACCTTAAAGGCTAATTCAACTAAATAGTTAATAACGGATATTAAATTATGGCAACTTCATTGAAAGCAGTACTAGAAAACACAAAAGACATTTATATGAGCAATAGCAGTTTGGATGCACTGCTTGACTACGAACGTGTATTAGATGAGCTTGACTTATATGCTTTTAAAAACTGGAAAAAAGGCGAGCTAGTTAGCGGACCTACATTTGAAAAGTACTACGTAAGTGCTGTGTTTATGTGGCCCAATAAAGCAATGCCAGACCCTAGAGGTGCAGAGCGTTTACTACAATATGACTGTGAAGTAAAATATACCAAGGATACATTAGAGTATCCCATAAAAGTTGAAAGCCCAGATGATTTTAAAGCAGGCACAAAGGTTCCCAAACTTGCTAAGATGCCAGTTTGGTTGGTTGAAATCACTTTGCCAAAAAGTTTAATGCGTGACATTGAACGTGGCGCATTAGAACTTGAGAACGAGACCATCGACTTAGAAGACATCGAGCAGGCATACGAAGAAGGGTTTGATGAATCCCAGTTTAAAACAGATCAAGGTGAAATAAATGCAGAAGAAATTTAACGAAGGGTTAGAGTATGGCGATCTAAAAAGATCTGTTATCCCTGAAATAACCATCGATACATTTAAAAGTAAAATGGGCGATGATAAAGATATCTGCACAATTGCGTTATTATGTAAAGAAAAGAATCCTGCAATAGACTTGATGGCGTTCCTGGAAAAAAGTTATGATTGGTTATTAGATGCTGAAGTTAGTGCAGGAGAGCGTGACGACGGCAAGTATCTGGTATTCATTGAGGCAGACAGGAATAAAGAATTACCTACTCATATTCACCAGATGCTGGAAGACTTGCTCAACTTAACAGAAGATAAAATAGAAGACTGGAAGTTTAGGTATTACAGAAGCAAAGTCTATCATGATGTCACAGTAGAAAATTTAGCAAGGGAGATACCATTGACTCCAAGAGAATACAGTAAAGAACACCCTAGTAAAAAAGATATAAAGCGTAAGTCAGAATTAAAACAACTTCAGGCTGTCGCCAATGTGCCTATTAAGGCAGAACGAACCGAAGACAAGGATCTACAGGCACTACAGAGTGCCGCAGGAATAATTTAATCAACCAGGAGCACAAATGAAACTATCAAAGAATTTTTCACTTCAAGAATTTACAAAATCACAAACAGCATTAAGACAAGGTATTGACAACACACCACAAGGTAAGCACTTAGACGCTGCCAAGTTACTATTTGAAAACGTAGTACAAAAAGTTAGAGATAAATTTGGTATTACAGTTATCAACAGTGGCTACCGTGGACCTAAGCTGAACGAAGCAGTTGGTGGTTCGAGCAGTTCACAACACTGCAAAGGTGAAGCCGCTGACATTGAGTGTCCTGGTGTCCCAAATGCAGAAGTTGCACAATGGATTGTTGACAACTGTGCCTTTGACCAAGTTATCTTGGAGTTTTACACACCAGGCATTCCTGACTCAGGTTGGGTACATGTAAGTTACAACTTTGATGGCGCACAGCGTAAAAGCATTCTCACAGCACTAAAAGAAAACGGCAAAACTGTGTACAAGCAAGGACTAATAAAATGAGATTAATCACCGCTTTATTTGCTGTTTTAATACTTAACGGATGTGCATCGTACGATGCCGCCACAATGGCAAGGTTTGATAATAACGAATACCTACTTGCAGGTAAAGTTAGTGCCACAGCAGAAATTGCAAAAAGTTATTGTGGTGATCCAGGCATTGCAGGATCTTATGCAACTACTATCTGGGTTGCGGCAAGAGAATTGCAGTTGTATAGTTTTAACAGAAACGAAAACAAAGACGTAATAGAACTAACTGGTGCTCTGTATGAAATTGCAGAAGGATTAGGGAAAAAGTACATGGAGCACGAAACAGCAGGCGCAGCCGCTCCTAGTGCAGACTATTGCAAACTTAAAATGAAATCATTAAGCGCCAGCGCCGCTAAGGTACAGGAAGCTATAGGAGATAAAGAACTATGACATTAACTGAAATGTATGAAGTTGTAAAGAACATTAAAGCAGGTGACGATGCTATGCTCAAGGAAGTTGCTGGTAAGGTTGATGAACTCACTCACCTATTAGAAGCAAAGGACATCTCAGAATCTGAGTACAAAGAACTAATGGCTGACGTAGAACGTGAGCAGTTTATAGATGCAGAATGCAAGGATTTAGAAGGAAAAGCCGCAATAGCACAAGTCTTTAACTGGGCCAAAACAGCGGCATCATTTTTACTTTAGAGGAACGACATTGTCAGAGGGAACAGAGGGTAACACCGTAAGTAGGAAGATTAATATTGAAGTGGAGATAGACCCTATAGTTAATAGGGAAAGTCAAGTAAATCCATTTCAGAAATGGATATATTTAGCAAAAGCAGTTGATAGCTGGCGTATATTTCCAAGACTATTCTTAACCATTTACATTGTGCTACTGTACAGAACAGTAAATTGGTTTATGGGACTACCTGCACCCTCCATGGAACAATCAGGATTAATCTCAGTTGTAGTAGGTGCAGGTGCGGCATGGTTTGGTTTGTATGCAGGTACAAGCAAACAGAGTTCATCATTTAAAGGAGACAAATAAATGGCAGGACGTAAGGACATTGTATATCTAATACCAGAAGGTGAAACTCGAGATAGTCACACGTATCACTACACTTTACAAAAGACTAAGAATATAAAAAGTCAAAAAGTAAAGTTTCGTAAGTATAACCCAGTAAAACGTGTACACGAAATGTTTGTAGAAGCAAAAGCACCAGGGCATAATTAAGGAAAAAAATGGCTACTATAGCAAAAAACGACTGGATGAAAAACAGGTGGCGACCGGCGATGGGCTGGACGTACATGACAGTGTGTATATTTGATTTTATTGTTGGTCCGATACTATGGACACTTGCACAACAAGACGGGGGAGCAGTAGCACAACAATGGGCTCCACTAACTTTACAAGGTGCTGGATTCTTCCACATTGCAATGGGCGCAGTACTTGGTATTTCAGCATTTGGTCGCACAATGGAAAAGCGTGACAGTAAAGCAGGTTAATTGACAATCTGCTTTATACATAGTATAATATGTCTATGGATTACTATAAGTCACTGGGCGTAGAACGTTCTGCCAGCGCAGACGAAATCAAAAAAGCATACCGCAAACAAGCAATGAAACACCACCCAGATAGGGGTGGTGACGAAGCTCAGTTCAGACAACTTCAGGAAGCATACGACGTACTTGGTACGCCAAACAAACGAGCAATGTATGATGCTGGTGGGCACCGTAATCGTCAAAACTTTGACCCGAATGCATTCAATAATAGATTTGACCAAGGTGGGGTCGGAGATTTATTTGACTTCTTTGGTCGTAGACAACAACCACAGCAACCACAGCAACGTCGTAACAGAGATATGAAAATCACTGTGGAGATACCGTTACCTGATCTTACTGAATCACAAACTAAAACTATAAGAGTACAAACCAGTAAGGGCGCAGATACAGAGGTTGAGATACAAATACCTGCTGGAATACAAAACAATATGCGTATAAGGTATCCAGGGTTAGGTGATAACTTTTTTGACACCATTCCTAGAGGAGACTTGTATGTCTACATCAGACACCAAAATACTAAAAACTTGGTTAAAGTTACAGAAGTAGATGTTATGACCAGAGTCTATTGTGATTTGGCTACAGCAATAAAAGGTGGCAAAGTTCAGGTTGCAGGATTAGATGGGCCTATGTATAATGTAACTATACCTGCTGGAACACAAAGTAAGACTAAATTTAATATCAGTAATAAAGGGTTATGGCAAGATACAAATTGTAATATTAGGGGAAGCCTTATAGCTGAATTAAATATTACTATACCAAATATTAACGACAAACCTGAAATAGAAAAATTAAAAAAGGCTTTAAATGTTAGCACACAATCCTGAGATAGACACAATTATTGCTAAAGCAACAGATTATGCCAAGGAACTAAAACATGAATATGTTATAGCGGAACATCTGTTGCTGGCGCTTATTACTTACGAAAATTTTTCGATAATGTTAAAAAAGTTTGGTGCGGATTATGATAATCTGTCAGCGGATTTACGACTTTACCTTGAGGGCAGAAAAGAAATTGTTAGGGAAGGTGAAATTCTTCCTAAGAAGACCTATGCGTTAGAACGTATCTTCAATAGAGCATTTACACAGGTAATGTTCAGTGGTAGAGCGCATATGCAAACCATTGACTTATTTGTAAGCATATTGCAAGAATCTAACAGTCATGCCGCATATTTCCTATTGAAGTACGGAATTAATACGCAGAGCTTGGTAACGTTCTTTAATAAAAACTACACAGACAAAATAGGAAAAAGCAAACACCACCAACATGCAGATGCAGTCTTAGATGACTATTGTACAAATTTATCTGACTTGGCAACAAAAGAAAAAATAGATCCAGTTATCGGACGAGAATCAGAACTAGACGAGATATTTAATGTACTTGCTAAAAAGAATAAGTCAAATATCTTAATGGTAGGTGATCCTGGTGTTGGTAAGACTGCTATTGCAGAAGGATTAGCTCTAAAAATAAGTCAAGGAAATGCACCTGAATACCTACTACCGTATACCGTATATAATTTAGAAATTGGTAGTTTGCTCGCAGGATCAAAGTACAGAGGAGAATTTGAGGATAAAGTTAAAGAAGTATTAGAAGCACTTAAGGAAAAAGGCAACTGTGTCCTGTTTATTGATGAAGCACATCAAATGCACGGTGCGGGAGCAGGTAGCAGTAGCGGAGTAACCTTCGCAGAAATGTTTAAACCAGCTCTAGCAAAAGGTGACCTTAAGGTTATCGCATCAACTACCTGGGAAGAGTATACGCAGAGTTTTGAAAAAGATCGTGCATTGATGCGTAGGTTCCATAGACTAACAATTGAGGAGCCAAGTCCTGAGGTAGCAAAGGACATCCTATATGGATTAAGGGAAGGATTTGAAAAGTTTCACAAAGGAAAGATCAGTGACGAGGCTATTGAATCGGCAGTTGATCTAAGTGTGCGATACCAAAGCGATAAGAAGTTACCAGATAAAGCGTTGGACTTAATTGACACTGCGTGTGCTAAACTTAAAGTTAGGTCACCTAATTATGTACTACGTAAGAGTCATATTGTGGATCTGATTAGTAAGTTTACAAAGATCCCTATCGACCAACTTGGTGCAGAGGAAACTAACACAGGACTGCAAAACCTAGAAATAAACATTAAGCAAAAACTGTACGGGCAAGACACGGCAGTTGATACGGTATTGGAAAAGATTTATGTTGCTAGAGCAGGACTTAAAACTATCAATAGGCCGATCGGTAACTTTCTATTTTTGGGACCCACAGGCACAGGTAAAACAGAGTTTGCTAAATTACTAGCAGAGCACATGGGTATGAAATTAATACGTTTTGATATGTCAGAGTACCAAGAGAAACACTCTGTGTCTAAACTTATTGGTGCTCCTCCAGGATATGTAGGCTATGACGACGGTAACTTAGGTGGTGGCTTACTGGTTAGGGAAATAGAAAAGTCTCCCAATGCAGTTATTCTCTTCGACGAAATAGAAAAAGCACATCCAGACTTAAGCAGTGTATTGCTATCACTAATGGACGAAGGTTTTGTTACAAGCTCTAATGGTAAACGTGCAGACTGTAGAAACACTATTGTGCTAATGACCAGTAACTTAGGGGCGGCTGATAACGAACTAAACAACATTGGCTTTGGTAGAGACTTAGAAAAGTTGCATGAAGACGATAAAGCAATTAAAAAATTCTTTAAACCAGAATTTAGGAATAGGTTAGATGCTATTGTTAAGTTTGCAAAGTTAGACAATCTTGCAATGCGTAAAATTGTAGTAAAGTTTGTTAATGAACTTAATGAGCTAGTAAGCGACAAACACATTAATATTAGTGTTACTGAAGCAACTGTTGATTGGTTAGTTGACCAAGGCTTTGACAGTAAGATGGGAGCAAGACCACTATCTCGTAAGATTGACGAGGCGATTAAAGTACCATTGTCTAAAAAGATACTATTTGAAAATTGTGGTGCTGGCACTACAATTAAAGTAGATGTTGTTGACGGTGAGTTAGTGTTTGAGACAGACAACAAAATGTTATCATCGACGGTAAAAAAAGATGGACTCATTGTATTGGACCAGTTTAAACCCAAGGGTTAAACTGTTACGAACTAATAAGTTATTTTGGAACAAGTATGCCTTTAAGGTAAAGTTATACGTGCCTGGTGGTAACTATTTGTCTAGCTGGGTAAGTTCTATGTATAAGGACATAGATGCAATAACGTATGTGCAACGTAGGATAAAACAACATGCATCAATAAACAAGTTGCTGGTACAACCATACCATCAACATAAAGGAATAGAGGAACGCCAAGCAAAAATGGAAATATATTTGGCTGACCCAACCACATTGCAACTACTAAAAAAAGCAAAAATGGAAACGGATATTCAGTTTAGGGTACAAGAGCCAAACATAAGTTTATTTCATAATGACGAGATAGTGCTTCAAGAGGTAGTACAACGTCTTTCTAGTCTAGATCGACGACTGTTGGAAGTCTCTGGGGTAGTTGATAGCAAACATGCCAAGAGTCTGAAACCTAATGTAATTTTAAATAGTAAGGTACCATACAATTATAAGGTTTATCTAAGGCTAACACATCATGTCAGACACCATGGACCTAAAATTTTACAGTATCTAGATACTTTAGGCAAAGACAGCGTTACGTACCCGGACTCGCTTAAACATGAGCTTCAGACACGTGGGCATGGATGGCATACAATTACTTACTTTTACTGTAATGATCCTGGTATATTAGACTTTATAAATCTAATATGCCCTGATGCTTGTACAACTAACCAAGTTTATAAGTTAGTGCATTAACAGCATAAATAAGTATATTAATGAGGTAAACTATGGCTAAAATTCAAGAACAACATGTCGTTATTGCTTTAAGCAAACTCAAAAAGGATAGTGATCCTGATGAAATATTATTACCAGAAGAAGTTCTCACTTCATTAGAAGCAGTAGTGCAAGAACTTGTAGGTGACAATGTTATAGTTGAAATAGCGAAAAATTAATGGCAAAGAAAACAGTTACACTTATCCCTAGCACAACGTTTGGTTCAGCCGTAGGCAACTACGATGGTAGTAGTCTGAGTTTTACCAGCGACAAACACAAAGGTGATGGCTACTACGGCTATGCTGATGGCAGTCACACGGTTGCTATGTTCCCAACAATTCTGGAAGCAACTATTCGCATACAGGCTACACTAGCAACTGAACCTGTAGATTCTGATTGGTTCGATGTGGATAACGTAATACTAGGTAATGACAGTACGGCTCAAAGTACAGCAACAACATTTACCTTTACTGGTAATTTTGTCTGGATACGTGCTAAAGTAACTGATTTCCAAGCTGGTACAATAACTAAAGTTCAATATCTAAATTAATAGTTAATGCTAACTGTAGTATATGATCGTAGGAGCGAGTACGGTTTCGTACCTAACCTTATCCAACGTCTGGATATAAAACCCAAATCAAAAGAGTGGTGGGACCTGTGTATAGAACCACCATATAGTTTTGAGTTTAGATTTCTGCGATATCTTGATGCGGATCAGATCCCATACCAAGAAATATTGATAGATGACTACCAGGGTGCAGATGGTATCTATCCAATTAACTTAAACATATACGACAAAAGTATTGACTACTTTGCGTTAATTAGACCAGAGTCCTTGCAAAAAGTAAGGGAACACGCATTAAATATTGTATTCTACTACAGTGAGGGAGACGATGTTATGTTAGACATAGCAGGGCACCTCACAATACTAAGTAATCAATATAGTATACCACGCAAAAGTATTAAAATGGTGTGTGCAAATGCACTTGTAACTGATATACCTGGCTATTATTATATCCCAGACGACGAGCTATATTACAGATATCTACATCTAAATAACAGTGACTACGTTAAGCATATAAACTTGGATCAACGTAGTAAAAAGTTTACATTGTTAAACAGAATGGACAAACCTTTTAGGCGATTGTTTGCAGGCAGTCTACACTATCATGGACTTACTAACGATGCATATTTTAGTTACACTAACCAAAACTATAGCACACTGAGCGTAGATGAGAACAATGACCCTGTGTATGGCTGGAATAAGTGGTTTACCAAAACAAGACTAATTTTAGACAATTTTAGTATGCATTTGCCTATATATGCAGACTACTTGACAGACGACAAACATAATGACCACAAACATATTGAACGTAAATTTTATGAAGATGCATACTGGCACATAGTTACAGAAACACACTTTGCATCATGGACCGGATTTTTAACAGAGAAAACATTTAAACCCATACTAAACTTACAACCATTTGTTATAGTAGGTCCTCCAGGAAGTTTATTATTACTTAAAGATATGGGTTATAAAACATTTGGTAACTGGATAAATGAGGACTATGATAGGGTTGTAAATGATGAGAAAAGAATGTATTATGTATTTAAACTTGTGTGGCAACTTAGTCAGTTTACGCATGAGCAACACCAGGACCTTATGATAAAAATGGCTCCGGTGCTTAAACACAATCAGGAACTACTGTTAAGTAGCAAAAGTAAAAAGTTAACTAACCTAATAGATAAAATGTCATTATGACAGACTTAAGTAAGGTACACATACAGATTGCTATCCCAGCATTTAATGGTATGATGCATGTGTCGTGTTTTAATAGTTTATTGCAGTTTCTAATAGAAGCCAGCAAAGTAAATCTTAACTGGACATTAGACACAATGGGCAACGAAAGTCTAATACCTAGAGCGAGGAACAACCTAGCTGGTAAGTTTTTACATAACACCAATGCAACACATTTAATGTTTATCGACAGTGACATTAGATTTAACCCAAACGATATAATAAAACTACTTACAGCAGATAAAGACATTTGCTGTGGAGCATATCCTGTCAAACAAATGCCTCCACAACTTGTGATAAATGAACTAACCAGCGGAGAGTTAGAAGGTGACTTAGTAGAAGTCAACACAGCAGGTACAGGATTTATGTTAATTAAGCGTGATGTTTTTAACAAGATGATAGACAACTTTCCTAAAACCAAATACTCCGACAACGTTGGGCTAGGGGCACAGTATAACCCGTATTTGTATGCATTATTTGATACAGACATAAGCAAAGAAGGATACTACCTCAGTGAAGACTGGACGTTTTGTTTACGTTGGCGGTCGATAGGTGGTAAAGTTTGGATACATAAAGGCATAGACTTAGGACATGTAGGAACATATGAATATAGAGCACCTAACAAGAAGTAACTATATTATCAAACTAAGCATGTTATCTACCGGTAACCTTGAGATTAGTCATAATAACACATTGCAAAAAATACACAGTGTGGCTGGAGATCAATTCAATGTGAAGGTAGACATAGTGTGGGGTAATAATCACATTGTGATACGTGCTATTGATGATTCAGAAATAGAGTTTCTTAGACTAGACTCAGAGGTGCCTATTTCTGACTGGGAAGGCAAAAACCTAGCAGACTTAGCAGAAAATGTGTCGATAAAAGCAGGCGAAGAGAAACACTTTTTCTTTGTATACCCTGTAAGTCTGTCAGATGCATACTTAAAACTAAACAAAGACGATTTATTATACTATGAGTAAAGAAAAACTGCGATTTAATATATCATTACGTTCGACACATTGGGACAAGAAGCCAGAGTTTGTGGTTACGTTAAATGACACCGCAATAACACAAGGGGTTTGTGGTGGCACAGAGGAATGTTCTTTTTATCACGAATTATCTGAGGGCGATCACGAATTGCAGATACAACTAGTTAATAAAGAAGATTCAGATTGTGTACAAAACGAGGACAAAACAGAGATACTGAAAGACATGCAACTACACATTAACAGTATCAGTATAGACAACATTAACTTAGAGCACATTAAACATACTTGTAGTACATTTGTTCCAGAAGATCCCAAACAGCACGAAACCTTGACAGAATGTGTTGATTTAGGCTGGAACGGCACATATATCTTAAAATTTACCTCACCTTTTTATATTTGGCTTTTGGAAAACATGTAATAAATACAAGTATATAATTAATGGTGCTAATAAATGAATGTTTTTGACCTCTTTAAAGAATCCTATGGCGTTGGCGTAGTAGCCAGCAAGGCCCAAACAAAAGATCCACGGTATAGTCACAGTGTCACTGTTGACGTAAAGCCTGATACTTCTAAGAAGAACAGAAAAGCGTTAGGATTATCTGAAGCACAACGAGAGGATGGTTCTTTTGCAAGCAGGGACGAGTTTTATAAAAACATGTATCCCATGGCATTAAAGGCAGTTAGCAAATTAGGATTACAGATTCCACCTGAGTTGTTAATTACCCAATGGGGATTTGAGAGTGGATGGGGTTCTAAAGTTTCTGGCGATAATAACTTTTTTGGTATTAAAGCCGATAAAGGTTACGAAGGTGACAGTAAAGAAGTTGCTACATCTGAATATGAAGATGGTGAGAAAGTAAACATCAAAGATAAGTTTAGATCCTATGACAACGTAGACGACGCAGTAGATGACTATGTAGATTTTATTAAAAGTAACCCAAGATATACAGAAGCAGGCGTATTCGATGCTAAGAACAGTGAAGAGTACATGGCTGCTTTACAAAAAGCAGGATACGCAACTGACCCTGAGTATACAGATAAGATTCTAAAACAAGAGGCTATTACTAAAAAACAAATTGCAAAAGTTGTTCCACCTGAAGAACAGGAAAAACTTAAAGCGGAGCAACCAACAGTTTCTACAACACCCCGGGCGGCAGAGCCTGCTACCCCAGAATACGATGCATTTGGAAATGTAGTTACTGATAAAGGATTTGATCCGGATAACAGAAAAGCCCAACGGGCGGCAAATAATGTTGCTAAGAGCGACACAAAACAGGCAAGAGACGATGCTATTAATGCAGAGTTAGGTGGAGCAGATTCCGCTGGTGCAACACAAAGCACAACAACTCCAGCAGGATCGGCTGGCAGTGCGTACAGTATTAAGCCAGGCGACACGCTAAGTAAGATTGCTAAAAACAATGGCACTACTGTTAGCGCATTAATGAAAGCAAATCCTCAAATTAAGGATGCTAACAACATTAAAGCTGGTGCAAAATTAAACTTAACGACTCCAACACAAAAAGAACCTGCTGACGACAGCAACAAGTACGCACAAGCAGGCAAAACAGCCTTGCCTGATTCTGTAAGTGTAAAACAACGTGAACTAGACGATGCACAAGCAGGACTTGAAGCAATCACGTTAAACGGCACACAGGAAGAAGTAGCAAAAGCACAAGCAGATGTAGGCAGATTAACGAACGCAGTACAGTTTAACAAAGCCATGCAAGCAGGTGGTGTAGAGGGTCCCGGCACACTTACGAAAGATGACACTAAGTATCTCAGAGACAAAGAAGGTGCATTGTTACAAGGCAAAGACGATGTAACAAGTATTGCAGACGATGACCTAAACCGTAGACGTGCTGAAGCCTATGCGAATCAGCAAGAAAAAATGGGCAATACTGAAATAGCAGATGCCGCTCGTGCTGAAGCCAAGAGACACGAAGCATTACGCAACGAAAAGTTAACAAAAGGTATTACCTTTGGTCAAGGTTCTTTAGAACAGCAAGAACAACAAATGAAGCAGTGGGATAAGACTAACGCAGAAGGTGGAGATCCTACACAGAGTTGGAAAGGTGGTGTAATTACTGATCCAACGGAACTTACAGACTGGCAAAAAAGAAATCAAGAAGCAGATCAAAAACAAAAAGAACAAGGCAACTACACTGTCACTAAAGACATTGACGCCCTTAGAAAAGAAGTAGAACCCACTGTAGAACCTACTGTAGAACCTAAAGTAGACATGAGTACTGCTGGTCAAGCTGGAACCGACGACTTTATGAAGTCTGGTCCTGGTACTACACCAGAAAAGCCTGTTGTAAGCACAACACCAACAGGTCCTGAAGTAGACGACATATCAAAGGACTTTCCAGCAACACCTAAAGTTGACCCTTATCCTAATCCAGGTTACAAAGATGAAGAACTTAGAATTTATAACCAGTTAAGTGATGGGCAAAAGGCAAAAGTTGTTGGTGACTTTGAAAAGTCTAAAAATAACACTGCCCAGCAAAGAAAGAATATTACACCAGGTACTGGACCAACAAGTATCCCAGATGCTAAACCAAGATCATTACTGGATATCAAACACCAACAGACACTGAGTGACATTGAAGGTGGTAAGGTATTAGTAGACCCTGCACAAGCTCGTGAAATTAGTAAAGCATTGACACAAAACTACCCAAGTATTCAGGCAAGAAATGCCGCTATAGAAAAGTTGCGTTATACTGCACCAAGTCTACAGGATATACAAAAAGTCCCGGCGCCTATTGTGGATAAAAGCACAACGCTTGATACTAACACAGCACGAAATATAAACATAGCAACCAATAAGATAGGTGATGCTTACGGAGTATTAAGTCGAACAAACGCAAACGTACCAGCCGCTAAAACAACTGCCCCTAGGAGTGCTGTAGGTCAAGCAACAATAGGATCAAAGCAAACAGTAGGCGTAACAGATCAGCAAAGAGCGCAACGGCAAGCAGATGCAGATGCTAGGAAAGCACAGCAAGAAGCACAAAAGGCAGAAGCGACGGCGAAACAAGAAGCACAAAAAGCAGAACAAGAACGTAAGCGACAACAGCAAGCACAACAGAGGCCAGTAGTAACAACCGGATCAACACAAACAGTTAAGCCAGTTAGGTTTAGTCCTAGCGGCGGCATTGCAGGTGAAAGTGCCATCTTTAGGGCTATAAACAAGTGAAAGTAGTGGACATACAGTTTGATTTACTATGTAAATGGTCTAAGGCACCACCGACATACAGGTTGTACTGTAACGGAGATTTACTAACAGAGCGCACATATACTTTTGATAACACAAAAGCGTTCGTGCGTGAACTGTCAAAGGTAGAACTACCAGCAGGAGAAAGTGAATTTGTTGTTGAGAACATTAATCCTGAATTAGGGACATTTGATGTGTGTAACATCTGGATCGCTGGTAAAGAAACAAATAGTCTTAAGTTTACGGTAGCATAAATACAAAAAAAGGTTAGTAAAATGAAAGCAACAGACATTATTGAAGAAGGCATTTTAAGCGACATGGCTGCCAAAAGCGAGCAGGATCATGAGATCCAAATGGCTCGTGGGCAGTTATATAAGACAGCAAAGTATGCTATTGAACTACACAACATGTTAAAAGGCATTAGCGAAGAGCAAGGCTTAGAAGCATGGGTTCAAGCAAAGATTACTAAAGCCGCAGACTACTTGGGTGCTGTTAAGCATTACTTAGAATATGAAATGTTATCTAACGGTGAGATGCCAGTAGAAGCAGTTGAGCCTGAAGTTGAAACAGAATTAGAGTTAGGTGAGACTACTACAGCAGGTGGAGTTGCAACCAGTATGAGCGGCAACGGATTTGCTAGTGGCGGCCCAGGTGATAAGAAAAAGGTTATTAAACGATAATGAGTAACGATATCTACAAAATACTAGAAGGTATGGACAGCATTAAGTCTAGTCATAAAGACCAGGTTAAAGGATCTGACAGGCCCAGTAAGGGCGAAAAGAAGTATGATGGTCCTTATACTAAACATCCTTTCCAGGGTAAACTTGTGGGTGAAGTTAAAGAAGATGAGTTATCAGAAGAGTTTGACAAGTTTGATAACTCAGAACTAGTAACAGAGGCACAGTTTGATGAAGCCGCAGGCGAGAAAGACGCTTGCTACCATAAGGTCAAGTCACGTTACAAAGTGTGGCCCAATGCATACGCAGGTGGTGCATTACTTAAGTGCCGTAAAGTTGGTGCCAAGAACTGGGGCAATACGGGTAAAAAGAAAAGCAACGAAAACGTAGAGCTTGATAACAAATTAGATGTTAAAAAGTTGTTAACTAGCCTTAGTAATAGTAAAACCGTTAATAGTGACAGACTTGTAGACGCAATTGAAATGCGGTTCATGCATAACATGACCTACAAAGAAATAGGCGAAGAATTAGGTGTTGGTCCTCAAAGAGCCGCTACGATTATTGGAAAAGCACTACGCTTACTGAGGGCGCAATACGCTAGGCCTTAGACTTTAAAAAAATGGATTAGGCATAGAATAGAAATGAGAATAACAGACTTTATAACAGAAAAATGCTGGAAAGGCTGCGATCTGCTCGACCAGGTGATCATGGCGACCAGCCCAGACGCCTTTGCGCAGTTTCAGGCTCGCTTGGATATGCTACCTAAGCCTAATGACCGTTTACGCAAAACTATGCTCACGCCTGCTCCCTGGTTGAGCAGAGAAGACCCAAACAAAAACCGAACTGGCAAAGCCAAGAACGTTGTTACCAAATGACCTTAATAGTAGAAGAAATTACAATTTGTAGAGGGTGCTGGCATCCCGCACACTGTGGACACAGTTGTGTAGATGAGGACTGTGATTACTGCTCGGAATGCCATTGTGAAAAATGTAGAGAAGAACATGCGAGCAAGCGAAATAATACGTGAAGAGCCAGTAGCCAGTAGTTGGATTACTGACTTGGATTATTTTGTTTTTGATAACGGTGGTACCGCTGTTAGAATGAAAACCAAAGGTGGTGGAGAGTACTATATAGATGGTGCATCTCAGACTGACTACGATAGATGGATGCAGGCAATAAGCAAAGGCAAACACTGGTGGTCGGACATCAAATATTCTTATTAATAAAGGAAATTAAAAATGGCAAGAATTAAACAAATGGTCACTAAGGCACACAGAGTCCAAGGTCGATAAATACTACTATGCTTATAAGAGAATTGTTTGAAGACCAGAGTCCAGTAGCACCGTTAAATAGACCGTTGCCAGACACCCCCACCGATACAGACCTAGCACAATTAGGTCCTGACGCTGAAACAATTATGGCTATTACACAAGATGCTGGCACAAGAGCCGCCATTAAAGCACTAGCAAGTAAAATTGCTCGTAAAGAACAGTCATCTGACTCTAAAACATATAGAGACGCACCTTATTTACAGTTAGTGACAAGTATGGGACAGCACCCAGAGTTAGCTGATGAGTATAATCGAATCAGCAGTACTGCTGTACGTAAACAGCAACAACAACAACAAGCACAACAGCAGGCACAACAACAACGCCCAGGCAGTAGTTTATCTACGATCAAGTCAACTGGCACAATTGCACCTTCGTAATTTAATTTATTCAACAAGAACAAAGGAGGTTAAAATCGTATGTATGTATGGAACCACATAGATAATATAGATCCAGATATGGTTCTAGAAATTAAAGATTATTATAGAAACAGTTACAGTTTACAAAAAGAAGTACAAAAAATAATCTATGAACAAGACAACGGTTTTGTAAAGTTAAAAACAGAGGACGTATTTGAAAAATGTCCTAAGTTTACATATTGGTGCGAAGATGTTGCAAAGATTAAGATAGATTATATAGGATATCTAATCAGTGCTCCGTTTTATACTTTAAAACATTGCCACATAGACACAGACACTACTGGCGTAGGAATTAACTTTCCTGTATCTGGTTGTGATCACACTGAAACAATATTCTACGAACCCAACAATAATGTAAGAAGTGTATTGCTTGACGAACATGCCCATAAAACTCGCATTGTTTGTTATAGCGACAACTGGGTACAACTAACAAAATACAGTTTACACACACCCACAATATGCATTAACACTATACCGCATGTATTCACAAATACCGGAGAAGGACTCCGTATATCAATGACTGTGAGATGTACTCCAGATACCGTGCCTTTTAAATTAATGAAAGGCTGGGACACCAGCAAAGATGCTATAAGATGGGGAGTTGATTGGTATGAAAGTTGGTACGGGCACCCTAAACCACCGGAGAATAGTTAAATGTGGTACTGGAACTGGCTGGATTGTGATGAGCGTGTAACACATGACATACAGCGTTATTACAACACAAGTCAGGATCTACAATGGATTGTGAAAAAAGCAATAGCAGGGGCATATCATACGTTTGTGCGGATGGATCTTCAGGGGTTTGTAGACAACTGCCCGTTACTTACACGATGGATGAAGCGTAACAACGTATATCCAGCTTATATGATATTCTTTGTATCAAGCCCGCATGACGATCCCGACTACAAACACACTGATATAGACGAAGCTGGTGTATCTATTAATTTTCCCATAGCAAATTGTCTAGGCACTTCATGTATATTTTATCACAAACCAGATGATCTGAAGATTAATCTAGTTGACTTAGGTAACGGACATGTGTATAATGATTGTTTAACAGAAAAAAAGTGGCACGAGCATTCAAGATACGAACTAGTAAAACCTATAATAATGAATAATCAAGTACCTCATAGGTTTACAAATCCTAAAGACTCTGTTAGAATATCGTTTAGTATTAGGCTTGATCCTACAAAAGAATTACCAACACACTTAATCAAGGAAAATTAATGAAAATTTATAACACTGAACAAAAAGCAAAACTTAATCAGGTTATTAACGAAGGCATTGCAGTTATGCAAGAAGTCGAAGACCTTAATGCTGGTCTTAGCGATACTATTAAAGCAGTAGCAGAGTCTATGGACATTAAACCTTCAGTGCTTAAAAAAGCAATTAGAATTGCATTTAAATCAAAACTTGGTGAAACTACTCAAGACCACGAAGAAACTGTAAATATCCTAGAAACTGTCGGCAAGACACTCTAATTGGGAAACATCAAAAACTTTTGGGTTAACAGTTATAAAAGTGACCACATAGCGTTCTATCTTGAACTAATTAGTTTTGTTACAACAGTTGGTGCTAGTGCAACCTTGGCGTTTACAGCAGACGCCCCGAATATGATTGTGATATACCCCGGCTTCTTTGTTGGGTGTATTACGGGTGCAATAGCATACTTGCGTAGAAGGTTACCTTTTCCGTTTTTGTTAACTAGCTGGTTTGCATGTGTTAACATATTTGGATATGGTGTAGCATCTGGATGGTGGTAATATGTCTTGGCAATGAAAACTTATTCGATAGACTTCCCCTTTACCGATTATAGTACAATAAACATATGAGTTACATAGACGCATTTCATGACAAAGACACAGATAGAATACACGTCGTAGAACGTATTAATGGTGAGAGAATCTACAACGAGTTTCCTGCCAATTACGTATTTTATTATGATGACCCTAAAGGCAAACATCGAACTATATACGGCACACCAGTAAGTAGATTCAATACACGTAACGGCAAAGAATTCCACAAAGAGCAAAGAATACAAGGCGGTAACAAAAAGCTCTGGGAGTCGGATGTTAATGTAGTTTATCGCTGTCTAGAAGAAAACTATCTGGGCCAAGACGCTCCCAAACTACAAACATGTTTTTTCGATATTGAGGTTGACTTTGATCCTGAGAAAGGATTTAGCCCGCCCAGTGATCCGTTTAACAAAATAACTGCAATAACAGTTTACTTAGACTGGCTTGGCAAACTAATTACTCTTGCAATCCCACCTAAGGGTATGAGTTGGGAAGAAGCACAAGATGTGGCAAACCAGTTTGATGATACATTCATGTTTACTGACGAAGCAGACATGTTGGATCAGTTTTTAAACTTAATAGATGATGCAGACATACTTAGTGGCTGGAACTCAGAAGGTTATGATATTCCCTACACTGTTTTGCGTATTAATAAGGTATTAAGTAAAAATGATACCAGACGTTTTTGTCTATGGGGGCAATATCCTAAGAAGCGCACCTTTGAACGTTTTGGTGCAGAAAATCTGACATTTGATCTTATTGGCAGAGTGCATCTAGATTACATGCAACTCTATCGTAAGTACACATATGAGGAACGCCATAGTTATTCACTAGACGCAATCGGTGAGTATGAACTAGATGAGCGTAAGACTCAATACGAAGGTACGCTGGATCAGTTATATAATCAGGACTTTAAAACGTTTATTGAATATAACAGGCAGGATACTGCATTGCTGTTTAAGTTGGATCAGAAACTAAGGTTTTTAGATTTAGCAAACGACCTTGCACACGACAACACAGTGCTACTACCAACCACAATGGGTGCTGTGGCTGTCACAGAGCAGGCAATTATTAACGAAGCACATCAGCTGGGTATGGTTGTTCCTAATCGCACGAGAAGAGGCGAAGAAGAAAATACACAAGCGGCAGGTGCTTACGTTACACAACCTAAAAAAGGCATGCATGACTGGGTGGGTGCTATTGATATTAACTCACTGTATCCTAGTGCTATTCGTGCTTTAAACATGGGATCAGAAACTGTCGTGGGACAACTACGTCCTATTATGACAGACAGTTACTTGAACGAGAAACGTGTCGCAGGTAAAACTTTCACAGACAGCTGGGACGGATTGTTTGCGTCACTGGAATATACTGCTGTTATGGAAATGCAAGCAGGCACTGAGATAACAGTAGACTGGGCGAATGGTGAAAGCACCGTACATACAGGTGCAGAACTCTGGAAGATGTTATTTGACTGTAATCAAAGTTGGACACTGAGTGCTAACGGCACTATCTTTACATACGAAAAGAAAGGTATTATTCCTGGACTGTTAGAACGTTGGTACGCAGAACGTCAAGAACTACAGGCAAAGAAGAAAGAAGCAACAGACACAGAGGACATTGCATTCTGGGACAAACGACAGTTGGTTAAGAAGATTAACTTGAACAGTTTGTACGGTGCTATCCTTAATCCAGGTTGTAGATTTTTTGACAAACGTATTGGACAATCAACTACACTGACTGGCAGAAGTATTGCTAAACACATGGATGCGTTTACAAATGAATGCATAATGGGTGTGTACGATCATACTGGTGAAGCCATTATATATGGTGATACAGACTCTGTTTATTTTACTATGTGGCCCGCAGTTAAGGAAGATGTTGAGGCAGGTCGATTAACCTGGAATAAAGATGTAGTTATACAACTATATGATCAAATTAGTAGTTCGCTTAATGAGAGTTTTCCTAAGTTTATGGCAAAAGCATTTCATTGTCCAAAACACATGGGAGAACTTATCCAAGGTAACAGGGAACTTGTTGCTACTAAAGGCTTGTACATTAAGAAGAAGCGTTATGCGGCACTGATATATGACATGGAAGGGTACAGGTTAGATACTGAAGGCAAGCCAGGCAAAGTAAAAGCCATGGGACTTGACCTAAAACGGTCAGACACTCCTCCTGTAGTACAGAAGTTCCTAAGCGAGATATTATTAGCCACACTAACAGGTGCTAAAAAAGAGGAAATATACGACACGGTACGTGAGTTTAAAGTTGCGTTTAGAGAGCGTCCAGCATGGGAAAAAGGCACACCTAAACGTGTCAACAACTTAACCAAGTACTCAGCCGCTGAGAAACGTGAGGGCAGAGCAAACATGCCCGGACACGTAAGAGCCAGTATGAACTGGAACAACTTATGTAAAATGATGAGCGACAATTACAGTCAGAAGATTGTTGACGGTATGAAAGTTATTGTTTGTAAACTTAAACAGAATCCGTTAGGATATACTAGTGTTGCTTATCCCACAGACGAATCACATATTCCACAGTGGTTTAAAGACTTGCCGTTCGATGACGACTTGATGGAGGCCACTATTGTTGACCAAAAAGTAGAAAACTTACTAGGAGTACTAGACTGGGATATTCCTAATTATACAGGAATAACTACTACATTTGACAGTTTATTTGATTTTGAATAATTATTGACGATAAATAGTTATGTATGCGACTCAGTCAGTTACTCAAATTAAAGCAGGATCTTCAAAAACATAATAATAAAATAATTGAAGATGCTATTAATGATGCCATTGCACATGTTAATCAACTAGCAATGGTTCCTGCTAGGCTGCCTGAAGCAGACACCTTCCAATCCCTAAAGTCTGAATATAGGAATCTATTACCAAATCTAAGGAAAATAGATGAGCACAAACGAACTAAAATTCAAGACTTAGATGAGAAAATATCTGAATGGGGCAAACAGTATTATATAGACAGTTACGACATGTATGAATCGCAACACAAATTAGCTGATGTTGCTACTAACAGGGACATACGTAAGTTGTACATGTATGATAATGTCAGAGAAGTTGTTAAAACAAGAATATACACATATGTAGATTGGCGCTACCCTACGTTAGAGATAGGTCCTGGAGACGGTGATTTTACACAACACTTAATTGCAGGAGACCCATTATATGTTGTTGACATTCATCAGGAATTCTTAGACAGTACCAAAAAACAGTTTAATGAGTTTTACGCTACCAAAAGACTTAGACCTTATCTTATTAAAAATAACTATGACCTAAGTGCCTTACCACAACAACAGATGGGGTTTGTGTTAGCATGGAACATTTTTAACTATTTTCCACTGGAAGGAATTAAAGAGTATCTTAAAGAAATTTCTAAAGTAATGCGACCAGGTGGAGTCTTGCTATTCAGTTATAACAACTCTGACAGATGGCAAGGTGCTGAAATGGTAGAAAATGCTTTCATGTGTCATACTCCCAAACACGTACTTTTGCCTTTATTAGAGAGTTTAGGATTTGAGATTATAACCAGCAAGGATTACGACCCAACAGTAAGTTGGGTAGAGGTGCGTAAGCCTGGTGTTATATCAACCTGTAAAGCTCACCAGACGATGGGCTCAGTAATTCAAATTTTAGATCCAGACGAAGATCCAATAAGTGTAGTAGCAAGGGCTCAAGAAGAATTAAGAGTTTCCCTAGATGCACAGACACGTTTTGACCTACAGAGACATAAACCAGACTGGTTTGACGCAGTCATACAGTATAGAAAAAAACACAACATAACTATTGAAAAGGCACTAGAGATTGTATTTGAACAAGTAGGACTGGATCTCAATAGTGTTAAGGAACATAAAACGCAGACTCTTTTAACAGAAGAACGCAAACCACAGGAACAAATTGATCTTGAACGACAAGAAAATTTAGACCTGGCAAAAAAAGCCCGAAAAAAATAACAAATAATTCTTGCTTTCTACCTCAATATCAACTATAATATCCCTAAAGGAGAACATTCAATGAAAGATAACTTATTAGACCTAGTATCGCATACATTTGCACTTGGTAATGTAAACAAACTTAAAGTGCAAGGTACTGCAACAGAAACAAAAATTAATTCTATAGCAGAAGACAAGACTGTTATTATCGAGGGTACATTTAAAAAGCCTATTAAAGAGCTCGAAGGCACGTTTGGTATGCCTAACCTGAGCAAACTTAATATTATTTTAGGCATTCCAGAGTACAAAGACAACCCTAACATTTCAATTAGTACACAAGACAAAAACGGTGAGACTGTTAAAACAGGTATTAGTTTTGAGAATGCCGAAGGTGACTTTAAAAACGATTACAGATTTATGAGTAAAGAAGTTGTTGAGGAACAACTTAAAACAATTAAGTTTAGGGGTGTTAAATGGAATGTAGACTTCAGTCCTACCGACGCCAGTATCCAGCGTTTTAAATTTCAGACACAGGCTAATGCAGAACACCCAAGTTTTATTGCTAAGTCAGAAGGCAACGACTTAAAATTCTTCTTTGGTGAAGCAACAAGTCACGCAGGTAACTTTGTGTTTGCCGCAGATATTGAAGGCAAAGTTACCAAGCCTTGGTCATGGCCCGTAGCACCTATTACAGCAATACTGGGTCTTATTGGTGACAAAACTATCAAATTTAGTGACGAAGGAGCGGCTATGCTTACAGTAGATAGCGGTATTGCAGTATATAACTACATTATTCCAGCACTTACCAAGTGATAGAACTTAACAACAGTTCTCCTGCGTAGTGACGTACTTCATTGACAAGATAAGAGTTGAACATTCTTCTAACTCAGGAACAAGCATACTACATGGATACATTCCTAGTGTAGGACTCACTTATTATAGTGGACAAGGACACACAGTAGGACAATGTTACAAGTGTCCTGACCAACCGGTAGTGTATATTAATACACCAAAGTGTGCGAGTAGTTTTATGAAGACTCATTTACTTAATCTAGGGTGGGAAAATAAATTTTTACAACTAGGAGACTGGGTTGCGGATAATCCCTCTGATATGATGCCAGTCAGCGACGTAGAAAAGTTCATTGTTGTTATGAGAGATCCTTATGATAGATGGTTAAGTGGTATAGCAGAATACTTTGGTGAATATTTTAACGATCACGAAGGCATATTTGAATACTTGAATAATCCGTTAACTCTAAAGTTATTAGCACAAAGAGTATCGTTTGATGATCATACTGAAAGCCAATTATTCTTTTTACAGAATGTACCGTTAGAAAAATGTGTGTTCTTAAGACAGGAACAAGGGCTTAACTTTAAAATTTCAGAGTACTTCAGAACTGTTCTAAATATACCTAACAATATATCAAGTGAAAAGCCAGTGCATGTCTCAACAGGCGGTTCCTGGAACGGCAGAGTAAAACAACATTTAAATAGACTTTTAAGAGAAAACAACGTAGAATACATGAATGTCTTAAAGACTATGGAACAAGATTACGAATTTATGGATAACATAGTGCATTTTTATGGCGATTGAACAAGACAACTTGTCTGCTAAACAAAAAGACTACGCAGTCTACTTGCCTGCGCTTAGTAGTTTTTATACGGCATTTGTAGGTAAACAACAAGAGACAGGCAACTATGTAGATCCTGCTAGAGTGCCCAGTAGTTTCCAAAATGGTGTGGAAAGTCTAAACTTCCTTAATGAAAAAGAAGGAATGTTTACCTACAATCAAGCATTATATAGTGCAGGACATGCAGTGTTAGATGTTGCTAAAGACCATCCTAAAGACTGGATGGTAACACGTCGTGACAGGAAAAAGAATCTCATCGTAGGTGATTCAGGTGGCTTTCAGATTGCAAAGGGCACCTGGGAAGGCAACTGGCCCGACACTACAGATAAAGCTACAAGTAAAAAACGTAAACAGGTGTTGACCTGGTTAGACTCAGTTTGTGATTATGGAATGACACTTGATATTCCTACTTGGACTGTGCATGACAAAAAAGCAAGTGCAAAGACAAATATTAAAACATACCAACAGGCTGTCGACATAACACAATTTAACAACGAGTACTTTATTAAGAACAGAACAGGTGCCTGTAAATTCTTAAATGTGCTTCAAGGCAGTAACCACACTGATGCTGACCATTGGTATAGTTTAATGAAGAAGTACTGTGACCCAAAACAGTATCCCAATGACCACTTTAACGGTTGGGGCATGGGAGGTCAGAATATGTGTGATCTGCATCTTATTCTAAAACGTCTTGTAACGCTACACTATGATGGTTTACTACTACCCGGCACACATGACTGGATGCATATCTTAGGTACAAGTAGACTAGAATGGGCATGTGTCCTAACAGATACACAACGTGCGGTTAGAGAAAATTACAACCCACAATTTACTCTAAGTTTTGATTGTGCGAGTCCCTTCTTAGCAACAGCCAACGGACAAGTGTACACTGTAAACGAACATCCAGACCGGGGTAAATGGGTATACAGAATGCGTCCCTGTGTTGATGACAAGAAGTATCATAACGATACACGACCATTTGTGTCAGCAGTGTTACAGGATGGGTTATTTGATAACTTTACTGACAGCATAGTAACCCAAGGCATACAGTTGAAAGATGTCTGCATTTATGCCAACGGTGACCTCAATAAAATTGGCAAAGAAGGCAAGACCTCTTGGGATAGTTTTAGTTACGCCATACTGATGGCACACAATGTCTGGATGCACATTAAGGCAGTACAAGACTCAAATGTTCTGTATGACCAGGGCAAGATGCCAAGAATGCTAGTAAATGACCTGGGTGCTGGCACTGCTATTAGGGACATAATTAACGAAGTGTTTGCACAGCCCACTAAAGAAAAGAGCCTTGCAATTATTGAAAAACATAGCACACTCTGGATGCAAGTAGTTGGAAACAGAGGATTCTCAGGCAAGAGAGCTCTAAACGCTAATACACAGTTTAGCAATTTGTTTGAAATGGCTTGACAGCCTAGTCGAGTAGCCTTATAATAACACAATACTAATCATACGTAAGGTGTAGGTTATGAAGCTACTAGTAATAACTGTTTGTGCAACCCTACTGTCAGCATGTGGCGGAGGTGGTGGGGGCGGTGGGGGCAATCTTCGCCAAGGAAGTCCTGTTTCTTCTCCCACACAATCATCAGCTGATGTAGACTTTGCAACACCGATTCGAGCTGGCACCTACGAGCTGTTTACATCTGGTAGTACCAGTACTCCTGTACAAGACATATTTGTACAGGACTTAAATGCTGACTCTAAAGAAGAAGTTATTATTGCAGGTAGACAGAGTGCAAGCGCATTTAGTGCTTGTACCGGTGATCTAGACTGTAAAAAAGCCGCATACCAAAACAGTCAAATTAGTATATATGGCTTTAATGCCAGTAACATACTGGTTAACCAAACAGGTGATTGGTTTACGGGTAATGATCATCAAATAATAGGATCAGAGCCTAGCCTAAGGTTTGGTGACTTTAATGGCGACAACAGTATAGACATGGCAGTGGGACATTCTACTGACATGGAACACTTTGGTCCTTTAATCGTATATAAAAACACAGGCGCAAGTAGTTTTAACAGAGAAGACCATGATATTGGTGACAAGTGGATGCACGATATCGGGGTAGGCGATGTTAACCAAGATGGGTTTGACGATGTTATTGTTGGTGGTTACAGTAACATGGTTGTTATGTTGGGCGGAGCGGCAAACTTTACACAACTAGACACAACACATAGTGGCAACAGTGGTTTGGCTATAGGAGACTTCTTGGGTGATGGGTCAGTAACATTTGTGTTTGTTGATTCGACCGGTGATGGCGATGTAGATGACGACACCACGTTAATGAGTTTTAGTCAAACAGGTGTTAATACAGGAGAGTTTACTAGAATATCAAGACTACCCAGCTCACGTTTTGAACTCCCTTTATATGACGAATTGTTTGATCCCACACAAAACGAACGAGGTCACGACATTAGAGCAGTACCGTTTGACTTCAACAACGACGGCTTACTGGATGCTGTGGTTGTCAGCGTTAGCACGGGTCCATTGGATAATAAGAACAGAACAGAAATACAGTTCTTACAAAATGCAGGAGCAGGCAACTTCATTGACGTAACAGATGACTTACGTGTTGGTTGGGATTTATTTACAAACGGTGACTACAATCCACAGTTGGTTGATGTTAACGATGACGGCTTAATGGATATTTTATTAAGTGCGCAAAACTTTGGCAATTCTGAATCTACGAGGGTATTACTGCAAACAACTGAAGGCAAGTATGTACAAAGTTTTACAGACGTATTTGCTGACTTTGCAACAACAGTACAGGGGTTAGAGACCGAAAAAAATCAGGTACTTAATACTGTTAGATTCGTTACCGGTCCTGGTGGTGCCAAGTTTCTTGTTACAGCAGTTACACTTAACGATGGCAGTAATGCACTTTACACAACTAAACTAGGCAATGCAGGTGGCACCACAGCACAAGCCAGCATTGCCCTAATACAACAGGTATGGCCTTACATAACAGACGAACTAGCCGCACAGATCCTAGCTGGTACAGCATTTACAGACTTTGAAGGCTTTGATCCTGCTGTGCATGGCTTTGGAATTATTGACATAGAACGTGCATTGTTGCCAGTAGGTGAATTACGCCTGCCGCTAGAAGGCAGGGATGGTACCGTTGCAATTACAGGCTTACTAAGTGGTGTTAACTTTGGTAATTTAGATAGAGTACAGGCAGTAGACAGTTTAGGTAGAGGATTTGAGATTGGCATTAACAGTATGCATAATCCTCAGCAACAAGATATCTGGTATGACATTAGTTTTACTAATGACAGTTACACCAGAATGGACTACAACTTTAACACCGTGTATGATAATGGTGTTGTCAATTACAGTCCAACAGATGAGTCTGGAAACTACACTGTGGGACTTAAGAACATTAAACTACTGAAAGACTGGTACTTACAGGGACAATACACTGTATTAAATGCACAAAATCCCTGGTTTAACATGTCTGGTATGTGGGGTACTATAAACAGTTCTACTACATTTGAAACTGTGGCAACACATCTACACAACGACTTTACCTTTAACCTTGGTACTATGTATACTAACACAGACTTTGAACCAGGATTGGTTACTGATGTAAGTTCGCTAACTAGTGTGTGGTCAGAAGTAAGTTGGCGACGTGCAGGTTTCAGAGCCGCAGTGGGCACAATGCCTTATTTGGTAGACGGTGGTATAACATTAAGATTGCCCACAAGTATTGACTTTACTGGCTCAATACAATATACTGAATTTGACTACAAAATAAGAAACACATTTGCAGAGTATGTTAGTTTAGGTTATAAGAAGCAACTTAACTTTAACACCAGTGTTAGCGTAGATGGTTACACTAACGGATATGGATTTAGTAAAACACAATTGAAATACAACTATACATTTTAAATAATATTATGAAAACAATTATCTTAGCAACACTACTTACAATATCAACTCCTACATGGGCTAACCAAGCATGTATGGGGTACTCTAGAATGGCAGAAGACATCGCAACAATGCTAGTAGAGGGCATTAACCCCGACAACATTAACTTTGTCGACCCAGGTAACCCAGTGGACAAAGGTGCACAAAACTCAGGCAATGGGTTGGTTAGGCGCATACAACAAATGTTGGCTAATCAGAGTACACCAAGAGAGATCAGGGACATTATATTACAAGATTGTTTAAACCCAAACGATGTCAAATCTTAGGAGAATAAAATGTTATCTAATAGACTTGAAGCACTCTATGAAAAACACCAAGAGCTAGAACAAGAACTTTGCTTTCTAGTTAACGGACATCCGCATGTTCAGGAACAGAGAGTAAAAACAATTAAGAAACAGAAGTTGCTGATTAAGGACGAACTACAACATCTTAAAACTGTGGATAAATGAAAAGCATTGTAGTCGGGTTAGGTATAGGCAATCTATATAAGTCTGTCTTAGAACACATTGGTAATGAAGTAGTAACTGTTGACACTGACAGTGCCAAGAATCCTACTTATACCGACTTATCAAAATCTCTGACATCTCAAGAGCTAAGTTTAAATGGCAAGTTTGTTACGGGACACGTATGCACACCAAACTTTACACATTATAGTGTAGCAGATACAATAGCACCCTACTGTGATATTGTATTTGTAGAGAAGCCAGGTGTTAGAACTGCTGACGAATGGCAACAGTTAGTAGATAGGCATCCTGACACAAAGTTTATACTTGTTAAAAATAACATGTGGCGTAGTAATATCAAAGAACTACGTGAACATGCGCAACAAGCAGAATCTGTTGAGCTTAATTGGATAAACAAAGATAGAGTACCTAGTCCGGGTACTTGGTTTACCACGATGGACCTCGCATTTGGTGGTGTTAGTAGAGACCTTATGCCACATCTACTAAGTTTATATATGGCATTTGATGACGATTGGCGTCAAGCAGAACCAACACAAGCACTAGCACACAGACGTTATGAGTTGTCAGAATTATCCAACACTGATTACGGAGAAGTAAATAATAATGGCGTTTACAATGTAGACGACTTATGTAAATTTTCTATTAACAAATATAAACTAACCGCCGATTGGCGTGACACACAATCTGATAAACGTAATATAATTTTCTCTAACCCGGACTACACGTTTAAACTAGGATTATGCCCAGAACTAGCATACGAGAATATGATACGAGACTGTATCTATAATCGTAACACAGAAGGTTTCTGGCAAGATCAACTGGAAAAAGACTTGTGGATACACAAACAAATTCAAAACTTATAATGGATGTCAAACTATTAGTTACAGACGGTAACGGTACATTTGCCGAAACGGTCTGGTCCAAGCCTGAAATCACCGATACTGAGATAGAAGTTAAAGCCATTATGACTGGCGTGTGTCGTAGTGATATAGACATGATGACTGGTCAGTTTGGTCCGTTGCCGATACACATGAGCGGGCACGAAGGCTTAGGGCAAGTTACTAAGATTGGTAAGCACGTTACAGACGTTAATGTTGGTGACATTGTCGCTACTCGTGGTGAACCTGCTTATGCAGATTACTATAACGTAAAGCGCAACGAGTATGTGATTGTGCCAGAAGCAAGTCCGGACTACATATTAGAGCCCGTTGCATGCGGTATAAATGTTGTCGAACAGAACTTACAACAGATACAGTTACGCCAAGATGAGGGTTCAAGACTGCTTATCAAGGGCAGTGGCTTCCTAGCATATTGTGCATATACCACGTTACAACAACGTAATGTAGACTTTGATATAGATGTTGTGGGCTCAAGTAACCAACATCTATGGGGCGACAAGTTACAGACTGCTCCTACTGGAGAGTACGATATTATCATCGACCTTAAGGGTGACACTAAAACATTTACAGACCCCATATATAAAGAGAATGCGCTAATTATCGTAGGCTCCAACATGCAGGTTAATATGAACTTAAACAACTTGTTATGGAAAGCAGTAACAGTAACATTCCCAAGTCCACGTAACCCCAACTTTATCAAATGTATGAAATTAGCAGAGGTATGGATATCAAAAGGTGTGTTAGAAGTTGACTCATTTTGGACAACCAGTTATAATAGACATACAGACTGGCAAAAAGCATTCGAAGATGGGGTCAACAGACCAGTAGGATACAGCAGAGGATACATAGAATGGTAAAAGTTTTTTTACTTAGTGTTTTAGTTGTTTGTTGCAGTATCGCTAATGCACAAGAACTGCCAAATGCAGATCAGGAAACATTGGAAGATCCGGAAACATTGCATAAGCCTGTAGAGTGCTATTCTGCAGAGAGTATTGTTAAATTAACAGAAGAGAAGGGATTAATACTATTTTGGCAAGGTCCAAACTTAAAAGATAATTACCCAGATAACACAATAGTAGTAATGTTAGACCCCAACGCTAACGGCTGGGTGGTATTTGAAATGACTTTACAAGTCGCATGTATACTTGGCTACGGTCAAAGTTTTTGGTTGTTTGATCAACTGTATATGTTCTTAGACCCTTTACAGGAAACTGACTAATGGAAGAACAACGAGCAATGGCAGTGGCAGAGAAACTACTCAAGCAAGCAAATAATGCAAGCAAGATGATATGGGTAACTTTTCGTAAGGAAGGTATTCATTGCTATCCTGGTGCAGACACAGATCCTAAACTAGCAACAGGTGACTGGGACGATGTTAGTTTTTTAGGTGTACCACACAGACACATATTTCACTTTAAAGTCTGGATAGAAATATTCCATGACGATAGAGACATAGAATTTATACAGTTTAAGCGTTGGCTACAACGTTTATATGAAAATAGCGTATTAGAGTTAGACCACAAGTCATGTGAAATGATATCTAATGATCTATTCTTGCAAATTGCAACTCGTTATCCAAGACGTAACATCTGGATTGACGTTAGTGAAGATGGCGAAAACGGAAGTTTCATAAAGTACCACAAGGAGAATTAAGATGGCTAAGCCAAAAACAGGCATGACGCCCAAAGTAACACGTATTTTTGAAGATTTAGAGGCATACGCAGATTACTGCAGGATGCACTATTGCAAGTTTGACGAAGCAGATATGTATCGCAGAGGTACTAATTGGGAACGTATGCAAAACAAACTACAACGTGGGAATAGAAACGACAACGGCAACTACAACTATAAGCAGAGGCGTCGTTGATATATCTAGTAGACCTAGAAGGTTTGGATACACGTTATACTAAACAATGGAAACACCATGTGCCAGATCTCCTACGGAGAGAACTGACGGAGGAAGTCACAGTAATTAGTGGTGGTGATACTCCACAGGCAACAACACCAGGTGCGTTCTTAAACTTTGGTGGTACCAATGTGTACAAGTCTAAACAACTAGAACAGATAGGTGAATTATTTTGTGCTGGTAAAGTTAAAGACGGTGACTACTTCCTTTATACCGATGCTTGGAACCCTACTGTTATACAGTTAAAGTATATGGCAGAGTTGTTGGGTGTCAACATAAAAATAGGTGGTATGTGGCATGCTGGTAGTTATGATCCAGAAGACTTTTTAGGAAGACTTATTGGTGACAAGCCTTGGGTCAGACATGCTGAAAAAAGTATGTACGAAGTGTTTGATCATAACTTCTTTGCTAGTGTGTTTCATATCAAAATGTTTCACAACACACTCAATTATCCTGAGCGTATTATATGGGCTGATGGAATGTTTAGTGATGGCAAGATAACTCGCACTGGTTGGCCCATGGAGTATATGGTAGAAACTCTTGCGCCATACAGTAATTTAGAAAAACGAGACATAATACTTTTCCCACATCGTATTGCTCCAGAAAAACAACCAGAGATATTTAAAGACCTGCAAAAGTCCCTGCCACAATACAAGTTTGTGATGTGTCAAGAACAGCAACTTAGCAAAGACGAGTACCATACTTTATTAGGGTCGGCTAAAATTGTGTTTAGTGCTAACTTGCAAGAAACACTTGGTATAAGTTGGTATGAAGGCGCATTAGTTAATGCTGTTCCCATGGTGCCTGGCAGGCTAAGTTACAGTGAAATGGCTGTAGACAAATTTAAGTATCCAAGCGAATGGACTACTAACTGGGACAGTTACCAGAAACACAAGACTGATCTATGTGATGCCATTACTATAGTTATGGAAAACCACAGTGACTATTTGCCAGCACTGGAACAACAATTAACGAAACTTAAAGACGAGTACTTTGGATGCAGTAAATTAATTTCAACTATTAGAGACAGGAGCAAGCATGCGTAAGAAATATTATTCATGGCGGGACGTTGAAACCATATGTACAGAGCTAGTTATAGACATGTATAAATCTAACTACAAGCCGGACATCGTAGTTGGTCTCACACGTGGTGGTAATATCCCTGCTACTATTATTAGCAATATGTTAGATGTTCAATGCGAGTCACTAAAAATTAAACTACGAGACAACAAGCCTGGTGAGGAGAACGAAACTAATTGTCAACTTGCACGACAAGCATTTGGGTATGTGTCGGAAACTGAACAAGTAGTATTGAAAACACGATGGGATATCTCACAACGAAAAAACATTCTTATTGTGGACGACATTAATGATTCTGGTGCTACATTTAATTACCTTAAACATCAGTGGCAACAATGTTGTTACCCTGAGGAATCCAGTTGGGGGACTGTCTGGGAACACAATGTTAGGTTTGCAGTACTAACGGAAAACTTGTCTAGTAATTTCCAACACGTCAGCTATCACGGCGACGAAGTAAATAAAATGGAAGAAGATATTTGGTTAGTTTACCCTTGGGAAAACGTAGGTCGATATGGAAACGTATGATGAGGACGTCAGTCCCTGGCAACCTATACGTGATTTCGAACAGGAACTAGCCGCATACACTGGCGCACCTTACGCAGTAACAACTGATAGATGCACCCACGCAATAGAAATAGCACTTAGATTACGACCACCCACAGAACCTGTTAGATTTACAGCATTTACCTATGTGAGTGTTGTGATGACCATGCACAAACTCGACATAGCTTACGAGTTGATAGACGAGCAATGGCGTGGCAAATATCAATTTCATAACACTAATATATGGGACTGTGCTAGGTTCTTAGAGCGTGACATGTACGAACCAGGACAAACCCAATGTTTAAGTTTTGGTAGGACCAAACCACTACCATTGGGCTTTGGTGGTGCTATATTAACTGACGACAAAGAGCTATACGAACGTGCAAGCCGCATGCGTTACGATGGCAGAGACTTGTTTAGTCACCAAAAGTGGTCAGAACAAACAGACTGGGAGCCAGGCTTCCATTACTATATGACTCCAGAACAGTGCGAAGTAGCAGGCTTCCGTCTGGTCAACGAACTCTTAACAATTCAAGAAGATCACCATTACAACTACCCAGACTGTAGACAACTTAATATTAAACATTGACTTGATTATCTAAATATCGTATAATACAACATTAAAGAGACTCCCCCTCTTGTTAACTCGGAGATACAATGAAACTATCAACAGCAGAAGTAATTAGACAACGTCTTAAAGTCGCAGGTGTTAGATTCCATTCTAACGACAATATCAGTGAATATATTAAAGAAGGTGAACTAGACAGTCTTCAAACAGAAGTACAAGATGCAATGCAGAATGTATTAGATGCACTCGTTATTGACACAGACAATGACCACAACACACAGGAAACTGCTAAACGTGTTGCTAAGATGTTTGTACATGAAACTTTCAATGGTAGGTATGTGCCTCGTCCAAGAATAACAAGTTTTCCCAACATGGGTTACAAGAGTTTGTATGTAAGCGGTCCCATTAGCGTTAGGTCAACTTGCGCACATCACTTTCAGAATATTGTAGGTAAGTGTTGGATTGGTGTACTGCCAGAAGATGAAGTTATCGGACTAAGCAAGTTTAATCGTCTTGTGCATCACATTGCAGAGCGTCCTCAAATACAGGAAGAGATGACCACACAGATTGCAGAAGAATTAATTAAGTATGCAAAGACTCCTAACATTGCTGTTATAGTTAAAGCAGAACATCACTGTATGACTCATAGAGGTGTTAAAGAACATGAGTCAGATATGACTACTGCTATTATGCGTGGTGCGTTTGATGATCATGCTCCTCTTAAGAAAGAGTTTTACGATATCGTTATGAACATGAAGGGTCATAGATAACCTCTATTACTGTAGATGTATAAACGAGCAATCATAACACTAAGTCATATTGAACGTGTTACAGACACCATAGACGTAGAGTTTAAATTAAACAACCACAGTTATGCACAGAAGTGGGCAGAGTGTATAAAAACTATTGAAGGTCCCCCCAACGACTTTGGCTTCCCTAGACGATTAGAAGAAGATCCTGACATATATAAAGCGAGGATTAGCACACATATAGAATCCATTCCTGAATTAGACTTTAGTGTGATTAATCAAGACTCAGTCAATGCAATACACAGGTACATAGAAGACAATCACAAACAAGCAGACAAACTATTAACACTACACAACGACATACACTATTTGGAGAGTTTATGGGAAGGGCCAAGAGAAGTAGTGTTTAAAAAGGTACAGTGGGTTCCGCCAGGTAAGAGAATTAAAATGGAGCCAGATGATTACAAGTGTTATACAACTGAACCTTGTGAGAATTACCTAGAAGCAGACTTTAGTCATGTAGGCAGAACACCACACAATACTTGGTACTACAAAGATGACACAAGTTTGTCAACAAGTTGTCGTATACAGGAAGACGTTACTAGTGGTTGTATGTGGTGGTTTACAGACAACAGTCATATATACGAAAACAGACACGGGTTTGTGGAATGGTTTTATCAACACCAAGCATACTTCCTTCGTAAATATAATATAAATTGGCCACATGATCCACGTGTGTGTTATGGTAGAGTCATACTTGCAACTGCTAAAGAGTTGCCAGGCCCAGAGTGGGACTTTGTTCAACAATTAAGAGTAGAATGAAATATCTAATACGTTATAACCCTATAGCAGATTGTGATCCAGAATACCAAGAGCGTATCAAGGACATTGCACAGTTTCATCAACAGTTGCCGTTCGATACTGACTTTCAGGTATTAGAAAGTTCTGATTTAGACCAAGCATTTGCAGAAGTATCGGCAGATTCTGAATGGGTCGTTGTTGTTAGTCTTGGGCACTGTAGTCAAGACAGAAACATGTACGACAAAGCCATTGCCGTTTGCAAAGAAAATAATGTAAAATTAATGTGCCACCTACTGGACTTTAAAGATCAGTACATACATTTCCATCCGCAGTTTTTTGTCATACACTACCCAAGTTGGATTAAGGCGGGGAGACCTCGCTTTGGCTACGATGGCGAGGAGCAACAGTTTACAGGACTCGATTATATTCCCAGTAAAGACACGTATCACGATGATTACACACCTGTTAGCCTTAGACCTGGGTTGCGACGGCGAACATTTCAAGTTCATGAAATGCAAACTGGTGCTTGGGTAATTAAAAACTTCTTAGACAAGGGGTTTAGTATTATTAACGTAACACAAAAACTAAGAGATAATACGTTTCACTTATATCCAGACATAGAGTCCGACGAGTTTTATAATTTTTTAAAGACAGGTGAATATACTGGGTCACAGTCAAGTCAGGAGTGGTATGTTGGGCTTATTAAACATCTAGCACGTAACGTAAAACACCAGTTCTATCCTCTTAACACAGAACCTGTTGGTAATGACAAGATCGATTTTAGTATAAACAACTTCATATGTGTAGCAAGCGGCTTAAAACCTTGGTTACTACCAATGTATTATGCTAACGAAACAGACCCTTTGAGTATTAATTTTTGCGATTTTTCAGATGCCGCGGTGCAATTTCAACAGCATTTAAGCACTTGGTCGGGCGAAGTTGGAACCTTTAATGCAACTGTACAGCAATTTCTTAAAGAACACCCTGAGTTTGAGAGTTGTGATCCTCCAGGCGCATACGACACCGAGCTTGTTCGACAGTTAACTAATATTAACATAGCCCCTAAGGTTTTTCAGGCTGTCTGGAGTCAGATACCCAAGGATCAGCCATGCAGTTTATTAAATTTGTATACCGAAGAAGGACAGGATCAGATAATTAACATAGTTGCCAACAATGATACCACATACGTGTGGTTAAGCAATGCATTCTATATGGAGTATGCATTAGTTACTGTTGGTAAAAAGAAGGTATACGAATATAGACAACGTCTTATAGATGGGCTAACCGCAACTGGTAAGCGTTTTGTGTTAGACTTGATGGATCCTTGGCAACAAGGACCGGTAACCTTCAATGACTAATTGTCGAAAACGTTCAGCAACTCTATAATCGTCTGGGTAACCATGTATAATCATATGATATCTATCATGTTCACTGTCATTAAAAACAGCATGTTCAAAGTTGTTGGCAAAAAGAAATATACTACCCATTTGATTGAATGGTACAGTACCTTGGTCTTTAACTACCAATTTGCAGCCGTCAGGATTCCATAAACTTATGTTTACTGCATTTAATCCGTATGTGTTGCCGTCAGTATGTGGTAAAATATATCCGCCCGGCTTAACCTTCATAAAACGAACACGGTGATAAACATCATATGGAAAGTGTTGTGCTAACCACAGTTTCGTATAAGGAGCATCTATGTCTGTCCAGTCATATGGTACATTTCTATTTGACAAATCCTTGTATTCCGTATATAATTCATAATGATCCGTATAACTTTGACTAATACCATGAACACAAACACTGGACCAACCGCTACTGTCGTTATCCCTATGTTCGTGATAAGTAGCACGTTCGGCTTCTGCATGCAACACCGGCCATTGTGCATGAATATAAAGAGGAATATAGGGCAGGTTACTTTCTGTCACAATCCATTCGTAGTCAGCATCTCTAGGAAGTTGACTAACGTCAGGACTGCAATCAGAATTACTAGCAATAAATGTTTCGAGTTTGTCCACAAAATTATTTACCATAATACAAGTAGTCTAGATATAAGCAGAGGTTAAAATGAAATTTAAAGTAAGTGAAATATTTTACAGTCTACAGGGAGAGGGGAGATTTGTAGGAGTACCCAGTGTATTCTTAAGACTGTTTGGGTGTAACTTCGAATGTCCAGGTTTCGGTTTGCCTAAAGGTAAGAAGACTGAAGAAGTCGACAACATAATTAAACTGGTAGAACAAGATCCCGACAAGTACAAACGACTAGAAGACCTTCCACTTGTTACAACAGGCTGTGATAGTTATGCAAGTTGGCATCCAAAGTTTAAAAAGTATTCGCCAACTTATGACATAGACACACTTGTTGGTAAATTAACCGACTTACTCCCTAATAACACATGGCGACAAGATAATGGATCAGACATACACCTAGTTGTTACTGGTGGAGAACCATTATTAGGCTGGCAACGTATATACTCGCACTTACTAGAACATGACAAAATGAGTAACTTGCAGAATATAACGTTTGAGACAAACGGCACACAAAAGTTACATGATGACTTTAAGGCATTCTTTCACACATGGAAGAATGATTATCATAACTACCACAACTTAACATTTAGTGTTAGTCCTAAACTAAGTGCTAGTGGTGAAGCGTGGGACGATGCTATCATGCCAGAAGTAGTTGCTGAGTATAACTGGATAGGCAACACGTATTTGAAGTTTGTAGTAGAGAATGATGAACACATGGCTGAAGTAGATGAAGCTGTTAATGCATATCGTAAAGCAGGAGTAAACGGTAACGTTTATATTATGCCTGTTGGTGGGGTAGCAGAAGCATATAATCAAAATAACAAACGGGTAGCCGAATATGCACTAAGTAAAGGTTACAGATACAGTCCCAGATTGCACGTAGATATCTGGGGCAACAGTTGGAGTACTTAATGATTGATAAAATTAAAAACTTTTTTAAGAAAAACGAAGAGCCTGCACCTAGGCAACAACGCAAGTCTAAAAAGTCTGACAAAGACATAGCAACCGAAAAGAAAGAACCTTGGGTCAGCGTATTACAAGTTGAGCTTGATCCTGATAATATAGGTAACGGTAGTTTTGAACTAGACTGGAACGATTTCTTTGTTGCTAAACTTGTTAGGTCGGGCTACCCTGGCAAAACAGATCAAGACATTGTTGATAACTGGTTTCAAGATGTATGCAGGCATATTGTACTAGAGACACATCAACAGTATGATGCTAATGTTAGCCGTGCTGACAGAGTTAATAAAAAAGACTTAGGTGACGGTAGGTCAGAATATAATTAACATGGGTATGGTGACACGACATCATGATGTAGAAAAAACACCATGGGAAGAATGGTTTGCGTGGAGACCAGTTATGACGTTAGACGGAGAAACTATCTGGTGTCGTAAGTGTTACAGAAGATATGTAAAGTTCTATCATGGAGTTAACCCTAATCGCTGGCAATACGCCAATATTTTTACAATACTAAAATGATACTATACACAAACGGTTGCAGTCACGTTGCAGGTGCAGAAGCACTTAACACATATTGTTTTGCAGAAGATGATTCACAATACTTCTATCTAAAACGTAAACCACATCCAGCTAACTTAGCAGTGAGTTTTAGTGCTATTTTAGCCAAACTACTACAAGCACGTTTATATTGTGATGCTGAAAGTGCCGCCAGTAACGATCGAATTGTTAGAACTACTCGAGACTTTATTAAAGGACAATATAAAGAAAACGTAAAAGAAGATGTGTTTGTACTAATTGGTTGGACTACGTGGGAACGTGAGGAATGGGAACACGAAGGCGAATACTATCAGGTTAATAGTAGTGGGTTAGATGCTCTTCCTGAACCTTTACAACTAAAGTATAAGCATTGGATAGTGGGAAAGGCAAGTAACTGGCAAGCACATCAGCAAAAATGGCACAGACAAGTATGGGATCTACATTGCGAACTACAGGAACAAAATATCAAACACTTATTTTTTAACAGTCATATCGCCTTCAGTCTGATACAAGAACAAGATCAAAAAGACTGGGGCGATAGCTATGTAGACCCTTACACTGAATCACAATCATATTTTAACCTAATGAACACAAAAGGATTCAGTGTTCGACCTAGTGTTGCCGCTGATATGGGCGGTGGTCACTACATGGCTGACGGTCACCAAACCTGGGCACATCACTTGTTGCCGCACTTGACAAAAGCACTGAGTGGCCCTATAATATAGTATATGAGATACTTAATAGTCGACTTAGCAAACACATTCTTTAGAGCCCGCCACATTGCACATCGTGGGTCAGATCAATGGACTAAACTGGGATTTGCAGTACACCTTACATTAGGTAGTGTTGCTAAAGCCTGGCGAGACCAAGCCGCAGGACACGTAGTGTTTTGCCTAGAAGGCAGATCCTGGCGTAAAGACTTTTACGAACCCTACAAGAAAAACAGGAAAGTGGCACGTGATGCACTAACAGAAGCAGAGGCAGAAGAAGATCAACTGTTCTGGGATACATTTGACGATATCAAAACATTCCTAACAGAGAAGTCGAACTGCACTGTTATGCGACATCCTGAACTGGAAGCAGATGACTTAATTGCAGGTTGGGTACAAGCACACCCTAACGATCATCATACTATTGTGTCTAGTGACACAGACTTTTATCAGCTGTTAGCTAAGAATGTTAAACAGTATAATGGTATTACTGATGAGTTGCATACACTCGAGGGTGTGTTTAACAAAAAAAGCGAACCTGTACTGGACAAGAAAACTAAAGAACCTAAAGAAGTTAATCCACAGTGGATGTTGTTTGAGAAGTGTATGCGTGGTGACACCAGTGATAATGTGTTTTCAGCATATCCTGGTGTGCGTAAGAAAGGCACTAAGAACAAGATTGGGTTGTTAGAAGCATTTGCAGATAAGGGCAAGAAGGGGTTCAACTGGAACAACATGATGTTACAACGTTGGTCAGATCATAATGGTGTTGAGCATCGAGTGCTAGACGACTATCAGCGTAACGTAACACTTGTCGACTTAACTGCACAACCAGACGACATTAAACGAAAGATTGCTGAAACAATAGCAGAAGCCAGTAGTCCCAAAACTACTAGCATGGTGGGTGCTAAATTTCTTAAGTTCTGTGGCAAGTACGAGCTAACTAAACTGTCAGACGATGCACAAAGGTATGCTGATCTACTAGGCTCTCCCTATCCGGCTTCTTAATAAATACTGATATGCTTACATCAATTAAAATTGGAATCGTCATAGCCATAGTTGGCGCACTTAGTGGTGGTGCATTGTATGTTAAAAACCTACGCAGTGACTTAGAAACATCAAGAATTAATCAGAAACTGCTAGAACAAACAGTTGCCGAGCAAAAACAACTGATGGTTGTTAAAGAGAAAGACATCGAATTACAGAAGAAGATCCACAAAGAGTTGGATAATACTCGCAAGGCAAGTGAACAGCGTATCGATGACCTTAACGATAAACTTAATAAAGTTAACGAAGCAACAGGCAAGCGTCGTGATATTAATGAAGCCGCTGTTAGAAAAACAACGTTGGTTACAAAAATCATCAATAATGCCAGCAAAAATGTTATGAGGTGTTTTGAGATTGCTGGTGGCAGTCCGTTAACTCCAGATGAGGCGGAGGCTACTAAGAAAAGCCAGGCTAACAACGAGTGTCCTGATCTAGCAAATCCAAACTATACACCCAAGGAGCAGCCATGAGATATCTACTGATTTTATCGTTAGTGTTTGTAACTGGATGTTCCATGTTCAGTAAGAGAGAACCTGAGATCGTAATTAAGACAAAACTGGTAGAGCGTGAGCCGTTAGGCTTAGAAGCCCCAGCACCATTACGCTTAAAAAGTCCTGAGTGGATAATTGTTACTGAGGTAAACCTTGAGGAACTAATCGAGGAACGCAAAAAGAACCCTGATGATTTTATAGCGTTTTACAGTCTTGATGAAACTGGCTATAAACAACTTGCAATTAATATGCAAGAACTATTACGCCTAGTTCAGGAACAAAAACTAATTATAGTAAAGTACAAAGAATACTACGAGCAAACCGATCGAAGCACTCCTGAGGAAGCTGAAACAAAATAGAACTTGGTTAACAGTAATAAGTAGAAGTATGAGAAAACTACTATTACTACTACTCTTGCCGTTTACAGCACAAGCAGAATACGCAGACTGGGACAAATACGACAAAGAGTTGTTTTGGATGTCAACCACAGCTATTGCTGTGGATCACTTAACCACAAGAGATATGGCTAGTAGGTATGATGAAGGATACGTAGAACACAATCCTTTACTGGGCAATAGGCCCGATACAGATACGGTGGATCTGTTTTTTCTATTAAACTATGTTACACATTACTATCTAACAGACTATTTACAAGGCGAACATAGACCTGTGTATCTAACTGCTAGGCTCGTGGTCAACGGCCTAGCTTCTGCAAACAATCTTAAGATAGGGTTGGGACTTAGGTTTTAAAACAGTCTTTAATATTGTTATCATACTCATTATCAAAGAACAGAGCTTGGTTAGCCCTAAGTTTATTAATATTATCTAGGTAGAATTCAGTTAGGGCATGCTTGTGTGTGCCCATACAGAATTTACGCAAACACTGACAAAATTGTTCCAGTCTATTATAATCATCAAGCACTTGGTCATATGTAAAATCAAATAAATCGCCCAACCAGAACCCTTTTGCACCCAGTTTTTTAACTTGGAAGGGCGCACTATATAGCATTACTAAGTGACCCCTACTTAATGCATGGTACGTACTAAGGCCCAACTGAGGCTCTTCAATCACACTTACCATGGTGTGTATAAAATCACCACCATCAGTAACTTGTCCTGAATAGTCACTAAACACCAGGTCCCTTAGTTCTGAAACACCGCCATCAAATTTCAGTATATTGCCAATATTTTTCTCTGCCAGTAGCATAGGCATATGGTAATCCTGATATTGCCAGAACTTTGTGGGATCCTGTACGTCTTGTGTGGCATAGTACTTAAAATGATTCCATGACCAGTCATATCTAACAGTGTTGTATTCTGTTTCAACTAGTTTGTCAGTAACAAGCACAAGTTCTTTATCGTAGAATAGTTTTTTAACTTCGGTGTAGTCTACTTCAGGGTAACCTATATCCCATAAGATAATCCTTTGGCAAAACCTATAGTGTGCCCGTAACCTGTCTCTGTAATACTGATTCTCCAACCACACAGGATCACCTGACACATAATATGGTGGCAACCAACCTATTGTGCTTTCAGGATGGAACTCAAATTCTATGTTATGGAACAACGACATGGCGTTGGTAAAATAATTAAATTCTTTTTCCAGTTTTTGATAGGCACTGTCTTCTCTAGGGAAAACAAATTTAATTCCAGGCTGTAGTGTTAGTTTCATTATGCTTCTTTAATGAATATCAGTATGTACTTTAGGATAATCTCTCTATATACTTATGTTAAATACTAGCGTTGGAACATTGTTTTAACATTAATTAATTAATCACTGAAAGGAAATACTATGTGGAGCAAGCCCGAGTACACAGAAATGCGTTATGGCTTCGAAATTTCAATGTACATTGCACATCGCTAATATACATTAATTTTTAAAGAAACAAAAAGTGCTCACTTCGGTGGGCATTTTCTTGACACAAACATTTTCTACCTGTATAATAAGGCATGAAAAAATACATTCACGTTAATCAAAACGTAATTCGCAGTAACTTGAAGAAGCAACGACTCGATCCTGAGTTTGTAGATGTGGAACCTACCATAACTATCAAAGAAGGAAAATCTAACACATACTGCCACGAAGTAGAAATACTAGGTCCCAGCAAGGTTGTTTACGGCGAACACGGTAAACAGATACTAAGTTGTGGTGCCAGAGTCGTAATTGAAACAGACAGTAACATTAAAATAATAAGATAAGGAGAAGCATATGATCGAGCAAAAGAAAATTCCCACCATTACCTTTATGTGTAGGGTAGGTGATGAAGAGCCTGAAGACGGCGGATGTCCAATTGGTGGGGAATTCATACCCACAACCACAGACCAATTATTTGCTGGCAAGAGGGTAATTGTATTTTCATTGCCAGGAGCATTTACTCCAACCTGTAGTTCATTACAACTGCCTGCCTTTGAACAAGCACATGAAGACTTTTATGCACAAGGCATTGACGAAATTTATGTATCCAGTGTTAATGACAGTTTTGTAATGAATGCTTGGGCACAACACATGGGCATTAAAAAAGTAAAAGTAATTCCAGATGGCAACGGAGAGTTTGCTGACTCATTGGGTATGTTAGCAGACATGAGTGTTATTACCTTCGGTAAGCGATCAAGACGTTTTGCTGTTGTTATTAACGATGGAGTGGTTGAACGCAGTTTTGTGGAACCAGATGGGTCCGAAGAGAATCCAGATCCATATGGAGTAAGTAGTCCTGCGCACATCCTCAAAGTATTGTCTGACGCACCTGGTGATTAATAAATGCACTTAGAGCGGTGCGCAAGATGTAACTCGTTGCTCAAGTGTGCGGCTCGTACACCAGAGGTTGAATGCTGGTGTACGATTATGCCACCCCTTGTCGAAATCAATAAGGATCAAGGTTGTTACTGTGGTCAGTGTTATAGACAGATTCTTAATGAACAAAACACACAAGAGTTAAGAGGCTAAATGAAAACTTGGATAGTTTTACAAAAACGAGACAAGAACGTTAACTACAAATACATATCATTATTGCATTGCAATAAATACCACTGTGGAGTCAGGAGTACTTCACAAATTTAAATGCGTCAAGAGTACGCAGAAAGGTAATAAATGAAACTAGTAACGGCCGTAATCAAGCCTTTTAAACTTGATGAGGTCAGAGAAGCAGTTAGTACGACTGGCATTTCTGGACTCACAGTGACTGAAGTAAAAGGCTTTGGCAGACAAAAAGGTCACACAGAACTCTACCGCGGAGCAGAATACGTTGTAGATTTCCTTCCCAAGATAAAACTCGAAATAATGGTTCCAGAAGATCAAGTGGAACTGCTAGTAGAAACAATCGAGAAATCAGCACACACAGGTAAAGTAGGCGATGGCAAGATCTGGGTAACCACCTTGGATAGTGTTTTACGCATACGGACCGGTGAGAAAGATGAGGGGGCAATCTAATGGACTTAGCATATAGTTTAGACACATTCTACTTCCTGGTATGCGGAGCCCTGGTCATGTTCATGGCGGCAGGCTTTACAATGCTAGAAGCAGGTATGGTTCGTAGTAAAAACGTAGCAGAAATTATCACCAAGAACTTTGCACTGTATGGTGTTGCATGTTTGATGTATCTATTATGTGGATACGGAATCATGTATGGTTCAGGAGAAGGCTGGGTACCTGGGTTCGGTACACTGATCGGCGCCGACAATACTGTAGCAAGTGAAGAGGCTTACTACAGTGTTCTGAGTGACTTCTTCTTCCAAGTGGTATTTGTTGCAACTGCAATGAGTATCGTAAGTGGTGCTGTAGCAGAGCGCATCAAGTTATGGAGTTTTCTATTATTTGCTGTGGTGATGACAGGCTTTATCTATCCTATCCAAGGATTTTGGAAATGGGGAGGTGGTGCATTAGATCAACTTAACTTTTTGGACTTTGCTGGCTCAGGTGTTGTACACCTAGCAGGAGCAAGTGCCGCACTAGCAGGTGTTATACTGTTGGGCGCACGTAAAGGCAAGTACGGACCAGACGGTAAACCTAGAGCTATTCAGGCCAGTAACTTGACACTGGTAGGACTAGGCACATGGGTGTTGTGGTTAGGTTGGTTTGGTTTCAATGGCGGAAGTCAATTGCAAATCACTGGTTTACTGAATGCCAATGCAGTAGCACAAATTTTCGTCAACACAAACATGGCGGCAGTTGGTGGCCTACTAGCGGCAATGATAGCAAGTAAACTGATCACAAAGAAGACAGACTTAACAATTACACTTAATGGCGCACTGGCAGGTTTAGTTGCTGTAACAGCAGAACCACTCACAGGATCTGCACTTGCAAGTACCTTTATTGGTGCAGTAGGTGGCGTACTGTGTTATGCCAGTATCATAACACTGGATCGTGTGTTTAAGATAGACGACCCAGTTGGTGCAATTTCAGTGCATGGCGTTGCAGGAATTTGGGGACTAATAGCAGTAGCGTTTACTAATCCTGATGCAGGGTTTGGTAACCAAATATTTGGTGCAGTTGTTATCTTTGCATTTGTATTCTCGACCAGTTTTGTTACTTGGTACATTATCAAGAAAGCAATCGGGTTAAGAGTGGATATTAAAGAAGAACATGAAGGCTCAGACATGGAAGAATGTGGACTTGTAGCATATCCAGAATTTAGGATGTCAAACAAAATTTAACAACTGTTAAACAGATTAGCCAGCTCACTTGGGGCTGGCTTTTTTGTGACTTCACGTGATAAATACTTGTGAGGGCAAGGGGGCATTATTATGATGTACATGGATTACTTTTTTCATATCGATAAGAGGGGAAACTCGATTCAATTTGACAGAGAATTAGATGTCAGCGATATGATCGAAGATGGAGCAAAATTCGAAGCGCAAGTAAACGAAAATGGTAGATTAACACTGGTTAGAGAAGTCTCTGAATAACCCATTGTAGATCAACGTTATTCTCATCTGACGTTTTGTAGGTTGCCCTATATGTACCTGACTCTGGTACATAGTAAAAAGGGGCCTTCCTCCAATGTGAGTGCATAAAGTTATATAGGTAATCTTCCTCCATGATAGGCACGAAGGCTATCAGACCTTTGGGTATCTCAAGTGTAAAATCTATCAATGGGAAAACATGTGTTGGGTATTCAAGGTCAAATCTATATTCTGGCAAGTTACTGGGAGACCAGTTGACTGTGTGTAGTTTAGTCCTAGGATATATACTTCTCATGTACTCGTCTACTGATCTCCATTGGTACATTCTTAGGTCTTCTGTGTCTGTCGTAACTACCGCTTCTAGAAACTCTGCAGGTAAACTATGCTTGTTAAGGTAGGCAGCCTGATCTGGTACACCGCCTAAAAAGTTATAAGTTTCCCAACTATGTACCTCAATAGAAACATCATTGGGAATAAAAACGCAATCTGACTTTGCAAAGTTTTTAGCACACCACCATGTAGTTAGAATCCCTTCATCTATACCTGCACCGCCTAGTGTTTCCGAAATTACGACATCTATAGAGTCAGGGTCTATCAGCTGTTCCACCTCATCAGTCCAAAAATTTGTATTAATTACAGTGTACCTATCACTATCGAAACATTTGCTTAAGACTCCATGTAGGATAGGCGAGATTCCTGGATCAGACTCAACAGCATATACGTGTTTGGCGCCTGCTTGAAGCGCATAATATGTGAGTAGCCCAGATCCCGCACCTACATCTAAGACCACCTTATTGGGACAATTCTGCTCAATACGGTGCTTAAACCACTCGTTACGAGATCGATCGTTAAGCATTTCAGCGTGTTGCACTAGTGTATTTGATTGTACTGGATATCGATCAGACATATACTTATATTTAATATAAATACAGTACACCACAAGGAATTAATATGGCTCGCATTATTATTCTTATATGTGCTATGTTATATTCGGTATCAGCATATAGCGAAGAACTACCTAGATTACAAATTAATAAACTTATTCCACTAGAGAAATGTGTGTATAAAGCAAAACTAGCGGCTGCCGCTTCCTGGTTGCGCATTACAAAAAAAGCTACCGATTGCAACAGTATTAAGATACATTGGCACGGAGACGAAACAGAATACGAAATAGACTTTATTAAAGAGTGGTCCTGTGTTGGCTTTCGATTCGACAAAGATCCGATTAAAACTGGTGATACTGTCTATCTAGATTGTATTAAAAAGTTACCGTGAGACACAGTTTCTCATGGACCATGAGAAACATACTAACAATTATTTGTGCTGTATTATCTTTGTCAGCCAGCGCACAGAACAATGGCACAATCGACTACAATTATGTAGACTTGCTATTAAAACATATAAATGTTAGCTCTGATTTAGGCATACCCAAAAAAGGTACTCCAGAATATCCTACAGTAGTGTTTGTTCCAGCCGAGGAAGTATATAAGTTAGTATGCCATAACAGTTTAAAGTGTACTGCTGTGGCAGCCGCTAAATGGAACCTAGTACTGTTAACCAAGTACGTGGACTTAGATACCCCAGAAGGAGATTCTATTTTATATCATGAACTAGTGCATGTGGCACAGTGGTATACAAAAGGCACAGCCAAAACCTGCAAAGAATGGTCAGACAACGAAATACAAGCATATCTACTGCAACACAAATATTCACAGTCTAAAGGTCATGACATGGACGTGATATATAAATGGATACAGACTATACGTAAGCGTTGCAATTATTAGTTTTTTAGTGTATAATCCAAGCATAAATTAACAAAGGAAAACAAGTGTATAAGGAACAAGTTACTTGGGTCCACCATTGGGGCGACAAAACATTTAGTTTTCGCACAACCAGAAATCAATCATTTAGATTCAATGCTGGCGAGTTTGCTATGATTGGATTGGAAGCAGATGGAAAGAAAATACTACGTGCGTACAGTATTGCCAGCGCACCATGGGAAGAACACTTGGAGTGGTTAAGTGTAAAAGTACAAGACGGTGAACTGACCGGCAAACTGCAACATCTTAAAGAAGGTGACGAGGTTATCATCATGCCCAAGTGTGTGGGCACATTACGCAACGAAGCATTTACAGACGGTGACACGCTCTGGATGATGGCAACAGGCACTGGTCTGGCGCCTTTTATGAGCCTGATACGTGATGTGGACACACTAGAACGTTGGAGTAAAATTATACTTGTTCACAGTGTGCGTAACAGAGAAGAACTTGCATACAAGCACGAACTAACTCGCAAGTTTGTGGGCACAGAACTATTTGATCTAATGCATAATACCTTAGAATATGTACCTATCGTAACAGGTGAAGGCGGTGACCGCATTACCACACAGTTAGAATCAGGCAGCCTAGCAGTAAACACTGATTCAGACAAAATTATGATATGTGGTAACATGACATTTAATGAAGACGTTATGGCTTGGTGCGAAAGTAAAGACATGCGAGAAGGTACTTTACGTACACCTGGCGATTATGTGTTTGAAAGAGCATTCGTAGAAAAATAAGCGGATATCGTATAATGGTTATTACGTGGCGTTGCCAACGCTACAATGTGAGTTCGATTCTCACTATCCGCTCAAAACGGAAGTAGGTGTTATACTGTATCGAGGGTTCGAATCATTAGATAAATATTCATATGTATGACGCAGTTTTTCTCACCGACCATGATGATGTAACCGATGTCAGTATCATAACATTAGGTCCATATAAATGCGCACACGTCTTACGCAAACTAGGTTACAAATGTCTTGTTGTAACCAACACGGTGAATTTCACCGAAGAAGATTTTAAAGAATTATTTTTTTACGCTATAGGACATAATACAAAGTTAGTGGGGTTCAGCACAACTTTCCAATGGGTCAGTGAAGATGGTCTTGCGTCAGGTGAAAAGAGCAGAGAAGAACTAATTCTCATTGAGATAAAGAAATATAACAAAGACACGAAGATTGTTTTAGGAGGATCAAAATCACACAGAGAGTGCGCTAATAAAAATGTAGATTTTGCTGTAGTAGGACTAGGTGAGACAAGTATAGTTCATATTATGAATCACCTAGATCATGGGCAACCACTAAAAGACAGTTTTGTAAACATACATGGCGTCACTATTGTTGACAGTCAAAATAAAGAAACATATGATTTTATGTCTGATGTGATGCATTGGTTGCCGGAGGATGTAGTTAATTATAGAACACTACCTATTGAAATGGCCAGGGGGTGTATATTCAAATGTAAATTTTGTTTTCACAGAAATTTAGGCAAAAAGAAGTTAGAGTACGTTAAAAAGTTTGATGCTCTCAAACAAGAACTGCATCAAGCATACAAGGACTTTAATATCACTCATTATCAGATAGTAGACGACACATTTAATGATGATGTAGACAAACTTGAACAGATTAGGAAAGTAACAGACACATTACCAGAACAACTCCGTCTCTGGTGTTATATGAGATTAGACCTACTAGGCCGCAATCCACAAAGCATACCTATACTAAAGGATATGGGGGTTAGAGCTACAATATTCGGAATAGAGACCATGCATCCTAAAGCGGCTTCTGTTATAGGCAAAGGTGGTAGCAGACAGCGAGTAATAGACACTTTGCAGATGTTACGTACAGACTTCTCTGACTTATCAATGCATAGTGGTTTTATTGCGGGACTGCCTTATGAACCTGTATCATCTTTAGAACGTACTTTAGAAGATTTAATATCTGGTAAAATACCGTTACATAGTTGGAACTGGATGGCATTTGTAATACAAAAGTCAGGAATATATCAGGCAGACAGTACTTTTAACCTAGAGTATGAGAAATACGGCTATAGGAATAGAGGTTATGTTTGGGCAGATAAAAAGACAATTAACCAAGTAGCCAACAATGCACTAGTTAACTGGGAAAGAGACGACTGGAATTTTGAAGATGCCTGGAAATGGACAACCCAAAAAGAATTTGAGAGTGTAAATTGTGGAACATACCACTACGACGGACTATTAGCCGTTGGCACACACACTTTCCCAGCCCCTAAGTTGGACTTTGACCTCATGCGTAAAACACTATATCAGGATGTTGATTTTTCACTGATACGTCGTGCCAAAATGCAATTTATTCAAGACTATAAGAAAAAATTATTCAAATTAATAAAAACTTAAAGGTACGAATGTAATTTTCTTAGTAATGAAAAAAGGTTAATAAATCTTGGTAAAAAGATTGCAAAAGAGTTCAATTTCAGTTATATTTTATGGTTACGGAGAGTTGGCTGAGTGGCTAAAGGCAACGGTTTACTAAACCGTCATACGTGAATACGTGTCGTGGGTTCGAATCCCACACTCTCCGCCAGACCACTTGACAAGAAAGTTTTACGGCACTACAATAAATAACATCTATAATCTATTAGAAATAAATAACATCTATAATCTATTAAAGGAGAAAAAATTAGATGGCATACTGGGGATATCACGCAATGTTTGATTGCGCCGCATGTGACAAAGAACTTGTTATGAGCAAAGAAAATGTTTATAACTTTATTAAAGAATTAGTTCCAGCAATTGGTATGAAGGCATTTGGTGAACCAATGATCGAGCATTTTGCTACGCATGCCCCTGATAAGGCAGGTCTTAGTTGTTGCCAAATGATTGAGACCAGTAATATTTGCGGACACTTTGTAGATAGCAATGGTGATGCTTATATTGATATTTTTTCGTGTAAGCCAGTTGATATTGGTGTAGCACAAGATGTTATTGAAAAGTTTTTTAAGCCTACAAAAACTCGTGTTAATTTCTTAACACGTAGCGCAGGATAAATTGGAGATAGTATGACAGTTAAAAAGAAGAACAGCCCATTAGCATATGAATCAGGCAATCCAAGACTTGGTCCAATGAGTACTGAAGCATTACAAGACCTACTAGGTAAATGTAGACCAAGACACAAGAACAAAATTTCACACGAGTTAGCAAAACGTAGTAAATAGATGCGTGCCCGGTTAGTTAAATGGTATAACGATGGTTTTGTAAACCTTAATTGGCAGTTCAATTCTGTCACTGGGCACCATTTTTCAATTATAGGTACAATATGAAAAAACTTATAGCGACAGTACTAATTTTAATATCACCGTTTGTGTTTGCACGTCGTGAATATATTGATGATCCTGCACTGCATGTACATGAACCAACAGAAACTCTACGCTTCATGCCCCAAGAAATTGATAAAGTTTTAGGTAGGCCTGACATATTTGAGGCATATTGGGAAATTAACGGTCCGTACATAAACAACAATAAAGTTCACATGCGTAGAATGTTGTTCTTTGTGGACTGTTCACCAGAAAACTTCCCTGAAACTAAACCAGTGCATGTAGCTCTAAGCACGATTGCGCTAGGTGGAGAGCAAGGTCATATGATTAAGATTATCTTAGTCCCACCCGGCACTGAAGAGTGGATGGATTGGTCTGAAGTAAGTTTTATTAAACAAGAAGATATTTCAAAGATATGTAAATGAAGTTCGAGTCTCGTCCGTTCCGCCAAGTAAGTATATAATATGTTTAATAATGACAAGCCCAACGTAATACTACTTTCTGATTTTGGCAATCAACTATACCTAGAGAAAACAATAGGCCCATATAAGATTGCACAACAGTTACGTAGTGCTGGCTTTGAAGTCGCAGTTGTTCATCACCTGATGACGTTTACTTTGACTGAAGTTAAACATATTCTTACACACCTAATATCAGACAAAACACTGTTTGTAGGTGTTAACAACTTCTTCTACAAAAAAATTGTTAATTACGAAACAATAGAGTTACAGTACCCAGATCCTCATGCTATTATCCCGCACGGCAGTGAGTTTAACGCAGAGATAAAACAGCTGATACTAGAATGCAATCCCAATTGTAAACTAGTACTTGGTGGACCTAACGCCTGTGACATTCCTATATATAGTGACTATGATTATATAATACTGGGGTATGCTGAAATGTCTATAATTAATCTTGCTAAACACCTTGAGAACCCAGTAATATATTTAGATAAAGCACGGGTAAGCAAACATGGTTTTACAGTTATCGACGACAGCAAAGCACCCACATACGACTTTGTTAACCATGTTATGCACTACGAAGATCATGATGCAATTATTGATTATGAAACGCTGGTAGTTGAAATTGCACGTGGTTGTATCTTTCAGTGTAAGTTTTGTAGTTATCCACTTAATGGCAAAAAGAAACTGGACTTTATTAGAACTGAAGAAAGTTTATATCGAGAGTTCATGGACAATTATGAACGTTTTGGTATAACCAATTATACAATTAGTGATGATACCTTAAACGACAGCGTAGAGAAATGTGAAATGCTGGCTAACCTTACAGAACGGTTACCGTTCCAGCCGATGTATAGTGCCGCAGTAAGATTAGATCTCATGACCAAACACAGGGACACGATTGACATGCTGTGGCAAGCAGGGTTGCGATCAGCGTTCTTTGGTATAGAGAGTATGCATAGTGAAGCGGCTAAGTTTGTGGGCAAGGGAGGTTCCAGAGAACGCCTAATAGAAACATTAAAATACATACGCAACACTTATGGCGGTGAGTTAAATCAGACAGGTGGGTTTATTTTAGGTTTGCCCAAAGAACCATTAAGCAGTATGCGTGAAACTATAGATTGGCTGTTGAGTGACGATAACCCACTAGATATATGGCAAATGTTTCCCTTAATGATCAGAGATATGAGTCTTGTACAAGGTGGAAACGGATTTGTTAGCGACTTTGATAAAAACTGGAAACTGTACGGATACGAAGACACCGGTATTAAAACTAGCAAATACTATATGCATGGTTATATTCCTTGGCGTAATGAATTTACAGATTTTAATGAAGTCAGTGACATGGTAGACGATGCAGAGTCTACACGCCGTCTTCACAAGGACACGTCTAGTAATGCAGGTAGACACGTACTTTTACTAGCCAGTTTGGTTGCTAAAGAGAGTGCTATTATTGCTCAGACGGATTATCTTAACATCAACTGGGACCAACTAAACACCCTTAAACTAGAAAAGAGTCTTAAATACAAAGACATGTTATTCAAACAGTGTAATATACCCAACATTGACAGGGCAGGCACATATAGAACTTTTACTGAGGTTATACAATCTAAAGAATACCGCAGAAATCACTTACTACTTCCGACTCATCCTTGGTATTCAAACGTGTTTGTCTAAATGTTGACAGCACCTAAGAGTTGTAGTATTATTATTATGATTCTGAAACTTACTTACGTTAACAAGAGGCCAACATGGCAACCAACGCTGAAATAGAAAAACTGGTAGAAATACTAAAATTCACTCCATGTACATATACGATCAGTGTCTCTGGATACGGCAGGGAGCATACATTTGGTCATATGCCTAATCAGTCAAGTATAGTATACATGGGGAAGCACGATCTTAATTGGGAAGATGTTATGGGGATGAGCCCTGATGAATGGGATGATTAGTTATAGCACAAACATGATGGGTCCTTGGCATACGAGTTGGTATACTGAAAGAGGACTTACTCACAAAGCAACTCGCACAGTGACCTCTGACATCATCAAAGGATACTCTCCTGGTGACACAATAGAGTATGATGAAATAACCACACATTATGCTGGTGGTAGAATAGATATTCGTGGCGTTCCAGATGAACCATATGGTCTCGAATATGGTCTAGCGGTGATGCACGGTGAGGATTGGAACGCATTAAGTGAATGGTTAGCTGATTTTGAATCTGAAGAGCTTGTGTCACACGACTCTCTCATAGAACAATTTGAAAATGATTATGGTAAAAAGATAAGGTGGTGGAACGACTAATGAAAATTAAGTTTGATAAAGAATCTATACAACTTAGACGAATGGGTTTAATCCTAACGATACATGAGGAACAAGAATGACAACTAACTTTACAAGACAGAATGACCAAACAAAACCATCAGATAGAAAAAGAAGCACAACATTAGAAGTCAAGATGGATCTAGTGTTAAGTAAACTCGACAAGATTTTAAACAACCTAGATGCAATTAATTTTACTGAATATACTTACACTGAAGAAGAAATACAAATTATGACTACACAAAATGACTTCTGTTCCAGTACTGACCGGGACGAAGAAGCATATAATAAGTTTTTAACTGAATTAAATGACGGATATTCTCCCCAGTAAATAACTGTATGCCTTGGGGTTACCATTATCACTACGATGTTGCTGGTTGCAGTAACGTATCAGACAAAGAACATGTTACTGGTTTTATCAAAGAACTAGTTACCAGTATAGACATGACGCCACTAGGCGAACCTTTTGTGGAACACATAAATGTAGAAGGTGTAGACAGTGGTATAACCGCAGTACAAGTTATTACAACAAGCAGTATCACAGCGCATTTTATAGACGATACAGGTGATCTTTACCTAGACGTTTTTAGTTGTAAAGAGTTTGATGTAAATAACGTTAAGGCAGTAGTAGACAAATTCTTTAAACCAAAATTATGCGCAGAATCATTCATGACCCGACAAGCACCAAGATAACGGGTAAAGATATCAATGAGGAGAGTTTTATGAAGAGACTAATTTATATTGCAGGCAGTATTAGTTTAATTGGACTACTAATGTATCCGATTCTTTCAACTTCCGGAGTAACAGGCACAGCCGCACCAGGATCAGGTGCTAACGTAAAATCTGCAGGTGAAATTGTTGCTAAACAGAACCACTGCCTAGCATGCCACAGTGTGGATAACAAACTGGTTGGTCCGGCATTTAAGGACGTAGCTAATAAATATACAGAGGCCGACCGTGAGTTTTTAGTTAACAAAATTGTTAAAGGTGGTGGTGGGGTGTGGGGGCCAATCCCGATGCCGCCAAATGCTGTAGACCAACAGCAAGCAAACCAAGCAGTTACTTGGATTTTGGATCTTAAATAGACGGCCAGTTATCCGCATCAACAACGGGTATATGTATAAAACCAATTTTTATAACAAGCTCTTTAATAATTGTATGAATAAATATGTTTATACATTTAATAAGGGCTTGTCAAATGTCAGACATAAAAGAAATACACCTGCATGCTGAATGCGCACAGATTGCCTACCTAGGTCTTAAAGAGGCAAAACCAAAATTTAAAAAACTTGGACTTAAAGTTAATAGTTACTACGACATTGACGGTGCCCAGGCATACTTACTAACAAACAAAGATAGAAGCATACTGGCATTTAGAGGCACAGAGCCCAAAGAAAAGTCAGATATTTTCGCTGACTTAAATGCTCTTAGAGATCCAGAACCAACAGGTGGTAGAGTGCATCAGGGCTTCCAGGGAGAAGTTGATAAACTCTGGCCAGAGATAACAAAGGACCTATTGACTGCTAAAATTAACACTAACTTAACAGTGTGCGGTCACTCATTAGGTGCGGCAATGGCAACTATTGCGGCAGGAAGATTACACTGTCAACTAGTAAACACTAATTGTGATTTTAAAGAATTATATACATTTGGCTCACCTAGGGTAGGTAATAGACAATGGTTAAAACACGTTGAAGGCATGATCCATCACCGTTGTGTTAACAATAATGACTTAGTGCCCAAGGTTCCGCCTGCATTAATGCTTTACAAACACCAAGGAAATCTAGTATACTTTAACTGTTACGGAAGTATTAGAAAAACCACAATGTGGCAAAGATTCAAAGACCAAATACGTGGACGTAGACGTGCATTACAAAAGGGACAACCGTTTGATGGCATCTACGATCATGTCATGACAGAGTACATACGATCAATTGACACAAACCTAACGGAGGAATAAAAGGTAGCTAACCGAAGTAATAAAGACGCAACATAAAGCGGCTTTTTTATTTGGCGTACTTTAATTTATAGAAGAGTTCGTTCTCTTCTGACAGTTTTGCTGTCACCACAACACGGTATTCCCATTGACCTGGACGTATATAAAATACAGGTTTCTCCAATGCATTATCTAATACCCATTGTCCGTGGTCAGTTTGTTGCCACTCCCATAATGGTTGGGCGGCATATATTTCAGGATCTTCGCAATCGGATAGGTCAAACGCATGTACTTCTATTTCTTTACGATTCATAATTTAATTATATTTGACATTGTTAGATAATGCAAGTATAATGAACATATTAACAAAAGGACTCAGTAATGTTAAAGGCAACCCCAATAGTAAAAAACAAATTTTGGTTAGTAACAAGTAACGGTGAAAAAGTTGGTGCCGTAAAGTCCAGTGACAAAGGGCTAACGTATATACACGGCGACGAAGAAGAACGTTTTGCAACAGTTAAACTGTTAGAAGACAAGTACAATATTAAGTTTGAGTCATACAAATCAGATAATGTTAAAGATTCAGAATACGAAGCATACGGAGCATACGGATATCCTACCGGTAATAACTACCCCCATAACCCCTTGTGGCATATACAACTAGGTATACCAGTGTTTACTAAAGAAGAAAAATCTCGTAGTTTTTACTGTGCGGGTTACTATCTGGTTAAAGAACGCAATAAAACTAAGTTGCGATTCTGTCCTAAAATTATTCTATTAGAACGCAATGAGTTTGAAGGGCCTTTAAAGACCACATTAGGAAACTTTTAAAAGTCGTCTAACGAAGAATACGAACCTTCATGTTCATGAGTATCAGGAACATTGTGAGGTTGTAGTATTAACGCAAGTAGTGTGTCTCTTTTTTGTTCGTACGTCTGACCTGCGTATAGGCCTTCTGGGGGAATAGTACCCATGTCCACAAACATTGTTCTCTTCATAAAGTTCCACATATCCACAGTATACACACTGGTATAGAAATAAGCATCCAGTGTTTTTCCTAATACAATATCCTCGCATTTCTTAGATATAATACGCCAGACGTCGTTGGCGCCAGGTGTTTCGAACCACGACAACGCCAGATCCAGGAAGTCTGTTAACATAGTGCTATGGTACCCTGAGTAAAATTGTTTTAGCCAGGTGGCCACTTTAAAGTTATCTATAGCAGTTTGTGTGCCTTTAATGTAACTTATACAGATTGGGAATTCCTCAAGGTCGTCTTCTGTTGGTGGCCTTGTTAGGATGTCACCAGGAACCTTTAAGTTTAGTACCTTAACTCCAATCTTTTCTCTGTATTCTTTGCTACCCACTGGGCTATTTGGTAGATACATCCAGAGATACCAACGTGTTCTAACATTACATTTCAGTACTTCGTACTGTGTGTCTAGCATACTTTGTGGTGTTTGGTTAGGCATACCACTTATTAACTCTGTAACTAACTGCAAATCAGGAAATTTTGACTGTATGTTATGTATGTATTCTTTGTGTTTTTCCCAGGGTATCTCAGGTCTGTCAATCGCAGCCAATACGTCTTTATCGACATCTTGGAAACTTAGTGTCCAGGTTATTAGGTTTACATTTTCTGGATCACCATCAAACTTTTCAGTAAGCATATAGTCAAATATTTCATACACTCTGTCTTTCTGCAACTTAGCCCAGGTTATCTCCCAAGGACAAATTACCTTAGGATATTTACGTCTCACTTTTGCCCAGAACTTTGTTATATCCATGTCACGTGGGACTTGTCCAAAGTTTGCATCACAGAGCTTTAAGTATCTAATGTCTTCTTGTCCAAAGAACGCAAGATCTTTGTAAATTGGTATTAGACTCCAAAACGTAACTTTATTATGTAGCCCGCTGGTCCAGTCACAAAATGCGCAGTGGTACGGACACCCTCGGCTTGCCTCAAAATTAACAATTGCAGTTAATCCTTGCTGTTTAGCCCAGGCAAACCATTCCCTAACAAGTTTTCTATTGTGCCACCATAACGGAATACCGAAGAATTTTTTATCCTTAAACGTAGCATGCTTTGCTTTAACTATCTTATCGCCTTCTATCCACAAAGCATTTTCAGTCTCTTCGATAACAGGTGTTTTGTCCTCAAAGTGGCAGTCTAAGATGTATTTTACAAACTTGTAGCCATCACCGTAACATGCGTATGTGATCCAATCTCTTTCATTAAGCCAAGTATAATCTTTGTGCTCTACTTCAGGACCACCCACCATAACCTTAATATTAGGAAGTTTTTTCTGAACTGCTCGTACAATCTTTGCTAGACCTGGCTGAGTCCATATATACATACCCACAAACAACCAGTCTGATTGATTCTCTACAATTTGATCTACGTATGTGTTAACATAGTCTTCAGTAGGTAAAACTTGATGCCAGTCAACTTGTTTAGCAAGCTCAGGACTATACAGATCGTAGTATGTCTTAAAATGCAACATACTGGCATTTATAAACCATGCTGGTCTAGGCTCAGTACTCATTTTATGCTTAGATACGACAGTATTATGAAATATTGTCGTATCGAGGATACAGTTTATGAAACTAATCTTTAATTTTTTTGTCATATAAGTAATTACAACTAAACGGAAGGTGTACAAGTATTTATATGAACACTCATTATATAAACCAATTAAACAATAAAATACAGATTTTAAATTCTGGCCCAAATAAGCAGATTATATTAAGCAAGCAGGAAGCACAAGGACTGCACAATGAGGTTTACCGGCTTCTGGCTAGGATAGCAGAGCTTGAGGGGATTCAAGAGCAACAGCCCACCGAGGAAGTTATTCGAGCAAATGTAGATGGTGGTGGTTGGTAATATACGTATATTATTGGTATAAATAATACTATGTCGAGACCCAAACCAGACGTTCTATTAGAACACGTTAATAAACAAAATTACAAGAGTGATCAAGTCATTGCTTCTCAGGGCATATGGGCAGTTTACCACAACGGTCACCCTATTAACTTAAAAAGTGCAAATATGTTGGTTAGTTATCCTGGGCCCAAGTATAAGAAAACAAGTTTTAGTAACCCAGGACACGCAATTAATCTTGCAAAGAAACTCAACAAACTGTTTGATACTGCATTATTCAGTGTGGTGTTATTAAAAGCAGGTGAGCAAGTCTTCCCTTAGATCACAAGTTAGCGAATATCTGTCTAAAGAAACAGGACTTAAGCCGGTTCACATCTGGGTTAATCCATTAAACAAGACAAGTATGCGTTTGTCTGTGACTGCCTACCGAACACTTAAAAAATTAAAGTTCCAGCGATTCACACACAAGTTTACTGACCGGATAACACCAAGGCACATGCTGGAATTAGACAGACTATTCAAGTATCCATATTACATAAGCAGTTACCAAACCATAGAAGTATTTTCTGAAGAGGATACCCTAATGCTAACGTTAAACAACAATAATTTAGATAACTATCTGAAAGCACTTCGCCTAAGTTGTTGATTTAAAACAAAAACAAAAGGTTGACGCAATGTTCGAGTAACACTATAATAGCACTTGAAGTACAGTTAGTTATTAATAATACTAATAAGGAGAGTAAATATGGGTTATTTTAATGAACTTGAAACAGATGTACTTGACTTGTATTGTGCTGACGTTCCTGCAGACAAAATTGCTGAAGAATACGGAATCAGTATTGATTTGGTAGAGAAAATTGGCAAAAAGTGGGAACAAGAGAACAATCTTAATGTGGTGTCACGCTCAGTGAAGACTTCGCCAAAGACCGTGTGTAAGTTGTTGGCTTACTAAACAATGGTGCGCCCGGGTGGCGAAATTGGTAGACGCACGGGACTTAAAATCCCGGGCCCCTTAAAGGCGTGCCGGTTCGATTCCGGCCCTGGGCACCAACTAATTCAGATTTATAGTACGTTGGGCAAGTGTTTGTTTTTAAACAGTTTCTTTTTTTGTCCAAATTGTTGACGTATGGTCCGAGTGACACTATAATATACATATGCTGTTAATAAAGAAGAGGGGAAACAATGTATAAAGTCGATTTTTATAATTTTGGTTATTTGAAGCACTTCGACACACTCGAGCAAGCAATTGAAAATGCAAAGTCTTCAGGATTTCAATGTGCGGTTTGGTTTGATAATGCACTGATTAAACACTTTGGAGGGTAATATGACTGACGCAATTGATATGGCATTATTCTTAGAATCTATTAAGTATGACATCACCAACAAAATGGCATCATCAGAAGATGAAGTTGCATTAACAAACAAACTGGATCAGAAAATTGATGAACTGCGACGTGAGGTTTCTAGAATGCAGACTCACTTTGACAGCCAACTAACTTACTAGGAGACGGTATGCTTATAAGATCAGATGTAGCAATAGATGTATGCGGTGGTGATCAGTATTTGATGATACGGATGGCCGCACAACGAGCAAGAGAAATACTACAAGGCTCCGAACCTAGAGTCGTAGCAATTGAGGACGAAAAGGCAGCCAGCACCGCTATTAGAGAAATTGAGCTGGGCGTGTACACCGTAGAGGATTTTAACCAGGGGGCAACATAACAGGAGATGCAGATGGCTAATTATGCTATGGCACCAAAAAAACGTTGGTATGTTACAGAAGAAGGCAAAGAGATTGTACAACCATTTCCAAACACCGAGTACGAATGTCAAATTACTATAGACCGGTTAGTAGAAGAAAATGAGAAACGTATTCTAACTGTTGAAAGTGCGACACTGTCATGAACGATCTGTTGGAGATGATAGATTTTTTAGGCGAACTTGATTACGACTTACATGGCAATATCTCAGGTGAAGAGTTAATTATGGTACGTGAGAAACTACATCGGTATAAAGATAGATTAGAAGCAGAAGTTGATGTATTCGAAAATTCTTTCGAGGATACAAAAACAACATTCTACAGCTTGACAAGAGAAGAGAGTGGCAGTACACTGTAACTCTAACTTAAAGAAGGAGGTAATGTAGATGGCTACTACAGAAACTACGCTAACAAGAACTAGTACATTAGATGGTGTTAAACGAGTAATCGAACGATGTGCTAAATCAAAAAAGAAACATCCTATTATGCTCTGGGGTCCTCCAGGGGTAGGTAAGTCAGAAATTGTTGAACAAATAGCAAGGGAATTAAATGGGCGGGTATGGGACTTACGTCTTGCACAGAATGACCCAACTGACATTAAAGGTATTCCTTACTATAATAAAGACAGCAATAAAATGTCTTGGGCAGACCCAGACGAATTACCTAGCGCAGAAGAAACTAAAGACTATGGTACATGTTTCTTGTTTATGGACGAGATTAACTCTGCTCCTAGTGCAACACAGGCTAGTGCGTATCAGTTGGTATTAAACAGACGTGTAGGTAAGCACTACAAAGTTCCTGACAATGTTTACATTATTGCGGCAGGTAACCGAGAAGGTGATCGAGGTGTTACTTACAAGATGCCTAGTCCACTCGCTAATAGATTTATCCACATAGAAGTTCGACCAGACTACGAGACCTGGGAAAAGTGGGCAACTAAGAATCGTATCCACAAAGATGTAGTGGGTTATATTGGATTTGCCAAACAGGACTTGTTTGATTTTGATCCTAGAAACGCATCACGTGCCTTCGCAACGCCACGCACCTGGGAATTTGTATCCGACTGTTTACACGATTCTGATACTGATACAGAAACTATTACAGACATGGTTGCTGGTGCAGTGGGCGAAGGTATTGCTCTTAAGTTTATGGCGCATCGAAAGATTGCTGGACAGTTGCCCAAACCTGAAGAGATCCTTAACGGCAAAGTTAGTACACTTGAAATTAAAGAAATTAGTGCAATGTACTCTCTAACAATTGCATTGTGTTATGAGTTGCAGGACATCTATCGTAAGGTAGGTAACGACAGCAATGCACTAGATGCTTGGTATAAACAGTCTGACAACTTCTTTAAATTTATGATGGAAAACTTTACAACTGAGTTGGTTGTGATGGGTGCCAGAACTGCTCTTACTACTTACGAGTTGCCGTTTATCCCTAGCAAGTTAAAGAGCTTTGATGAATTCCACAAACGCTATGGTAAGTATGTGGTTAGAACAACGGAGAAGAAATAATGACTGCGACCTCTGAAAAAGACCTAGGTCAGGCAGAAATTTTAGGGCCAACAGATCCAGAAGTGGATGCAGAGGCAATAGAGCTTCTCATAACTGCTAGGGTAGGACTTTTACTAAAACATCCGTTCTTCGGCAACATTGCTACAAGGCTTAGCCTTGTTAACGCAGATGAGTGGTGCCCTACAGCGGCTGTCGATGGCAGACGTATGTACTACAACTCAAGGTTCATAGTAAAACACACGGTAGCAGAACTTCAGTTTTTGTTTGCACACGAAGTTCTACATTGTATCTATGACCACTTGGGAAGACGTGGTGACCGTGATCCGCAACTAGCGAACTGCGCACAAGACTATGTGGTTAATGATGATCTGGTACAACACCACATAGGTGACATGATTAAACCTTGTCTATGGGATCCCAAGTACCGTGGTATGAGTTGGGAAGAAGTATACGATAAGCTATATGACCAGATGGACAAAGTTAGTCTTGCGCAATTAGTCGAATTAATGTTAGACGAACACTTAGACGGTGAAGGTGAAGGTGGTGTTGGTGGCGACGGTGATGGTAAAGATGGTGACCAACAAGGAAAACGCCCAGCACTTAGTGATACAGAACGTGAACAGATTAAACAGGAAATTAAAGAAGCCATGTTAACTGCGGCTCAGACTAGCGGCGCTGGAAACTTACCGGCAGGCATTAAACGTTTAATTGAAAACATGACTGATCCTAAGATAAACTGGCGTGAGCTTATTGCACAGGATATTGCGGCATGTTTTAAGAACGACTACAGTTTTACTCGACCTAATAAACGTGGTGCTCACATAGATGCAATACTTCCTGGCATGATACCTGGACAAAAGATTGACGTTTGTGTTTTTAATGACTGCTCAGGATCAATGACAGACTCCATGTTACGTGATATCCATTGTGAAGTAAAAGGTATTATGCAGACATTTCAGGAGTTTGACTTACACCTAGGAACATTTGACACTGATGTTTACAATTTCCAAACGTTTACCACAGACAACATCGACGATATTGATCAATACGAAATGAAAGGTGGTGGTGGTACTAATTTTGAATCTGTCTACAACTTCCTTAAAGAACGTGACATTATGCCCAAAAAGTTAATTATATTTACAGATGGTTATCCGTATGGTTCATGGGGAGACCCTAACTACTGCGATACAATATTTGTAATTCATGGCAGTAACGACATCAATGCACCATTTGGCATCACTTGCCAGTACGAAGAGTACAAAAAGTGAATGTAGTAGCCAACCAGGGGGGACACAGTGTCCCCCCGCCCTTTCGACAATGTTAAAACATGGCATAATTAATCCGCTAAACGCACTGGATATCAGATGTGTGAGCTTTCGGCCGCCGCATTTTACCTGTACCACACTAGATGGACTATGGTGCGACATACGAGACATAGAAGACTACATTTATCGAAACCTAGAAAGTCGCTATTGTATAACATCAGTTACTATAGGCAATCAGGAGCATGTGGAGATAGGATTCGAAGACCACGCAGAAGCAAGTATATTTGGGCTAGTAATAAATCAAATAAACAGGCGTCCTGACTTGTTCTAGAAATTTTTATATAGTATAATACTGCTTTAAATAAGTATACATTAATTTAATGGAGAGTTAAACAAATGGCTAAGAAACGAGTCGAGCAACAACCAGAAAAGCAGAAGGCTGCGCCGACCCAATCAGAAGGACTACAACTAACTGACTTGCAAGTTATGATGCAAATTATCGATGTAGTCACACAACGTGGCGCAATTAAGGCAGATGAAATGTCTGCGGTCGGGGCCGTGTATGCTAAACTTAAAGCATTCACAGGCTCGTCCACTCAGGCTGCACCTGCTGAAACAGGTACCAAAGAAGCACCTGCTGAAGTAAAAGATGATTCTGGAAACGGAACAGACTAAGGAGATTATTATGATTAAACATGTCGGTAGACACAATAATGAAAGAGTAGCAATACTTTACAAAACAGTACCAGGGGAGGACCACATGGCATTAGTTGCGTACAGTGGAAAACTTCCTGCATTAATACACGATGAGGTTATGAAAACTCTGGAAAGTGAAATGGGGCAACAGGCTAAGGAACTTGCAGATGCTTTATTTAGAACCATTATGGCAGATGGTCGTAATGCATTAACCGCAATGCATGAGGAAGGACTAATTAAAAAAGTCCCTACTAATCAAGTTATCGTTACTCCCCGGGCAAATAGCCATGTAAGGTTAGACGAGCTTAATAGCATATTGAAAAAGATGGAAGCTGGCGAAGAAGCTATTCAAGAAATGGCTAATATAGATTCGCAACGTGGTGTGCGTGATCCGGCGAAGAGGCTAGAGCCAAGAGAAGTTGGAGAGCCTGCTAATTCAAGAGCAACGCCAGTGCAAGTACAGGCACCACAAGACGGTGCATTAACAGATGTGGATATTGCAAGGGGTTATAGAGACCAAGCAACACGCATGCAAGTGGAAGCCAAAGCTATGGTAGCAGAGGCGGCAAGACTCACGAAAGAAGCACTTAAAATAGACCCTTTGACCAATGCCAAAAAAACTACAAAGAAAAAAACAACGGATCGTAAAGTTAAGTCCTAATGGTGAACATAGTTGGAAGCGTATTCTAGAACAAATTGACAAAAAAGAAGTTCCTGTTGAAATATTAAAGTCTGTGGAGATTACCTTAAATGATGGTACCATAGTAGAACTTTCAATGAAGGAACTTACAAGTCAAGGCTTGAGTTATAAAGATATAGAATCTGCTCTCAACGACCGCATGGATAAAATGGGCGACTTAATTAAAAATGTGGACTTCTTTGTGGACATTGAAAAAGTGGAAGCAGAAGTCCAACCAAATACTGACAAGCTGTTAAAAGGCTTATGATTAAGGCTATATTTGCAATAGACGCATTCGGCAACATGGGATTTAATAACAAGTTGCCTTGGCCTCCGTGTAAAGAAGACTTTGCTTGGTTTGCGAATAATACCAAGGACAAAACAGTCATCATGGGTCGCAAAACGTGGGACAGTGTTGGCATGCCTACCCCGCTACCTGGTAGACGTAATATTGTTGTTTGCAAAAATAGATATTATAAAGCCGCAGGTGCAGAAGTCTGGACCGACAACTGGCTGGAACGTCTAGAACGTTTGGGTCATAATGACCTCAATGATGTCTGGGTAATAGGCGGAGTTAGTCTATTAGAACAGGCTAGGCCTCTTATTAAACAGTTTTATGTCACTAGATTTAAAGGTGTCTACCGAGCAGATACTACGTTAAACACACGAACTTATTTTGAAGGCTTACAATGTCGCACAATAGTGCCCAGTAAGGAAAACAATCAAATAAATTTTGAGGTGTGGATTCCATGGTTAAGCCAGGCTACAGGGTGGGGATCCAATGGTTGAGTACCTAAGGAACTTAACGCATGTTTTATACAACGGTGATAAACGCACAGACAGAACAGGTGTAGGCACTCGGTCGATATTTGGTTTACAAATGCGTTTTGATTTACGCAAAGAATTTCCTGCGGTAACTACTAAGCGGCTTGCCTGGCGTGGTGTTGTTTCAGAACTGCTATGGTTTCTAGAAGGTTCTGGAGATGAACGTAGACTAGCAGAGATACTGCATGGTACACGTGACACAGACAAGAAAACCATATGGAGTGCTAATGCTGATGCAGACTACTGGCAACCCAATGCAAAGTATGAAGGTGACCTAGGTAGAGTATACGGAGTGCAGTGGCGTAGTTTTAGAGGTGCCCGTGCTGAGAAATCTATTAGAACATTTAAAGGCATAGAACACCATTCATATGATGACACAAACTTAGTAACATTTGAAGTAGATCAAATTACCGCATTATTAGAAGGTATTAAGTCTGATCCGAACAGTAGACGTCACATCATTAGTGCATGGAATCCTGCAGACTTGCCTGCAATGGCACTACCTCCCTGTCATGTCATGAGTCAGTTCTACGTAAACAACGGTGAACTTAGTTGTCAGATGTATCAGCGTTCAGCAGATATGTTTTTGGGTGTACCATTTAACATTGCCAGTTACAGTTTGCTAACACACATGATAGCACATTGCTGTGACTTAAAGGTAGGTGACTTTGTACACTCGATAGGCGATGCACACATTTACAATGACCACGTAGATCAAGTCATTGAACAACTTGGTAGAAAGCCACTACCAGGACCTAAATTAGTATTAGATTGTGAATCAAAAAACATCTTAGATATCAAAATGGAACATATTAACTTGCTGGACTATCAGAGTCATGCACCAATATCTGCTTCAATGGCTGTGTGATGTGATGGGATGTAGCAGTGTATGTATCTAGTACACCAGTTTGTTATAGACGCCAGTGCGCATTCACTAGTCTCTCACTCTCCGCATGAACTTGATTTTGAAAGATATGCAGGTTGGGAATTTGTTAGATGGTTGGATGCTACAGAAGATGGAAAGTTATATAAACGACACATTAATTTACCTGTATCACTAGAACTAATATACAACAACGATAGCGTAGGTGTAAAAGTATATGCACCGTTGACCCAAGAACAAGCAGTATTTTTTGAACTTATAAAAACAAATGACTAGACATACCGATCTCCCAGTATTAGTAGTTGGCGGCAATGGTTTCATTGGCAGTCGCATTACACAGAACTTGGTAGCAAGTTTAAAATGGAATCCTATTGTAGTGGACAATCAGGAAGACTATGGTATACTAGACCGAACCCAACTCAGTAAGCTACACCGACTTAGGCGATGCACAAGACTGCTAGAGAACTCCAGTTACGATGTACACAATATCAGTATCATGGAGTTTAACAAGATGGAAACTATGTTTAAAAAGTGTCAACCACATAGTGTTATCCATCTTGCCAGTTACCCAAGACAAAAAGTAGTTAACGCCAATCCTTTAAAGGCAACAGGCGTGATGTGTGATGCACTGGTTAACATGCTAGAGCTTGCAGTAAAGTACCAGGTAAAACATTTTATGTACTTTAGTTCAAGTATGGTATATGGTGATTTTAATGACAGAGTTAACGAGAATGCCGTGTGTGCCCCAAAAGGTCAGTATGCCATTATGAAACACATGGGCGAGCAACTAGTACGTGACTACCATATCAGGCATGGGTTACAATACACAATTATCAGACCCAGTGCTGTATACGGACCTTTAGATGTAGAAGATCGTGTTGTTAGTAAAATGTTATTAAATGCATTGCGTGGTAAAGAAATACAGGTAAACGGTCCTAATGAAATATTAGACTTTACATACGTAGACGACATAGGCAAACAGATTCCCATAGTGCTAAATGCACCCTACACCAACAACGGTATTAATCAAACATATAATTTAACTGCCAGTGAAATTGATGCACGTACACTGTTAGACTGTGCAAAAATAATTAAGAAAATCGTACCTGGAACACAAATTGTGATTAACGAGCGAGATCAAAGTTTTCCCCAACGTGGCAGATTAAACAACAACAAGATTAATATGTACTTTGAGAACGTTAAAAGAACACCACTAACCACAGGACTAGTGGCATATCATTCCTGGCTTGTCAAGAACTTTGAACTATTCAATAACTAAAATAATACCGCAATGATTCCGTTTACAGACTTATACGCACAGTACCAAGAAGCAAAAACAGAAATAGACCAAGCCTATCACAGAGTAATGACTACGTCTAGTTATATTACTGGTCCAATTGTAGATGAATTTGAGACTGCATTTGCTGAGTACGTAGGAGCAGAAGCATGTGCCAGCACAGGTAGTGGTACAACTGCCTTACTTTGTGCATTACTAGCATGTGGAATACGAGACGGAGAAGTAATTACGACTCCGTTAACTTTTGTTAGCACTAGTGAATCAATATTATGGACAGGTGCTAAACCAAAGTTTGTAGACATCGACAACAACTATCAAATAGACGTTGACAAAATAGAAGCAAAGATTACAAGTCATACTCGTGCTATACTGTACGTCAGCCTTTATGGTCAGACACCTGATGTAGATAGACTACGTGAGATTGCAGACCGATATAACTTATATCTGATTGAAGATGCCGCCCACAGTATTGGCAGTAGTTATAAGGGCAAGCCTGTTGGCTCACTTGCTGACTTAACTTGTTTTAGTTTTAACCCTGTTAAGAACTTGGGTGCCGCAGGTGATGCAGGCTGTATTACAGGCAGAGCTGACTTAATTAAACGAGCACGTATGTATAGAGACCATGGTCGCCAAAACAAATGGGATTATGAACTACAAGGTATCAATGCTAGGATAGACAATTTCCAAGCTCTTGTAGTATTGGCTAAGTTAAAATATTTAGACTCTTGGTTAACTAAAAAACGTGAAATATGCAACAGATACACCCAAGAACTTAAGGATTATTGCCCTACACCTACTGAATTTGCAGACAGTTACCACACATACTATGTTTATGTAATACAAGTACCTGAAAGAGATGCATTTGTCAAATACATGCAGGACAACGGTGTTAGTGTTAACGTACACTACCGTGGACCACTGCATAAGCAACCAGTATTTTTATCATACGATGTTTGTCCAAACACAGATAGAATTGTGGAAAGTATTGTAAGTTTGCCTTGCTATCACACTCTAACAATAGAACAACAAGACACAATTACAGGATTAACAAAAGCATGGTTAAAGTCGCACTAGTAGGAGCAGGCTACTGGGGTAGCAAAATACAGGCTAGCCTAAGTAACAACAAGTCTGTTACAGACACAGTAATTATAGATATTCGGAATGGCGACTCACTGGATGACATTCCCATTGAGTACAAGTGTGCTATTGTGGCAACTCCACTTTGGGATCATTTTGATACAGCACGAGAATTATTACAACGTGGCTTTGATTGCTACATTGAAAAGCCACTTGCAGAAACTAAAGAACATTGTGAACAATTGCGTGACATGTTGGATGATCAGATTCTAATGGTAGGACATATCTTTTTATACCATCCAGGATTAGACATTGTCAAACAAAATCTAAATCAGATAGGCAAAGTAAAACACATCACTAGCCAACGTTTAAACTGGGGTATATACCAAACTAAGACAACACCATTGCTAAGTTTGCTACCACACGATGTCAGTATTGTGCAAGACATATTAGGCATTGATCACAAACTGCTGAATGTCGTACATAACAGTTTTAACAATGACCAACAGCCAGACTATGTAAGTTTTAATTTGCAGTTTGGGGACGTCACATGCAACGTTACAGGCAGTTGGTATTGGCCAGAGCGTGTGCGTAAGTTAACAGTTATCGGAACTCAGGGACATATTGTCTGGGACGACGTCATAAACATGGTCAGTATCTATCAGGGCACTGTGGAAGATAAAAAACTTACTGAGTTAACAGTGTTAGATTGTTTAACACCTGACATGTCTGTGACACCATTAGAAAGAGAAATCGATCACTTTATAGATTGTGTTGTTACTAGAAACACACCACGTAGCGATGTTAACAATGCTATAGAGGTTGCCAGTTTGCTTGACGAAGTTGCAACTTACCTAGGCTAGGATCATCCACACTATCATACAAACCTGCAAAGTGTTCACGCAACCAGGTCCACAAAAAGGCTTGTTGTAATGCATCACTGTCGTCTGCATTAGCACGATAAAATTCTACACCGTCTCTCGCACCACGTGTGCACCACTCTGCATAATCACCGTTAGCACTTTTAGTCCAGGTACGTAGTCTATATTCAGTTTCTACATCTTGCGTTTGTGAATTAAACTGTGCAAGTTTTGCGCCTTCTCTAAATGCAGTACGCCAAGTTTGGTATGGGTTTGTGTTGAATCTAGCAACCGCACTAACCAGTGGAACAACCTCATGTCGAAAACTCAGTGTGTAGTCTACGCCAAACTGTTTTGCAGATTTTACCATATCGCAATTATACATAACAATACCCATGTGACCATAGCATAGTCCGTTCATGGGATTTTCAGCGTGGAAGATATAGTGCTTGGGTTGTTGTAAGTAATCCGGAACAACATCAAATTTAAAGTCTGGGTGTAGTTCTGTTTTAGCAAACACCATATAACACCAGGGAGTTCTACTGATCTCAGCCGCCTGTCGCAGAGCATTTTCCATACCATCAACACCGTGCAGTCTCTGACTAGATGGGAACCGTCCATGTAGTTTGTTCCAGTTTTCATCAGCATTCGTTTCGTCATAACTTATAAACACAATATCCTGTTTAGATTCCGATAGTGTCTTGTGCTTAGTTATATAAGGGTAGTCGTATACTTGCTCACTGACGTGTTGTCGCACTTCTCTAGGGACCTGAGCAACCGAGTTACTCTGTGTAAACGTATGCACGTCACGGTCTTTGACGGCCCAGAGCTTGGGTGTGTGGGATATAGAGCACTCATATGGTGCAAATAGTACGTAGGGATCCGTAAATTGGTTATGATTTACAGCATCTACTAGTGTATCCTGGTTGTATACAACTGTAGGCATACTCTCTCTGGGCACGACAACGTCTTCAACATAGTGTACAGTGTCATACCAGTCTAGTAGTTTAATCCTGTCAGATTGTTCTCTGAAAGACTCTACATTTACCAGGAAGGTATCACCAAACGTTTGCTCATTACTGGCAAATGCATGCAACATTGTGCTTTGCCAGGTCTCTGGATGCCAGTTAAAATCAAAATTACTGTAGTCACATAGTGTAGTTACTACCCAGATATATTCTGTAGTAGCCGTGGCACAAATTCGCTTGATTATGTCTAAGTAAGACCCTACAAATCGTGTTTTTTTAACCACCAAACCTCTGTTTTTTAGTGTGTCTAACTTTGCTGTAGTGCTATCAGTCATAAAGTCTATTAGATATACTTCAGTGTCTGCTCTACGTTTAACCTTGCGAGTCATACTAGTATACTTCTTGACTGTGGCACCAGGCACTGTGTACAACAAGCCACTGGTCTTCTGATGCTCAGTAGCAAACTCATATATAAATGCTGATTGCGTGGGATCTGGGTGCCAGCTAAAGTCTACATCCTCAATGTCTTTAGGCACAGTCCAGTTTGTCTTATCTGATAGTGCTGTTACAACAACGTCGCTTGTAAACTTATTAGGACCCGTACCATAAGTTACTCCACTTGCCCGTTGATGCTGGCTGGGAAAGTGGTATGTAAATTCGGTTTCTAATGGATCTGGGTGCCATGTTGTGGCAACCGTTTCAAGGTCTATGTTTTTAGGAAATGTAAACAAGTGCGGATGCTGTAAACGTTCGCACTGTTGATCGACGTTGTAGAAATGATCAGCGTTGACATTGCCTTTCTTTACAAGAAAAGTATACCCGTGTTTTTGCCATTGATCACCAAAAACATGTGTAAAGTTTTGCTCCCAGTTATTAGGACGATAATAGAAGTTAAATTTACGGTAATTGTTACCACCATAAATATACCAGTAGCATGATGTTTTACTTAACTGATCGGCAACCTCCAATGACTCCGCAAATTTCTCGTGCGGAAACAAACCGGGCTTAGGTCCAAAATAGAATATATCGTACATGTATAACCTTAATAATCACTATGATAGCATATGGCAACTAACATTGCAACGTTTTAATAACCCACGAATTAATTACTTTATGCCTTTTGGTGCAACTGGGATAGAAGATATTGAGCAACGGTTTGTGAGCATAGGTGGAGTTGATTGTAGTATCTTTGCGTATGACCAAGAGCCTTTACTAAAGTTATTTAATCCCAGCGTATTCTTTAAAATACAAAGTGACAGTCACGCAGACGGGCTAAAGTGGACTATACTACTGAACACAGAATTACATAGTGATCCCAAAGACGATATTCTAAAAAGATTTAGAATGATAGACTGTTATTATTTCCACCACGCTCTTGCGGCGGCAGACTGGTACCGAGGAGGCAATTACTGGCATGAGATTAAACCGGTGGCTAGTAGAGTTATTAAAAATAAATTTATTACATTTAACAGACTAACCAGTAATGACAGGGTGTATAGATCTCTGTTAATTAACGAGTTATATAAACATGACATTCTCAGAGAAGGATTAGTAAGTTACAGTAAGCAATGCCCAATGGGAGGAGACTATAAAGTAGAAATAATGCATAGCAAACATATCCCAGACGGTTTAAAACTAGAGGCACTGTTTAATATAGGAAAAATAAAAGACGAGTTAAGGATAGATATACAGGGAGAAATTCCTAATCAAAGTTTTAATATTAGTTGTATTCCAGAATGCATGGAAACATTTTTATATGTTGTTACTGAAACTTGTTACTGGGGTCGTAAAAAACACCTAACTGAAAAAATATTTAAACCTATAGTCACAATGAACCCGTTCCTACTAGTCGGACCTGCTCATAACCTTGCATACCTTAAGAGTTATGGGTTTAAGAGTTTTGATAAGTGGATAGATGAATCTTATGATTTAATAGAAGACGATATTAAGCGTATGGAAGCTATAGGCAACGAACTAAAGCGTATAGCAAGTCTGGATTTTTACCAACTTAAACTAATCTACTATGATATGCAGGCAGTCTTAGAGCATAACAGAGACTGGTTCTACAGTCAGGACTTTATTAAGTCAGTACACACCGAACTTATAGATAATTTTACTCAGGCATGTGACGAACTTCAACATCGCACTGCTTTAAAAAATCAACACCCTTAGTGTCTCGATATTCCGTTGCATAGTATACTTCTTTTATACCAGCCTGGTATATACCTTTTGCACAATCTAAACAAGGACTGTGCGTGATAAACATTGTGGCACCTTCACCGCCTCCGTTAGATTTTGCTAACTTCAATAGCGAGTTCATTTCAGCATGAAGTACTTCGGGTTTACTTTTTAACTTAGAATATTTGCCATAAGCAAATGTCCAACCTGATTCTGTTAATGCAGTATAATCGTGCCATGGATTGTCTTCCATTTCCTCAATGGTGTTTTCGCAATTGTTATCCCAACCGCTCGGCATTCCATTGTAGCCACATCCTATTATCATGTTGTCTTTTACGACAATAGCGCCTACTTGTAGTCTACGTGCTGTACTACACTCCGCAAATGCATGCGCAGTTTTCATATAGGCTTTTGTATGTTTTTCTTTCATTATAAGTGTTCTTTGTCTATGTAGTTGTGCCAAAATATTAAACTGTACCTAACACTGTTAGGTACAACATCAAACTCTCTGCTGTGCATGGTTTTTTGACAGTCTTGCATTACCCAACCGTAGTTGTTTCTATAAGGCAAGGTAAACAACAACTCTTTATTGTTGTTCAACATACTTGTACCATTTGTTTTATGCAACTCTCTAGTTAGGAATATTTGCCCTTGTGCTTGGCCGGCGTTTTCTTGGTGTGCAAGCAATGGACCAAACCCGGGGTAGTCAGCCCAAAGATTGCACTGCACGAATTCCATTTTTAGAGGACCTTTTCCCTGTTCTTGTAGGTAAACTTGCATGGGCTGTAAGAACCGCGGATCACGTAGTATTGACTCTAGTTTTTTAAAAGTGTCAGTGTTGCCTTTGTGTATTTTACGAAGATCAGTCCACTCAGCATACTGCCAATCTTGGGCATGTGTTTCTGAAGTTTCGCACATGGTCAACAACTCTTCTATTAGATCATCTGGGAAAAAGTTATCCACCAACAGTACCTGCAACTTGTCAGGATACATAAATGTGTTAACTATCAAAGTTTACCTTCAGATCTGAGTCTAGCTCTAATTTCTGTTGCACTTATATTGTGTATTTCTTCACCAAGATCATGTTCTGTAAATGTGTACCCGACGCCACGCCCGTAACTGATATCAACTATGTTGGGCACTTGCATTATAATGTATTCCTCACCATATGTAAAGCCTTCTTCAAACAGTCCTTGAGTGATCTTGTTTTTTACGATATTGAAGTTAAATGGATTATCATCCTGTACAGTTGAGGTACGGTTAGCACCGGCATCCTTGCCAACAATACCACCCACGTCTCTAATCATAATACATACTTGTCCTGTTTCTAACAGTGCTTTTTTAAACAATGCCGTGTGTCCTGGGTGCCATGGCTGCCACCTCCCAAGTAGCATAGTGGTTGGCTTCTGATTATCAAACTTCATTATTCTTTCACTCCATATTTTATATGCGTGTACCAAACACGCTCGTGTGCATAGTACAACACAAATTTAATTACCAAATCTGCCGCAAATACCAGACCCACTGCTTTAGCTGGTAAGCCAAACCACCATGCTATAATAACAGTAACCGTGCTGGCAATTATTCGCCATGTAACTGCTTTTGCTAAATGTCGTCTTGCTGAAACCATGTTATGTCATCCTTTGTAGTACTGCCCACATAATTGCACCAGTAATCACTGCGCTTGTTAACAGTGCTGTATAAAATCCAAAACTGTATAACCAAACAAACATAGGAAAAAACATAAGACTCAGCGCAACAAAAAACACAGTCTCGTAACTAAAGGTACGAAATGTTTCAAAAGGCACACCTGCGTGGTGCATCAATACCAATGTAATAACACTTACAAAAGGAATGCCCATAATAAACGCTCCCAGTGTGGGAGTTCGTTGTGCAATAGTGCTGACTATGCCTATTAGCAAGCCACCTATTAGACTTTTAATTACAATATCAATCAGCATTTCTTTCCATGTACTTTTGTATTATCTCTGTAAAAAAGGCCACAAGTACTTGCTTACGATTTCTAACAATTCTTTGTGTGTGTCATCAAACCATTCCGCAACATGATAATCATATTCGTCTTGTTCTAAAGGCTCAAACATTTTGTTTGTATCTTCAAATCTACCTTCTTTAATTGTGTCCATCCAGATGGTGTAGTCTGCACCAAAGCCTGCTCTTGCTTGTTTTGTGGGTGCAATAAAGTCTGCTATACAGATCTTACCTGCCTTGACAATGCCGTCTGCCAGATACTTCATGCGTAGTGCTTGTCGCATACGCCCTTCTGGTGAAAAATCCCAGTCGTCGTATTCTTTTCTAACAGCGTCAGCGTTGATATGTACTGCACTAATTAGTTTAGCAAATGGTTCTGCTAGTGTAGTTTTACCACTACCGGGTAATCCGCAAATTAAAATTTTCATTGAGATGTTTCTCCATTCGTTTTGCTATTGCCTGATGTCCTGCTTCTAATGGGTGACCACCAGGACCTTTGTCACAATTGTAAGTCATTTGTGTCAGTGGCTCCAGGAATGTTTCTGTGTCTAAGACGCCGCCGACGGCGTAAAACATGCTACGTTTTTCTAGAATGGTATTCATTGAAGTCATAACGTAAGGTTGTTCCATTCTTTTAAAATGATTCTGTAGTGCGATTATCTGAGTTATAGTTCGTTGCCACGCATAGTTATCATCATAAAATTCTTTGTAGTACTTATCTAGCCACTTCTTGTCGACCTTGTTTAAGCGTTGTGTGCTGGGATTAACCCCTTGAATATCGGCACCACATATACTTAAATCTACCCTACCACGTTCTGTCCATTGTACTATAATTACATCATACCGTTCCCAGACAGTTCGCTCGACGGCTGTTGTAAATATCCAGTCATTACTTGCACCAGACTTTCCTAAGTTAAGAACGTCTACGCCATAAAAACTATCTGCTAGTAAATTGGGCCAGGCGTTTCTGGTATCTGATAATTCTTCCCCGTAGGTAAAACTATCACCTATACATAGAATCATTTGTAGATAAAAGGATCCCTCTTACGAAGTTCTTTAAGTTTTTTACGATATGCTATTTCTAATTTAATCCTGTTTACTATATTGCGTAACCATGTCATTGAATGTGTCCTTTATAAGTTCTGCGGCAGCCGTGTGTGCTGATTCTCTTGGGTGTGTTGTATACATAGGGTATTTATTTTCCACAGCCCATTGGTAAAAACCTCTGGGAGCAACTGTTTCTCCCTGATGTGTGCCTTTGGGAAACCAAAAAAACTTCTCCCAGTCTATACTGTTATAAACTGCGGCAATACTGGGGTCTCTACCTTGTATATTATGATTATCCATAATACAGTTATCAGCGGCAGTAAACATATAAGGTATTGACATTTGTTTGAGGTACATTTGTAGGTATAGTATCTCTTTAAGAGTAGTGTATGTTTTCCAATACATGTCAGCACCTACATGTTTAAAGTACGACTTAGCAAAGTCTGAAACTCCTGTGAGTCTCGCCCTCTCATTATGCTTGTTCTGCAATGTCTTTTGTTTGTGATCAACTTCAAAAAAGTAAACGCTGGGGTCAAAATCATCATCTTCAGCAACCCAAGGACTAATGTTATACCAGTGACCACTGCGTTGACCAGTGTCGTAGTTAAATTTAAATTCGTACCTAGCAGGAAAAGTCCACTGTACTATTACACCACATCTACCTATCTGAGATATTTCATTAATGACATTACGAGCAATACCTTGGTTACTCCAGCCGGGGCCAGCAACTAATCTATAGTCATGGTCTTGACTTAACAGTGCGGGCCATGTAGATGCACTACCGGTTTTAACGTCCCAGTCTTGTAATTCGACTCCGTGTATAAAACTACAACCGCCTGCTACTATAATCATATCCGGGTTTCATCATTTCAATTTGATTGTGTTTGTAATTGTGGTCTGACCAACAGTAATCGAACTCTCCCACAACATTATCTATTTCTATTCTGTATATGTCCAAGTGCTTACTCAGGTGTTGCCACACTGTTTGTGGATGTGCTGTTCCAAATGCTGAACGTAAGTCTATCTCACCTAACTCCAGATAACCTAAACTCAATGAACTGTCTTCAGTATTCATGTTGTTGTCACCAAGCCACTTGTCAAACTCTGTCATTTGTTTATTATGCCAATCAAAGTCTCCTCCTTTGACAATGTCTACACCCCACTCTACATCGAACTCACCTGACCAGTACTGCAAATGTGTTATGGCGTCACACACTGTGTCTGTAAGTTTAGGTGCATGTTCGTCTCTAAACACTTCCATAAGTGTTTTACCAATCTGTGTCCAGTGCATGTAGACTCCACCAAATTTCCTATCGTATCCGTTAGTTAAAAAGCCTTTGCGATGTTCGTCTTGTAACTGGAATCTATTTGCGTGTAAGAACGTTGTTATCTGACTAGGACGCACAAACTGTGGTGTTGTTGCTAGTTTACGTTGACTTAGTACTAGACTTTCTAGTTCATGACAGATATTGTTTAACTGTCTGATTGCATACTTTGTGTCGTAGTCTGCTAGTATGTAATACTCACTTAAGTGTTCTACTGTGCCTTGTAAGACTTCAAAATGATTGTGTAACTTGTTCATTACTTCATGCTTAATACCTAATCCCAAGTTAGCATCATTATATCCTACAGGATACTCGTCTCCAAATCGTATTACGTCAGGTGTAAAGTAATCTTCAATTACATAACTATCTAAGCCCATGTGTTGCCACGTGCGACTGGCATTAAACATGTTGATCTGAAACACTACTTGATTTAGTTCGTTACACAGATAGGTTAAGTTGCGTGGACTATGTGGGAACCCCATAAAGCAAAAGTTTTTTTCTAATAACTTTTTGTTACGCAACTCATGCGTCAGTGCTGATCGCCAGTCTCTTGCAAGTCTAGAATCGTTTAAGATAATGTCATAGTCTAGTGTCTGAGTCTTCTGAAACGGATTACGCAGTACTACTTTAACTTTCGATTGATTGCCACCACTCATATACGTCTGGTCTCGCTTTTAGAATTTCGTCTATTGTTATTGAATCGTTACGTATTTCTTCTAATTGTAACATACGATGCTTGCCTTTTGCAAGACCTTGTTGGTATTCTTCTGGCCACTGCTCTGCAAACGTTGGTCTTGTTTTTAGTTGAGTTAAGACATCACGTAATGCTCCGCTGGTTTTTGGCACTATTTCATCAACCCAATCATCTAGTAGTTTTCTTGGCAGGGCAAGCGGGCTCATTATAATGTCAGGTGAAAAACTAAAGATAACTTTAGCCAATATGCCTACCCCGTTCTCTTGTGCGAACTTCACAATGTTTTCAACTTCAAACATGCCCAGTAACGTGAGAGTAAAGTCTACACGTAGTTGTCTACTATGTTGTGTTATCTGTTTTACTTGCCTAAAGTTTTCCTGCCATTCAGCCCAATTTAAACCTGTACGTATATATTCACCTATTTTGCCTGTGCCATCTATACTAGCACATATCTGCCAGTCACGCAACTCACTCAATATGTCGCATAAGTTAGCGCCTTTGTATTTTATTCTACTTAGGTTTGTATTATAACGTGCGTATACCTTGGCGCCGTCGCCTTGTTCTACAATCTGCTTCATGTACCGCCAGTGTTGCTCGTACATTAAAGGCTCACCACCCACCCAGTATATTTCTTCTACTCTACTTTCGTCTACTGCTTTGGCAAACTCACGTTCTATCTGGTCGTCTTGGTATTTAGATATCTGTTCACGTATGTCTGGCTTCATCCAGTTGTTTTTAGGATTGGACCAATCTATCTGATCATGTTTCTTTTGTTCTGATTCCCAGCTAGAACTTAACATGTCGCCACAAGTACGACACTTAAAGTTACATAAGTTGCTAAACCTATAATCAAAACTAACAGGCTTTAATGCTGTAGAGCCATCATAACCGGTCATCCAGGCTACATTCTGAAACTTATCTTTAAACAAATTCCAAAAGTAGTCCTTGTATACGTCTGTGTTTAGTAACTTGTTATTGCATACGTCACACTCGGGAAGAGTTTCGCCATTCATCATGCGTCTGCGTACACTACGCATATGCTCGCCATTCCACCAGTCATCTAATGATTGTGGATTGTACTTGCCTGTGCCAGACTTAGTGTCTATATACTGTGTAAAGTTTTGCGCTGGCTCTCTACTGGCACAGCACATACGTCTTTCTGTCTGTGGACTTAGATATGTGTGTACCCAAGGCGCCATACAAAAACTTGGACTAGGTGAGGCTAGATATTTTAATGGAAACACTTTAATCATAATCGTATTTACACAATCAAGTAAGGGAACAAACTTCTCCAGTCAGTCGCTCGACGTCTGTCAAGTTCGTCTAGATAAATGTGTAAATTTTCTATCTGTTCAGAATCGTGTTGGCTAACTGTCTTTAATTGTTTTTCTAACCCCCGTAGTCTAACAAAAACCTCACGTTGTTCTATTGTGCCTTGCTTTAGTGTATCGTATATACGCTTAAAGTCTTGTTGCCACATACTGTAAGAAAAAATCTTGGGGTGTAGGTATTGTTCTGGCCCAATGTAAAATTCAAAATAGTGTCCGATGTGTTTGTTGTCGTTATAGCGATTAACAACTTCGATCAGTTCGGGCATGGTTTTAATGGTCATGTTTGTTATTGTCTGATTAATGTTTAAGTTAAGCCAATCAGACTGTTGACTTGCCCATGCTAATCGCTGTTCAAATAGTTCTAAGTCCAGGCCACGCCTGACAAATTGTGCTGGCTCTCCCCAACAGTCTATGCTTGCTGTTAGGTCAAACCCTTTAATCGGTAGATGTTTTATTCTCTCGATGTAATTAATCCAGTGTTTTTCTGGCGCATTCATGTTACTGAAAATACCCAATCGTAGTTCACTGTTAGGCTTGCGCTCCAGTATATCTAAAATGTCAGTCATCAGTCGATGTTGTATAAACGTCTCTCCACCTAATAGATGTAGTCTGCGTAAGTGTTGAACATTATCTGTTAACCAATCTAAAAATTTAGCATATAACGCTGTGTTATCCTGCTTGTTTGGTAGTGTATTTTTTAACCAAACACCCTTTTGTTTAAACTCACCGTATCTATTATTCTCTTGTTCTATCTGACTGCTTAGGTTACTGTTGCAGTATATGCAACTAAAGTTACAGGTGTTATCTGCAAATATTTCCTGTATACGTTGTGTTATATACAAACTCCTGGTGTCAGTATCTAGTTCCAACGGTGTTAATCCTGGTATTAGGTTATTGTGATGTCTATCGCTGTGTCCACCTGCCGCTTCTATATCTCTACAATATTCACACCCATTACCAGGCCATTTGCCTTCAAGCATCTGCTCACGTGCCAGAATTTTATTTGGTCCGTTGTGTAAGTTAAAATCATCTACACTTATATTGTCCCAGCTTGCACGGTGGCAACTGCTTGTCCTCGCTTCATTAAGCCATAGTGTGTTCCAGGTCCACTTGCTCTGACATGAGGTTGCTGTCTTAATAGGAAAGTATTTGCCCTGCTTGGAAAACTGCCGTACAAAGTCTGTAATCTCTTGGTCTATGCTATCTATGCCGGTGGTTGCTCCAGCAACAAAGTCGACCCATTGGGGCCAGTTTTCGCCTTGGTGTTCTAGGTAGTCTGCTTGATCTATATTAGATCTCATAACCCATGGCCCGTGCTATCTCTGGATGGGTATCTGTAAATTTCTCTTTACGCCACTTGTCTGCTAGATACATACGTTCATCAAACATAGGTAACTTATCGCCTGAGCCGTTTTCAATAAAACGTATTACGTTATCTACTTCAGTCTGATACTCTGGCTTCCAGTCTATGCTTTGTAATTTTACTTTAACCAGTGCTTGTGCGGCAGGTGTCATGTTCTTAATACACATCTCTGCAGGATCATGTAACATGTTAAAGTAGACAGTACCAAAGCCCTGCTTGTCTGCCCAGTCTAAAAGTTCGTTTATGTAGTAGACGTTTTGTATATTAATAGTAAAACAGAGTTGTGTAGTAATGTTTGTTACTTCTTTCTGCACTCCATGCACACGTTTAATAATCTCTTCTGCACGATTCCACTTAGCGCCGTAACGTTCGTATTCAAAACGCTTGCCAACATTGTCTATACTAAATGCAATATCTACTCTACCAAACTCTCGCCATATGTCTACAAACTCCTCGTCCCAGGTTGTGGCGTTTGTATTGTAATGTATATCTATATGCTTGCTGTCGCCTGTTCGAATAGCAGTTTTAAGTAAGTTAAAATGTTCTTTAATTAAGAAAGGTTCGCCGCCAGTAAATTCAAAGTACTTGATATTAGGCAACAGTGTTTCTAAGTTCTGCCAAAAGACCGGTGACTTACGAGGCCACTGACCTTCCCGTAGCATTGTGCGTGCTAGGTGATTTTTATTGTCGTGATCTTCTGTAACGTAGTCTATTTCTTCCTGGGCCCATTTGCTTGACGACCATGAGCCACATATACGACACTTTAAGTTACAGATGTTACCCAGTTTTAAATCTATAAACCACAGTTGGTCGGGGTTGTCATTCTCCCAGTCAATTTGCTTATACAAGTCTCGAAGTCTAACCTCACTGTTAATACGTTTACTGTCTCTGCCAGCATCTTCTTCTGCCCAACAGCGTTTGCAAGTTGCAGGCTTCTCTCCACGTCTAAACTGTTGCCGTAAGTCTTGCATGTACTCACTTGCATAAATCTCTTCCAGTGTGTGTTCAGACATTTTGTACTTTGTGCCATCTGGTTTGATTATCTCATCATCTGCAAGACAACATGGTCGAGCAGTACCGACTGGTGATGTTTCAATGCTTATCCAGGGCAAGCCACAAATTGTGTTAGGCAGAGACATTTAGGTCCTTGAACTCAGGGAATGTTTCCCAGAAGTTTTCATTACGTATGCCATCTAGTTTTGCTATTTGTTTCTCAAACTCAGGCCATTGTTTGTAATTGTCCTGTGCATTTATTAAACTTAAAATACTCTTGTAACCGTTAGTAGCACGACGTAATCTATCCTTAGGGTCTAACCATTCTATGTGTTTTTCATAGGCAGGCGTAATTACTCGGTCCTTAAACTCTTGTGGGAATATGTCTGGTCTGTACCAATCAGGTGACTGACATATGTTAATGTTCCAGTCCTTTGCTGTAATTAGTCCTAGGTTTGTCCATTCTTTGTGAAAATCTAGTACATGTAAAACATTCATGGCACTAATAGTTGAACTCACATAAAAATCTACGTGAGGTACTTTAGCCATCATCTGAAATCTATTTTGAATAGCCTGTTCCCAGTCAGTTCCTTTACGTATAAGTTCTGCTTGTGGCCCCATTGCATCTAAACTGGCACCTACACTTACATTTTTAAAATGTTTCCAGTAGTCATATACGTGCTTGTCTTTAAAACGCATTTCACTAAAGTTAGTGTTGTACTGAATACGCACATCTGTTTTACCATGCTCTATTAGTTTCTCTAATAGGTAGTAGTGTTCCTTCATTATTAGCGGTTCACCACCTGCAAAGTATACCTGCTCTAAATGTGGAATATGTGGTTCCATTTGTTCTAGCATGGAAGACTCATCACCAGCAGTGTACTCTACACGTGCCATATCTCTGCCTAATACGTCTGGCTTTTTACCATATAACTTTACATGGTCATTATACCAGTTACTGCTAAAGATAGGACCACAACTTCTACAGCTAAAGTTACACAGGTTACTGAACCTGACATCCCAATAGCGTATCTTAAATTCTTCGTGATGTCCATCTGACGCAGTTTGTTTTATTTCATGTACATTGTGTCCGTAGGTTTTATTAGCATCGTTGCGCATACTGAATGCTCCGTGTTGTTCACGTTCGTAACAATTTTTGCATTCTTTACAGGGTTTGTCATCTAACATGTTACGGCGCATCTGCTTGTATGGATCTTGATTCCATACTTCTGCCATTGTGTTCTTACGTAGATCACCAACTGGGCTCCAGTAATCACTTAAACAGCACGGATAAGCTCTACCATCCGGAAAAGCATGCATGTGTACCCATGGCAACATGCAGAAGTTTTTACTTTCAGTTAGTTTGTATTTTTGATCATCGTCTAGCTGGTCCCATTTTATGTGTGTTGGTTTGAGCGAATTATAATCGTAACCAATGTTAATTTTAGCAGATTGCTTCCCGAACTCCACAAGTTTAAGTTTTATCGCCGGGTCGGTTATTTTATCTGCAACATAATCCTCATACGATGGCCAGTCTGATCCGGCAAACTGGTCATATGCTTCTTTGTGTAGTTTGTTCATAATGTGTTGTACCAATCTGCTAGTTCTGGAAAAGTTGCTGTCAAGTTCTTTCCTCTACGTTTGTCGTACTGCTCGTGAAACTTTTTAAAGTCGTTGTGTAGTTTGGGCATGTCGAATGTGTCTGAATGTGGTGTCTCCACTACATCCAAGTAATCAATTAATCTTATGATGTGGTTAATCTCATGTTCGTGTAACAACTGCCCAATTGGTCTTGCCATCTGATAATCCAACCATGTGCGTAAACGTTCTTTGTGCTTAATTCTAATTTCTTTAGGGAACACTAACGGACTTTGGAAACTAGGGAAGCGTAAGATATTAAGCGTAAAACTTACAGCATGTTTACCGTGTTTTGACTTCCATCCAACTAATAAATCTAAAAAGTCAGTTAGACTTTCCAAACACAATGCATTAATTGTACACATTACATGTAACCCACGTAATTTATTTCTATGTACTTGTAGTATTTTGTTTATGTTATCACACCATAGTTCCCATTCCAGCCCATCACGTATATACTCTGCATGACCGTTAACACTTTCATTGCTGGTGTACACATCAATTGGTTGGTCTACACTGTCAAACAACCTACCTACATCTATATCCTTACCTAAGTTACTGTTAATAGCCAGACGTGTTTTGCTTTTACCTTTGTTTTCTTTAAACCAATCAATAAGTTTCCAAGTGTAGCCACTCATCAAAGGTTCGCCACCTGTAATGCGTAGTTCGTCTAGTGTTCGGTGTAGGTCTGATTCCCACCACTTGAAGAACGCCTCAACATAAGGATTTTCCTCGCCGAATTTATACAACTGCGCACTGTCATGAGCATGGGTAAAATGATTGCGCCCATCAGAAACGAGCCCAGTATAACTTCCGTTTGATTTAATGTCCTTAACCCATGTACTACTAAAAGCAGGGTTGCAATAACTGCAAGCAAATTGACAAGTCCTATCGAAACTGATTTCCAAAGTTCGTAAGTCCACGTCTCTTGTTGCATCTGATTGATATGCATCGTCTAATTCCTTTATAGTGTATATTTTACTTTTATAGACACGGTCAGAAATATTATCACGGTTGATATCTTCAATCTTCCAGCAGTACTCACAACCTGGCGGACGTTCTCCTGCCTGCATCTGCGCTCTGTCTTTTTTCTTTTCAGGCGTGTTGTGTATTGCTTTGGGATTACGCTTAACTTCTTCAATATCAACTTTGTGTGCTGGTGGGTGATGACAACTGGTACTCATGCCACTGCCTAACCATATGGTGGCGTTATACCATTTCGCTCCACAAAAGCTCGCTGACTTTGTGTCTAACATTTGTTTCTTAAATTCTAAATCATTCAATTACCATACTCCATTGTCATTGAGTATTTTTCCATACTCAGGAAATATTGTAACATAATCTTCATTTCTATACAAGTCTTTTTCTTTTGTCCAAAACTTAAACTCGTCCCAGGGTGTGTTGACATTTAACTCTGATTCATCAAATAACTTTGGTTTTGTTTCAAGTAGTTTTACTATAGACGTTACATTATTTTTTCCTATAAGTTCTACATGAGACTCTAAATGTTCACGCACAATAGGTTTAATTTTGTCTGGTATTACATTTACGCAATAATAACTGGGCCACTGTACAAGTATTACAAACGGTGTGATCTCAATATTGTGAAACATCTTAAACTTTACAAACTGTTCATATACTTCATGAAAGTCCCATACATTAATAGCACTTACACATATGACAGGGACGATACTTACACTATAGTTTGACTGTTCTTCTAGTTTGATAAAATCACATAGGTTATTATATACTATTTTCCAATCTGCTGGGTGTCTCACGTAGGTTATCTTTTTGCCCACTGCGTCCAGACTGATGTTAACAGTTACATTTTTAAAACCAAGTAAAATGTTACGCCAGGCTTCTGTCAACTTATGTGTGCAGTTTGTGCTTATCTTTAGGTCTATGTCTTTGGCTTTTCCTGAATCAACAATGCGAGTAAGCAGTTTAGGAACCATGTTATCCAACAGTGGCTCCCCACCATACAGTTCTATTTTTTCTAAGTTATCAACATAGTTATATAGGTCATCCAACTGCTCATCTGTAAAATGTTTTTTAAACTTTTCTCTGGTGTATATTGTATTAGACAACCCATGTTTTTCTTCATAGTGTTTGCCTTCTATGTGGTACAAGTAACTGTCGTAACTTTGACATGTTCTGCAACGCAGGTTACATATATTACTTACTTTAATGTTTAAGTTTTTAGGTCCTTTAGTGTAATCTGTGTTAACAAAATCAAACAAGGATAATCTACTTAGTTGATTTACTCTTTCACTTCTATGTCCTAATTTTTCTTCCGACCAACATCTCTGACACATGTCTAATTGTTCGCCGTTACTGGATCGCTGTCTAGCATCTTCAAGTTCAGGGCTTGCCCAAATCTCCTTAAAAGTTTTATTAGGAAATTTGTATGCCCCGCCCCCCAGCGCAGTACATGGGCTATATGATCCTGCAGGATCTACAGTAGCATCTACATAGAATGCTGGGCAGGTGTTTTCATTAAACTTGTGCATGGTACCTACATTCTGACCACCAGGATTCCATTTCCGGGAAAGTTTCTAAAAAGTTTGTATTTCTACGTTTATCGTGTTCATTGAAAAATAAAAAGAAGTTTCTCTTTTGTTGTTTAATGTACTCTCCATCCAGTTGTTGGCCTTCTCGCATCCAAGCAATGGTTCTTCGCATACGTTGTACCTCAAAGTCTTTAAAACCTGTACTGTATTCTATATTCTCTTCCATCCAGTCAGCAACTTCGTCTAGACGTTGTGCATAACTTTCTGGTAGTATTTGTAAACTCTGCCAAGCAGGTTGTCTAAGTAAAGGAGTATCAAACCAAATTTTATTGTACTCTTTATTGTGTTGACGTCGCAATTCTAATATCCAGCCTAGCAATTTTTGTAATCTGATAACACTTAAATTATTCATTGTAATAATAAATGTTAGACTGTTCTTGTATTTAACTTCACGTAGGTAATGCTCTACGTATCCTGTCAAGCGTTGCATTTTTAAACCATCACGTATGTACTCTGCTTGTACACCCATGCTGTCTACACTAACATACTGCATAAAGTGTTCTAAGTAGTTGCTCGAACACATCTTCTTAACGTATTCTATGTACTTGATAAACAAACCATTCTCAACACTGAAGTTACTGGTAACATTTAAATGTAAATCAGGCTTAGGCAATGCTAACACGTACTCAAACACACGGTATGTGTTACGATCCATTAGTGGCTCACCACCAGTCATTCTAAAGTGTTCTAGTTTGGGGTATAGTTCTGGCCACCATTTCCAAAATGCGTCAACATATGGATTTTCTTCTCTATTAGGAACAGGTCGCCTGTCTCCCATAAAGTGTTCTGGTGCATTGTGTGGTTGTATTGTTGGGTAAGCACCTTTGTCTTGTACTTCTTTTGCCCAACTTGAACTAAACTGTGGGCTACAATAACTGCACCTAAGGTTACATGCGTTGTTAAAATTGACTTCCACATAACTAGGTATAACATCTTCTTGCCAGTCTATTGTGGCAGGATCCATTTGTGCCCAGGGCTCACCTGAACGATAATGTCTATCACTCAAGTTACCTGCATCTTCTATTGCCCAACAGTAACTACACTCTTCAGGACGCTTGCCCTCTATCATTAACTTACGTTGTTGTTTTTTATGCTCTGTGTTATGTAGTGCGCTGGGATTCTTTTGTATTGCCGCTAAAGGTATTTTGTGCAACGGTGGATGATAGCAACTGTTGTTAAGTCCTGTGGGCAGGTGCAAACTTACTTGTTTCCATTTTGCATAGCAAAGACTAGGACCCAACTGGTCCTTCATGGCCTCTGCCGCTGACATAAATTCGCTTTGATCGCCTTTTGTCATACTACTCTTCTCTTTGATCCGTTACGTCTAACATCAAGTGTTAAACAATGTATACCGGCTTCCCAAAACATGCCGTGTCTTACGGGAACATGGTGTACTGTTATGCCATGTGCTTCTACTTCAGGTAACTCTATACTACTTACAATGTTTTCGCTGTCCACAACTAAAACGTTACTTTCAAATGCTGTGTCTTGTGCGAGTCCTTGCCACTGTTCCAGCCACGTAAATAAATTTTTCCTGTTACCCTGTTGTATGTCTTTTAAACTTTCACTATACTTGAAAGTTCTATTGTTTAGTTCTATAATTGTTTTGCTACGTAAGCATTGTGGTACCCACGAGATGTCAACACAAAACACTGTGTCATCATCCGTCATGTAAAAGCCTTGATCTATGTGGCCCCATCGACCTTGTCTTGTGTCTACGTTTTTTACTAGAGTGCCTTCACAGTTTCTCTCCATCCAGTCATACCCATTTTGGTTACCCGGACCGTAGTCATTAATAATTATGCTATCACCTGCCTTAAACATTGTAGCAGTGTGCCATAACAATTTATTTTTATATTCGTGATGATACGGTGTGGCAACCATTTGGTAGGATAACTGTTCTAGTATAGGCGGTGGCTGACTTAACCAGTTATGTCCTTGCATAAACAGTTGTGCAAATACATCATAATAACATAAGCCGTCCCAGTATCTATCCTTCATACTTGTATATGTTTGGTATACACAATCGCCATATACCAAATACTGATCACGTGGCACAATAGGATATATTTGACTAGGCTGTAGATCGCCTATTGTTGGGCGGTGTACTTTAATGCCTAACTTAGTTAAGTAGTTGGCTAAGTTATCTAAATCCTCTTTTGTTTCTGTTAGTATTTTATCTAACTCAGGCACGCCTGGATATGTAGGTCTGCAATCTCCTACTATAACTTCTTCAAGTGGATCCCATTCAGTCCAGACTGTCACCAACAATCTCCTTTAAGTATTCTGGTTCCCAAAATGTATAATAATCTGTTTTTGCTAACTGCGTACGTGCGCCTAGTAGTTTCTGTTTATTTTGACACAGTATTAACTTATACTTGCCGTTATTAGTCTGCACACCGTTAATGTGTGTTTCTTTTTCACTGTCAGGTAAAAATATCATATCAGGATATTGTTCTGCTAATCTAGCACAATGCTCTTTTAGTTCGTTGTGTGTCAGCGGGTTGTTATGACTTAACTTCTGTTCACTACAGATTAGTATCAGTACATCACACTTAATGTCTGGCAGTTCTTTAAGGTCTCTAATTTGTACATTAACTGCTCGCATCTTAGCCAGGTGTGCATAAGGACAAACACGATTGCCGCCTAATTCTTCGTAAGGCATTACTAAACGTTTAATCCAGATTAATAGATGATTTTGTTGTTCATGTGTTGCTAAACGCATTGTCTAACCTTTCGTTTAACTCGTCCCAATAACCATTATCTTCTATACCGACAGGAACACATAATGTTAAATGATTATTGTCATAATAACATCCTAATCCGCTGGGCATTATTCCACTCTCTAACAACTTAAGTTGTGTTATTGGGTTAACTAGCTCAACACTACACAAAATACCTTTGTGCCAGCCTTGTTTAATGTGACCCTTTGTTAGCCTCTCAGTAATTAAACTGTTGAACCTAGAAGTAATATTATTAAAGGCTGTTTCTTCTGGCCAATGTCTCCAGATCCAGTTTGCGGCATCAACTCCTGCCATGTTAGGACTCCAGGTGTGACTAAAACCAAACTTCGCACTTACTGATCTTGTGATATCCTCGCTCATACACACTGTGCTTAGTGGTGTGTATCCACCAGTAATACTTTTACCACTTATTACCAGATCAGGTAAGATGCCCTGTGCATTGTGTGTAAATCGTGTACCTGTTTTACCATAGCCGCCCATGACATCATCAACAATCAGTAAACATTCATACTTGTCGCACAACCTACGCACTTCATGCCACCAGGAATCCGACCAGGGGCGCAATTTTTCTATCCAGGGTATGGACTCCATAAACACTGTGCCGATATTGTGATTATTCTTTAATAGATCCTCTACCTGTTGTAAAGCGGCATTTTCATGATGTTGTCTTGCGACTATAGTTGGCCATATACCAGTATCCACAATGTGGCACCAGGGAACCTCGAATTCACCACGTAATATACTAGGCAAAAGACTTGTACCACTATACCCTGGTGCAAAACATATTATTTCCTGTCTATTGGGATTATGTTTTTTAAAATACAAATCTTTAAGGTAAAACGCAAGCTCTACGGCATCAGTACCACTAACTGCCCATGCTACACTGTGTAATCCACTTTCCTGTGTGATATTGTTGGCAAGTAAATCTACAGACTCGGTGCTTTCGCTTGCCTTGTAGTTTACCCATGATACTTTATTTGTTATACCATGTACTGCCCAGAGTATATTCCAGTGGTTGTATCCCCAGATAAATGTCTGATTGCCACAACTGATGTCAAACAATCTTCCAGCATTGGTGTCACAATACCACCTGTCTTGTTTGCTTACGAGTAAGTTTACTCGATCATCGGTTAACTCTGCTAATTCCATTACCAGCCTTCAACAATCCTGATAATGTCTATTTCTCTGGTCATGGGCTTTATGTTAAAATGTTTTCCGGTTAGGTGATGCTTTAGAAATTTACTTTGCTCTGCATCTAGTGTAACAATTGGCAGTCCTAATCGTTTTGATAGAACAGTTTCCAATATCTTACTGTGTTCTACTGGGTCGTTGTCTTTAACTGACTCCCATAACTTTTCTAGTTCCACAAAGTCTTGTACACGCTTGTAAGGCCAGTCTTCCAACATGGTCATGTAAGTACCAAGTCGTGCGCCATACATTGCCCAGATGCCGTTAGTTATGTCCTGTCCAACACTTTGCCAAATACATAACTGATCGTAATTCCTATTGTTTACTTTTTTATCAAACTCCAACAGCGATGGTTTAACTCCACGATCCAAACACATCTTTACACCTTCTCTAAATCCTGCTCGCCATGCTTGAAAAGGTGTTTGGTTAGGATAGGTAGTACTATAACAATTATGCATTGCCAAATATCGTTTGTCGAAACAAAACTCCACTGCGGTATCATCACTACCGTCTGAGTTTTCGTGTGTGCGCATATCGGCAACAAAGTCTTTTGTCCAGCAACTGATACCACCATTGCCATACATAAGTCCGTTTATCTCATTGCGGGCTCTCCATCTAAACACACAGTCTCGATTTGTATCATCTAGCTCTAACTGTATGTTAAAGAAGTCTGGATCAGGCAAGTTGTCACCGTCTATTAACACAAACCTATATGTGTCACTTGCTTCACCTGCGGCTTTGTGTGCATTATCACTGCCTTGCACACCGTCCACACGTTTGGCCCAAGGTACTATGTTTTGTATTTTAATCCAGAACTCTTCCTTCTTGGGCTCGTCATACGTTAAAAATATGACATCTAAATCTGCTACATCAATAATGTCCATGGTCCCAATACTCCGGATTGTTGTCATCAGGAAATGCTAGGTTGTTACGCATAACACTGTAGCCTGAATTGCTTGGTTTTAGTAATTTAGTCTTTACCTTATGTGGTATATCTGTTATCGTGCCGTCCTTAATAATACAGTTATGTAACTTATGCATAACTGTATTATATTCGTTCCAGTTCATTTCCAAACAAGGACCAGTGGGGTCTCCCGGTTCATTATGAACTTGCTTAGTTACTTCTCCTTCACTATTATAATATATTCTGTATGTTTCTACAATAGCTTTAGGTGGAATAAACTCAGTTACGGCTTTGGAAAATTCGCTCCAGGCTTTGGATTGCTTGTCTGACAAACTCTTTGTCCTTTATAAAATAATGCACAGGATACATCTGCTTTTGTGTGTTCAAACTTAACACCCCATCATTGCCAAACTGTGCTAGTACATGATCTTGCCAGTTTAAATTAGGATGCCAACTGTTAACTGCACCTTTCATATGCACAAAACTTGGTATAGCATGTGGTAAATAACACCGTTCTTCTCCTACTAGCTTTGCTGTTACTGCATATGCAACGTCGGTACTAACCCTATCTTCCCTACAATTTTTAAGTATTCTATCTCTGAATCTTGGCCAATGTTGGTATACATACCTTAGTTGCCGCCAGAACTCCTGACTGGTATGCCCATACCTAAAATAACTAAATCCGTTGTACGTGTTTAATAAATTATTTTCCACAAACAATTTACGGTAAGTCATCGTGTTATTGATGTTGCCTTCCCAGTCTCGTATATTTGTACAAATGCAGACCTCACGCTCCTGCATTGCAGACCACCAATGATCTATGTTGGTGGTTAATAATATGTCTGATTCAATTTTTACTGTCTCCTTGAAGGGAGTCAATGGACCCACCTGCCATTCGTTGGCCAGTTTCCAGTCATCATCGACGGCATCGTCCTGTTGTAAATCAATTACATGGTCAAATACAGCCAGGTACTTTTCCTTCATTGCCAGTCTGGTTTGTTTATCAACCAGTACTGCATAGTTGGTATATTTTTTCTGTGTTAGTTTAATACTCAGAGCCTGCAGATACGCTAACTCTAAGTAGTCAGTAGTACTATTGTTCTGTGCTATTGTCACGTACCCTGATGTCATATAAAATCCACTAACGACTTTTTATCCATAATATGTATGTCTTGTCGGACCCTGCCTACATAGTTATGCTTTTGTTTTTCGTAGACATATTTTATCCCACGTTCATTGTAGTCAATGATCTTTGCTCTAGATGTCAGTGTGGGCAATGCCCATGGTATGCTATATGTATTTGTGCCATAGCCTCCCAGTATGTGTAATGCTATACTAAGTGCAAAATCGTTCCTAAATACTTTGCGGTTAAATTGGTATAGTGATGAATAATACTCCCAGTGTTCTTTAACTAACTTCATCATCGTAAATACATTTTCTGAAAAGTTGCACTTGTCGAACAAAACTGCTGTTGCCCATACCATTGGTATAGTGTAACTGTTTAACCTCTTGTCGGAGTTATATAAGTTCTGCCCGGTAACATCTAACACACTGTAGTGACATGTAAATTCAATATCCAGATCAAACAATTTTTTGTAGTTGTTTGACATTATCAAGTAGTCAGCATCTAGTAAAAGTGTCCGATCAAAAGGCGTTAGGTCATATGCATCACTGCGACTGCCATTTATCCAGGGAGTTGACAATGATTCGCCGTTAAAGTAAAACACCCTTTTGTTCGTGTCTTCAGTATTATCCATGATGACATGGTCAAACATGGTGGTGTCTGATTCATCACGTGTCTTGGTGTCAGTAATTACTGCTACTGGTAACTGTAAATGTTCTTTTATCAATCCACAATTATGTTGTGCTATGCGCATGTAATCCAGTTTAGAATTACGTGCGAACATTAGTACACCTTTAGACTTGGGTTGCTCGCCTGGTTTGTTTGAGTTGCTCATATTCTACATGGTATGCATTAATCTTTTGTTGGTATGATTGTTTAGCATATTCTAATAATGTTGTTCTTTGTACCTGAATAGGATTTTCGTAGGTGTCTACCATATAGATAGTGTCCTCTTCCCAGGCATTTAGAAATGCTATTAGACCTTGATCTGCCTTAAACATACCACCATTGTGTGCAACGTATAGATCTGAATCTATACGTTCTTTAAGATTCTTTTTTGCTACAGCAAGTTCGAAACGAGCCTGTGCGAACTGTTCTAATTTATCTACTTTGTCCATGTTGGTATTTTACATTAATATTGTTGAATAGTCAATACAAAAATGGCACTATTTCTAGTGCCAAATTTGTGTTTATTTGTAAAACTAAGTTATGCGACTGCCGCCGTTGCTTGTGCCATTGTGACTGTGCCCCAAGTAGTAGTTAAATGCGTTGCACTTGGTGGGACATTGCTGGCCACAACCCTAGCATCACCGTCCATTATGTCAAGAGGATCATATTCTGGCTTATCATAAGTTTGGTCTGTTGAAGCGTCTAAGAAGCTAATCTTAAATGTTACAATACTGCCACTATCACTGTTTGATCCTTGTGCGCCGTTAGATTTTGCTTCAATCCTAATATTGTTTGCGGCACCACTAATGTACGGGCTACCAGCTGATGTTAAATCTCTTTGAAGTATTGTCTGATAACCTGTGGTCATGTCATAATAACCAATAGTAGTTGCTAATGTGACTTGAGAGCTTGTGTGTGCTTCTGTAACTGTGATAGAATCGGCACCACCACTTATAACGCTACCGTTTGCACTGTATACCAGAGACCCAGCCATCTGTGTTAATGCGTTCCAGGATCTTGCTTTGGCATCATCTGTATAACCTACCATTTGCGGATCTAATACAATTGTACCACCTGCATTAAAGAAATATCTTGCTTGATCTGCTGAACTAAATGTAAAAGTTACTTCCTGAATATTACTTACTGTCCAGTTGCCTGACGAGTTAAAGGTTGAAGAAGCAGTTGATCCTTGGGCCGCCGCATTAGTTTTGTTGCTATGTAATGTACTAATGTTTGTGCTAATTGCGGCTATGATTTCAATCTCATTTCCTGCACTAGGAGAAGTCATTGAAGTTAAACTAGACCCTTGGTGACTGCCCATTGTGGTTATTCTTGAAAGAGCCGTAGCCCACTGTGTTGCAGTTACGTTACTGCCTGCTGTAACTGCTGATAATGTTCCAGACTGACCGTAACCCCGGTCTCCTGTCCCAGTTCCCCAAATGTTGTTAATATTTGCACTGTCGGTTGCCGTTCCTCCAGTATGCCCTGTAGCGAATACATTGTATTCGTCATCTAGTATTGTATCACCGGTTTGGTATGCCATCTTTATTTCTTCCTATTATGTATGTGTACTACTACCCAACGCAATTGTTGGATTAGACCAACTCTGAGTCAAATATGTTGTGCTAGGTGGAACACTAGAAATTTCATTTCGTACTGTGCCATCCATAATATCTAAGTCACTATATTCAGTCTTATCAAAGGTACTATCCTCACTTGCGTCATTATAATCTATTGTAACTGTAATAATTGTTCCGTTGTCACTAAAACTCCCCTGAGTCCCATTTGATTTCACATAAACCTTAACGTTATTTGCTGTATTTACAATATAAGGACTAGCAAATGTAGTCAATGTCTTGTCAAACAGCAATTGATTGCTTGTAGTTAGGTCATAATAACCTAACGCACTTACGGATGCAGGACTTGATGCATGGGCATCTGTAACTGTAATACTATTTGATTCTCCAGTAACTGTTGTAGCGTCTGACTTAAACTGTAGACTTCCTGCCATCTGTACCAATGCGTCCCAACTACGTGCTTTTGCATCGTCTGTGTAGCCAATAACTGTGGGATTAATATGTATGTATCCACCTGCATTAAAGAAATATCTTACTTCATCTGCATCTGCCCACGTAAGTGTAATAATTTGTTGTGCCTGTGTTGACCAGGATCCTGTGCTATCTATGTTTGATGTTGTACTAGAACCGGTTGCTACAGCAGTTTTCCTATTAGTGTGTATAGTGCTAACATTGGCACTAATTGTGCCGATAACCTCAATAATGTCTGTAGCACTAGGATTTGTCATAGATGAAATGCTAGATCCCTGATGGTCTGCCGCACTAGTGACACGAGCTAACATAGTAGACCATTGTGTAGCAGTTACTGTGGATCCTGCTGTAACAGCACTCAGTGTAGTTGCCTGGCCGTAACCTCTGTCTGCTTGTCCGATGCCCCAGACATTGTTTATGTTTGCACTATCTGTGGAGCCACCGCCTATTAATCCTGTGGCAAATACATTGTATTCGTCATCTAATATCGTGTCTCCGGTTTGGTATGCCATACTACATCCTTATGAATTCAATTGGACTACTGCTTCTACTACGCCGATGCCATCATCAGTTTTACTTGTTAATGCTCGACCAATTACGTTAAAAGAAGTGATCTCTGAACGAGTACCTGCTCTTGCAAGTCCGTTTCCAGCTGAAATTAATCTATCACCTTTATTTACCTTACCTAGCACTTGTACTGGTACCCTACCTTGTAGAGCAACACCAGGATGTGTTTCATCTGTGCCTGCTCCAGCATTCATCAAGTGTGCTGGTTGTTTACTAATAACACCAAATACATCTTCTGATGCATCGTCTAATACTCTAGTAATTTCATTAACACCACCTAGTGCAACTACTGTACCAGGTGTATAAACATCATCAGCGTGGAAGCGTTCGGCCACGTCAGCGTATTGCGCTTGTGTTGATGTTCCGTTAAATGTTGTTGCATATATTGTAGCAAACTTAGTTAACGATGCACCCAAATTATGAGTATTATTAGTGTCTGGTAAAATATTTCCACTTATAGTGTTTGCGCCGTTTCTTGCTAGTGCATTACCTGTTAGGATAATGTTGTCTACATAGTTCTTTGTTGCTACACCTAGTCCTGTTGTAGGATCACTTGCTACTAACAAAGTTGATGTAGCACCATCTATTGTTAATGCCGTAGTAAGTACACCACCATCGTTAACTTTAATGTAGATGTCTCCATCTGATGTTTGATTTTGAATTGTTGCATCACTGCCACTAACACTGATTTTTACGTCACTGTCAGCACCAACAATAAATCCTGTATCGTTAAGTACACTCAGTGTTCCTGATGTTGAGTCGTTAGCGTCTGCACGTAAAAACTGTGTACTAGTTAGACTATCTAACAAGTCTGCATTACTTGCTGTGCCTGTTAGTTGGATACCTGCAATAGTTCCTGTACTTGCAAGATTAATACCTGGCTTAATAGTACTAAATCCTGTAATACTTGGATCTGGGGTAAATGTTCCATCCTTGCTGATAATGCTAACTACTGTGTTACTAGTATAGTTCTTAATAACGACATGATCCACTGCACCCGGAGTATCGGTGACTGTCTCAACAATGGCGCCTGATGTTCCTGCGCCTGCTGTAGCGGGTGGACCAACGAGAATAAATGCTGACCCGTCGTATGCTTTCAACTGCTTGTCAGTACTGCTCCACCATAAATCACCTGTTGTGTTATTTGTGGGCGTACTAGTAGTACTTGTAATTGCTGACAACCGCTTAAAGCCAACAGCACCACTGATGTACACTTTTAAGTGACTGGTAGTAGTATCGTACCAAAGTTGTCCTGCAATAGGCGTTCCTGGTTGTGTAGTATTTGCAAAGTTTTCTAACAACTTCACATAGTTTTCGTTCTGTAACTCACCGTAACCAGCATAATTTTTGCCAATTAAGGTTAAGTCTGAAGTGGTGTCGATAGTACCATCAGCGATTGTTGTTAACACCGCCCCACTTGTTTTGTTAATTGTATAAGCCATTTATAGTTTACTCCATTTATCTTATATTTATTACGATTCTAACCTGAGAAAATTTGTTTCCAGGTTCCACTTACTTTAACATAAGCGGCAGTAATGTTCTTCCATGTTCCGCTTACCTTGGTCTTAATTGCTGTGACCTGTTTTTGTGATCCTGCTACTTTTACATAAACATTAGTGGACATTATGCTTCCCTAACAAACCAGATGTCACCATCGACACCATCACTGCCAGTAGGCGCACTTGTTTCAACATGTTTGTTGGAACCCTGCCACTTGGCTGTTTGATCTGCATATGTTTTAAGTGCGTATGAGCCCAACGTGTCTGATACAGCACTATCTACGTAACCTTTTGTTGCGGCATGCCCTGTTGCTGTTGGTACACCAGATAATGTTAATGCACCTGTCAATGTATCGCCGGCAATATTAACAGCACCTAAGTTCGTCCTTGCGTCTGCGGCTGAGCTTGCGCCTGTGCCGCCTTCTGTAACTGCTAAGTCATTGGTTAGCGCCAGTGTAGTTATTGTTGCTGTGCCACTTACAGTTAACCCGCCTAGTGTGCCAACGCTTGTGATATTTGTTTGTGACGCAGAGCCTAGTGTACCACTAATTACCCCACTTGCAACATTGATACCATTATTAAACGTTGCTGAACCAGATACTTGTAGTCCGCTCAATGTTCCAATTTGATTAATGTTTGTTTGTGCCGCTGTACTTAACGTTCCTGTTAATGTTGTTGCACTAAATGTATTTGCAGTTACTGTGTCAGTGACTGCTAAACTTCCCAATGTACCAATACTTGTGATATTAGGCTGTGCCGCTGTACTTAACGTTCCTGTTAATGTTGTTGCACTAAATGTATTTGCAGTTACTGTGCCAGTGACTGCTAAACTTCCCAATGTACCAATACTTGTGATATTAGGCTGTGCCGCTGTCGTCAATGTACCCACAACTGTGTCTCCAGTAAGTACACCTGATGCCGTTATAGTTCCTGCTGAAAGGATTGCCGCTGACAATGTATTAGTTGCTATAACATTACCAGTGCTACCATCTAGTGTCAGTAAAGTAGATAATGTAGAACTGTCTTTGGCCTGAAAAATAATATCTTTGTTTAATGCTTCATTTTTTACTATATAATCATCGTCTTGTATTTCCTGAGTCACAAATGCGTTTGAGCCCAGCACCATACCAGCATTATTATTAATTGTTAACTTTGCTGTTGCTACATTCGCCAGGTCTAGTCGCATAAATTTTGAACTATCTAAACTGTCGACCTGATCTGCACTTGTGGCAGTTCCTTGGAACTTCATTGACGAATAATCAGCACTAAAAGTTAAGCCTGCTTTTATCTCTGCAAAGCCACTAATACTAGGACTAGGAGTAAATGTTGTCGTTGATATATATGCTATAACAACCCCTGCTTGCATGACCTTACTAACAACATAACTTGTTGTTGTGCTATCTTGTAATGTTTCAACAAATATACCACTTTGCCCTTGTGAATCTGTGTATTGCGGGCCTAATAGTTTGTGAGCATTTCCGTCTGTTAGATACAACTGCTCGTTTGTGGTGTTATACCATAAATCTCCTGCTTGCTGACTTGCAGGGGTAGATGATTGCACAACTACCACACCAAGTGATTTAAAAACAGATCCGTTGTAGACGCTAAGTCTATCATTACTCTTATCCCACCAGAGCTGCCCCTCAAGTGGGGTCGTTGGTGAAGTGGCATTACTGAAGTTTTCCAGTAGTTTAATTAAATTTTCATTAAAAACTTCACCAAAATTACTGTAATTCTTGCCAATCAGTCTTAAGTTTGTTGTTGTGTCCAATGTCCCATCTTCAACTACAGTTAAGATAGTGTCATCTGTCTTATTAATGGTATAACTCATTATGCAACACCGGTTAAGTTAGTTAAACTCTGAATTCTAACAGTATAGTCAATTTGTATTAATCTATTCAATGATTTTTGCACTGGATGAAAAATTACGTGTGTTAGTAATTTGCCTGTAGCAATTGTCCCTACCCAACTCTTAAGCCCTAGTTCGTCAAAAACATACTCCTCATCTAAATTGGAGGTGTTATCAAATGCACTTTGTCCGCTAGGTTCTCCATAATCTAATAAACAAGTTACTAGAATATCTGTGTAATTGTTGCCCGCTGTGTGCCTAGTTTCAATTTTATTTCTGGTGGGGTCTGTATTTAAACTGGAGTTATCATCTACAACTTTGTAATAAGTTTGGTTGTATAAGTCAGAATTTTGACCTGTGTTGTTTGCTGGCAAATATGTAATTACCCCGGTAGGGTCCACACTTGTGCCACCGTTGCCAAAGTGCATCTCATGAATAAATCCAGTGGTTTTGTTTGATAAACTTAGTGCTAGTGCTTCACTGATGTTCTCGTAATGAATAGCATTACGTTTATCCACAAATACTTCACCTGAGTCTGGATCATGAATTTTTATGTGGCCTTCTATATGGATTCCAGAGTCCTCATTGGGCTTTTCTTGTTGTTCAGTAGTCATATTATCCTGCTTATTTTCTTCCATATTAGTATTTATCCTTGGTAAAATGCTGTTCGATCTCTTAGGAATTTAGCCTGTGTAGTTGTTGCTGTACCCAAACTTTTACCTGCTGTAGTCTTAACCACCAGTGTGCTTCCGTCCGGACCAACCTGGCCTCCTGCATCTATGTCATACCATATCTTTGTTGTAGCTGGTACATTCTGCTGTGTACTTGCATCCTGCACTGTACTGCCTGCCAGGTGAGTATTTTTTGCGCCTGTACCATATGTTCCTCTTCTTAACTGCGATAATGTGTTATTTGCTTTGTCTATTGCATAATATGTAATTCGTTCACTGTCAATATACACAATGCCTGGATCGTTGGCTGTTATACCTGGATCTGGTAAAACACTTGCATTAGTAACGTGTATTTCAGTATCTGTAATCTGTAGCGTTCTAGACAATGTAGTAGCCTCTTGGTCACTAATACGTTTGTAAATTACATTGCCTAATATATCTTGCCCTATTCTAAATCCAAATGCATCTGGTCTTACGTTTTCAGTAAACGACGTTACTGCTATTACTGTATCACCAGCTACATTTAAGTGGTCTCCCAATAATATCTTATTAGTGCCAGTTATTTCAAAGTCCACTGTTGGGTGTATTCTAACACCATCTACAGCAACCCAGAGAAAAGTTGCATTTGTTACGCCTCTGCTTAAGGTATATTCAGGTGTTGTAACAACTAATGACGTTTCTCCGTCAAAAGTATCTGCCTCATACCCAAGTTCATCATACCCTGTTGTAACTGTTGTTGTACCTGTTGTAGTACCAACGAAAACCTGTGTTCTCATACGTAGCGGATCATGGTTAGCAAAAGTGTGTATAGTTATAGTATTACCTGCCGCTAAAGTTAAGCCACTGTCTAATAAAATCTCGCTACTTGAATTAATTCTAAATTGTTGTCCTGTTAGTAAAGATATAACAACTCTGTTGCCACTTACTGGTGCTGTAATGAATGTAATATAACGTAAACTACTACCGTCACTCGGTGCTAGTGTATAATCAATATTTTGCACAAGTCTCGTACCATTATTATACACTTCTACATCGTTGTCTGCAACCGTATCCGGATCTAATGTTCCATCACTGCCACTTACTGTGTACACTGTGGTTGATCCATCACCGGTATAATAAGCATTATTAGATGGGCGTAATCTTGTTCCATTTAGCTCTAAGATAAGCATCGCACTCAACGGACCTTCATATTGTAATTCTTTGTCTAGAGTTATTGTATAGTCAGTTGGGTATGTTCCACCTGTCAGTGTCTCATATTGAGAATGTGGGTAAGAAACATCTCTTACGCCCGTTGCACCATTATGCACGTGGACGTCAATGTGTGTTCCTGCCAACGGAGCAGGACTAAACCTAATAATTGCTTGTCCTGGATCGCTATCAACTACAGTGTGTGCTGTCTCTACGTTGTCTACTAGTACTAACGTATTTATTGTTAATGCATAGTCAGCATTAACAATAAAATCTGTTGTGCTTCCGTCTCCGGCATATTCACCGGTAAAAATTTCATTATTTCCAACAATATCCATAACATAAATGAATACAATGTCACCGGCAACTGGAGTAGTTCCTAAAGTTATTGTTCTATTAGTGTAATCTGTTGTGTAGTGCGTAGGATTGTGTAGGTCACCTCGAGTTTGAGTGTAAACAAAGAGTTGGTGGCCCCCAGGAGCACTTGCCCAACTAAACGTTGTTGCGCTTCCGTCTCCGGTATGAGTTATTAAGTGTTGCAGACTTCCGCTACCGTCTGATTCGATATCGTTGCCAGATGTTTGATATACCTGTATGTCTAAAGTATCAAAAACTCTGCCAGGTAGTAACTCCTGCGGAGCAAACGAACTGAACTCATCAACAAATGCGGCGCCATCTATATTAATATCTTCTGCCTTTAACCCTAGCGTTACAGATGAGCCATCTGCGTCTACGAACGTACTACTAATAAAAGTATCGTAATAGTCCGTACTTGCTTCAATACTGCTTGCATCACTGTATGTTGTGTTTAGGTCCTGCACGAGAACGCCTCGATATTCTAATCCATCAACTAACTGAGTTAGGTCTCTACCCAACATTCCACTAGTAGGATTGTATAATGCCATAATCCTATCATTGGCGTTTTCGAATTCGCTACCACCTAGTTCTGTTAAGTTTGTTAAACTAAACGTGCTTCCACTAGTGAAGCCTGTTGTGGCTTGATACGCTTTGCCTAGGTATCTAATATAATCGTCTTCAGCGTATGCCGTGCTAGCGGCCCAGTCGTTAATAGTATGGCTATAAGTAATACGGTCAAATTTTAATGTATTACTAAAAGTTCTTACAAGTGTGTTGTTGCCTAATTGTACATACGCCTTTGCTGTTGTTCCCGTAATAGGTGCAGGTCCTATAGTTACTGTTGGAGTAGTTGTATAACCGACTCCTCTGGTGACCATAGTTATAGATGTTACTATACCGTTAACTATTCTTGCTGTAGCCGTTGCGCCGGTGCCTCCCCCACCTGTAATTGTTACTGTGGGAGTTTGCGTGTAACCTACTCCACCTTGGTAGATATCAATGCTCTGTACTTGATACTTGTGGTGAGTGTTCCAGTCTGTATATTCTGGTTGTGTTGACAGTAGATCCGGGTCAACAGTAAACTCTCCACTAGGACTCCTAAACCGGTTTACAGTGGTGTGGTAATATGCTGGCAAATCAAAGTCACTGTTGCCTACGTAGTTATTCTCTAACTTAGTATAATTAAGTAGGTATTCCCTTATCTTTGTGTGGTAAGGTTTAACCTCATTAATGTAATCCTGTAAATATGTCTGGTTGTCTTTCTGATAACTAGGATTTTGGTCAAGGTCTCTTAACTTGTGTAATACCGTTAATAAACTAGTCTTGAATGCATAATCAACAGAAGTTTGCTCAGACAAGATTTGTCTAATAAGAACAAAGAACATATTTCGGTGTTCAATACTTAGATCTTTAATGAAAATATCATTTTCTAATGCCTCTAAGATATTTCTAATCTCTGTTGATCCTACGGCCATTTAATTTCCTTTATTCATGTGTTTTACTGTACAAACTTGTTGCAGGCACTGACCAGGTTTTGCTTATGTATGTTGCGCTTGGTTCGTAATACGTAACTGCTGATCGTACTGTTCCGTCCATTGTGTCTGTTGGTGCACCTGTTGAATCGTCTGACGCATCAGACAAAACAACTGTAAATGTAATTATCGTTCCGTTGTCAGTGTTATTGCCAATTGTGCCATTTGTTTTTGCATAAATTTTTACGTTGTTTGCTGTGGCACTTATATACGGACTTCCCGCTGTGGTTAACGTTTTCTCGAAAATTAATTGGTCTACCGAAGTTAAATCATAATATCCAATATTAGAACCTACAACACTTGTACTACTTGTGTGTGTTTCTGTTACAGTAGCACTTGTGCTATCTCCCGTAACTGTGGTTGTTTGTGCGTTTAATTTTATTGTGCCACTCATCTGTGTAAGTGCAACCCAACTACGTGCTTTGGCATCATCTGTATAACCTGTAACTGTGGGTGCAATTGCAATGTAACCGCCAGCATTAAAGAAATAACGTGTCTTGTCGGGATCATTGAATACCGATCTTATTACCTGAGTTGCACTATCACTCCAGGATCCTGTGCTATCTATGTTTGTTAACCGACCGACATTGGTTGTTTTTGCAACCAATCTGTTTGTGTGAATATTAGTTATGTTTGTACTAATATCATCTAAGTCCAGTTCTAAATCATCTGAGGACATAGCCAACATCGCTGTGTCCTGATGACTTCCTATACTATTATTAATAGTGAACATAGCACTCCATTCTTCAGTTGATGGGTCACTATCCTCTGCTTTAGGTACTATGATATTTGTTTGTCCATAGCCTGCGTCTCCACTGCCTATGCCCCATACATTATTAATATTAGCACCTACTTGTTGTATTCCTGATTGTGCTCCTGTAGCAAAAATATTATAATCGTCCCAGTACCCAGATTGTACTTCTGACCAAATTGTAGACTTAAACTGTATGGTGCCGTCTTCTAATCCCACTACTTCTGTAGTTAAGTCATCCTTAACACGAAGCACTTCAAATAAACCGTTACCCCTGTTTGTAACATTAATTATATCTCCTACAGATAAATTAGTAAGCCCTGCAACTGCATTTCTATCAGTCACATTGTGGTCTGGTATAGTTGTTAAATCATGATCTGACGCATACCAATCTGCATAATCCCAGTACGTTGTTGTATCGTATGACTGTTTATCTATCTGCAACCATATGCGTGTGCTTGAATCAACTACATCTAATTCGTATAGTGACCAACCACCTGCATTATTTTGTTCATCTGCTAGTACGAGTACTTTGTACCCGTCGCTGAATAAGTCTTGATCTAAGAACAGTAGCTCTGCATAACTGTTTAAACTTTCTGTCCAACCACCAACTGCTTTAGTAGGTGTGGGCTCTTTAGATAATAACCTGGTTAAGTCTCTCGATTCAGACACCTGATTTTCTGTCATAACAATGTTAACATACCTAAACAATGCTTCTAATGCATTGCCTCGATCCACAAACACAGTCTGTCTAGGTCTAATGTTTATTCCATACCGCTCAGTTTTTACTAAGCCTGTCTGAGGTACTGCATTTCCGTATACGTCCTCACCACACAAACTATCGTATAGTTTTTCAACAATGTTATTAGGCAATGCGGCATCTGCTTTGTTCTCTTGCACGAGTTGATATTCGTTGTGTAAGACTGCTTCATTATAACTTGTGTCATAATTTATACCCAGGATTACATTATCTGAATCTATATAAGATTGTATATTAAACATACCTATTAGGTTCTTGTCCATTATAGCTATATGTGCAACTCCCTGATTGAAGGGATCTGTCAGCAATGCATTTACCTGACTGATTGTTAGACTCTTAGTTATGTTGTCTGTCACTGTTCTTTGACCTACCCAATAACAATAAATTGGAGTAGAAGCGCCTGTACTTGTGTCGTTTTTAGTTTTTGTAACATAGTCTATGTTGTTCTCGTCTCTTGGGACTCCGTTGTATCCTGCACTTACATAGTTGCTAGGAAGCACATCAGTTTCTACCCATTCATAAACATTAAAGACACTGCCAGGAAAACTAGATCCCCAGTTATTTGATCTATAGAGGTAATCTCCTTGTTCGTAATCTATATAACGAACAGTACTGGTGTCCCACCAATACTTGCCTTTATTAAAACCTGACCAACCGGTAGAGTATGTGGCAGGATCTACTTCAGAAATGTAGTCTGTCTCTTGGCTTGCTAAACCTATAAACTTTCCTTTAGCAGGGTCATAAACATCTAAGTATGTAGATATTTCTTTAGTAACTCTATTATAGAGATATGCTTTATTAATAACTCTTGGTTCTATCTGACTAGTTCGAGATCTAAGTACTTTCCAACCACCAACACCTGTACTATCAAAATCATATACTGCGCCTGCGTCAATGCCTTGCTCGTCATCTTGCTCGGCCCCAACTACAGCGTAATTACCTCTAACACTAATACTAACACCGAACCGATCTTCTGCCGCCATGTTGTCAGTTGCAGAACTAACTTCTAGTTCTTGCACAAAGTCAAACTGTCCAGGATCAGTAACGAGATTGCGAGGATTACCTAAAAATTCGTACACGTAGGCTGCGCCAGAGTTAGGATTTGTATCAAAGAATGTTGTGCTATCTATATCAAAAGTTGTATCTGGTTTGTTATCAACAGCGTCAACATCAAACTGTACATTAACTCTCATAGTGCAGTTAGGAGCACCGACAAACAACTTGGTTGCATCATCACTTATTGCAATGGTGTCACCAAAATTACTGTTGGAAGAACCTTTGGGCGCTAGTATTGATTGTGTGTAGTAAAATACTGTTAAGCCTAAATCAATTAATCCTGTGCCTACGCCTGGTAATACTTTTAACTTTTGTAATTCGATAGTGCTTGTACTTGTAACTGTAAGCACACCACTAGTAACACTGGCAGATACACCTGCAATACCAGCATTGTTAATATCTGTCTTAACAGAATCTATAGTTGTGCCTGTAAACGCAACCTCAAAGTCGTTTATTCTGATACTATCAGTAGCTGTCACTGTGGGGCTAGTTTTGGTGCTTGTTATTAAGCCGTATACTCGACCCTGATTAACATAGCGATCAACACTGCCTGAGTTACGTAGTTCTCTTGGATCGTCGCTTGGATTTCCAATGTATATCGAACAGTCTGTAGGACAAATTAGCACAGTCTTACCAAAACTATTACCCACACCACGTGTGTTAGCAGTCTGCTCTGCCATCTTTTGCATTTGTATAAACGTATTTGTGTCGACTTTTATAATTGCACCTGAGCTCGGCGCAATGTTAAATGTTAGAGTTGTTCCTGATACTGAGTAGTCCCAATATGCATCAGCGCCTTTGCGCTGATCCTGTAACACCCGGTTAACAGTTGTTTTGTTAACATCTGCATCCATTGAGCGTATTGTAGTAAATGCTGTTGTACTACCGTCTCCTTTAAATGCTTCTACAGTTCTATCAAACACGTAAGAGGCGCCTGAATTTATAACACTATCCTCTCCTGCGTTATCATGACTAGGAGCGCCGATTACTGTTTGTGTACCATCTGTGCTTGTCCAAACACTAGCACCAAACTGATCGCCAGCATCTCCACCACTTGCGGTAAGTGTAGCAATATATTTGTAACTAAAGTTTTCTGACACTGTAACATTAACACTAGGCGCAGTTGCAAAAGTAATATCACTGCCACTAACTGTGTAGTCTGTTGTGGGTCTGTATATAACACCTGTCGCATCCTGTACAAAAATACTTGTCAGGCTCTTAGGAGTAAATCCTAATGCATGTACTGTGGTACTACCATCACCTGTTACTGTAACAGACTGTTCTGTTAATTTTGTATCTAAACAGTAAGCATAAACTTTATCTTCGCCTGGTGCACCAATATATAACCAACTTGCGTCTTGACTTATCGCTACTGCTTTACCGAACTCATCACTAACAACTGCACTAACTGGTGCAATATACTGATGCGCTGTCCATGTGCCGCTTCTGTATCTGTAAATTACAACTCCGCCACGTGTGCTGTTACTGTCAGGCGCACCTACTGCAAGATATTCGTCACTAACTACTGTAGATCCGTCATAGTTAAAACTAAGTTGTCCAGTAGCAAGACTTCTACCAAACAACTGGGTAATGTCTGCACCTGCTCCTACTTCTGCGTCTAGTAACGTATCTTGTTCTAAATCGTTAATGCTGTTAATATCGTAAAGTTGTACTCTACCAGTATCTCTGCCTGGTGCACCTACTGCAACCCAGGTAGCACTTTGTCCTATAAGTACAGTCTGACCTAATAAGTCATCTGCATCAAATCCTGCTCTTATATATTTCTTATTGTTGCTCCAAGGTTCTGTTTTTTCTAATACTTGCCAGTCACCAGCACTGTTATATTCATCTACAAATACTTTATCACCCACTTTCCAATGGTTTAGTGGATCTGTAGCGGCTACTCTGCTGGGGTATGCATAACGGTTACTAACTAACTTATATACGTTTCCGGTTTTTCCTACACTGCCAGGAGCTCCAGTGTTTGGATCTATTAGCAAACTCATCCTAGCCTGTGTTGATTTAACACTGAACTCTAGACCATTAATTACACTATAGACTCTATAAATTGCATTGAATCGTGTATCAACGTCTTTAATTATTACTACATCATCTTTAGAAAGAGTGTGTGGTAAACTACAAGTAACCTTCATAAAGTTATTTGTGATGTTTGTGAGTTTTGTAACTAGTGTATTTGTTTCTGTAATTCTGTAAGTATTCCAGCTTCCGTTGTAATCTTTAGCTACCCAGATCTCTTGTCCAAGTCCAAACTTTTCAACGCTCTGATCCAGCGTAGTGGCTGATCTTATATCAAATATTTTCCAGTCTGTGTCGTCAAGTCTAGGAAATCCAGCCTTAGCAATGTCTTTGTTTAAATCTGTGTCGAAATCTCTGTACACGAAAGGAGTTGCATTATAATTAGCTGGCCGCTTGTACACTCCTGCAAATGGCACACTAACAATATCTATAGGTGTGGCATCAGATGCCGTTAGTAATTTAACTGTGGTATTGCTGTTACTGTATGTGGCATCAGAGGTTTGTATTTCAATAACTTGATTTTTGTCTAATACTCCGTAACTGCCTGTTCTAAATGCCCACTCTTCAAATAGGTTAACACTGGTATTTAAGTTGTTTAACCGTGCTTTGACCAATGCATTTATTGAGTTTAGAGTACCTTTTTCCTGAATAAATCCCTGGTAGAATTTTACCTGACTGGTGTCGTCTATACCAAGAGCATTAAGATATTCTCTGTTTTTATATCCTATTAAACTTTTACTGAATAAGTCTGCATCGCTTTCTAAATTAATATCATCTATATCGTAAAATTTCTCAATAGCGGCTGCTGTATTACTTAGGTTAGGCAATAAGCCTTTCTTAATAGCATTGTAATCTATCTTTACCCAGTTTTCTTCTTTAAACGTGGTGCTTGCTGGGGTATTAGCCAGGGCTCGGTAATATCTCTGTTTAAACTTAACTAACTTGCCTTTTCTATAATCTGTATTGGTTTGCCATAATGCAATGTTATCCTGGTTTAGCAAGAAACCTCCAGGTGAGATTGTGCCGTTCCAGTTGTTGGATTTAAATCCAACTAATTTAACCCTACCTTGCCTATTGCCCAACTCAGGCTGATAGATAACATCATTAAACACAGTAATATTGTTAGGGACAAAAGTGTGTTCGTACTGTATAGTTTCTAAGACAGCGAGTCCAATAGTTTTATTATTGGCTGTTTTTATTGATGCACTGTTGCCTATTCTATCTATCTCTAATTCTTTGCTACCAATCGTGTTGTAGTTCTGATCTAAGATTCTGCTACTTCTATACGCACCTGATATGTTGTCTATAGTAGCATTATCAAGAACTAACTCAAGTTGATCAAACACTGGACTTAATACTAAAAGGTTGCCAGATGCCCAGCCCTGCTGTGCCCAGACTAAGAACTCTTTCGCACTCATTAACCAGGTTTTAGTCTCACCTAAAGTTCCTATTCTTGCCTGGAAAACAAATCCCTGCGCTGTTAGATATCTACCATATCCTAACAGAAAGTCTATTACTGCTTGTTGTGATGTAAACTCTGTACCGTAAGGCACAGATTCTGACACAGGGAGAAACTCGTCGTTTAATGCAACACTAGCACCAAAAATATTAAGTGTGCCGCCTGACTTTGATTCTTTCCTGTGAGGTACTATTCTAAAGTAAGGGTTATCTGTATCGTACCCATCAACTTTGTATCCTTTTGCTGTTTTCTCTACAATCACAGCACTATAACTTAAACGCTCAATAGCACTAGACTTCTGAAGGAACAACTCATAGTCTGTGTCAGGAATAAACACAGAATCAGTTGTACTTGTAGGACTATTCTGTTCCGCTAACACTTTAAGGTAGGTCTTATCAGTAAAGCCTCCTAATTTACTTGCTAGTTGTATATAAAGGTTGTCTAACTTGTTACGTAGAGTTACTGCTGGGTCAACGCCCAAGGATCTTATCCTGTCTGAAATCCAGTTTACATAGCCAGCAGTAAACTGCCGGACGCTACCAACAAGAGCACCATTAATTGTAATATCTGATTTTGTTAATCTGTTGTTCGTAGAACTTAAAACGTATTGTCCTAAATTACTATTAACTGTAAATCCACTAACCCTGGCATTAAGTCCAAAGTACTTTGCTGGTTTTACCAAAGCTAATAGCTTTTGTACAGCAAACGGATATTGACTGCTCTTGATCCAGGCAGTTTCAGCAGGCGCCTCGTCTCCCGCTACAAATGTTTTTTGTATATATGTACCGTTAAAACTTCTAATTAAAAACTCGTTAGGTGCTTTTAATTCACCGTAAACATTTACAGGAATAAATTTTGTTACTCCAGGTCGTGCATAGCGAGTATCGATTCGAGTATTACCTGGTTCTTTAATATATCCTGTTTCTAAGTCGTCCCAGAGTACTAGGTTACCTGAAGAGAAAGGTGCGGTACCGTATGCGGCAGCCCACCAACTTGGCTCTTCTGCAAGACCCAGGCACTCCCAGGGAGTCAAGTGAGGAGTATCAGTATCGTAATAGTGCCTATAAACACCACGCCAGAAACCTGGCAATAACACACCGTCTACCGCACTAGAACTTTGACTCCAGTTGTAAGTAAAAGGATCAGAGTTGTTAAAGAAGTCCTGGTTAGCAAAATCAATTACATTATTGCCTGCCCACCTAGAAAACTCCTGTCCCAAGATCCCTACGCATTCTGCTCTTGAGTACTCAGTTGTTCTAAATTGTCCTGGGAACACATCATGTAAGTCTAGTCTAGACTTTTGGTATCTTACTTTTATGTTGTTGTATATTCTTTTTTCTAATTCTAGCAGTAGGTCGTCTCTTGAGTCACCAAAGCTAGGGGTGTAACTACCGTCATGTCCAATAACAAATGTAGTTGTTGTTCTGTATGTACTATCTGTCAGTAATCTAGGCTGATAACTAGGATACATTCCCATCTTGGTGGGTGTTTCAGGAACAAAACTTCCGTTAGTGCTGGTGTACTCTCTAATTGTTATAACATCATTATGAGCAGGAGTATAGTCTGCGGTAAATTCAACAAACAATCCATCACTGCTTATGTTATAGTCCTTATATCTTAATAGTTGTGTGGTACCATTAAACACCAGCACAGACACCTGACTAGGAGTATCCATTTTATTAGTGTATGTTGTCCTTATGGACTTACTGTTGCCAGCCCGCCAGGTTTCTGTAAACTCTGTGTACGTGCTTCCAGCAGGAATCATATCTGAGTAGTACCAAGGGAATGTGTCTGTTTTTGCTTCGTTAATACTTGTTATTATGGCATCTACCGCTTTGTCAGTGGATAGTTGTTCTAAACCTGACAGCGTAAATGACGCCTCAATAAACTTATTTTTAAAGTTAGAGTATTCCCTAGCGGCAAGATCTAAACTGTCAAAGAAGTTTGTCTGTTTATCACCAGTAAACAACATTGCGTAAGGTAGCCCAGATGTGTGTTGTAGTATACTTCCCTGACTTTGTTTAGCGTTAATATCTCTGGAGTTATTTCTTCCAGGAAACACTCCGGAAACATTCAGCGTATTTTCAAAACTTGTTTGGAAGTGGTTACGCAGTTGTCCTAACGTAACATTGTTAAAATTAGCATTAACACTATTATAATCCAAGTTGGTCGGTATCTGATAATACGCATTAGCAAGTACGCTATTGTCAAGAGTTAATATTGTAACTGTTTTGTCAGTTAAATCTACAGTGGTTGATATCTCAATATATTGTTGGTTGCTGATAGTTACTTTACTGTATTGACTTTCACCTAACAAAACACTACCAACATACACTTTAAGTGTCTGGCGTTGTACTGATGTAATTTCAGTCGCAGGGTACAAGAACTTGTTAGATGCTTTGTACTCATAACTGTATACCTGAAACTGTCTGGTATCGGATAATGTCTTTTCCCAAGTGTTCTTAGAGGTAAAAGCTGTCAGACTACTGTTACTGTGGAGAAATCCGTTATTAACCGCATTAGTACTACTCGCAGTAGTTCTAAAATTATCTGATGCAAAGTTGTTATCGTATAAAATATCACCAACACTCTGGAAATTCCTGTAACTTAGTGGGAACCCCAAGTACTGATCTAAAGTACCTGTACCACGTCTGTAGGAGAAAATCTTTGTGCCTTTAAAGTCTGTTCCAGGATATGCTGTTGTATCTGAAAAACTATTACCAGCTGAATCGTATATATTAAAAAGAGGTTCAACATTTGTTGATGTTTTTTGTTGTCCTGAAATCCAGTTTGTTCCATTGAACCAAAACTGCTTACCTTGGTTCTGTGTTCCTAGTTTTACCACCACAGTTTCATATGCTTGTACAGCAGTATCGACTGTAGGAGTTAAATGAATCTGTAACGACCCATCGTTTTGTGGATCGATAATTAAAACTTCATAAACCTTATTACGAACGTCATCGTCACTATCAGCCGCAAATACTATGCGCTGTCCACCTGCAAGGTCAATACCATCTGACACATAACTTGCAGAACCTTCTACCAGTGTAAATGCATCTAATGTTGAAGTGTCAATTATGTCTACAGGAGCCTTTGCAACCTTACCAAAGTTGTACATCTCTAAATTTGGATTAAACTCGATAATAGGTCTCTTGCCACGTTTTGTCTGATCTATTGTAGGCGTAAAGTTATTGTATGTGGCAGTTGCATTAATAGCATCAATGTGGAACCATCTATTTCCACGTGCCCAGGCATTGCCATCTAAACTATCTCGTTGTGATACAATATAATCCTGTGATGTGGGTGCGTTTGCCGTTGCTTCGTAACCGGTAGAATCGTATAGTTCTAAATCGAAGCCCACGCTCTCATCAACTGTATAGGTTTCTGGAGTAACAAGAGTTCCTACGTCTGTAAGTGTAATACCACTGCCTACACCTTCAACGTAATATAATTTGTTTTGATATGCTACGGGTATTACCCCTGAATCAAACCTTACTTTAAGACCGTTAGTGAAGACGACGCCGCTTGCAGACGTATATACTGTTTTGCCTAATATGTCAGCATCAACATTAATATTGGCAATTGCTGTGGGTTCCACAAGTTTTATAGTACCGTAACGTTCTCCATCAACCCCGTCCTGATAATATAGTGTGTCAAGTATTGCTGTTATTATAGGTACTTCCTCTAGGTAACCTGAATTCGCTTTATAAAATTCCTTGTTTCCGTATTCTAAGCCTTCTCTAACTAACACTTTATTGTTAGTTAGAATCTCTCTGAGAGGGACTAGCGTAACTATAGGGTCGCTTACATTTCCCATATATTTTACACGCCATATACCCCACTTCTGAGCATCTGTTGGTTCGTAACCTGCATCGTACAGGTTAGCATCGTAGTTTTCACCATCTTTGTCAAATACTCCACCAAATAACCAACCATCTTGACTGGAGAAAATTACAGTCTTGGCATCTAAACTTCGTTGACCGTCTATGCCACCATATGTTGCCAATACTGTGCTGAGTAACTGGTTGTGTACCTTATTAAAATCTAAGTCAGTAGCAAGATCCACTTCCTGAAGCGTTGTCATGTTTAGGTAGAAATTCTGAGAGTCTTTAAGCGGCACATTAAATGTGATACTACCAAAGTCGTCTCCGTTATTTCCTACGCCTAATACCTCACGTGAGCTTATGTTACTCTGGGCTACTCTAACTCCTGTCGTGCCTATTTCAGACTGTATCCAGAAAGGAATACCAGTCTGAGACACATTAAAAGTGTAACTACCGCCTCTTGCAAGATATATTGTTGGGGTACCACCTATACCGATAGAGGTAGCTACATCACCTGAATCAGCAAAAGAATATTCACTTAAATGTGGACTACGAGTTATCCTATAGGTTTCGCTAGTAGCAACACTCGTTGTACGGATGTCTACACTATCTGGACCACTTGGTAACCAGTAATACTGAGAGAAGTTTACAAACTTGTCTAAGTCTATTTCTCCGGTAAATGTATATGCTTCTGCAGAAAATAATCTATCATGGTTGTTAGTTAGGCCACCGTGGAAGCCTATGCCCTGTAATAAATCAATGTACGTATTAACAAAGATTACTTCGCCCTGATCATTTTTTACAACTGTACTAGGTTCGAACTGATAATTTTCTCTGTCCGTTGTTGGTTCAGGTAGATAGTTATCCGTTGACCGAAACGTAGGAGTAAATTTTCGACCCACAAAACCATTGACTCTCGCAAGATCGGTTTCTGACGTTGCCTGTTCCAGTGTGGCATTTAAAAACTTTTGATTCTTGCTAGTTCTAAATACTGCTGGTAAAAGATCTAATGTTCTAACTGCCATGTATTAACCTAACTTTAAATTGGATGCTGTTAAACTTGGCACAATTGCTACCTGATCAACTGTTGCCACGCTTATAAAAATCTCATCTGCATTACATGAGATCTGCTGTAAATTTCCGTAATTGCTGTTGTCCGGTACAATCACAATGCTTGCTACATTGGGTACTAGTTCTGCATGTAGATAAGCACTAAGCTCACTAAAGTAGAATGACTCTCCAAAGTCCCAGTTCTCCAACGCAAAATATTCATCTAAAGCTGTAACAACCTGTACTCTTATTTCACTGTCGCTGATATTTACGTTAGGGTTTTTTACAACCTTAAATGTTGCTCTTAACCCGTTATCTGCCTTTATTCCAAACAGTGGTTTAAATTTAGCACTGTTATAGATAATTGTGTCTGATATACTTTTAAAGTTCTCTAAAGTTGCGTAATTTAGTCTCAGGCTTTCAGATGTAGGCCTTGTTGGCTGAACTATCCTTGCTGTGGTGTCTCTAGCCCACAGTCTAAAGTTATCGTTGTGGTCGTTTGTGAGTAAAAATAAATCAATAATATTACTTGGATTAGGATCAATACGCTTGTATCCTGGTGCATTGTGTCTGTACTGGAAGTAGAATCCTTGTCTACCTGTATAATACAGGTATCCTGACAGACTATTAACTACCTTGACATTATTAACTAGACTGGCCTGATAGAATAACTTTGTAGTAGTTGTAAAGAATATTTGCCCGGTAGGGTAATCATTCTTGTTTGCCTCTAATTCATCTAAGGCAGTAAACTCAGTGCTTACAGTTCCTGTGGTTAAAGGAGTAACATCGTTAAAGCTGTACTGATCAGTTGATGGCTTAAAGAATACTAACTTATTGTTAGGATTTGTATCTGGTGACACCAGCGTTTCAAAAAAGTCTGGATCATCAGCAATACCATCATCATCTCTGTCAGTAAAACTTATCCGAACTCTCTTTGTGTTTATGTAACCATCAGCCTCAAGAACAGATTTATATACTTGTAGGCTAGTATCTATAGTAAACGAGTCACTGGAGTCTGGTTGAGAGTTTGTCTTTAGTACCTTGATGTTATCTCGAATAATTCTACCTTGTCTAGGATCATATATTTTTACGTTGTCATCAACGTAAAAGTTTGTCTCGCCTTCTGACTCATAAAGGTATTCTAAGTTTCTATAAGTTGATGTGTACACCTGATTAGTTGCCTTAAAATGCATTAACCAACTAGCATCTAAACTGGCGCTTGTTGTGTTCTTGGCATTTGTTAGACTAAAATCGTTTACTAGGTCTAAATCGGCATCTGCAATAATATACCACGTGCGTGTGCCTTGTTCATACCCTAGTCCAAACTCATCGTAAACTTTTATCAGTGCTATCATTGCGGTTTGCACTGTAGCACTTGGAGTATTAGAATATGTTGGGATAATCTGTGACATTTCTGCGCCTGTAGGCACAATGTCATTTAATGTTACAGGACCATTGCCGTTCTCTAGGTTACCTAGGCCTCCGTTGGTGCCATCAGTAACTACGTCTGAGATCGATCCCCATATTGTTGTTCTATCTCCTGGCAGTGTCGGTGATCCTGTTTTTAACAAGTTGCCCGCTGTAAAATATTTGCCACTTGGTGCATCAAACTTAACAAGACTGTTTTCAGTAAGATACTTTCTGTTGTCACCAACATAACTACCTATGTTCTGTGAGTCACCTGCGGCATTTACAAAATAACCTGTACTTGCGTTGGTAGCAACTGTGCTTTGTTGCCAACTGAGACTTGCCACAGTATATCTATTAAATTTGTCGTAGTAAAAATGTAAAGTTTCTCGTTCAGCAAGAGCTGGATTAACCTGATTGTTAAATGTGTTCTGAATATCTGCTACTGTAACAAAGTCAAATGCAAAAGTCTTATTTGCTTCTTTTCTATAGAGTAGCCCGTCTTCGCAGAATATATTTGTACTGCTGTATCTGCCAGAAGTGTCTGCAACATCTAAAAACCTGCTTATGCCTGATGATGTTCTGTTAACTGCTTTAACTTTAACTAGGTCACTAAAACTGGTAAATGGGAATATGTTATAATCCTCTCCATTAACCATTCTGTTCTGTGTGTAATACTGTTGTGGTGCTTTAAGTCTAATGTCATCAGCAGTTTCTCTTGCGGTAGCATTTGTCACAGTATACTGTAAACTGGCAGTTACCGACAACGTCTCAATTCTGTTTAATTTGCTTAGATATGCAATATTAAAACTGATGGCTTGCAGATCGTTAGGTGTGATCTGATATGTTAGTCCGTTTGACACACGATAGTATAATCTAAATTTTCCCTGAGGAATATTAGCAAATGCACCATCACCAAATACCAAGTTTGTTTGGTCATTCTGTCTTGTAGTAACCTGATAGGCATTGCGACTTGCTGATGTGTCAGAGTTGTAAATTACGTTAGCACTAGCAACACTGGGCACTGCTGACCACAAATCTACCTCATTGTTGTTGTCGTCTAGACTATACAACCAAACATCAGTGTTGTTTATGTTGTTAATATTAATATTTGCAACTCTATTAGATAAACTTTCTTCAAAGTTTAAGTCAATGCTGTTTAATGAACCTTGTTTAAAGTAGAAGAAGTAACCTGTTGTGTTACTGGCATTGCCTAGGTTATCGTTCTTGTAGAGAACCTGGAATGTGCCGTCAGGTGCTACATTTTCTTCGTATACATATTGCTGGTTAAGTGTGGTAGGACTCACCAACTCAAAATTTGTTTTAGTGCCGTCTATTGTCTTCTGAAACGGAAACACACTGAGAGATGCGTTATCTATCTGTAACGTGTACTCCTGTGTTTTAACTTTGTTCAGCGTCTGACTGTTACCAGCTTTGCCTACCTTTTGTCCAGTAATCATTGCGGAATTTAAAATACTGTTCCATTGTTCTTCCCAGTCTGGGTTAGAAGTATCGTTCCAGTTAATTACTGTGTTGCTGATATTTTTTCCAGTGCCATCTCTGAGAGTTTCTGTAGTACTTAGAGCCTGAAATTTCAGGAATCCGCTGCCTGGTATACTGCGCTTAGGGTTATAGCTAACTAGCCGTGCTAGTCGCAGAATACTGTCTCTGCGCTCAGCAGTATCAATAAAGTTTTCACGGGAGTTTAAGTCTGCTCTAAATGCTAGACTTTGTCCCATGTATGCAATTAAATCTATTAGAGCGATGTACTCACTTGATTCAGTAAAATCATTGAAGTCTTCAGGATAGTAAAGTTGTAGATAGTCAATCATAGACTTTCGCAGAGTCGAGAAATCGTAACTCTGGAAGTCTGCCTCCCTGAAACTTTGATAGACTTTTTTCCAGTCTTCTGCGGCTAAAAGCCCTACTTGTCGTTCGTTTATCGCCATATTAAGTATACCTTTAAGTATTTATTGCAATTAAAATGTGCTACTTTTATAAGTTGCCTACGCTAAGACCTTGAGATTCCTGATCAAATTGCAGTAGCAGAGACTCTGTAATGTCCTCTGCTAGGTAGGATAAATCTAACTCTACCTGCACTCCTTGCTCATACTCTACTACGTTTACACTGTTTACAGCTATTCTGGGGTCGTAACTTGCAATAGCCCGTATATCATCTATAATTGCCTGTTTAGTTGTGTCAGTAAGTGGGTCAAATACAATACTCCAGAGATTACTACCAAAATTTGGATTATGCAACTTCTCACCTTTTCTTATATGAAAGTGGTTGATTAGATCCTGTTTTGCTAATTCAAAATCAGTGTAGCGAATCTTTCTAGTATTATTTACTGTGCTGAACCCTTTATATGTTATCATTTCTTAACTCCTAATACGCTTATACCGTAAGCACCATGTTGTGCTAACGAGTCTGCTAATTTGTTTGATGTGTTTCCTGGCTGTGCGACTGTACGCCACTGTTTAGCGGCCGCTGGTCCCAACTTAGTACTTACTGCCATCATTGCCCCTTGTAGTTCGGCAGTATCAGTAGGTTTTATGCCACCGTTGGACTGCATTTTGTTAAAAAATCCTGACAATGCATTCTTAAATCCTGTTTCCTGAGCTTTAGGGTTATTCAGAAAACCAGCCTTGTTTCCTGGCATGCTTCCTCCCTTCCAGCTCGACGGGTTGTTTACTATTTCAGAGGCGGATAACTGTCCTAATCTAAACTTATCACCTACTCCAGACTGAAGCATTCCAGCCTCTTGTAACATACTAGGATCCATTTTAAACTTTCCTAATAGTCCGTCGACGTCTGTGTTATATCTGCCTTCGGCAAAACCGGTGTTGAAGTTTGCAAGTTCTGTTGTTAGTCCGTCTAGTTGCCCCGCATTCAAGTTACCGAGCTCCTGTAAACCACCATCCTTATTAAGCTGGTCTATGGACTGTTGAAATTTACTGGCGAGATCATCTGGCAAGTCTATGCCATCAGCTAATACTTCATTAAGTTGGTCAAACCCTTCTTCGGGAACCTCTAATGTTGCAAGTTGTCCAGAAAGTTTGGCAGTAATGCTATCGAAACCCTTAAAGTTTTTTATTTTATCAAATCCCTTTGTTACCTTGCTATCTAGTTTGGGATCATTAAAAAGAACATCTGCCTCTTCTGTTAAAGCCATTATAATAGATTCCTGTAAAATCTAGCAATTTGCTCTGGTGTCTTAGGGTTAATTCTGCGAGGGTATGGTTCGTGTGTAGGTACCCAATTTAATATAGACTCTATACTGGGCTCTTTTTCTTCCTGCCAGATAACACCATCGCTATTAACTACATCTGTGTACTTTTCTTTAGGCAACTTTTCTACAACAGGACTGCTTGGGGCTGGGCCACTATTAAGATTTATAGTGGATCCCTGGTAATTAAGAGTGGCGGCACAGTTCCAACCACTTGACGTCGTTGAATTTAATGCAATAGAACCATCAGTAAGCATAGTAAAGTCCTCGCCCTGATGCATTCGTGTGGTTTTTAGACTCTTCATATACATATCAGTAGTTTCTGTCTTAATTTTGTTCTTACCACGTATGTTTACTTCATTGCCTGCTTCTAGATTAATGTTGTTATCTGCACGTAAGTTAAGGTCTAGACCTGTTCTAATGTTTAGACTGTTATTACTAAAGATTGTTATCTGTCCGACAGCGTCTATCTCTATCCAGGCTAGACCGTTAGCATGCTGTATATGTATAAACTCTTCTGTGTCATGCATGGTGATCTGATGACCACGACTTGATCTGATTCGCACAAGGTTGTTTTGTCCTGCTACATCGCCATCATCCATAGTAAGGCTGTGACCGCCTCGCCTTGCTTTGTTGCCTTTGTTTACGTAATCTTTAACTTCGTCTGATTCGGCAGTTCCTGCTTTTAATTTTCTAACAAGGGTAGCGTCTTGGGCTATGTCTTTACGGGTTCTGCCAGGAGTGCTAAAACCAAATACCTGACTAGGGGTATCTCTCTGTGCGCTACTAGTAATAGGTCCACGGTCTTTATCGTTCTGTATTCCTTGTACAATAAACTGTTTGTACAGGTCTTCGTGAATGCCCCTAGTTGAACCATAGAATGTTTCCATCACAGACTCTTCTCCGTTACCGGCACCATCTTGATTCTGTGTTTTAAATTGCACTTCACCTACAGGAAACTTGATTCCTTCTAGGTCACTGGGGTTTTCAGTAAACCACTGTGTTAGACTTTCCTGAAAAGCTGGTATCATCAGATCGCTCTGGTACTCAGCACCAAAGTTAACTACACTACCGTTCTGGTCATTATAGCTTCTAGAACCTATACTAGGTACCATGTGGTTCTTAAGGGGTTCAGGAATGCAACCTATCCAGTATGCCTTGTTAATATCATGTTCAGCGAAGATAATCATAACCCTAACACCTATATCAGGCGGCACCATCCAGAAGCCGTAGCTCTGTTGTGTTTTGTCGTATCTCTTGCCTTCTTCCGATGCGTTCATGTTTGTAAAGCCCATAAAAGGACTTAGGTACTGGCAAATTACCCAGCCGGTGGGATCCTCGGGATTAACACTGCCCAATGATGGTATGTAAACCTGAAGTCTGCCGTTTCTAGAATAATCTATGTTATTCTTTATAACTCCTATCCAGGGCCCAGCACTAATTAAATCTCCGGAATGTACCGACTGAAGATTTTTTATACTTGCAAATTTTTCTGTGTTATTAACCGCCATTATTGATTAAATCCTGTTTTAAAACTGCCAGTCTGAATTGCACGGGTTTGTGCTTTGGTCAGAGCAGTCTGGTTTTGAGAGGCTGTTTGTGTGGCAGGGGCACGGGCGTTTGTGTTGGCCGCTAACCCCGTAAACACACTGGATCCGTTAGATGTAACTATGTTTGACTGTATGCCTGGTATTCCTGCAGACAAATTGTCTGCGTCAGACTGCAACGCAGGCATATTGGCCGCTAACCCCGTAAACACACTAGTACCAGGACTAAAAGAGCTTAGGCTTCCAGCAATTGTGCTTCCTATACTGGTTACGTTACCGCCTGATTTCTTAGGTTCTGTGCCTAGTCCAGGCTGATTAAACAACCTAACGGTAGTTAGTACCTGTGTGAACTGACCACCACTAAAGTTGCTGTTGACTTCAATAATCTTGTACACTCCGCTATACGCACTGTCAAAATATGCTGGGTTATTAGATTTTACTAACATTCCAGTATTTTCGTCCCAGTCCTGTGGGCTCTTATAATTTATAAGACAGGTAAGTTCGTCTTCAGAGTTTAAGATGTTTAAACTATTACCTGCAATAACATTTTCGTTGTATCCTACCAAAAAGTCAGGATCCCCTATAATAGTTAACTTAACTTCCACCATGTCTCCCATGGAGTTTGTATACTGATTGTTAATTAGTACTCTGTCGTCCTGTTGTTCGTAATCACTGGATTCCGTAGCCTGTCCACTTTCAATATCAGCATTTGTGTTCTCTGACTGCTGTGGCTGGATACCACTAGTTGTTTGTGAATCACCAGCATCTGTTTTCGATACTCTATTTCCAGTGTCACCAGAACGAGTAACCTCGCCAGATGCCAATACATATTTGGCAGGATTGCCCAATACTTGCTGATAATACAAAGCATCAAACTTTATATTAAAGTCTATTACAGAATCGTTTTTTCCTGTAAAGATATAGTCGTAACGCTTAACCGGTTTAGTTTCTCCCCAACCCGGATAGGATGCAACAGTTCTATTAGAGACGTTATACTTTGATATCACAAAGGTGTTTTCCCTGGCATACTTCTGTAGACTAACGTTAAACTGTTTAATTGTTTTTTTATTTCTTGTCCTAAACCAACTTAATGGCTTTCCAACGTCTTCAGATAGTTTTTCTAATGCCGCCTGCTTGACTTTGGGATCAGTCATATTCCCTATCTTGTTAATATTTTCTGGACTTAATTTCTGAGACTTTATGTAACTACTCTGTTGTATAATTATTGTGTTAATCATCTTAATAATATTTGTGCCAGCACTAAAATCAATTTTTATATCCCCTGACGGTATCTTTTTCTGTGCGTCAATAAATGCATGACTCGCTGTTACATCAAATGCGCCTTGCGGTGTGGGCACCATAGATGTTTTGTCAGCAGACTTAACATCGTTGTTAAACTTAATGGGGGCGTTTTTTATTTCGTCGTCTATCTCAAATTTTATTGTGTGGCAAAAATTGTCGCCAGCAACAATATCAGGATCTGCTTTCTTTTGTTTTTCCAGAGATACCTTGTAGTAGTTGTTATAGAATTCTGTTAAATCGTTAAAGAAATCTCCCACAGTCTTGCTTTTACTGCTGAAGTTTTCGTGTATGCTACACTCATTACTAAACAAGGCACTGTCGCTATATGCAACTGCTTGCACATCGTACTCACCACCTGACTTGCTTACTCTGTGTTGTATTTCTGTAAATTTAATAGGAGTAATAAAAGGCACACTACTTTCTTTAAAGGTATTGCTGTCTTCTATATTATCATATCCTTTAAACTGTATAGATAGAGAATAGGGCACATCTAGATAGTTCTTTATGCCCATATCCTGACATAAAGCCAGTAACCTATTAAAAAACGTAAGACCGCCGGGCTCTGTAATAGTAAAATTAATTGATGTTGCATTTGAACCACCAGTGACTTTGTTAAGTCCAATTATACTATTCAGATCTAAATCGTCAATGTAGAAGTCAACATCAAAATATGCGGCTCGGCGTTCTTTTAGGATACCACCAGACGCTATCATTATGTTTTGATCTAAAGAGTCATAGTCGCCGTCATTAAATGCGTTCAACATGTCAGGAGTCATTACACCCAGTTTAATATTATATGTGTAATTTAAAAACTCGTTAAGTGGGTTTTTTCTTATTCCACTAGTGCCTTGTTGGGTAACTAGGTTTTTGTCACCGTGATCAAATACGCCTGCAGGATCAAACTTGCTTACAAGGTTTACTGCACTGCCAAGGTCCGCAGGTATTATACCACCCGCTAGGTTAAATGGTGACGGTGCCCGAGGCTCTTTAGGTGGTTGCGCATCAGCCTGATTAGCTAGCCCAACGGGTCCTATATTGCCACCGTTACTGCCTGCTATACCTGCGCCTGACGTAGATGTGGTAACGTTTGGATTTAACCTACGCTGTTGAGCGGCACTTAATCCATCAGCCATGTCTTAGAGTCCTAATGCACTGTTAACAGTGTCTTTGTTGGGAATATAGATTGTTGTGCCAGTGGCAAAATCAAAAATAGGATCACGTAGTGTATTAGGGTTACGTGCCATAAACACCCACCATAAATTAACATCCTGATACAAGTCAAACGCCATTAAATCTGGTCTGTACTTGTAGGTTTCTGTAATCATGTATTCTATATCACCACGGTTTGCTGGGATCTTCCTGTAGTTTAGTACGTCCAAATACTTGTTGTTGACAACATTGGTATTGAAGTAAGGACTTGATCTTTTATAGGTGACAGACATTATAAGAATCCTCCATTGCCTTTAAGCAGTGAGCCCTTACTAAAATCTTCCCAGGTAAACTTGTTAGCTATAGTGCTTCTACTGTATACCGGCTGTAGACTTACTTGTATCGACGACTTTGTTGGGATCCTGGCTCGCTTGCTAGAGGACTGTACCCGTCTGACTTGTCCGGGTGTTTGGAATTGTGCGCCAAGTTGATTAGTAATTGTGCTTGTGCTCGTGGCTAATCCTGTTTGTAATGCCTGCAATTGCGGCGGTAATATACTGCCTAACACAAGAGTATTAGTTGTTAACCCAGGCTGTACTGTGCATTCTATATAGTCTGTGTTGCTAGGCATTGTGTGAGTAAAGTTAGTTACTACACAAGAAACATGAGGCAGATAATAATCACCGTATCCATCTATATAAACGATTGGAGGCGGGTTGCCTGAATTAGGTCCACCGTAGAACATCTTGGTTGCTGATCTAAAAAACCATATCATGCCTAAAACATACCGTGCCTGATCTTCTGTCTGTGCAGTGAAATCTGCACTAATGCTGATAGCACCTACCTCACTGTTATTGTAAAAGTAGCTAGGGAAGTTGCTGTGTGTGGGTGTCAGTGACCCGTAACTTGCATTGTGTGTTACAGCAATATTAGGAGTAAAAGGAAAAACCACTCCGTTGGCTTCAGATAATGCACTCATTGGGCCTGTACTAAAATCAAAGGGACCTGCTAGAGGAGCAGTTACTTTGACTTTCCAGTCATTTTCTGCGGCTAGATTACCGCCCTGAATACTACCAAAGAATACTTCTGGCAAGCTGTCTGACCGCTTTCTTTTCCCCCCAGGCATAAGATTGTTAATGTTTAGTCTTGATAGACTGGGGTTACTAATTAATTCTGTGGCCTTTTTGGCTATGTCCTGTGCTTGGCCAGTTATCCCGTTGGATTTATTGGTTAAGTTGGACAAAAAATTCTTAAATGGCATGGGGTTTCCTTTGCATTATGTATTTATTGGTGTTATAATATGCTAATATAAAGAAGGTAAATAATAACATGCGCAAAAAGAATTATCTTAATAACAAAGACATATTAAAAGAAATACACAAATCAAAGAATACCTACTGTTATTTTAGCGATCCCAGTATTGCAGATTATGACATGATCCTACTTAACGTAGATAAAATTCATAAAACAAACATTAAAGAAGCACTTAAACTACGTGCTGACCGTCTATCAAAACTTGCGGTTGAAGCGGCACAGGCAGCAGATCCCAAGACAAAGGTTAAATTAGACGAATTTAAAATAAAGGCCGGTAGTATTCCTGTTACTGATTTGATATTTAGAGTTATGACTTTTGAACATATCCCGCTTAAGGAACCTAAAAAATCTTTGAGCAAGGGAGAGACTGTCGATGAAGACGAAGTAGAAGTAGTTGAAGAGTACGAACCAGATCCAGCTAAAAGAGCTAAAAAATTTCGTGCAAAGTATCTTAAATTAAACTTCCCACCGTTCTTTCATTACAAAATTAACGAAGAATGCGAGCCTTATTTGGTGGGTAAGAGTCATTGGAAGGGTGAGTTAGACACAGGTGAGTTTTGCAAAGAGCACGGCACCATGACCAACAAACTAGCACACATGTTTATGAAACTGTGCGAGCGTTATGCTACTCGTAGTAACTGGCGTGGATACACATACAATGACGAGATGCGTAGCCAGGCATTGCTACAGTTAGCACAAATAGGGTTACAGTTTGACGAGTCTAAGTCACAAAATCCTTTTGCTTACTACACTGCCGCTATTACAAACAGTTTTACCAGAGTATTGCACATCGAAAAGAAAGTTCAGAGCATACGTGATGACATACTAGAGATGAATAACTTTACGCCTAGTTCTACTAGACAGAACGCAGAGGTCTGGGAACGAGAAGAAGGACGTAATCATCCTGGTAAACTTAACTCTTGACATTTGTCCTAGATGCTGTAAAATTATAGCATGCCTGCATTTAAACGAGCCGCAGTATTTACGGATATACACTTTGGATTAAAGTCTAACAGTCAGTTGCACAATGATGACTGTTTAAACTTTGTTGACTGGGTTATTAAAACAGCAAAAGAAAAAGAATGTGATACCTGTATAATGATGGGAGACTGGCATAATAATCGTGCAAGTATAAACATTGTTACACTTAACTACAGTCTTAAAGCCCTAGAACGTTTAGGCAAGGCGTTTAACCGAGTGTTGTTTATCCCTGGCAATCACGACTTGTACTACAGAGACAAACGTGAGGTGCAGTCAGCAGAGTGGGCTAAACATATCCCTAATATTCAAATAGTCAATGACTTTTATAATGAAGATGATATTGTAATTGTGCCTTGGTTAGTAGGTGACGAGCATAAAAAGATACCTAAGATGTCTGGCAAGTTTATGTTTGGACATTTTGAGTTGCCTAATTTTTATATGAATGCTATGATACAGATGCCAGATCATGGTGAGATAAAAAATGAACACTTTGGTGGCATAGAGCATGTGTTTAGTGGACACTTCCACAAACGTCAAACACAAGGCAATATCACATACACAGGCAATGCCTTCCCTCACAACTATGCAGATGCAGGAGATGATGATCGTGGTTTAATGATACTGGACTGGTCAGGTGAGAAGGAATTTATCAGTTGGCCCGATCAACCTAGTTACCGTGTGTTTGACCTTAGTCAAATAATAGATCATGCAGACACATTACTAAGACCTAACATGCATGTTAGGGTTAACTTAGATATTGAGATCAGTTACGAAGAAGCAAATTTTATTAAAGACACCTTTGTAGGCACACACAAACTACGTGAGATTACGTTACTGCCTAAAAAGAACGAACACAGCAATCAAGCCACTACCGCTGTGCGGATAGAGTTTAAAAGTGTAGATCAAATCGTAACAAATCAGATCACAGCTATTGACAGCAATCAGTTTGACAAGAAGTTATTGTTAGACATCTACCAAAATTTATAGTATAATACAAACCTATGTTCAAGATTACTGATATTAGTGTGAAAAATTTTATGAGCGTTGGAAACAGCACTCAGGGTATTCGGTTTGACAGAAATGACCTAACACTTGTACTGGGGCAGAATTTAGACCTAGGTGGTGATGACACAGGCGCACGTAATGGTACAGGCAAGTGTCTTTGTATAAATACATTAGTAAAAGTTCGAAATACAGAAACCGGCGAAGTAACAGAACTTACTATGGGAGAATTGTATAATGCCGCGGTGGGACAACAGCCTAAATGATAACTGCACACAAGTAATGGAAACTGTTATCAAAAATATAGAACCCAATACATACCAAACTTTACTTGCCTGCATAATACAGGCTAATGTCAAGAACTCTAAAAAAGAAATAGAAAAATATGTACGAACCAGATTAGGACTCGTTACTTCTGACTCTAGACATACTAGAAATTATTGGTTACTAAGAGGATGGAGTACAAACGAAGCTTATGTAAAAGCTAAAGAAAATAAACAGAAAAACTGCAAAAGCGTATACAGCCGGGAATTCTGGCTAGAAAAAATTAATCCTGCAACAAACAAGCACTATTCGGTAGACGAAGCAGACTTCGAACGGAACTCTCGTAGACCCATTAAAAAAGAATACTGGATCAAAAAAGGATACAGTAACAGCGATGCACGAGATTTTGCCGCTGGCGCCAAAGAAAGCAACAACAAGAAAGGTGCCAGTGCGTCGGCAACAAGTGAGGTTCGCAGGGTTACCTCTAAGCGATGTATTGAGTATTATACCAGCAGAGGTGCTACGTTAGAAGAAGCGGCGGCTATGTTATCTAATTCTCAAAAATACTTTTCAAAAGATATATGTATTAAAAAATATGGTGAAGAGTCTGGTCTTGAAATATGGCAAGACAGGCAAGATAGGTGGCAGGCAACGCTAAATGCAAAGACAGACAAGGAAAAAGCAAGAATAAATCGATCTAAAATGTCAAAAGGAATATCAGTCTCAAATGCTGAAAAAATAATTGTCGAACATCTATCATTATTAGGAATAACAGTAGACACGCAATTTACATTATTTCAAAAAAATAAAAAACAATTTGTGTATGATATAATGTATAATAATAAAATTGTTGAGTATAATGGCGATTTTTGGCACTCCAATCCTTTGTACTACCATGATAATTTTTTAAACCCAAGAACTAAAATAATAGCCAAAGAGAAATGGAAATTGGACAAGGCAAAAATTCAATTTGCTAAAGCCCAAGGGTATGAAGTATTAGTAGTATGGGAAAGCGATTTTAAGCAAAATAAAGAGGAAGTAATTAAACAGTGCATACAATTTCTAAAAACGTAAACAGAAAATTTATCAATAGTATTGATCTAACTAATCTCGAGATCGAAACCGATTCGGGATGGCAACCATTATCGACTATACACAAAACAATCCCGTATACTACCTGGCACATCGAGACAGTTAGCGGACTTACACTTGACTGTGCAGATACCCATATTGTGTTCGATCATAACTATAACGAAATATTTGTTAAAGATATCGTGCCATGGGAATCTAAAATAATAACCAAGAACGGTGTTGACGTTGTTTGTAAAGTAGACGAAAAATCTTGCCAAGAGAACATGTTTGATGTTACAGTTAATCATCCCGCACATAGATTCTACTCTAACGGTATACTGTCACATAACACCACCATTATTAACGCACTAAGTTATGCGTTATATGGTGAAGCACTGACAAAGATTAGAAAAGAAAATCTAATCAATAAAACAAACGGTAAGGATATGGTGGTTACCATCGACTTTGAAAAAGATGGTAGCGCATATCGTATAGAGCGTGGTCGCAAACCTAACGTGTTAAGGTTCTACGTCAATAACACAGAACAAGATGACAACACTGCACAGGGCGACAGTCGTGAGACACAAAAGGAAATAGAGATCCTGCTGGGCATGAGTCATGATATGTTTAAGCACGTTGTTGCCTTAAACACTTACACTGAGCCTTTCCTAAGCATGCGAGCCAATGACCAGCGTCAGATGATTGAGCAGTTGCTGGGCATAACAATGCTTAGTGAAAAAGCAGACGCTCTCAAGGAACAAATTAAAGAAGTCAAAGACTCTGTTAAACTAGAGGACTTTAGAATTAAAGCAGTTAAAGAAGCAAACGAGCATGTTGGCACACAGGTGTCTAAATTAGAACGTCGCTCAGTAATGTGGGAAACTAAAAAGCAGGAGGATAGTGTTAACCTCCAAACTGCCATAACTGCGCTTGAGAGTGTGAACATTGAAGCAGAGTTAGAAGCACATAGGTGTCTAGTAACTTACAAAGAGCATGCCCGTAATATTCGAGACTTAGACACTGCTATTACTGCCAATCAGAAAACTGTTGTTGCTGGTAACAGCAAAGTAGAAAAGTACACAAAAGAGCTAGAGCAACTTCAAGATCACAAGTGTTTTACCTGTGGTCAAGAGTTTCACGACAGTAAACAAGAGCAGTTAATTGTTAGTAAACAGGAAGACATAGCAGAGTTACAGGACGATATTGCAACTGCCGCACAGGGCTTGCAATCGCTAGAGCAAGCTCTATTAGATGTAGGCAAACTGGAGGACTGTCCTCCAACGTTTTACGACAGCATAGACGATGCGTACAATCACAAACAACAAGTCGACACGCTACAAACACAACTTAAGCAAAAGCAACAGGAGTCTAATCTTTATACAGGGCAAATTCAGGAGATGAAGACTACTGCTGTACGAGAGATTAACTATAACATAATTAATGAATTCAATAGAAGACTGGAACACCAGGACTTCTTGTTAAAACTGTTAACCAACAAAGACAGTTTTATTAGAAAAACAATTATTGATCAGAACTTGGCATACTTAAATGCTAGACTAAGTTATTACTTAGATAAGATTGGACTACCGCACCAGGTAACCTTCTTAAGCGACTTAACCGTGGACATACAGGAACTGGGCAGAGACTTAGACTTTGATAACCTATCACGTGGAGAACGCAATAGACTTATATTAAGTTTAAGTTGGGCTTTCCGAGACGTATGGGAAAGTTTATATCAGCCTATTAACGTATTGTTTATTGACGAGGTTATTGACCACGGCATGGACGGTATGGGTGTTGAGAGTAGTCTAGCAATACTTAAAAAGATGGCTAGAGAAGGCAACAAAGCAGTGTGGTTAATATCACACAAAGACGAACTAGCTGGTCGAGTTAATAATGTATTGAACGTTGTTAAGGAAAATGGATTTACCAGTTACAATAATGACGTTGACACCGTATAATACAATTAGATCATTGGCATATTGATAAAAGAAATAACATATTTTTGTCACTCAGTCACGGAAGATAAATTAGTATAATGGCATATGATTATCCTTGGATTTATAAAGAAAACGAGTTTCAATCAGAAGACATCGGCGAATATTATGGCTTTGTATATCGAATCACAAACACAACTAACGGGCACGATTATATAGGTAGGAAGTTCTTCCACACCATTAAGAAACGACCTCCCTTAAAAGGCAAGAAAAACAAAAGAAGATCAACAGTGGAAACAGATTGGAAAACTTATTGGGGATCCAGTCAAAATCTACAGGCAGACATAGACAAACTAGGCAAAGAGAAGTTCACACGGGAAATAATCAGGCTCTGTAAAACTCGAGGCGAAACCAACTACTGCGAAACGTATTATCAATTTATAGAAGGTGTACTGTTAAAGGAAAACAACTATAACGGTATTATCAACATTAGACTTGGTGGTAACTCAGTAAAAGGTCTTTTAATTGAGGACTTAAACATAAAAACTAAACTTTAACATTAGCCACTAATGCAGAGTGTTTTCTCTGTGTCCTATGAGGTGATTGCGGTGACGCATGGAACTCCCAAGAATAGACTTGGGAACGGGACGGCAAACAGGCATTTAAGTATAAAAACTAAATGATCTAGGCTCTGTGAAACAGATACAACCTAGGAGTAACTGTAAGTTGGCTAATTACGACTTGCAGACTACCGTTGCATGAAGCTAGAGTAAGGGGTACCGGGCAACCGCCTCTGTTCTGAAAAGAAATCTCTTTTAATTAGTATGGACTAAACTCAGATGATGTCTATTATTTCTCCTAGCAATAGGAGAAGTATGGCTCACATCTAGATGATACCAGTAAAAGCAATTATTAATCTTAAAGTTTAAAAAAAGATTGTTTGAACGTTAGTGAAAACAATAGACTTACGTAGTAAGTCTCCTAAGTACTCGATGGTTATGTGTATAACTTGAGTCTTCTGGAATTGAATCAAAGACAACTGCACCAGCCCATAACTTAGCGTTCTTGTGTATGGTAATTTGTCTTTCATGACCTTCTGTTATAGTAACACTGAGTCCGATTCTGACATTATCCTCGACGACAATGTCTCCTCCTAGGGTTGATCTAGCACCCACAATAACATTCCTGCCTATTTTACATCCATGTCCTATATACGTATACCAATCAATTACAGAGTAATCTCCCACAACACAATTATGACTTATGCCTGAGAACGGCATAGCGACGACACCATGACCTATTTTGGTGTTGTCTAACTGTTTGCAGTCTGGATGCATGAGGTTAGTACACTTGATACCTAGGTCGTCTAGCATCTTGATGCGTGTCTTACGTAAGTTATCTCCTGAGTGTTCTGGATTTTTAAGATTGTCATTACCGTCCCACCATGACGTAAGGAAGAAATCATGATCTTCGACAAATGCTTTATCCTCTAACATAGAGTCTGCACCTATTATAGGAACGCCACAGACATCGTTGGTGTTACCGTAAAAATACTGATCCAGGAGTCCTACTACTTGACGCCCGGTGTCCTTACATACTAACAAGATGTCGTGTAAATTGCTTCTATGCCCTACAAATACTATTGGTTTCATATTAAAAGAAAGGCAGCTTTGATTTTTTTGTGGTTTCGAGATTGTCTTTAATTATGTCGTTGATAATTGCACGCTCATGTGTGCCCAGGTAAAAGGCTTCATCATAGGTTAGCCCGCCCCTCATATACCAGCACATTTTAAGTAGATCTTTTTTTACGGCTTTTGATTCTTTATCTAAACTATTTAGATATTCTACTACTTCTTGATCAGTTAACGTCAAAAGCCTTATTCGAAAAAAGCCGAGTAGTCAAACACAATCGGCACCTTGTATTCGTGACTGCAACTATCACAGGTTAATTGATTGTCTGGCAGTTTGCCTACGTCATTGATCTCTGTGATATATTTTTGTACAGCGTCCCAGGATTTTTTAGGGGTATTGTCTAGGAACTCATTGATGAAACGCAAATCTGTAACTTCGCCTTCTGATGTAACAATACTACTCACATGAGTTGCTACACTAGCAAGATTGATATTTGTAACGTCCTTGAAGATTTCCTTAAACTGTCGTAACTTGGCTTCCTGGTCTAAGTCACTACTGTTAACTGTGTCTAAGAGACGTTTCTCCTGATACATACGCTGTCCAGCATCGTTATTTTGTCTATAAGTCTGTGGTTTTAGATAAACTTCCATGCCGTCTAGGTATAACGGTGTTGCATAGTTGGGAGCCTTAACTCCATCTAACACCGTGGGTAGGTGTAGCTCGTACGGACTCTCTTCTTTACATTCAGGACACGTTGCAGAGAACTCCATGTTTTCACTGTAACTTGCAATTCTTATAGATATAAGAATAAAGTCGGTATCCATAGCAGGCATCTGCCAAGGGTCTTTAATTCCTGGACAGCAACTTTTAATAACGTCCACAACACTTTGTCCATTCATTAGTGCGTCTGGTGTTTTAAGTGTTAGTTCGTCCCTAGCTGTCATAGGGTAAACTGCCAGTTGACCGTTGTCGTCGAGTTCTATGGTGCCTGCGGGCCAGTACTTACCACCGCTGGGCAAATCAATATACAGCGACGGCTGTCTAAAGAACTTTGATAATGGATTTGACATGCATTTTTTCCTCGATAAATATAACTATATTTAACCAGGTAATTTATGACTCCAGAAGAACTTAACCGACTACGGACAGCTATTGATGAAATGGCAAGAAGTGGTAATGCCGCAGGATTAACTGCACAACAGTTGGGCCAAGCGTTACAACGGTTGGGTCTAACAGCTGAATCAGCCGAAGAGACTGTCTCTGATTTAGGCAGGTCGTTCGGAGGACTAACAGGAAGAGTTAGTCCTTTAGCCGCAGGCATCAATGCACTTGCACAATCAGTAATGGGCTACATTGGTGTTCAGATGCGTCTAACACAAAGTATGCTAAGTTTTCAAAATCAGATTTACGATACAGAAGATGTGTTCGCTAACATGAACACTGGCATAACAAAACAATTTGCGTATGTTGAAGATGCTGTTAAATCAACTCTAGGGCCATTTGCCGCACTTGCGAAAGATATACCTATAATAGGCAGTTTATTGACTGCCACAGGAAAAGCAGTTGCCGCAGGAATGGACGTAGTTAAAGCGAATAACGATCTCAACATGAAAGTTATAGGTCAGAGCTTTAAAGCAATGCAGAACCTAACTGGTAGTTTTGGAGCGTTAACACTGGATGTGGAAAAATTTAGTCAGGAGGCCGGTAAGGCTGGCCTAACCAGTGACCAATTTAGCAGAATGCTAACCACAAATGCAAAAAGTCTTAGTACTGTGTTTGGCGGTGCCTCAAGAGCGGCATCTGCATTGCAGACAGAGTTTAGTGTTCTTAACAGGGAAGGAAATACAACTAGGGCGACTTTTGTTGCAATGGGTCTAAGCCAAGATGACATGGCGGAAGCAATGACAGAATACGCAAACAACCAGCGTTTACTGGGTCGTAGGCAAGGCTATGAAACAGGTGAACTATCCACACAAACATTAAAGTACCAAAAGAACCTGGCGGCTATCTCAGCTATAACAGGTGAAAACGCCAAACAACAACAAGCAGAACGTTCAGCAAGACTTAATCAAGCACAGTTTGCCGCTAAAATTGAAAAGTTAACTATTGAAGGCAAACTTGCTGAAGCAGCCGCATTACAAGAAGCAGTTACTGCCGCCGCAGAATACGGACCTGCATTTGAAAAAGTTGCTATAGAGCAAGCAGTGTACGGCAGGGTAATAACAGCAGAAGCCAGTAAGACCATGATGATGAACCGAGCGTTAGGGGAGGCTAGCCAAAACGCAATTGACGGTACCAAAGGTTTTACAGGCAGTGTTGAAGAGGCACAAAGACAATCTCGTGCGGCTTTTGACGAGAAAAAAGACGAAATTAAAGCAGGCAGAGATGCCTCGGGTAGCCTAGCAATGCTGGCAGGTCTGACAGACAACGCATTTATACAAGACCTAGGCGCAACCTTTGTGGCAACAAGGGACACAGTTGCCAAAACAGGCACGTTGGTTGACGAATTTAACACAGCATTACGGAACCTTGTTCTGACAGAACAAGGTGGTACAGCTCTGATAGCCGCTGAAGACGCAAGACAACAAGCAATGCGTGTGAAGTCAGAAAACAATTCCATAACGATGATTGATAACACCCTTAAGATAGCTACAGCGTTCTCAGATCTGGCGGAAGCATTGGAAGAATCACGTACAAAGATGGTGCAGAAACTGACTGGATTTACTAATGACTTTGTGGACGTACTAGGATCCGGCTTTACTCCAGAGAAGATAGATAAATTGCACAAACAATATTTGTTAGCAACCGACGTCTCCAAGTCTGATGGGGGCAAAGTGTCTAACACAGCCGATCACGGTGTCGACGACACCGCCTATTTCCTTAGTACAGGCGGCATTGCTAAAGGCCCAGATACCGGTTACAGAGCCACATTGCACGGAACTGAAGCAGTTGTTCCACTGCCCGACGGTAAATCTATACCAGTAACATTAGACACAAGTGGTTTTGATCAGAGCGTAACTGCACTGTTAAAAAGTATGGAATTAAAGACGCCCACTAATGACAACCTAGCATCATTAATGGAACAGTCTGTGGCTTTAAACAGTGAAATATTAGACACCCTTAAGCAGGGCAATAGAACTGGTCAACGAATGGTTAAAGCATTGAGTTAATTCTCTCTACACGAACTTACTATAAATATATAATATAAAAAAAGATTATCTTATGGCTTGGAAAAAATATTTTAAAATAAGCAATGACGTAGATACTGGGTACATTTCAGAATCTGCTAAACCGACCCCTGGATTCCGTAACTATCAGAGCCAACTACCTGAAGTTTATATCGGACACCCTAATCGTGTTGAGCGTTATTCTCAGTACGAGCAAATGGACATGGACTCTGAAGTCAATGCGGCTCTAGACACTATCGCAGAGTTCTGTACTCAGAAGAATATTGAAAACAACACTGCTTTTGACCTTGTATTCAAAGAAACGCCTAGTGATAGCGAAATTAAAATTATTAAAGAACAACTGCAAAACTGGTGTAGTCTAAACAAACTAGACCAACGTATGTTTAAGATGTTTAGGAACGTGTTAAAGTACGGTGACCAGGTATTTGTTAGAGATCCAGAAACATTTGAAATGTACTGGGTTGAGATGTCAAAGATTGTTAAGGTCATTGTTAACGAAAGCGACGGCAAAAGACCAGAGCAGTATGTTGTTAAAGACCTAAACCCTAACTTTCAGAACTTAACAGTTTCAGCAGTTACCACCAGCGATGTATATACCAACCGCCCACAAGTAGGTGGTCCTAATGGTGCTTACATACAACCCAATGCACCTTATGGTAGCGGTGGCTCACGTTTTACTAATGCACAAAACGAGTCTGTTGTTAATGCTGAACACGTTGTACACACTAGTCTGACAGAGGGGTTAGATGTTAATTGGCCCTTTGGAAATAGCATTTTAGAGAACGTTTTTAAAGTCTTTAAGCAGAAAGAACTACTTGAAGACGCTATTATTATATACAGGGTACAAAGAGCCCCAGAGCGTAGAGTATTTTATGTTGATGTGGGTAACATGCCAGCACATATGGCTATGGCATTTGTTGAGCGTGTTAAAAACGAGATACATCAACGTAGAATACCAACACAAACTGGTGGCGGCACTAACATGATGGATGCCACATATAATCCACTCAGTATTAACGAAGACTATTTCTTCCCACAGACCGGAGAAGGTCGTGGGTCTAAAGTAGAAACACTACCAGGTGGGCAGAACCTAGGCGAGATCGACGACTTGCGTTTCTTTACAAACAAGTTGTTTAGAGGCCTACGTATTCCTAGCAGTTATTTGCCAACTGGTCCAGAAGATGGTTCACAATCTGTAAGCGATGGGCGTGTAGGTACTGCACTTATTCAGGAATGGAGGTTTAATCAGTATTGTAAACGTCTACAGCGCATGGTTGTCGAAAAACTTGACACAGAGTTTAAGATGTTTATGCGTTGGCGTGGCATCAACATAGACAACAGTTTATTTGATTTACACTTTAACGAACCACAAAACTTCAGTAGAAACAGACAAGCAGAGCTAGATAACACCCGTATTAATGCGTTCTCTAATTTAGAAGCAGTGCCCTACTTAAGTAAACGCTTTATGTTACAGCGGTTCTTGGGTCTTAGTGAAGAAGAAATGCGTGATAACGAAGAGCTCTGGAAAGAAGAAAATGGTACAGATGCTGTACCAGGTATGGACGCAGGATTACGTAGTGTTGGCGTTACGCCAGCAGGTATTGACGCTGACTTAGAAGTAGCGACTCCTCCAGAGGTACCAGAAGAGAATCCAGAAGCTAACGTAGACGTACCAGCAGGCCCAGAAGCATCTGCAAGTCCGGTTCCGGTCAGACAATAATAAATAATACTATTATGTTACTAAACGAATTCTTAAAGAAAGATGAAGGCGAAAGTTACCCTAGTAATAACGATGATAACAGCGTTTATAAACTAAGTGACTTACGTAAGACCAGGCTCACATTGGCACAATTAAATAAGCTCAGGAATATAAGGGACGTTAAAAAAATTGAAAAATCTAAAAAAATAGAAGACGTTAGGCAACAATATAAGCCCGCACCACAGTCAATGTAATAGCAAAAAGTTATTTGTTTTAGTGTTTTCACACTAAAACTACCCAAAAAACCTCCTTTTTGCAGTGTAAATCTGCACCTCCGTTAAATACTACTATAATACTACTATAGGAGTAACTTCGCATGAGTACAAAGTATGAACAGTTGATTGAATATATCATCAACGAAGAAGAGGATAAGGCAAAAGCACTCTTCCATGATATCGTAGTTCAAACTAGTCGTGACATCTATGAGAATCTAATTGACGAAGACGATTTTTCTGAAGAAGAAACAGTGGATGACATGTCAGATGCTATCGAAGCTGATGAAGAAGGTATCAGTGAAGAAGACGACGAGATGGACATGGACGACGAAGAAGAGTCAGAAGAGTCAGAAGAGTCAGAGCCAGAAATTGAAGATCGAGTTATGGATCTTGAAGACGCATTAGACCAACTCAAAGCTGAATTTGATGCCATGTTGGACGATGACGGCGACAAAGAGCCTGAAATGGACATGGAACTGGATATGGGTAACATGGGCGACCAAGAAGAGTCAGTAGAAGAACATGAAGTTGTTAGAGAATATGTTGATAAAGTTGCTCAGCCTGCTAATAATTCAGAAGCTGTCACATCACCAGTTGCTCGTAAGAACGACATGGGCGGTAAAGCAGTTGATCCTACCGGTGAAGAAAACGGTGGTTCTACTCCTAAGGTCGCACCAGGTAAGTCTTACAAGAATACCGCTGGTGGCAAAGCACCTTTAGAAAGAGCACCTGCCGCTAAGACAGGTGAGTAATTAGAGTTAACTAAGGATAAACAATGACATTACTTAAAGAACATTTAACATTTGATGCGGCCCGTATGGTAACAGAAGGCTCTGACGATGGTAAAGATATGTTTATGAAAGGTATTTTCATTCAGGGTGGTGTTAAGAATGAAAATAAACGAATTTATCCTGTTTCAGAAATCTCTAATGCAGTCAGTACTGTCAATGAACAAATTAAGGGTGGTTACTCCGTTTTAGGCGAAGTTGACCATCCAGATGATTTGAAAATTAACTTAGATCGTGTTAGCCACATGATTACTGAAATGTGGATGGACGGACCTAATGGTTTTGGTAAATTAAAATTATTACCAACCCCAATGGGACAATTAGTAAAAACTATGTTAGAATCGGGCGTCAAACTTGGTGTAAGTTCTAGAGGCAGTGGTCAGGTCTCAGAATCATCAGGAGACGTTAGCGGTTTTGAAATTGTAACAGTAGATGTAGTTGCACAACCAAGTGCTCCTAACGCATATCCAACAACTGTGTATGAAGGGTTGATGAATATGAGGGGCGGACACAAGGTTCTCGAAATGGCAGCTGATGCCGGTGCAAATCAAAAAGTACAGAAGTACTTAAAAGAGCAAGTAACACGCTTAATTAAGAACTTAAAAATTTAGGAGATCCGTATGTTAGAAGCAATCAAACCATTGCTAGATAGCGGAATTATTAACGAAGAAACAGAGATAGCAATTAATGAGGCGTGGGAAGCAAAACTTTCTGAAGCTAAAGAAATTGTTCGTTCTGAACTCCGTGAAGAGTTTTCGCAACGCTATGAACATGACAAATCCGTCATGGTTGAGGCTTTAGACAAAATGGTCAACGAGTCTTTATCTAAAGAACTTCAGGAATTCGCTGAAGACAAGAAGAGATTAGCAGAAGATAGAGTTAAGTACAACACAAAGATGTCTGAAACAGCAGATAAGTTTAAAGGCTTCTTAGTTGGTAAACTAACCGATGAACTCAAAGAGTTACGTGAAGACCGCAAGACAATGGCTGGTACAATGGCCAAAGTTGAGCAGTTCGTTATTCGTCAACTTGCTGAGGAACTTAAAGAATTCGAACAGGACAAGAAAGCCATTGTGGAAACAAAGGTCAGACTTGTTACTCGAGCGAAGGAAAAGTTAGATGAACTTAAGACTAAATTCGTTGCTAGATCTTCCGCATTAGTTAAAGAAACAGTTGCTACAAATCTAGAGTCTGAGTTAACTCAACTCAAAGAAGACATCCAAACAGCTCGTGAGAATATGTTTGGGCGTAGATTGTTTGAAGCATTTGCAGGCGAATTTGCTGGTACTCACTTAAATGAGAATCAGGAGATTAAAAAACTTATGAGCATTATTGCTCAGAAGGATGTGAAACTTGCAGAAGCTACACAATCACAAGAGGAAGCTAAGAAATTAGTTGAATCTACAAAGAGCGAAATTAAAGTCATTAAGGAATCTAGTGAGAGAAAAGAAACACTCAATGGATTACTTAGTACATTAAACAAAGAGAAAGCCACGGTAATGCGTGACTTGCTCGAATCAGTGCAGACCGATAAACTTGGATCTGCATTTGACAAGTATTTGCCAGCAGTACTTAATAATTCCAAGATCGAACACGCCGCAAAGCACGTTCTTTCAGAGAACAAAAAAGTAGTAACTGGTGATAAAATCACTGCAAAAGACGTTGTTAAGGAAGATGGCACTAATATCATCCAACTAAAGCGTTTAGCAGGGCTATAAATTAATAAATTATTATTAGGAGAAAACTGAAATGTCAGATAATTTACTAGAAGGCCGTTGGGGTGAGACCAAAGAAGCTCTGTTAGAAGGTTTACAAGGTTCCCGCCGTACAACAATGTCTTCCATATTGGAAAACACAAGAAAGCACTTAGCAGAATCCGCCACTGGCGGTGCAACAACTAGTGGTAACGTTGCAACTCTTAACCGAGTTATTCTTCCCGTAATTAGACGAGTTATGCCAACTGTTATTGCCAACGAAATTGTTGGAGTACAGCCAATGACTGGTCCAGTTGCACAGATTCACACATTACGTGTGCGTTACGCTGAAACAGCAACATCTACAGCAAGTGCACCGTTTAATACAAACACAACATCAGGTGACGAAGCACTTTCACCATTCAAAATTGCCACAGCATACTCTGGTTCAACATCAACTGGTCGTGCAGACAGCACAGCATCATTTGAAGGTTCACCAGGACGTAAGATCAACGTTCAGATCTTAAAGCAAGTTGTTGAAGCTAAAACACGTAAGCTATCAGCTCGTTGGACATTTGAAGCCGCACAAGACGCACAGTCAATGCACGGTTTAGATGTTGAAGCAGAGATTATGGCTGCATTAGCTCAAGAGATCACTGTTGAAATTGACCAGGAAGTACTTGGTTCTTTACGTAGCCTTGCGGCAACTGAAGAAACATACAACCAGGCAGCAGTATCTGGTACAGCTACTTACGTTGGTGACGAGCATGCCGCATTGGCAGTTCTTATCAACAGAACAGCAAACAAGATTGCACAAAGAACAAGACGTGGTGCAGGTAACTGGGCAGTTGTTTCCCCAGCCGCACTAACAGTTTTACAGAGTGCAACAACATCAGCTTTCGCACGGACAACTGAAGGCACATTTGAAGCACCTACAAACACTAAGTTTGTTGGTACACTAAATGGCGCAATGAAAGTTTATGTTGATAGCTATGCAAGTGACTCAACCGCAGTTCTAGTTGGTTATAAGGGTTCAAGCGAGGCAGATGCCGCGGCTTTCTATTGCCCATATATTCCATTAATGAGCAGTGGAGTTGTTCTTGATCCAGCAACGTTTGAGCCAGTAGTTGGCTTTATGACTCGCTACGGATACGTAGAGCTCACAAATTCCGCTTCATCGCTCGGTAACGCCGGCGATTATCTGGGTGAAATTGCCATAAGCAATTTGTCCTTCTCATAATTGTAGAAGTCAAAACGCAACAAAAAATTCCTGTTCGGAATGGGATACAAGGAAGGGGTCGCAAGGCCCCTTTTTTGTGGCTAAAAGAAGCAGTCAGCAGAAACCATCGCTAAAAAAGCAGAATTATTGCGTGGACAGCCCAGAGAGAAACGTTATTGTCAACATTGTGACAGGCAGATCTCACTTGGTTGGTACAATAGACACAGTGACAACTGTAAGTCAAAATAACTTGACTTAACTCCCGACTTACTGTATAAATATATATACGTTCAGGCAATAGCCCGGAAGTAGACTTTACTATTAGTCGAAGGAACGCATTATCATCGTTCATCTCAAAAGAGACGGAAGTAGGTAATGGTTACCGAAGGAACGCACCTAACTGTAAGAAGGAGGGTGTTGACATGACATTGTGGACTCGATATTGTAGAGCTCATGCACAACAAGACTATCATAAGGCTTGTATGCTTAAATTGTTTCTGTTACGTGCATTTGTACACTACTAATAAGTAAGCATCAATTTAAGGGATCGAAATTTGATCCCTTTCTTATGGCTTCATAATCTATAAATACTACTGTTCAGTAGTTAGGTAAACAGGAAAATTTTTCCTGTCCAAACTGACTTATGCTGTTCCCACAGCGTAGCGACTAGAACTCGCATTGGACTTCTTAACAAGGAGAAAACAAATGGGAAGACCTATTAAAACTGCCGAATCAGTTGGCGGCAATCTTAAAGTAGCATCAGCATCAACAGCATTACCAATTGGTTCAAATGCTCTAAGTGGCAATCAAATAGTTATGAAAGCATACATTACAGGCGGTAGTGTTCAAGACACAACACTAGTTCTACAAAAAGGAACAAAGAAATTCCGTTGTACAAATAGTGATGGAACCGAGTCTCTGCAATTAACATCAGTAGTGCATGGTTCATTAGCACAAGGACAATGTCAGATTACTGGTACAGATAGTGCCGGTGGTACTTACTTTGCAAGTAAAATTACAGGACGTCATTTTCATGTAGGCAATCTTGGAACAGGATCACAATTTGCAGTTGGTGATAAGGCTTTATTAGTCGCATCAGGACCAGAAGCAAATGTAAGTGTTTCAGTACCGAACAGTTAATATTTTTTTAACAGTAAAGGCTACAGTGATAATTACAGTGTAGCCTTTTTTTATGACACCAATAGCATTTATTATCGGAAACGGACGTAGCAGACTAGATGTAGACCTTAATACACTACGAGGTCGAGGCATGACCTACGGCTGTAATGCACTATACCGGGACTTTGTTCCTGACGTACTGATAGCAACTGATAACGGTATTGCTAAAGAAATACAAGAATCAGGATATGCTAACACAAATAGATTCTATACCAGAAGACCACAAGAAGGATCAGGAGCGAAACCTATAGAATACAATTATGGATGGTCAAGTGGACAAGTTGCACTAAGTTATGCCGCCCACGCAAAGCACAGTTATTTGTATATGATTGGATTTGATTTAGCAGGGCTTGACAGCAATACCAAGTTTAATAATGTATATGCAGGCACTGACCACTATAAAAGATCGGAAGAGCGAGCAACATTTTACGGTAACTGGTTAAAACAGATACATCAAACAGCTACAGAGTTTAAAAATACAAGGTTTGTTAGGGTAATTTCAGAGTCTGGATATGAGCCACCAGAGCTTGGTCCTTTAAAAAACCTGCAACACATGTCTACAACTGACTTTAAAACTGTACTAAATACATTGAAATAGGTAGAAAAAGAATGTCCACAACCAAACGAGTTTCCGGTGATTACCATATAAGTTCAGTAGATGTAAGTACTGATAATGTTATTATTACGACACACACAGTTACGGTTAACGGTAACCTAACAGTTACGGGAACAACTACATCTGTTGAAACAACTAACACAGAAGTATCAGATAACACAATTACGCTTAATAGTGGCGAGGCTGGTGCGGGCGTTACTGCTGGAACAAGTGGTATTGAAGTTGAACGAGGATCTTTAACAAACGCTAAATTTGTTTTTGATGAAACATCGGACACCTGGCAAGTTGATAACGGAACAGGATCATTAGCCACTGTTCTTACGGTAGGCGGTGCAGGTATTGCCAGCGTTGTTGAAGACACAACGCCCCAACTAGGCGGTAATTTAGACATTAACGGTTTTAATATTACTAGTTCAAGATCCAACGAGGATGTCGTTATTGATCCTAATGGCACTGGTAAACTGGAAGTAGCAAGTGAACTAAAATTATTGGAAGTAGGGAGCGATCCCTCAGCAGTAGCAACACATACTTTTGTTTATGCAAAGAATCCGGGTGCAGGGCAAACAGGATTATATGTAGCAAACGCTACAAGAACAGACGAAGTAGCCTCAAATAAGAGAGCTAGATTATACGGATTAATTTTTTAATAGGAACATAGAATGGCAATAGAAAATACAGCAGTAGGTGCTACCAATACAGACATTTACACCTCAACCGGAGAGACTTGTGCTATAACCATGTATTTTTGTAACTATAGCGGTGCAGGTAGGACTATATCTTTATACGTAGTACCTAGCGGAGACAGTGCCGATAATACTACTATTATTATTAAAGATGTTGCAATTACTGCATCCGACACATATATATTATCTGGTGACAGGATAATTCTTGATAATGGCGACAAAGTTATTGCCATTGCTGACGCAGGCTCGGCTATAACTGCAACAGTAAGTTATGTGAGCGTATAATGGCTAAACCAGGAAAATACGTAAAGAATCCTGAAGTTGCTGGTGCTGGTGCTGGTGCGATTAGGATACCGGTAGGAACATCAGCTGATCGACCTACAGCGCCAATAAACGGACAGTTACGCTACAATACAACAGCTAACGTGATGGAGATGTATGTTAACAGTGCATGGGCGACACTTGGTGTAGTTGGCTTAGTGACTATCACAAAAGACACATTTACCGGTGACGGTTCCACCACAGCATACACGATGTCAATTAGTGTTGCAAACGAGCAAGATATTATTGTGCATGTTGGTAATGTTCACCAAAACCCAGATGTTGCTTACACAATAAGTGGGACCACACTTACATTTACGAGTCCTCCACCAGATACGCATACAATTATAGTACAGCACGGTTACAATAGTACTAGTGCGTAAAGGATAAAACATGGCAATTGGCAGAATATCAGGAGCCATGCTAAAATCTAACCTAGAACGTTTAGGTGTGGATATTGCAGTAGACACTGATTTATTATACCTAGATGTTACTAACAATCGCATTGGTATTAATGAAGCAAGTCCTACCAAAAGCCTACAAGTCGATAACGTTACTATAGAAGGCAGTCAGATACGAAGCACAAGCGGTGCTTTAGACTTGGGATCTAATAGTAATATTTCAGTAACAGGCGGATCCAATGGACAAGTTTTAACAACTGATGGTAGCGGCAACTTAACCTGGACATCTATTAGTTCAGACGGTCTGACTATAAATTTGGGCATTCCAGAAGATAGCTCATGGTCTGATGGAGCAATTAACACTTGGTCAGAATCTACATTGTTGTCTAATGCACATGATGACACCAACGAGTGTATGCTTAATATTATTAACAACACAGCCGTTGCTAACATGGACTTTACTGCTGATGTAACATCAGGTGGTGCTGGTACATCAGTTACGCTAACTATTATTACTGCCGGGAATCCTAATAGGTATGACATTACCTGGGGCGATGGCGATACCGACTCAAACCAAACTGATTCAACGCCAACGCACACTTATGCTACTAATTCAGGATCACCATTCGATATTACTGTTAGAGCATATAATAATGGTGGTAGTGGTACTTGTAGCGAAACAAGTAAGACACGTACATCATACATTATTATATACACAGCAGATCCTGTTGTAACTTTTGCGGCCTATACAGCAAGCTCAGGTGGGAGTGCTATTACACAATGGGACGATGGCGACACAGTTTACTTTGAAAATACAACCACAAACACAAGTGGTGCAACAGTTCAGTATACTTGGGACTGGGGCGACGGTAGTAGTGACGATGTAGTATCGAGCGATGCATCTGCAGGTGGAGTAGGCGGCGCCAGAATAGCACATACATTTACTGCCAGCACAGAACAAGAACAAACAAGAACAGTAACACTTACATTGGATAGTCACAGCACGGCATTGCCTGCATCTGTACCAACAAGTGACAATACTGCTCATAAAATTTATGACACACATACCCCAACAGTGTCGTTAAGTGCATCTACGGGCGTTAACGAAGAAGGAACAAGTGGATTACCAATTACGTTTACTAATAATACAGAAAGCTCAATTGGTAGTTTTGCAACATATGGTATCCAATACCAGTATCAATGGGGTGACGGCACATCCGATAATACAGTAAACGTTGGATCAGGAAGTAGCGGAGATACTGGTGGCACAATTAGCCACACATTTGCGTTAAGCTCAGGTGACCAAGCAGATGGAACAGCGCAGGACTTTACTGGTAACCTAAGAGTTATTAGCAACCATACTAGTTCACCGTTTATTAGTTCAACATTTACGGTACACGTAGAGCCAGATGTTAGAGCAAACATTGCGGCAACAGCAGTAACAATTAGTGATAGAAATGGTGACAACCAGTATGACTTGTATGACTTTACAGATTTAAGTGGCAACAATCGTGCGCTAGTACGTGCAACTAATACATCACAAAATGGTGATGATTATGAATACGATTGGGCAGACGGTGGCACAAACGATACCGTCACAGAAGATGGATCAGCGTCAGGTAGTATAGGAGCAACATTAGATCATAACTATGCAGGCGAATCAACAGACAACTATAATTTAAGTTTTACTGCAAATGGCCAACCAGACATTACGTTACAAACAGATACTGATAGTAGTATAACATTTACATTAAACGCTGTGCCTTCAACACCGGCTAATTTAAGCACAAAGTCAATCACACTGTCTGACAGTGTACAAGGAACAAGTCCAAAACTATGTGCTTCCTTTACAGACAACAGTGATTCAAATCCTCTAAGTGCAGGTGCAAGTCTGCAAACTACCACAGCAAGAAGGTACACCTCAGGTACTATTGATACAAGTGTTGTAGACAATGCTTATAACGGAGCATCAGGAACACTAAGTGCTAGTATTAACGGTGTTACTACAGGCAGCAAAGCATTTAGCACATCAACAGGAGAAAATGGAACGTTTACAAGTCTTGTTGTTAGTGGACAACTTGATGCACACGATAGCATCAGCTCAAGTACGTATCCAACAGGATTCTATCAAACATTTGACGCTAAAATTACACAAGCACTTAGCAGTTATACTGTGGGTGTTAATGATCAGAGACTTGAACACAGTGCAACAGGTAATACAAATTATGTAAGTGTTGTATATGATGATATTACAAGTGTACCAAGTATAGTGTCCGCAGGTACGCTAATTGAAGGCACAGGTGGAACTAAACGATATATTTCGGGTATTCCATATTACAATTCAGGATCGCCAACAGTTGTTTTGAGCAGTGTACAAATAAGCAACCTGACAGGACAAGCATATTCGGATGTGTCTAATCCTGTTGAAGTAGATTCTGCATCAAATCAAGAAGGCACATCAAGTGCAGGAACAACCGATACTGATTACAGCTATAGCAATATAGATGGCGCAAGTACTATGTTGTCGGTCGGTATACCAGTTACAGACACAGGGGTTGGCGGAGCATACACAATAGGTAACTTAACTATTCCTATTACAGCCAGTTCAGTAAGAACAATAGACAGAGTTCAGGTACGTGCGAGGAACTGTAATGGTGTAGGTAGTTACAGTGCAAACACAACCAACGTACAAGTACACAAGTCAGCACAAAGTGGTATCAGTGAGATTGCTGTTGCAGTGTCTGACGATTTAGGAGCAGGATTTGACGATGATGGTGTTAGGGTATTCGATTTTAGTGCCGCTACAACAGACAACCCAAGTTACACTGGCTCAACCAATTTCTACACAAACAGTCCTTACACAGAAGCAAGCGACCTTGGTGTTGAAGGCACAAAAGAAGCAACTATTAGATTAGGTGTTTTGAAGTATGATGTTACAGATTATAGTTCAGGATATCTTCCAGTAGGCCCAGACAGAAGCAGTGACACCGGAACACAATACTTTACATTTGCATTTAGACGTACCACAATGGCAAACTTTGACATTAACATAACAAGTGCAAGCATTGCAGGGTTATGGATAGCGGCACCGGGTACTGGTATTGATTCAGCGTCAGGGATTAACGGCTGGCTAGACGCAAGTACAACGTATGGCGGCTCAGGTGTACCGGGCTCTAACACAGGCAGTGGTGGTAATGGATCTAATGGATGTGCGTTTACATCTGGCGATAGAATTGCTGCCAGCACGTCACTTAGTGGTGGTTATACAATGACACTTGGTAGTGAGAACGGCACGAACGCAACAGGCAATGTTGTGTTGGTAAGAATAGCATTAACAAGTGGTCAAAGTGTCACAGCACTCAGCGTAGGAGTGGCAAGCTAATGGCTATATCAGATACACAAAAAGTTGATTACTTGTGGAAGAAACTAGGTTACTCAGCAACTAAATCAGACACAAACGCTAACAAAAAAGCACCAAACGAAGCGATAGCCAGCCCGCTGTTAATGCGGTTTGATACAATGTGGTCGCAAAGTGGAAATATTCCCGCCACATTGCCAGGTAGTAGCTCAAGCGTAGTTACAGTATACCCAACAAGCGCACCGAGTGAGTGTACTCTTGATGGCACATCTACTGCCAATAGAACTTGGAAAACAGGATTAATTAATTGGATTAGCCCGGAGTTTGGGTCAACGTATCAAGCAAAAATTTATATTCATACTGCTAGTGATGCCGCAGGAGCATCAGGCGGCGACCAAGTATTTGCAACTGGTTCAGGCAATGATGACGAATGGTTCTTCGATTATCAGTCTGGCGTACTGCACTTTATTGGTGATAACTTACCCAACGGCATTAGTTTTTCAGGCAAGAGTGTTTACATAAGTGGCGGAAGATATATAGGAAACATAGGCACTGGGCTGAACGCAACTGACTTTGGTGACTTCACCACAAGTGGGTCACCACAAACAACTTTAACTAGTGCTGTAACAAACTCCGATATAGGTTTAGATCCTAACGGAACTGGTCAAGTTATAATCAATGGCACTAATGCATTAACTGTGCCCTCAGGGACTACTGCACAGCGACCAAGTGGTAGTACAGGTGATATACGTGTTAATACTTCTACTGGTTATTTAGAATACTACGATGGCAGTGATTGGCAAGACTTGGCCCCTGCCACAGGTAGTCATACGTTAGATACTTTTGCTGGTGACAGCAGTACAGTAGTTTTTACACTGAGTGCATCAACAACAACTAACGATGTGCTTATAACACACAATGGTGTTGTGCAAGTAGCAACGACAGCATTTTCAATATCAGGAACCACACTAACATACACAGAAGCACCCCGGTCAGGCGACGTTATTGAAGTACGATATCTTAGTACTGCTTATAGTCCAGGTAGTGTTATTAAAGATGCAGACAATGACACAAAAATACAGACTGAAGAAACAGCAGACGGGGATACAATACGTTTTGATGCCGCTGGCACAGAAGTCGCAACAATGACCGATACTGTTACTGCATTTGCAACAGCAGTAAGAGTCGCTAACATGACCACTACTGCTAGGAACGCACTGAGTCCTGCAAACGGATGGGTAATTTACAATACGTCTGATAACAAATTTCAGGGGTATGCAAACGGTGTTTGGGTAAATTTTCACTAATTAACTAAATACTGATGTGAAGAGTGCAATGCTCTTACTTAACCTAAAATAATTATTCTCCCATAATAATACGCTATTTGCTAAATTGGCAACGTCGAACCATTTTGGACTTTTTTGGTAAATAATATTACTATCTATACTCAGATGAGGTAGATTGAATTTTTAGCTAAAAATTAGGGAGAAACAAATGGCTGTTACAAGAATTAAAGCGAATCAGATTTCTGATTCAGCAGTCGAATCTGCAAAACTTGCAGATTTAGCAATTACCGCAGGAAAATTAGAAAACAACTTAACATATGGTTCGAATCTAACAGTTACTGGCAACTTAATAGTTAACGGGACCACAACAACAGTTGATTCAACTAACACAACAGTGGCAGATCCAATTCTATTGCTTTCAAAAGGAGCAACTGGATCAGGCACAGTTGATGCAGGTATCGTTGTTGAAAGGGGAGACGACAACAACGTTGCCATATTATGGGACGAGTCAGCAGACCAGTTTGTCGTAGCTGTCACAGCAAGTGAAGCAGGTTTAACGGCAGGTAACGTTACACTAACAAGTTACGCAAACTTACAGGCAGGGACACTTACTGCAAGCGCACTTGACGTAACCGGTACGCTCGATATTGATAACATTCAGATCGACGGTAACACAATGAGTAGTACAGATACAAACGGTGCAATTAACCTAACACCAAACGGCAGTGGTGAAGTTGTTATTGCAACTGCTACAGTCAGTGACTTGACAGATAACAGAGTTGTTATTGCAGGCACAAGTGGTGCACTTGAAGATGACACAAACTTCACGTATGATGGCACTAACTTAACAGTCAATAGTGCAGTTGTTACTGATTTGACTGACAATAGAGTTGTTATTGCTGGTACTTCAGGAGCACTTGAAGATAGCGCAACCTTCACGTATGATGGCACTAACTTAACAGTCAATAGTGCAATTGTTAGTGATTTGACTGACAATAGAGTTGTTATTGCAGGCACAAGTGGTGCATTGGAAGATGATGCAAACTTTACTTGGGATGGTACAGACTTAAATCTTACTGGTGGCTTGAATGTTACTGGTGATTTAGCAGTTGACAATATTGCAGTTAATGGCAATGCTATTACATCAACTGACACAAATGGCAATATTACAATTACACCAGATGGTACAGGTGATTTAGTACTTGACGGATTAAAATTCCCACAAGCAGATGGTACAGCAGGATATGTTCTTACAACAGACGGTTCAGGACAACTAAGTTGGACTGATTCAGCCTCAGTTGTTGTAGATGATACAACACCTCAACTAGGTGGTTCGTTAGATGTTAATGGACAAGCAATTGTGTCCGTATCAAACGGTGATATTGAACTTACTCCACATGGATCAGGTGAAGTTGTTATTGCAACTGCTACAGTCAGTGACTTGACCGATAACCGTGTTGTTATTGCAGGCACAAGTGGTGCACTTGAAGATAGCGCAAACTTCACGTATGATGGCACTAACTTAACAGTCAATAGTGCAGTTGTTAGTGATTTAACTGACAATAGAGTTGTTATTGCAGGCACTTCAGGAGCACTTGAAGATGACGCAAACTTTACATTCAATGGTACTATATTAGCACTAACAGCCGCAATGGATATTACTGGCGACCTAGATGTTGATAACATTAACATTAATGGTAACGCAATCACCAGTACTGACACAAACGGCATAATATCAGTTGCTCCAAATGGTACAGGTACAATCGACCTTGGCGGCACATCTACAATTGTTAACGTTAACGGAACAACAGGTTCATCAGGCTCAGGACTTGGTGCTTTAGTAGTTGACGGCGGCATGGGTGTTGCTGAAAACTTACATGTTGGCGGAAACGCTGTTATTACTGGTAACTTAACTGTTGAAGGTACTACTACAACAGTTGACTCCGTGACAACACAAGTTGTTGATCCAATCTTCCAGATTGGTGGTGCGGCAGGTGGTGCGGCCCTATCAGCAGACGACAACAAAGATAGAGGTATGTCTGCCAAGTATCACACAGGCAGTGAAGAAAGGACTGCTTTCTGGGGATTTGACGATTCCACAGGTAACTGGACATTTGTTCCAGTTGCTACAATCACAAGTGAAGTTGTGGCAGGAACCAAAGGAACACTTGATGTTGGTAGTATTTTAAATGCTAACCTAACAAACAATCGTGTTGTTATTGCAGGCGCAAGTGGTGTGTTGGAAGATGACACAAACTTCACGTATGATGGCACTAACTTAACAGTCAATAGTGCAATTGTTAGTGATTTGACTGACAATAGAGTTGTTATTGCAGGCACAAGTGGTGCATTGGAAGATGACGCAAACTTTACATTCAATGGTACTATATTAGCATTAACCGCCGCTATGGATATTACTGGTGATCTAGATGTTGATAATGTCAATATTAACGGCAATGCTATTACATCAACTGACACAAATGGCAATATTACAATTACACCAGATGGTACAGGTGATTTAGTACTTGACGGATTAAAATTCCCACAAGCAGATGGTACAGCAGGATATGTTCTTACAACAGACGGTTCAGGACAACTAAGTTGGACTGATTCAGCCTCAGTTGTTGTAGATGATACAACACCTCAACTAGGTGGTTCGTTAGATGTTAATGGACAAGCAATTGTGTCCGTATCAAACGGTGATATTGAACTTACTCCACATGGATCAGGTGAAGTTATTCTTTCAACAGCAGTTGTTAGTGATTTGACAGATAACAGAGTTGTTATTGCTGGTACTTCAGGTGCACTTGAAGATAGCGCAAACTTCACGTATGATGGCACTAACTTAACAGTCAATAGTGCAGTTGTTAGTGATTTAACTGACAATAGAGTTGTTATTGCAGGCACAAGTGGTGCACTTGAAGATGACACAAACTTCACGTATGATGGCACTAACTTAACAGTCAATAGTGCAATTGTTAGTGACTTAACAGATAACCGTGTTGTTATTGCAGGCACTTCAGGAGCACTTGAAGATAGCGCAACCTTCACGTATGATGGCACTAACTTAACAGTCAATAGTGCAATTGTTAGTGACTTAACAGATAACCGTGTTGTTATTGCAGGCACTTCAGGAGCACTTGAAGATAGCGCAAACTTCACTTATGATGGTACATCACTGGCAGTTACAGGTAACATTGCTATTGATAACCTTACATTAGATGGCAACGATATCACAGCATCATCAGGTGGTAAAGTTACTATTAACGATGCAGGTGCTGACATTGACTTTATAGTTGAAGGCGACTCCAACACAGGATTGTTCGTGGTAGATGCAGGTGCTGACTCAGTAAGCGTTGGTACAGCAACTCAAACAGTAGGCGCAACATTTAAAGTTGGCGCAGTGGACTCAATGGTGATTCCACTTGGATCAACTGCACAACGTCCTGGTACAGGTGTTGATGGTATGTTGCGTATGAACGACTCAACAAAGAAGATGGAATACTACATTGACAGTGAGTGGAAAACTGCTGACTCTGCATTTACAGTTATTGCCAGTCAAACATTTGATGGTGATGATTCAACAGTAGCATTTACACTTAGTGAGGCACAAACAACCGCAGGTTGTGTTGTTAGTATCAACGGTGTTTTGCAGTTGCCAACAACAGCATACGGTGTTAGTTCAGCAACATTGACATTTACTGAAGCACCAGCAACAGGTGATAAGATTGAAGTTAGGAAACTAACAACCACAACAACAGTTACAGAACTGGATATAACTGCAAACAACTCAACAGATGAGACAGTATACTTAACATTTGTTGATGGGCCGACTGGTTCTCAGGAATTTGAGTCTGACACTGGATTAACTTATAATCCAAGTACTAACACATTAACAACCTCAGTATTCTCTGGTAATGTAACTGGTGATGTAACTGGTCAACTTACAGCACAAAACATCCGAGTTGGTGTTACAGGTGCTAACGAGATTGATACAACAAGCGGTGGATTAACAATTGATTCAGCAGGCGGAACAGTTACAGTTGATGATAACTTGATTGTTAGCGGTAACTTTACTGTAAACGGCACTACAACAACAGTAAGTACAACAAACACTGTAGTTTCAGACAACCTTATGGAATTAAACAACGGTGCGGGAAGTAACGCTAACGACAGTGGTATTGTTATTGAGCGTGGTAGTACAGGCGATAACGCATTTATGGGTTGGGACGAGTCAGCTGATAAGTTTATTGTTGGTACAACAACAGCAACTGGTGCAAGCACAGGTGATTTAACAATTGCTACTGGAACACTTGTTGCAAACCTAGAAGGTGATGTAACTGGTGATGTAACTGGTAATGCAGATACAGCAACAACAGCAACAACAGCAACAACAGCAACAAATGTTACTGCGACTGCAAACGACGCAACAAATGAGACTGTATACGTCACATTTGTTGACGGTGTAAGTGGTGGTCAAGGTATTGAGACTGACACTGGATTAACTTATAATCCAAGTACTAACACATTAACAACCTCAGTATTCTCTGGTACTGCTACAACAGCACAATACGCTGACTTGGCAGAGATGTACGCTAGTGATACAGAGATTGAAGCAGGTACAGTGGTACACTTTGCTGGTCACGGCAAAGTAGCAGTTTGTGATGTTGATATGTGTTCTAAAGTTGCAGGTATTGTTTCGACAGATCCTGCTCACTTGATGAACAGCGCACAGGAAGGCACACCTTTAGCATTAGCTGGTCGAGTACCATGTAAAGTCGTTGGACCTGTTAACGCAGGTGACTTGATGGTGTCAGCAGGCGGTGGCAAAGCTAGGGCAGAAGCAAACCCAAGTTTAGGCACAGTTATTGGTAAAGCAATTGAAGATTTCTCAGGCGAAGGGGAAGGCGTGATAGAAGTTCTAGCATTAATGATGTAAGACTTCTAAATGTAGTGGGTAAGAGGGGGGACAAATGTTCCCCCTTTTATTTTGGATAGTAAATACATGTAACTTTCAAGAGACTAATAATATGGGATTAACAAGACCTAAGGCGTCGCAGATTAATTTTGACCTAACAAATATCAGCGACCCTGTAATACGACTAAATTCAGACAAAACAGGCGCCAACGACACAGACGTTGGTTTTATATTTGAGCGTGGATCAACAGGTGATAATGCCGTTTTTGTATGGGACGAGAGTGCAGGTAGTTTTGTTGTGGGGACTACTACAGCAACAGGCACAAGCACAGGTAATTTAACAATTACTACTGGAACACTTGTTGCAAATCTAGAAGGTAATGTGACTGGTAATGCAGATACAGCAACAACAGCAACAAATGTTACTGCAACTGCAAACAACGCAACAGATGAGACTGTATACGTCACATTTGTTGATGCGCAAACTGGTTCTCAGGAAATAGAAACTGATGTTGGATTGTATTACAATCCAAGTACTAACACGTTAACAACCTCAGTATTCGATGGTACATCAACGTCAGCTCAGTACGCTGACTTGGCTGAGCTCTATGTATCTGATGTTCAGTATGAACCAGGAACAGTTTTAATATTTGGTGGAGAACATGAAGTTACCTTAAGCAAAAGTCCAAAAAGTAATAAGGTAGCAGGGGTTGTATCTACTGCACCGGGTATTCTTATGAACAAAGACTGCGTTGGAGACTACGTAGTCGTATTAGCATTAGCTGGTCGAGTACCATGTAAAGTAAAAGGTAAAGTTACTAAAGGTAGTATGATGGTTACCAGCAACATCGAAGGCGTTGCTGTAGCAAACAACAATCCTGCTATAGGAACAGTAATAGGAAAAGCACTGGAAGAGTACAACTCTGACGAAGTTGGTGTGATTGAGGTTGTAGTGGGTAGACTCTAATGCAAAAACTCTATCGTACCAACTACGAAGGTGAGTTTGTAGTAGACGGATTTACTGTTCAAGGTGGCACACGCACTGAAAATCGAGTCTTTATACCAAACACTATAGTTAACAATGCACATACTACAAATGCGATTGTAATTGGCAACGGTATCTCTAGAGCTAAACTAAATCTTAAAAAAATAGAAAATCATAGTGGCGGACATCTGGGTAAGCATCGTTTACAAAGTTATGGATGCAACGCAGTCTACCGGGATATGTCACCTGACTTTTTAATTAGCACTAATAATTTTATGGTAACTGAGCTTGTAAACAGCGGTTACACGAAGGATCATATAGTTTTAGCCAATGCTACAAATTGTAGGATGCATGCTGGGGAGTTACATCTTATCCCGTATGGCATTAACATAAGCGCAGGTGCAATGGCTACATATATGGCATGTTTTGACGGACATAAAAAAATATACCTACTTGGTTTTGATAATCATAACGGTATAAACAACAACAACATTTATGCTGGTACAAAAAACTATCAAGATTCTTCATATCCTGCGAGAAGTCAAAAATGGGAAGGGCAAATGACTCGGTTATTCAACACTTACGACGACGTAGATTTTGTCTGGATACTAGGAGGCACAACTATTTTTCCAGAAGAATGGAAATATTGTCTTAACTTAAGACAGGCATCTCAGCGAGATCTTGTGCTAGAAGCAGACCTATAATACTTGTTTTATAGTTTCTAGTTTTTCTTTAACCACATCAAAATTAAATGTTTTCCAAACACCTGGGTGTAACGGCTTAGGATGATCTTCTATGTGTACCCAACAATACCCTTTGTGTTCGTGGTTTAGTATGGGCGTAAACTCAGTTGCAACGGACAGTAGTACTGTGTGATATACAAATTTTTGATTTTCGCTAGTAAACGTCTCTATGGGTATAATTTTATCATATATGATCTTTTGACCCAATTCTTCTTCGCACTCACGCTCTAGTGCCTGTACTGTAGACTCACCGCTCTCAAATTTGCCACCAGGAAGACCCCACGTGTTGCCGTAACTGCACTTATCTCTTAACAAGAATAAGTATCTTCCAGTATTATTTGATCTTACTAATGCACCACAACTGTTTATATTGCGAGGCTCCAAAAGCCCTCCTTGTATTGACCTTCATAAGACCTAACCCACGTTGAGCCAGTCCACTTAAATTGATAATTCGTATTTAGGTTGCTTACATAATGTATGCCTGCTTCGGTGCTTGCGTCAAAACTAACAGACCAACGACTGCCATCGTATTCAATAATATCATTTTTCCCAGCAATTGGATCGTCAGTACTGCTGTCTGGCTCTAGGCCTTTCCAGGCATCTGCACCGTCAAAATTGTTGGCATCACCTATAGCATTAATAAGCAAATATCTAGTACCTGCGGTAGGAGCACTTAAGACACTGTTTGGTCCTACTCTTTCCGGATCTATAATTGCGTTTACGGGATTAATGTCATTTGTTGGCACTGTATCCTCATCTATTGTGACCAGCAACAAACTTTCATCTGTGGGGTGTAATGCTACTGTGCCCACAACTTCGGACCCGTTTTCGTCAGTTTCAAGTCTAATTTGACTGATTCCGGCCCTTAACTCTCCAAAAAGGTTAATAAAACTAGGCCAATCAGTCCTAGTGCCTACTTTAGTTACAGTAGTGTCTCCTATACTGCTAGTGGCTTCTGTAACGGTGTCTTCTAACTTCAGTAACTGCGCCTGCCCGTTGAGGTATAATACCCCATAGTTTTGAGGAGAGATTCTTTTTCGTGTTATTAAGTTGCCAACATCTTGAAATAAACTAGGATCAAATTCACCTTGCATATCCCATATACCAGTGGCAATCCGTTCAATAACACCAAGTTTTTTAACTTTAGCAGGTGCGCTTATAAAGATAGGTATCTCAAATGTTAGTGTAGCATAATCAATATTATCGTCTACGCCTTGCGGTATCGACCTATTAGTCCACAATGTATCTATTAGGTTTACAGTACTTAGACTAGTCCAGTCAACATAATTGTCTGTGCTTTGTATTTCTAAACTAGGGTTAAACAATACCAGCATTTGTTCCAGTATCTGTAATTTTTGTTCTGTGTTACTTGTCCATATATCTGCTTTTAATGTCAGTCTATACGGTACAGGCATCATTCGCTCAATAGTAAATGCATTGCCTTGTATGTTTAAGTAACTGTCTGTATCTGGGTCGTACTTGCGTTCCCTAACTCCAATCTTACTAATAAAGTTTGGTTCTTGTACACGTTGTCTGTCGTACTGTAAGCCACTTATGTAGCAACTAATCATTGGCACATTCGACATTGTGTTTTCGCTGTTGCCACGCAGTATCTGCGAACCCTGTCTTGAAACGTCACCGTATCGTACAGGCACTCTCTGTAAAACTCTGGAATTGTTTTCGTCCTTGCCAAACTGTACTTCAAAATTTGATAAGACCCTTATAAATTGCAATAAGAATCTACGTATTTGTTCATCATAAAAAAATGCTTGAGACATTATTCGTTATCTGCCTTAGGTGTGAGTACATCGCTGAGTCCTTGACGCTCGTCATACGTCTTGCCGTCAATCGTTGTATATGTGTTAGCGTTATTAACAAACCCGCTACGTTGTGTTTGATTGCTTGCACCTGGTGTAAGACTTGTTCTAACATCGTCCTCAACCTTAACCCAACGTGTTCCGTCGTATCTAAACAAGCGATTTGGTTTGTAGTCTAAGCGTAGTGCAAAGTCGCCTTGCACAGGATTTGTTGGGAATGTAGTGCCTGAGCTTACTGGGAAGCCATTTGGTGCTAATCCATCGCCAGCCAAGTACCCTTGTGTATCACGTCTTGGCGTTACACGAGTTAGGTCTGAACTGTTTACAGAATCATCACTTGCCAGACTTGTATCATCAGCAGTCTTACCTTTAGGATTAAGGGCTTTACCGTTTTCGTCAGTAGGCACTACATAGAATCTACTGGTATCATAACCGCTTTCAGGAACTTCCGCTTCTGCCTGTGCAACAATAGCGTCATTAATTTCAATATTCTTATTGTATTGACTTAGTAAGTCTGACAGAGATGTGTCCGAACCTGTTGGATTATACTCCTCGTCAGTACTACCCTTAATCTTATTAATAATATCCTTGTATTCTTGACTGTCCACTAGCGGTGTTACTTTACACCGCCATAAGTGACTCCACCAACTAGCACCAAAGCCTTGTGCGTCCCTAGTTGCGTCTTGTATAACATAATATCTTTTAAGCGTGGCAGGTACTTCGTCGTCAAGTGGATGATAGTCTACTAAGTTTTGAAACTCTAAGACGTCACCATTCATGAGCTTACGTCCTAGTATATTAATCATTTGGTTATAGTGGAATGTTATGAAGACAGTATCACCCGCATTCATTAAACCAAACTGTGTTAAATCAAAGTCTTGACTTACGGGGGAGTAAACACCACGCATATTGTAAATGCTGGTATCATACTTGCGGTCTCTGTTCTCTAAGAACAAGAAATCCTGTATGTTTTTTTCACTTTGATTAGTGTAGTTTGGTGCTGTCGCATCTGCTAGATCACCCGTTTCTCCACTAGCCGCATCTGGACCTAAATATTTGTGTACATTTATACCAACCCCACCCACCGTAAACATCTCGTTGATGTTCTGATCAAAGAATTTGTAGTCTGCGGTATGCTTACCGTCTTTCCATAAGCTAAGTCTGGGCACTATTTTAGTCCTTATTGCTATATTTAGCTGATTGACAACTGGTCGGAATGGTTGTATAATATATGATAACTAATAAAAACAGTGAGGATATTATGGCAAAGGCAAGATTTGAGGTACCTAAATTAAGCAAACTTAAGTTTGATGCTGACCTAATTGCTACCTGGGCACCAGAAGAACGAAAACATCAAGTTGGTAAGTTCTTAAATCATTATGGATATTCATATAGTATAAAAGAGTTAAAGAAACACATAGCGAGGTGGATGCAAAGTACACTTGAGTACGATCCAAAAGATGTTGCTAATTTAGTTTCTGGACCAGATGGTTGGTTTCCTGGTACCTTAGGGCGTTTGGGCAAAGCCCGGTCTGATGGGTGGGTGTTTGATAAGCATGAACTTGCGTATATTAAGACTGAAATTAAACATTACCTAACAAAGTGTCTTGTTAACGCTGAGGTCTCTCCTGGTCCTGCAGTAGGCAAGACACTGCCTGAGCTCACTATTCAGGATAGAATTAAACTAAAAATTAACGAACATATCGGACACTTTGAAGAACAACAGGATTTATTAGCAACCAAGAGTAAGGTTGATCCTGAAGCATTCGCCTATTTAAAGAAAGAGAATGTGTCACAGAATATGCTTACTAGCATAGCACAACCTTTCATTGAGCGTATGATTGAATGGCAGGAAGCCAAAGCAGGTACTTGTGAGGATCTTAAAGAAGGATACAGTCACTGGCAAGCAAAGGATTACAAAAAGTACTTTGCTTTTGTTGAAGCAATACTAGCAGACATCGAAGCCTACGCTAAAACTAAAAAGGCTGTTAAGGTTAATAGGGTTAAGAAAGCACCCAACAAGCAGAAGATTGTTAGTAAAGTCAAGTATGCTAAAGACAATACACAATATAAGATTGCTAGTGTAGATCCTTTACAAATTATAGGTGCAACTGAGTTGTATGTGTTTAATGTTAAGACACGAAAACTAGGCAAGTACGTAGCTGACGAACATATGGCTACATTAAATGTTAAAGGCACAACTATTACAGGGTTCGATACACAAACAAGTACACAAAAGACTTTACGTAAGCCTGAAAGACAGTTGCCTGACTTTATGGGATCCAGTAAAACAGCAAAGCGCAAGTTTTTACAGGGTATTAAGAGTGTAGAGATACCATGTAATGGTAGGTTAAACTCTGACACTATTCTATTACATGTACAATAAATACATGTAACAGGATTATATAATGGCCACACTTATAGAAAAACGACAAGAAATAGAAGAGTACATTAACCTAAGACTAGGTGGTCAGATGGTTGATGTTGAGTTAGATAAGGAGCATTATGACCTTGCTATTAATAGGTCACTAACGAGATATAGACAGCGAGCTGAAAATTCTCAGGAGGAAAGTCATGCTTTCCTAGCTCTAAACAAAGATCAAAATGAGTACATACTACCTAGTGAAATACAAGAAGTACGTCAAGTGTTCAGACGTGGTATAGGTAGTACATCAGGCACAACAGCAAGCCAGTTTGAACCGTTCTCTAGCGGGTACCTTAACACATATATGTTAGTTGCTGGTAGAGTAGGTGGTTTATTAAACTATGAATTGTTTTCACAATATCAAGAATTAGCAATGAAAATGTTTGGTGGATTTATTAACTTTACATTTGACAGAAGTACAAAAAAACTTACTATTGTGCGTAAGGTCCCACAGGGCGGCGAAGACGTGTTACTTTGGACATATAACTTTAAACCAGATATAACTATACTCAATGACCATATGATTTTTCCCTGGGTACAAGATTATTCTTTAGCACTTGCAAAACACATGTTAGGTGAGGCAAGAGAAAAGTTTGCACAGATTGCTGGACCGCAAGGTGGCACCAGTTTAAACGGTGCAAGTTTAAAGAGCGAAGCACAAATGGAAATGCAAACACTAGAGCTTGAAATTCAGAACCAGATGACTGGCACTCAGCCAATGTGGTGGGTTACCGGCTAGCCTTTTGTATACTTTTGTACTATAATAACTAGATGCAAAAATAAATTATGCCTAAAATTGCCGACTTAGAAGTTACCCCAAATCCAAACGCTAGGAAATTTGTACTTATATTATGAATACAGCAATTGATAACATTGTGAATCAGCCGTACAAGGCTGGATTCCACACCGAAATCGAGACGGATTCAATGGCTCGTGGTTTGAGCGAAGATGTTATTCGAACGATATCGAGCAAGAAGAATGAGCCAGATTGGTTGTTAGAGTTTCGTCTTAATGCTTACCGTCATTGGTTGACGATGACAGAGCCAAAATGGCCAAACGTGAGATATCCAAAAATTGATTTTCAGGACATAATTTATTATTCGGCACCGAAGTCTAAGGCGACCAAGAAGTCCATGGATGAGGTCGATCCAGAGTTATTGAAAACTTTTGAGAAGCTTGGTATTCCTATGAATGAGCGTGCGGCTTTGGCAGGCGTTGCTGTGGATGTTGTTTTTGATAGTGTTTCTGTAACGACCACCTATAAAGAAAAGTTAGCGGAATACGGGATCATATTTTGCTCGTTCTCGGAGGCGGTCAGAGACCATCCAGATCTGATTAAGAAGTACCTTGGCAGCGTTGTTCCTTATACCGATAATTTTTATTCTGCATTAAATTCAGCGGTTTTTACGGACGGTTCGTTTTGTTACATCCCCAAAGGTGTGAAGTGTCCGATGGATCTGTCGACTTACTTTCGCATCAATACTCAGGACTCGGGTCAGTTTGAAAGGACTCTGATTGTCGCAGAAGAGGGCAGTCAGGTGTGTTACCTAGAGGGTTGCACCGCACCTCAATTTGACACGAATCAATTGCATGCGGCGGTGGTTGAGCTCATTGCTCTTGATGATGCGGATATTAAGTATTCCACTGTGCAAAATTGGTATGCCGGAGATGAAAATGGCGTTGGTGGTATCTTTAATTTTGTGACTAAGCGAGGATTGTGCAAAGGTAAAAACTCCAAGATATCTTGGACCCAAGTGGAGACTGGATCAGCGGTGACTTGGAAATACCCCTCGTGTATTCTTCTTGGCGATAATTCGGTGGGTGAGTTTTACTCCGTAGCGCTTACTAATCACATGCAACAAGCGGACACTGGAACAAAGATGTTCCATATTGGCAAGAATACCCGCAGCCGCATTATCAGTAAGGGTATTTCAGCGGGAAAATCTAATAATAGTTATCGTGGTTTGGTGAAGGTGTCACCTAAAGCCGATGGCGCTCGTAACTATTCTCAATGCGACTCTATGTTGATTGGCGATCTTTGTGGTGCCAATACATTCCCTTACATCGAGGTCGCCAACAAGAGCTCGATCGTAGAGCATGAGGCAAGCACATCAAAAATTGGTGAAGAGCAGATGTTTTATTTTTCGAGTCGAGGTATCGGTTCTGAAGAAGCTGTTTCTATGATTATTAATGGATTCGTTAGAGATGTATTTATGCACTTGCCCATGGAGTTCGCGGTCGAGGCAACAAAATTACTCGGCTTAAAACTGGAAGGAAGTGTTGGATGATTATAAAGAATGCAGAAACGATCCTAAGTGTACATAACCTCGTCGCTAGTATTGATGGCACTCAAAAAACTTAAGTAAAAAAATTATGCCTAAAATTGCCGACTTAGCAGTTACGCCGAATCCAAACGCTAGGAAATTCGTACTCAAAGAACCTATAACCTATGGTGTGGCCAAGTCATATGAGTCAGCGGAAGAAGCGGTTGGGGATGAACTTGCGTCTAGTTTGTTTCAAATAGAGAGTGTGGTATCTGTTTTTTATGTCGATAATTGGATTACGGTGACGCAAGACGGCAGTGCTGATTGGAAAGATTTGATGCGCTCTTTGGCCGAACCAATTCGTTTGGCCCCTGTTGCAACTCAGGTTTCGGAGGAAGCATCGAAAACTGCCACATGGCTTCAAACGGATGAATCCAGTCTTTCCGAAACGGAACGGGCTCAGCTTGTGCAAATCAATGAATTGCTAGATGACCGTGTGAGGCCATACCTTCAAAGTGATGGCGGTGATCTCTATGTTGTAGGCTTAGAGGATAACGTTTTAAGTGTCCATTATCAGGGCGCATGTGGTAGTTGCCCCAGTTCCTTATCTGGAACACTCGCTGGTATTGCCAGTTTAGTAAGGGAAATCGATCCTAACATCGAAGTTGTAGCGGTATAAGCTAGAACTGAATGACTTGAGCAACTGGCTAATTTTTCTGTTTAATTTTATTTCTACTTGTGTTATAATCTATCTATGATTATAGGAATATGTGGGCTGATTGGAACCGGCAAAGACACCGTTGCAGATTACTTGGTAAATTTTCATGGTTACAGACGTGATAGTTTTGCTAACCCACTTAAAGATGCTGTTAGTACAATATTTGGTTGGGATAGAGATCTTGTGGAAGGCCGTACAACAATGGCTCGCCAATGGCGTGAGCAAGTTGACGAATGGTGGTCGCAAAGACTAGGCATACCCAACTTAACTCCTCGTTATGTCTTACAACAGTGGGGTACCGAAGTTGTGCGTAAGAGCTTTCACGATGATACCTGGATTGCAAGTTTAGAAAACAAAATACGTAAAAGTAAAGACGACTCTGTTATTACAGATTGTAGGTTTCCTAACGAGATAAAAATGATTAAAGGTCTGGGCGGCAAAGTTCTCCGTGTTAAACGTGGGGAAGATCCTGTATGGTACAATACCGCAATAGCCGCCAATAACGGGGACAAACAAGCAGAGGATCAGATGCACACCCACTTTAAGGTACACATTAGCGAATGGGCGTGGGCAAGTGCAGACTTTAATTATACTGTATTAAACAACGGCAGTATAGATGAGCTATATGAAGTACTTAAAAATCTGGTAGTATCTCACTAGGTCGCCAACCTAGGTTCATATTACTTATATCAACTCCGCAATTTAAACACACACTGATTAGGTTACTCTTATTGTTGTTGCCTAAATCTCCATCCACGTGCCAGACCATAATTTGTGCCTTGCTTTTAGAGTTGAATCCGCACTTCTCACATTGACTCTTTTTCTTATATCCTGCTTGGTGCCACGCAGGTATTTTTGAAGGTTCTTTTCTACGAAGCCTAATACAAGAATCGCACCTAGATCTATAGTAAATCTTGTCGTGTTTTTTGTAGTTTACAGCTACTTGGTTCCTATTACAGGCTGGGCATATTCTGCGTTGCATGTAGTTATTTAATAGATACCTTTAAAAGGGCGACTAATAGGTGCCATTTTGCTTATAATCAATAAATACTACTAATTAACATATTGAGGATTATTACAATGGCATTAATTTCACCTGGAGTAGATGTAACTGTTACTGACGAGAGTAACTATGCGCCAAATCAATTGGGGACTATCCCTTTAATTGTTTTAGCCACAGCACAGGACAAATTAAACACTTCTAGCGTAACAGCAATAGCAACTACCGCCGCAAATGCAGGCAAGTTAGTAGCCGCTACAAGTCAGAGAGAATTAACAAGCCTATTCGGTACTCCAACATTCTATAAGACAAGTTCAGGAACCCCTATTCATGGTTATGATATTAATGAATATGGATTGATGACTGCTTATAGTTTACTAGGTGTATCCAATAGAGTTTATTGCATCAGAGCAAATGTAAACACAGCCGAATTAGTTGGAACAACAGTACGTCCTACTGGAAGCCCATCTAATGGAACTTATTGGTTAGATTTAACAGACACTCTATGGGGCATTTTTGAATGGAATAGTGCTACACAGGCATTTACTAACAAAGTGCCTACAATTTTAGCAAGCACCTCAGATTTAAGTGGTGGTGTACCTAAAACAAGTATTGGTAGCATTGGCGATTATGCCGTGGTTACAACAAATACAAACAATCCAATTTACTACAAGAAGTACAATAATACTTGGGTACTAGTAGGCAGCATAGGTTGGCAGACTTCTAGCCCAACTATTGCGGCAACAACTGCTAACCCAACACTAACTTCTTCAAACGCAGTTATCATTAACGGCTCAACAGTTACGTTAACTGGAACAACAGTTTCTAGTTTGGTAAGCGATATTAATACTGCATCGGTTACTGGTATTACAGCATACGCTAGTGCCACAACCGGCATACTGCATATTTTTGCAGACGCCACTACAACATCAGATGGCAGTACAGCAGACGGTGCAATTATTATTAGTAACAGTGTAGGAACCCCATTAGCAGATTTAGGCATCACAGCAGGTACGTTCTACAGACCAGCACTAGCTCAGACAGCTCATACAAGTGTTCCTACTTGGAAGACTAACGATACAGCTTCTAGACCAACAGGAAGTGTTTGGATTAAAACAACCACTGCTAATGTTGGTGCAAGTTTTGACGCTAGTGTTTACTCTAGCACAACAGATGCATTCTCAGCAGTAAGTGCTCCTGTTTACGAAAACGACCAGTCAGCAAACGCAACTCTGGATGCTACTGGTGGTGGTAAAAACATTGGTGCTAGTAGTGTTTACGTACAATACGATGCACTAGAAGATGACTCAGCTACTTACAAGCTATATAAGCGTTCAGCAACTGGTAGCACCACAATTACAGGTAGTGTTGCTAACCCAGTACTAACAGCCACTAACACATTTACTATTCAGCAGAGTGTGCCAGCCAGTAGCACACTAAGCACAGCACAAACAGTTACACTAAGTGGTACTGATGCGGCGTCTTTGGTGTCAGATCTACTAGCATTAGGACTATCACAAATTACTGCTAGTGTAAACAGTGCAGGTAAAATTGTTATTAACCACACAGGTGGTGGCGTTATAGTATTAAAGAATACTGCAGGAACACCGTTAACAACTGCTGGTATTACAACTTCATTATCAAACGTTAAAGCGGGAAATAATTCAGACTTGGTTGCAAGTAACTGGATCCCATTAACATACACAGCAAGTTTAGCAGTACCAAGCGCAGATCCTGTAACAGGTACACTTTGGTACTATAACGCTGTTGATGATGTTGACATTATGATACATAACGGGACAGACTGGAAAGGGTACCAGACACTAGCCGCTGATGCAAGGGGCTATGATTTAACTGCTACTGATCCAGATGGTGTTATTGTCGCCGCAAGTGAACCAATTGCACAGTCAGATGCATCAGCACTAGTAAGTGGAGACCTTTGGTTAGATACAAGCGATTTAGAGAACTATCCTAACCTTTACAGATACGATGCTACTGATTCTAATTGGACATTGATTGATAATTCAGATCAAACATCAGAGAACGGTATTTTGTTTGCAGATGCACGTTGGGACACAGACGGAACAACAAATCCAATTACTGGTGACATCCCACTAATTACAAGTTTGTTGGCATCTAACTATACAGACTTAGATGTTCCAAGTGCCGCACTTTATCCACGTGGAACTTTATTGTTTAATACACGTAGAAGTGGTTACTTAGTTAAAGAGTTTAAGAACGACTACTTTAATTCAGATGACTTTGCAGGATCTTTACCAACAATTAAAGATGCTTGGGTTAATAAGGCAGGCAACAAGTCAGACGGCTCACCTTACATGGGTAGAAAAGCAGTCAGACAGGTTGTGGTAGCCGCAATGAAGTCTGCATTAGACAGTAACACAGAGATCAGAGAAGAGCAACAGGTATATAACTTAATTGCCGCTCCTGGCTATGAAGAGTTAACTGCTAATATGATTAGTCTAAATAACGATAGACGTAACACCGCATTTATTGTTGCAGACACCCCAATTAGACTTGCCCCAAGTGCTACTGAAATAAGCAACTATAATAATAACACTGGCACATGGTTCGGCGAAGGCGCAACATCAACTGATGCCTATGTTGGGTTATATTATCCATCAGGACAGAGTACTGATTTATCAGGTAGCACTATTGTTGTTCCACCAAGTCATATGGCATTACGCACAATGATCAGAAGTGACGATGTGAGCTTCCCTTGGTTTGCACCAGCAGGTACGAAACGAGGTCTAGTTGACAACGCCACACAACTTGGTTATGTTAGTTCATCCACTGGTGAGTTTGTGTTAGCAGGCTTAACAGAAGGTGTAAGAGATAGTCTATATGAAAATAAGATTAATCCAATTACATTCCTTCCAGGAATTGGTTTAACAATTTATGGTCAAAAAACACGTGATCCAAACGCACCAAGTTCACTTGATAGAATTAATGTTGCAAGACTTGTTGTTTATATGAGAACTAACTTAAACACATTAGCAAAACCGTTTGTGTTTGAGCCCAACGACAAGTTAACTAGAGACGAAATTAAACAAATCGTCGAACAGTTATGTAACGACTTGGTTGCTAAGAGAGCATTAAGCGACTATGTTGTTGTATGTGATGAAACAAACAACACACCAGTTAGGATTGATAGAAACGAACTATACGTAGACGTTGCTATTGAGCCAGTTAAGTCTGCTGAATTTATCTTTGTTCCAATTAGATTGAAGAACACAGGTGAGATTGCAGGAACTAGTGTATAATTAAAGTACGCATATAATGAGAGCCACTAGGCTCTCATTAATGCAGTAGTATACGATAAATACTACTAATTAGGAGACAGAAAAATGGCAGTAGCAAGTTTAAACAAATTTACGGTACCTTTAGCTAGTGACCAATCAGCAAGTACACAAGGCTTGTTGATGCCAAAATTAAAGTATCGCTTTAGAGTGAGCTTTGAAAACTTTGGCATTACAACTCCACGTAGTGAGCTAACAAAACAAGTTATAGATTTTATGCGACCAACAGTTTCACAAGAACGTATGGAAATTCCAATTTATAACTCTAGAATTTACTTAGGTGGACGCCCGACCTGGGAGACAACCACAGTTAACCTGCGTGATGACGCCCAGGGTAATGTTTCCAAACTAGTTGGCGAGCAGATGCAAAAGCAATATGACTTTATGGAACAGTCTAGTGCGGCATCAGGCATTGACTACAAGTTTATTACAAGATGTGAAATATTAGATGGTGGTAATGGTGCATTTACTCCAACATCATTAGAGACCTGGGAACTGTATGGCTGCTTTTTAACTAACGTAGCATACGGTGATGTATCATACGGTAGTGATGAACCAATAAGTATTCAGATGACAATTAGTTTTGACAACGCAATACAGACTCCACTTGGAACTGGTATTGGTACATTGGTTGGAAGAACAATAGGTCAGACAATTACAGGTTAATTTTAGTATTTTAGCAGAATTAAAAAGCAGGGTATAAAACCCCTGTTTTTTTATGGATAAATAATAGTATGGCAAATTTATTATCTGGAGTATTCCAAAAAGCGTTAGGATCAGCTAGTTCTGTTATTAAAGCAGGCACTGGGTTAAATGTTACTGACAGTTTGGGAAAGCAATTTAAAAGTTTAGCAGACGCCGCAACTACTGCTGATTATATTAAGGACTTCAAACACGGACAACGAATGTTTGGAGACAACAACTTTGCGCTGGCTCCAAAACACAGTGCTCTGTTCCATGTTAACATAGAGCTAAACCCAGCATTTAATCCATTGACCAACGAAGAATCCATAGAGTTGGGTATGTTGGCAAAAAATGTAACATTGCCTGGATTTGCTTATGATACAGAGCAGTTACATGCGTATAACAGAAAAGTAAACATTCAGACTAAAGTTAATTACGATCCTGTTACGATAGAATTTCACGACGACACGATTAACTTAACAAAAAAGTTTCATGAGCTTTACCTTAAACATTACTTTAGAGACGATGACCACGAGAATGCTGTATATGATCCCAGTTTAAGTGTATATGGTAATAGAACAACTGACAAATGGGGTTATAGCCAAGCTGGAGACGTACAGGGAAACTTTATTGCTAGGATAAATGTATATAGTTTAAGTCAAAAGACTTTTACACATTATGTTGTGGAAAACCCCATAATACAATCATTTAAACATGGCAATCATAATTACTCAGGTGAGTCCTTTATGTCTAGCACAATGACGGTGATGCCTGAACAAATTAGGTACATTGGAGAAGGCATAGTAACAAGTGACCAAGTTAGAGGGTTTGGTATTATACATTATGATACTGTTCCGAGTCCACTACAATCATTGGGTGGCAGAGATACTATTATAGGCAAAGGTGGTGTGTTTAACACCATTGGCGGTATAGGTGATAAGATTGCATCTGGTAACTTCTTAAGTGCCGCCTTAGATGCATATAGGGCTCGTGATACTTTTAAAAATGCTGATCTTAAAAAAACAGCCCTAAGGGACATCACAGGCTTAGCCACAGACGTATTGCGTGGCAACAACACACAGGGAAAATACTTCTTTCCTTCAGTCAGCAACTTAGTCGATAAATTTGGCCCAAGCGAGGGCAAGTCTACACCTTCCAGCTCGTCGAATAGTGATATAGTCGGCTCAAGTCCTGCAGGACAAAATGTAGGATCAGACAACAGTTTTGCTGAGAACAAAGATGCTCGCCGCAATGAACAAATAAACAGAGCGGCAGGACAAGCATCTAACATTAGAACTATATAAGGATTTCAAATGGCAATACCATCCAATTTACCCAACCTTAAAGCAGAATCTACGCCCAATTACTTTAAAAACTTTTTTGTTAAGGAAGGCTACGTTACTGACAACCAATACGAAGCACTAATTGGATTGCTTATGAAAAGAACAGCGAACAAAGAGTCCGCTGAGAACTTAGCAGGAGCAATTATACAAGGCTCATCCCAGCAAGACATCTCGTTTAACGAATTATTTGATTACATTAAAAAAGCAAATACCATAGAGTTAGATGCGTTTTTAGCTTTTTTCCTTAATAATACTCGTGTGGGAACTAGTTATCTTGGCATAAGTAATCCAGGAAATCAAAATCCATATGTCTTACGCACTATTTTGGTATGACCAAATATGCACAAGGCAAATTTCATCCAAAAAACGCAAAAAAATATTTAGGCAGACAATTACCAACTTACCGCAGTAGTTGGGAACAACGTTTTATGATGTTCTGCGACACTAATCCTAGTGTTATAAGTTGGGCCAGTGAGCCTGTTAAAATACCTTACTTTAATCCTGTTAAAAACAAGCAAACAATATACGTGCCAGACTTTTTAATAGAATATATAGATAGGAACAAACAGAACCACAAAGAGTTAATTGAAATAAAACCCAGTAATCAAACACTGTTTGAAAAAACTCGCAGTCAGCGTAATAAAGTAGCCTGGGTCATTAATCAGGCAAAGTGGCAAGCCGCAGAAACGTGGTGCAATCACTACGGAATAGTATTCCGCATACTGGGTGAAAATGAACTGTTCCACAATGGACGCAGTAAATAAAAGTATGACAAAAAAGTTAGAAGAGATATTTAATATTACTACTGATGACGTTTCAGAAGAAGAATCAGAAAAGTCTATCCCGGTAAGGAAGGCGTTTATTGATGATATTAATAGTGCAATTGACAAGATAGACATAGCACTACCTAGGGTTAGAGACCTAGATGATACCAGCGATAGAGAGTTAGATGCCCTAGCAGACTTAGCGACAGACAAATTCAACGATCTAATGGATCTTGGTATGAATGTTGATAGTCGCTTCAGCGGTAACATATTTCAAACCGCCAGTCAGTTGCTAGGACATGCTATTACTGCCAAACAGGTTAAACTGGATCGCAAATTAAGAACTGTGGACTTGCAGATTAAAAAAATGCGTCTAGACCAGCAAAATCAGAAAGGTGGCACTAACGAAGACGCTGAAATAGAAGGCAAAGGTGTAGTGTTAGATAGAAATGCATTGCTCCAAGAAATACTCAAGAACAACAAATAAAACTTACAAACCGTGCTAAATACGACATAAGGACCCATCATGAAAACATTTATAGATTACTTAACAGAGGCCGCAGATAAGACATACGATTTTAAAATTAAATTGTGTTGCGAGCCTGACAAAGACAACCTAGATGCTATGGAGAATGTACTAAAAGCATACGACATGGTATCTATGGGTAAGCCAAAAAGGCTACCAGTTAAAGAACATCCAGGCGAATTTCCTAATAGAGGACCTATTGAAGTATACATTATTGACGCAAGTGTACGTATGCCTGTAACACCACCACAACTTAAAGAAATGCTGAAACAACGAGCTGGTATTAACGAAGCAGATTTGCTTGTGTATACCAAAGGTCAAGACGAGTCCTATGTCGCTGATCAAGGGCAAGAATCAGATGGTGCTCTATTAGGAAAAGATTATGACAAGTCAGACAACAGTGAATATGGTACAGAAAAGTTTAAGAACAGCATGTTGAAAGACCTAGAGCCTAGTATTAAACATGAGTATGCAGATCCTAATACTGAGCGGGGTAAAACCACAAACGACCTTCCGATGGGTGTCCAGAGTCCTATGGGATCTACTGCAAATGCAAATAAGAAGCCAGAGCATAAAAGTTCTGCTAGGTAAGTGTCATGAATAAACGAGAACTTACAAAAGACGAAACGCATGCAATAGCAACAAAAATGGCCAAGGAAGGCTTAAACGAAATCGAGGAGAATAGCGTGAGTAACAACGAAGAAGACGTCCAAGCCGAGGAAAGACAGAAAGACCTTACTTGGTTAGAAGACATTAAAAGATTATCAGGTTTAGCTAACACATACGAAAACAGTGCAGGCGCAATGACTGAGTATAAGGTTGACGAATCTACTGACTCAGATGAAGAAGTAGTTACTGAAGAACAAAGCCCAGCACAGAAAGCGGCATTTCAAAAGATGCTAGATGCTAAAAAAGGCAAAAAGTCAGACGAAGATGTAGAAGAACAAGTAGAGAAAGCAAGTGGTGTAAGAGCAGACACGAAGGGCAAAGTAGACAAGTCCGAAAAGAAACACTACCATTGCAAACTTACTAAGGACAAAACGACAAGAGGCGTTCGCATGGTAGCAGACGAGGGCGAATCAGAAGCTGACGTTAAAGCAAGATGTAAGCGTGAGAACATGGGTTGGGAACTAAAAAGCATTAGAAAACTCGTCGAGTCTGTTGAAATGGAAGGCGAGAAAAAAGATCATGATGGAGATGGAGACATCGACAGCAATGATTACTTAGCCGCTAGAGGTAACGCCATTAAAGCCGCTATTGCTAAAAAGAAGGGCGATGTTGAAGAAGGACTAGCAGAGCTTGCTGACTTACTTTCACTTGCTGGGTTAAAAGGCAAAGTAGAGTTAGATGAACTTGCTAACAAGCCAGGGCAGGGAACAAAAGAGACTACAACATACAGTGTTTCAGATGTTATAGACCAAGGCAATGACTTACATGCCAAGTCTAAGCAATACGCAGATAAAGCAAAGTTGGGTGACAACCCAATGGCTACTGAAGAAGTAGACGTAGTTGAAAACAAACTTTGGAAAGCATATCAAGCAGAATTAGCAGGCGTTAAAAAATGAAAAAACTAGCAGAATATTTTACAGAGTCAGAGCAAGGACATATTAGACCGCAAGTGGGTGATATATTTGATATCGTAATTAACGAAGAACTTGCTATTGAAGCAGATGTGTTAGAATCTACTGAGGATAAACTTGTTCTTGAATATGATGAACGTGGAATATCACTGCTAGAAGGTTTAGATTTAATTGAAGAAGAGGACACAGTCACCGAAGGCAAGGTAAAAGACCTACTTCTTGACATAGAAGAGCTTACTGACAAAGAGTTTCAGGACAAGTACAATATGTCTAAATTAGATGCTAAGGAAAAGTTTGATTTAGATGAAATGAGAAAACCTAATGTAATAACTCTAGCCGGTCGGGCCCATGACGCATTTAAAGAACTTAAAGATTATGAAGCAGAAGAAGTTGATTTTCACAAAGCAATAGATGACCTTGTACATAGAACATTTGGTCACCGCTCTAAAGAAAAGAAGATGGAAGCAGATCTTAGTGAAGCGTCTAACAACATTACTAAGATAAAAGACATTGTGTCCAAACAACAAGCAATGAAGATTGATGGCATTATGGTTGATATGTTTACAGCATCAGCAATCAGTCAGATTTACAATAAAGTAAATGATACAAATAAGAAAAAGATGGAAGATCTAGACATAACTAAACTTGCAGAACTTGCAATGAAGATGATGGAATCAAAACAATCGTATGACAATGTGGTAGAAGACGGTGATGAGTTAGACGAAGCAGAATATCAAGGTCGTGAAGTTAACCTCGGTAAGCCAATGCGTGGCGATGTGGCCAAGTATAAGGTCTATGTAAAAGATAAGAAGACAGGTAACGTTAAGAAAGTTAATTTTGGTGATAAGAACATGGAAATTAAACGTGACGATCCTAAGCGTAGAAAGTCGTTTAGAGCAAGACATGGTTGTGGTACACCAAAAGCCAGCGACAGAACTAAAGCACGTTATTGGTCCTGCCGTATGTGGTCCACAACGCCAGTAAGTAAAATTATATAATTATGAGAGTAAAAGACTTTATAACAGAGATTAAACAAGGAAAAGTCTTAGACTACCAGGAGAGGGCTATACCTGGTGCTAAGACATTCCCACGTATTGATCAAGGGTATGGACTGTATAGATTTGGACTAGCAATGGCTAGTAGCCCAGACGATATTGGTAACGGGATGCATGAACTTAACAATAGACCAGTAACACTATGTTATACTAAACAAGAAGAAGAAATTATTAATAAAGCTCTTAAAAAATTAGGGCTTTCATCAGAACAAACTACCAGCAACGGCAGTTATGAACCTACCGACACACAAAGTGTTAGCCCGATGCAACCACGTGATGCAGTAAAAAGGAAAAACAAGTGAGAGCAAATGAATTTTTAACTGAGGCAGAGGGTACTAAGTTAACACCAGAAGAACTTAAAGCTGAGATCGAAGCAAATAAAGCACCATTGGTAACTCCTTCAGGTTGGTCACGTGATAGTAATTCGTTTGGTGATCTTATTAGACTGGGTTTTATGACCAAAGAGTCAAGACCGTTAAGCGGTTCAGACTATCTAGTAACCCAAACTTATATAGGACCTGGACCAATAACAGTAGTACATAGTAGTGGCAGAGAAGAAGTTATCAACAAAGGTTGGAAGTTAGAATCTGAGGTAGATTACTCGTGAACGCAACCGACTTAATTAGAAGCGTATTAGATTTAATTGATAGTGTGGTAACAATTACCGCAGGACAAACAATAGACATTAGAGCATCTTCTGCTTTCGGAGAACACTCAATTGGTCCAAGAATGTCATTAGTCGCATTACCAATAGCAGTATAATAGCTAATGGCCGATAATGAAGATATCTGAACTACAAAAATTAGCAGGTATCAGAGAAAAAACATCTTGTATGGATATGGAAAACATAAGCCATACCGGTACTGAAAAGGCTAAGATAATGCGTAAGAAAAATATCCAGCCAGGCACACCTGAATGGTTTAAACTTTGGTTCAGCAGACCATATCTCACAAAAGAAAAGCCTTATTAAGCAACTCGCCTACCAGCACCTAAATACTTTTCCCACTTAGGATCTTTAATTTTAATAGGACTATTGCGCCACTTTGATGCCAGTCTCCAGTAGTCTGGTTCGTATGGTTTGTGTATGGGTTTTATTAGTTTGTCTGCTTTAGCATAATTGCATTTTTTACAACTAGTAACTACGTTAGTCCATGAAGATTTGCCACCTTTGCTTCTGGGTATAACATGATCGATAGTTAAGTCCTCAAAGTCAAATGTATCCTGGCAGTATTGGCATTGGAATAAATCACGCAAGTATACGTTAGCTCTACTAAATCTTACATAATGTCTTGGGTTAAAGTATTCTTTGGTAACTGCAACACTAGGTACATTTAATGTAAGGTTTTCACTGTGTACATGCCAGTCATTATATGTTTCTAACACTTGGATGCGTCCTAAAAACATTAACTTAATAGAGTGTTGCCAGTGTATAACTGAGAGAGGAAGTACTGATATTGGATTGTAATCTTTGTTGAGAAGCAAGGTGTGTGACATAAAAACCCTTTCTAAAAAGTATTTAACACTCCATGGAACACTGGTAAATATTAGTATGTCTAAGTCGCTCGACGGCGTTTTAATTAAAGCCGCACATAAACAAGAAACCTTTACTAAGCCTCAGATAAAAGAACTCATGACTTGTATGAATGGCAAAACTGGTTGCGAATATTTTATGAGCAACTACTTTTATATACAGCATCCTACAAGAGGTAAGTTGTTGTACAAACCTTTTGAGTTTCAAAAGCGCTTAATATCTACCTACAACGATTATAGATTTAGTGTTTCTCTGATGCCAAGACAAACTGGTAAAACAACCACTGCCGCTGGGTACCTGTTGTGGTATGCAATGTTTGTGCCAGACAGCACAATACTAGTGGCCGCCCACAAGTATGCAGGTGCTCAAGAGATTATGCAACGTATCAGGTATGCGTATGAGTCTGTACCCAATCATATACGTGCAGGTGTTACCAGTTATAACAAAGGAAGTATTGACTTTGACAACGGGTCACGTATCGTGGCAATGTCTACAACTGAGAACACTGGTCGAGGTATGTCTATATCATTATTATACTCAGACGAGTTTGCATTTGTGAGGCCTACTATTGCCCGTGAGTTTTGGACGTCCATATCACCCACACTTAGTACTGGTGGTAAGGCTATTATTACATCAACACCTAACTCAGATGAAGATCAGTTTGCATTTATATGGAAACAAGCAAACAAGAACATTGATGAGTTTGGTAATGAACAGGAAGTAGGCGTAAACGGTTTTAGAGCATTTAGGTCTGAATGGTGGGAACATCCTGACAGGGATGAGCAGTGGAAACAAGAGGAAATAGGGCGTATTGGTGAAGATAGGTTTAGACGAGAACATGGGCTAGAGTTCTTAATCTATGACGAAACTCTTATAGCACCAACTACTCTAATAGAGTTGGAGTTTAAAGAGCCTGTGTTCAAGCAAGGACAAGTACGCTGGTTTAAACATCCTGAAAAAGACAAAACTTATGTTCTCAGTTTAGATCCTAGTTTGGGAACAGGTGGCGATTACTCCGCTATACAAATATATGAGTTGCCCACATTAGAACAGGTGGGTGAGTGGCAAAATAACAGAACACCGATCCAACAGCAAGTTAAACTACTACAACAGATTACAAGTTTTCTAGCAGAAACAGTTAACAAGAATAACATATACTACAGCATAGAAAACAACTCTATTGGCGAAGCCGCATTAGTAAGCATTGCCGAAATAGGAGAGGAAAATATTGCAGGAACATTCCTTACTGAGTCCAGATCTCATGGGAACTCTAGTCGATTTAGAAAAGGGTTTAATACTACTGCACGTAATAAACTAGCCGCATGCGCTAAGTTAAAGAGCCTAATAGAGAGCAAAAAACTAAAAGTACATAGCAAAAATTTAATTAGTGAATTAAAAACATTTGTGGCACATGGTGGCAGTTATGCTGCCAAGACTGGTGAAACAGATGACTTAGTAATGAGTTTGGTATTGATAACCCGCATGATGCAGGGATTGCAAACATACGATGCTAGTCTAGACACAGCGTTGAGAGACCATAATGACAGTCTAGAGTTTCCTATGCCCTTTGTGATCTTTTAAATTTTTTAGATAAATAGATTTATGAGCGAAATTGAACCAATAGCGCAAGGATTATACGACAAATTAAAGAACAGATTTGGCGAAATTGCTATATCTGATGAATCAGCAAAGCCTACTAGTATCTTAGAAGATGGGCGCTTCTTTAATTTTGATTTTAAACTAGGAAGTAAAAATTACGGTAATGTTACCATTAGTATTAATGATGGTGACAGTCTAAAAGTATTCTTTAATAGACGTATCAGTAAGAAGATGGACGAAGAAGATCGTCCATCATGGTACAAGTTTTTAAAGGCACTACGCAGTTTTTCACGTAGAAACATGCTGAGGTTCGATACTAGAGATATAACAAGATCCGCATTAACAAAAAAAGAGATTAAAGATATGGCCACCAACGTCGACGTTTACGATAAATCAGAGCTTAATCAAATTGCCACAGAAAGCAAGTTATATGGTAGCAAGAAAAGTAGTTACCAAAAAATGGTAGCACGAGAAGGCCAGAATCCTGTTAAAATTATTGTTAGACATGCTAAAAATATTGATGAAGAAAAGCATGGCGCAAGAGCAAGGAATATATCAGCAGTTTTCTTAGAAACTCAATCAGGTGAAAGATTTAAACTACCATTTATTAAATTGGTAGGTGCAAGAGCCATGGCTAGACACTTAATGAATGGTGGCGGTGTCGGCGATGAGTTGGGAACACATATTGTAGAGCTAGTTGAAGAGATGGCAGATTTGGGCCAATTTGTTAGACTAATGAAAAACAAACCCTGGGAGAATAGAGAAACTAAGGAAATGATGGAAGCCTCGGTTGACAGATACCAAGGTGTGAGGGCAACTCTCAATAGTTTAACAGGCCCTAAAGGCTATAGTAAATTTGCAGAAGCATTTAACCCACAAGTTAAAGAACTAGATGAGTTTAATGCAGACACTGTTAAAGAAAAGTTTATACAACAGAGCTTCCCAGAAAAATTAGAATCAGCATTGCCGCATGTATACAGTGCGCACAAAGTATGGAGTAAGAATATGTCAGAGCAGTTACAACAAGTGCATGAATTTGTGCGTTCAGATGAGTCTGTTCAATTAGGTAAAACACACGGCAACAAGGCTTACTTTGAATCATTAAGGTTTGTCGACACAAAAGCATTATTAAGAACAGTACTAGAGCAAGTGTCAGATCAAGCAGACGGAGCAATTAAAGAGTTTGCAACCAAATGGGCATCTCGCCTTAACACTATTGAAGAACAAGTTGACGAATCTTTAAAAGAAGAATATGGTATGGCTGTGCAACTTGCCAAGCAATATATTAAAGGTGTTAAGTCGATTAAGGGAGGTCAAGTTGCTGAAGGATCTAATAACGATATTAAAGAGTTGTTCAATGATTGGATGAATAGCGAATATGCCCCGTTCGATGACGACTCAGGTGATGATAACGCAGTATTCACCAAAGCATTAAACTTTGTTGCAGATCGCATGGATAATCGTTCAGACTCGGAGAGTTATGCTTATAAATTAGCAGATATGTTTCAGGGTGTTAAGGGTAAAGGTTCAGAGCTAGATGAATATGCAGACTGGGCAGACAGTGTAATTGAAGAAGACGATGAAGTTGACGAAGATCCAATACGTGAACTTGTGCTATACATCGAAAACGATGGCCAATTATATCAAATGCAAGGCGAGCCTATTATGCGTAACCTCACTAAGAAGTGGGACAAAGGCGTATATGATCATGACAAAGCCAAAACACTTTGGAAGTACTATGCAGACACCGGTGCTAGAAAATATGGCAAAGATTACGGTGCAAATGATGGCTTTAAGATGTTCTCGCCAGCAGTACGTAGAGCTGTGGCAAGTGAACTAGCAGATAACTGGCATGAAGAACTTAAGGCTGGTAACAAAATGGAAGGTGCTGGTGATGCACCAGCAGGTTATGACCCACACAGAGATCCTGTATTAACACAAACACCTGCTTATAAAATGAGCATGGGGATTCAGAAAGGTTTGCAGTCAGGCAAGAAAATGTTTAACAAGTTTAGACAAGGCATAGCAGACAAGATAGCACCTGCTAATAAACAAAATGAAGAGCAAAATGTGGCGGAAGCGGAAGATCATGTTGAACTACAAAAGCTGATAGGACAACACCTTCCTGTAGGTCAAGATGGCAGTAATGCTATTACAGCACTTACGGGCATTATCGACAATGAAGAGTTAAACGCAGGATTACAAGACATTGCCGATAAGCAAGGATCAGACAGTTGTGGTAGACCAGCAGTTTACAAGTATCTACAGGATGCAAATCCAGAGTTATTAAAGTTATTAGACTTTGGTGACATGACAATGGAAAACTTGGGCGGTGATGCCAGTGAGGAATTTATTAATTCAGTAACTGACCAGAAGAAAAAGAAACACGGCGAAACAACAGCAGAAGATTTAAAACGGTTAAGCGGATTAATTTAACCGTTTAGACTTGACTAGATAAATAAAAGTGCGTACACTACTAAACAAGTGTGCGTATTTTAGGCATACATTATGGCAAACTTATTAAGGAGTAATACATTATGGCAACATCATTGGCCGATATCAGAGCAAGACTGCAACAACAAGACACACGATCCGGAAGTAGTTCAAGTGGGGGTGGCGACAATGCTATCTTTGCACACTGGAACATAAAAGAAGGCGACACTGCAACTATCAGGTTCCTCCCTGATGGCGATCCTAAAAACGATTTTTTCTGGGTAGAACGTGCTATGATCCGTTTACCTTTCCAGGGTATTAAAGGACAAGCAGACAGTAAACCCATACAGGTACAAGTACCCTGCGTTGAAATGTGGGGAGAATCCTGTCCTATCCTAGCAGAAGTTAGAACATGGTTTCAAGACAAGGGTCTAGAAGACATGGGTCGTAAGTATTGGAAGAAGCGTAGTTATTTGTTTCAAGGTTTTGTAAAAGAGAATCAAATGCAGGAAGACAAAACACCTGAAAACCCGATTCGCAGATTTGTAATTAGTCCACAAATCTTTAATTTAATTAAGGCAGCACTTCTTGATCCAGATATGGAAGAGTTGCCAACTGATCCTACTAAGGGATTAGACTTTAGGGTAGTTAAGACCACAAAAGGTGGGTACAGTGACTACTCTACAAGCAATTGGGCAAGGCGAGAGTCTGCACTAACTTCAACAGAAACTGCGGCAATAGAACAATATGGTTTATTCAACTTAGTTGATTTTCTACCTAACCGCCCAGACGAAACTGCACTAAAAGTAATGAAAGAAATGTTTGAAGCATCTGTAGATGGGCAACCATATGATGCAGAGAAATGGGGTAATTACTTTAAACCAGCAGGTATGATGCGGACAGCAACAGAAACCAGTACTGCACCAGCGGCAGTGTCAGCACCAGCGGCAGTGTCAGCACCAGCGGCACCAGTAACAGTAACTACTCCACCAAGTAGCCAAAGAGCAGAAGACATTTTGGCTATGATTAGAAATAGACAAAAGTAACACAACCTCCTCCTAGTAGTAAGTAGTTAAAAGTGGGTACCCAGGTGGGTACCTGCTTTAGTACTACGATAAACATGCTAACACAACTTGATTATGAACTGTTTCCTAACAACCCTGAGGTATACAGACTACCGTCAGGAGAACTAGTGGCTAGAATATTTAAAAATGCAACTAGTAGTTTGGATAGACAAGGTTACGAGTTAGCTACACTAGACGAAATAGAACAAGCAAATACAATTACAGCATATTGGCGAGAACCTGTAGCAAGGTTCTGTAGCGGAGTAAGTACGTTTGTTCAACAAACAGGCATCAGAGTAGAAGATGCTGTTCAATATCTATTTTTAAATAGGCACTATGCCCCACAGTTTTACAGTTTAATAAATCTTAGACGTTTTATGAACAGACATGCTTGTTTTAGTTTTAAGGAGTTAGGCGACATTGGTTCTATAACAGAGTTTCATGAAGTGCCTTACAGTAAAACAGAAGTGCCAATTACAGACAAAGTACATTTTTACCTAACGTGCGATAAGGTTGTCTGGGAAAAGTTTTTAGATACAACAGTGCATATTAACGAAGTATTACGTGTACTTAAATTATTTCATATAGGATACTATAAAGAAGTCTTTGAACATAGTAAAACAATAAATGCAAGCATTTAAAGAACTAACGTGCCACAGTATTATGTACATACAGTACGAAGTTATGGAGCATCTTGCCAATTACGAGCTAGAAGAAGGCTGGAACGATATTGACGAAGCAACTTGTCTACGTAGTTGTCCTAGACTCATGCTATACCTGAAAGAACTTAAACTGGCTCCTAGAGATATCGCATGTACATACCTTACTGAACACTTAGACTTGCACGTAGATGCCAAGCCGGTAGTGGCTAAACTTAATATACCAATACAACATTGTGTGGGCAATATAAACTACTGGTATGACGAGGACGTAAGTCACAGAAGAACTAAAAAAGATAAATTCAACAGAAACGTTCCTGACTTAGCAGGATGGGTACCAAAGTCTAATATTATAACACATCAATTCTTTACAAAACCAATAGTGTTTAACAGCCAAATACCGCATGGTGTTAAAGTTACATACGGTCCACGTATAGTTTTAAGTATAACATTTTTTAATGAGCCGTTAAATGAACTGCATTAGATTCAAGCACTTTGCAAGACTTAACCCTGACGGCACAGTAAGCCGATGTGGTCACATGGTAAAACCTCCTCGTTTTAATTCATTTAATGACATGAATAACAGTGACTGGAACAATAACTTAAAAGATTGGCCTGTCGAATGTGTTAGATGCAAAGTTAGCGAAAATCAGGGCAAAGAAAGTGTTAGGCAATTCAGTAACAAACAACATGAAGAACTATCTCAAGCTCATAAAGATTATCTAATCATTGGTGGAGTGTTGGATAATATATGTAACTCTGCATGTCAACATTGTAATCCACACTTAAGCACAAAGTTTGGCGCCATTGCTAATAATAAGATAATAGTAGACAACACAGATAAATTTTACAACTTTCCGCAGGAACGTATTGTTAAGTTAGATATTAATGGTGGAGAGCCCACAGCAAGCCCCAACTACAAAAAATTACTGGAGTATTTGCCTGCTAACGTGCGTTATGTGAGAATAAACACAAACGGCAGTCTACGTATAGATCCAACGCCTTTGCTTAACCGTGGCATTGATGTTACAATAACTATGAGTTTAGATGGCATAGACAAAGTACATGATTACTTACGTTGGCCCGTTGTTTGGAAGACATGGTTAAAACAATTTAACTATTACAACGAATTTAAAAACAAGAACTTCCATTTAGATGTATGGTCAACTATAAGTGCATTAAACCTTAAAGACTATCCTAACATCAAAAAGTTTACAGAAGATAAGGGTGTTAATTGGGCATGGGCATTTTTAGAATCACCAGATGTATTAAGCATTAGACACACAAACTTTTTAACTGAACCTGCTAACGAGTTATTTGATGTGGTGGGGACAGAGCAAGACAACAGTCAGAAACTAACAGCGTGGTTAAAGTACCAGGATACTATTAGAAAAATCAATTACAAGGACTACTTATGAAAATAGCAATTACGGGTGGAACTAACGGTATAGGTAAGGCATTACTAGAACATTACATTAAAAAAGGACACACTGTGATGGATTACAGTAAACGAAATGGTTGGGATATTATACACCATGAACGTATTGCTGAACGAGTAGCACAATGTGATTGGTTTTTTAATAATGCACAACAAGGTTATGCACAGACTGAGCTACTGTTTGGTGTATATGAGTACTGGAAGGATAAACCAGGCAAAAAGATAATAAACATTAGCAGTATGATGGCTGGAATGACAGTTAGTTGCTTACCGGGTTACGACATGTTAAAGTATCATCATCAAAAGCGAACGCTGGAAAGCGCAGTAGAAGTGTTACGAAATAAGATGACTTGGCCACAGCTAGTTACCGTACGACCTGGTAAAGTAGACACACAGGGAGAAGGCGGTGCTGATGTAACGGCCTGGGTAAGCAAATTGGTGCGTATACTTGAAGAAGACCAAGTTGGCATGGAAATATACGACATTAGTCTAGCATAATGGACCCTAAAGAATACGTAACAAACAAAGTTAGGTGCCCGATCCCCTGGACCGGCATAATGATCAACCATGACGGACAAGTTAAGAATTGTATTAGAGCATACGAGGATATAGGTGATTTAAAGACAACTCCCATTCGTGATATTGTATTAGGTAGTAAAAATATAGAGATACAACAGGCACATCAAAACAATAACAAGCACAATAGTTGCCAGGGGTGTCATAAGCTAGAAGAACAAAAAACAGACTTTAATATCATTAGCGACCGCAAGTATTACATTAAAGAAATGCGTAATGTAGACAAAGGCATATACGATCATAATACACATGAACTACATCAGATAGATGTACGCTGGCAAAATACCTGTAACTTTGCTTGTATATATTGTGGTCCTGAATTTAGTAGTAAGTGGGCACAAGAGGTTAATATACACTTACCAACACCCAGCAAAGAAAACTATGACGACTTGCGTAACTATGTTTTTGACAATGTTAAAAACTTAAAGAACGTATATCTAGCTGGTGGTGAGCCCATGCTAATGACAGAGAACGAAGAACTGTTAGAGCTACTGCTTAAACACAATCCCGACGTAAATCTACGCATTAACACTAACCTAAGTCATACTAACACACGAGTGTTTGATTTGGTATGTAAGTTTAAAAACGTACACTGGATTGTGAGTGCAGAGACCATGGGAGATGACTATGAGTACATACGTTATGGTGGTCAATGGGCAACATTCTGTCATAACCTACGTTGGATCAAGGACTTAGACCATAAGATAACATTTAACATGTTGTACTTTGCTCTTAATGCATTTACCGTCTTTTATTTTATTGAAAAGTTTAAAAATGACTGGAACTTTCATCCAAATGCATTTGTAATTGGGCCCGTTTTACAACCTGAAGCACTTAACGTTCGGCATCTTCCTAAATTGACATTAGATAGGATTGGTGTTATACTACAAGAGAAGATTAACGAACACCCTGGATATCTATTAGAAGATAGTTATAGGAATTTATTGAGGTATATACAAGAGCCGTTTAAAAAAGATCCAAACAGCACTGTAGATTTTTTAAAGGAAATAGACGCTCGTAGAGGCACAGACAGCGAGCAGGCATTCCCTTACATATATAAACTAATGAGGCAATAACATGGCACAAAAACCCTTTGATGTATCAAAATTTAGAAAAGGCTTAACCAAAAGTATTGAAGGTATCAGTTTTGGATTTAATGATCCAACAGATTGGATCAGCACAGGCAACTATGCACTAAACTATCTTATCAGTGGCGACTTTAACAAAGGTGTGCCACTAGGTAAAGTTACAGTGTTTGCCGGGGAGTCTGGCGCAGGTAAAAGTTATATTTGCGCAGGTAATATTGTAAAAGAAGCACAAGCACAGGGTATCTTTGTTATCTTAATCGACACTGAAAACGCACTTGATGAGAATTGGTTAAAAGCACTTGACGTTGACACCAGCGCCGACAAACTGCTAAAACTTAACATGGCCATGGTTGATGATGTTGCTAAAACAGTAAGTGACTTTATGATAGAGTATAAAACACTACCGTCAGATGACAGGCCTAAAGTATTGTTTGTTATTGACAGTTTGGGTATGTTGTTAACACCTACAGATGTTGACCAGTTTAACAAAGGTGATATGAAGGGTGACATGGGTCGTAAGCCCAAGGCACTAACATCACTAGTACGTAACTGTGTAAACATGTTTGGTAACGCTAACGTAGGGCTTGTAGCAACCAACCATACATATGCAAGTCAGGACATGTTTGACCCTGATGACAAAATATCAGGTGGACAAGGCTTTATCTATGCAAGCAGTATTGTTGTTGCAATGAAGAAGATGAAACTTAAAGAAGACGAAGACGGTAACAAGATATCAGAAGTAAAAGGTATTAGAGCAGGCTGTAAGATAATGAAGACTCGTTACGCAAAACCATTTGAAGGCATACAAGTTAAAATACCGTATGAAACCGGTATGAATCCATATAGTGGACTGGTGGACCTGTGTGAGAAAAAGAGTTTATTGGTGAGAGAAGGCAACAGCCTTAAATACACAACTTCAGCAGGTGATGAAATCAAACAGTTCCGCAAGGCTTGGGAACGCAATGAAGGCGGATGTTTAGATACAATCATGAATGATTGGGACACTAAGGCCCTGGCCCTCACGCACAAAACAACTGATAACGATCCGGAAGTAGCAGATGCAAATTCTATTGCAGAAGAAGTATAGTGAGCTACTAACCCAACCTGTTAATCAAATATACAGAGAACTTAAATCTGTTTACAAGCATGCGTTTGCAGACAACGAACGCATTCTTTTTATTGATGATGTAGAGGGTACAGATGCTAAGTCTAATTTAGAGTTTTATTTAGATAAACTTCTAGATCACCTAGACATTGACAGGTTCTTTATACAAACGGTTAACAGAGGTAGCCAAACTATAGCTAACCCTACTAACTATCACATACCGGACTCAGTGTGCATAACACCCTGGTTAAGTCTGGAAGTGGATGTTGATAGTAAACTGCACCGTTGTTGCTTGTGGGACAGAGAAAAAGGCACTACTTCAGACAGTCTTGTGGAATATTTTAAAAGCACAGAACAGGTCCAGTTGAAGCAGGACTTCTTACAGGGTAAACGCCCTGACGCATGCCATAAGTGTTGGCAACTAGAATCAGCAGGTGGTACAAGTAAACGGTTAGCAGACAACTATGTGTTTAGGGATCACAAATTTGATATAGACTACAACGACACAACATCTAGTCGGATAGTTAACTTAGACATTAAGTTAGGTAACAAGTGTAATCTGGCATGCAGGATATGTGGCCCAAGATGCAGTAGTACTTGGTCACGGTTTGCTGATGCCGTTACTGTGGAGTTTAATTGGTTAGAAAACGAGTCCAGTGCGTTTTGGTCAGACATAATAGATATCAGTGAAGACGTTAAGTACATTACCTTTGCAGGTGGTGAACCGCTACTAGACAAGACACATAGAAAACTGTTACAATACTTTATTGACACAGGGTTAAGCGAAGACATTGCACTTCATTACAACACTAACGGTACAGTATTTGCAGATTTTCTCTTTGATTATTGGGACCAGTTTAAGTCTGTTGAGTTAAGTTTTAGTATAGACGCAGTCGGTAAAAGATTTGAGTATGAACGTTTTGGTATGATCTGGGATAAGGTACATGCTAATTTACAGCGTTACAGTAAAACGGATTATACATGTAACCTTTACGCTACACTAACAGCTCTTAATGTTATGTACAGTGATGAGATATACGAATACTCTGAACAGTTAGGTTGTGGTATTACCTATAATTTATTAACAGATCCAGAGGATCTTGCAGTAACAAACTTGCCCGTTAAGACAAAGTTACATATTAAAAATAAATTACTAGCGTTAGACATAAATGGATTTAAAGAAAAAATAATACCTGTAATTAGTATGATGGAAACAAAAAGTAGTATAAGTAGTTTACAAGAATTTTTGTTGCCTCAAGACTTTAAACGAGCTCAGCGTTTTGAGGACTATTACCCTGAGCTACACTCGGAGATAACTAAATGTCAATAGAATTAGACGTATTAACAGAAACATATTTGATCCTTAAAGAATATGTGCCTGCTAAGGATAGACAAGCGGCGGCAGATCAATTGTTAGGTAACTTAGTGGATATGGAAATGGCAGACGAAGAATTTGAAAAATTTTGTGGTACTGATTCTTATTTAAAAAATGCATCGGAGGATTATCTTAATGATGATACAGACGACGACGACGACAACAATTTTGACGAATCTGACTCTGACACATAATGTGGTATAATAAAGTAGTACAGGATCTTTCCTTTATTCCAGACTGTATCAACCACTACTACACTGAGCTGGAGGATGCCAAGAAAGAAGTTAGAATATGGGGCAATATTGAAAAGTCCTTGACCAACTTACCTGGTATTACTGAGCATAGATTTAATCAACTGCAGGAAATAGAAGCAGTATTAAACTATCTAAACATACAACTTCGTAAGATTCGACGTAAATGGTTTAAGAAATATCTAGAAGGATATCAGCGAGCACTTAGTGCTAGAGATGCAGAAAAGTATGTTGATGGCGAAGACGAAGTCATTGACTTTGAAACCTTAATTAACGAAGTAGCATTGTTGCGCAACAAGTGGTTGGGTATTATGAAAGGTTTAGAAACCAAGCAATGGCAACTAGGTCATATAACTAGACTGAGAACAGCAGGAATGGAGGACGTATCATTATGAACCAGTTCACTCCAGAAGAGAGTCACCAACAAAGTTTATTCACGCTACACGAACTACAACAACACGACGATTTATTGGACAGTATTAAGAGTATTGCAGACGTTGGATGTGGCACTGGGTTAGATATCAAGTGGTGGGCAGAGAATCATAACCGTGAAGAGGACCAAACGCCACGAAATATCAAGTGTTATGCTGTAGATCTAGCACCCAAACTTAACTACGATATTCCCAAGAACTTACATGTTATAGAAAACGATTTTACTAAGGAACCATTCTTGCCTGTAAAGGTGGATATGATATGGAGTCATAACAGTTTAGGACATGCCATTAATCCATACGAAACACTAGCAGTCTGGAATAGACAAATGAATGCAGGCGGTATAATCTGTGTTATCCTACCGCAAATGCACAACGTCGAATATAACAGAGTACACTGCCACCACTTTCCAGGATATTTTTACAATTTTAATATAATTAATTTAGTTTATATGCTGGCATGTGCTGGATTCGACTGTAAGGATGGATTGTTCTATAAAGCAAAAAATGACCCCTGGTTACACGCTATTGCATACAAGTCTAAATACACGCCTATGGATCCACTTACTACCTCTTGGCATGATTTAAGCGAACGGGAGTTACTGCCAGACAGTTTTAACGAGAGTTTACAGCGTACCAATACCATTACAAATCAGCCGCATCTAATACTACGATGGGCTAATGGTTCAAAATTTGATTTAGCAAATACTGCCTAATCCTACACCAAGGTTCTCCCTCGTGTATTTCATCAATAAACCATTCTGTGTTTAGTATTCTATTAAACCAGTCTTGTCTGACAGAATCCAACGGCGTAACTAGACTATAGTCTGTACTGGCAACTGTACTGGCAAGGCTCTCAGGTTCTACCATAGCAGGAACCCCATTGATAATTGCTTCCACTGCTGACCCACCGGTTGGACTAATAACACAGTAAGCATCATCTAATATATCTAAAAAATCAGTATCGTCCGATGTGCCTTTTTTATTTGCGACACCTACTTCATACTTGCTGTGTATGCTTCTGTGAATAGTATACCTTGGGTGTGGTCTGACAACAATTTGCTTGCCAGGACACGACAACTTTATTTTATCGACAATCTGTTCTAACCAGACCTCAGTAACAGGCATGTTTCTCCACAACTGGCTATATTGATTTTGACAGCACACAACAACTTTGTTTCCTTGACCTTGGAAATCTTTTAGAACTAGATTAAATCGTTCTGATCTGCCTGGAATAATGTCATGATCCAAGTGACCATAGTAGCCTGTATTATCGATGTGGTTAACACTGATTCGCCAGGATTGATTACGTCGAAGTACACCTACTTCTATGATAACAACTGGTTTGTTCTGTTTCCTATAATGGTCATATACTTTTTGATTTGCTCGCATACGTCCGTCCCAGAGCACACTCCATATTACGGCGGCATCAGCGTCCATGTCATCATGTGTTACTTGGTCCGTTTTTAATACGGTGTGCTCGAATGCCTTATAAATATCTTGACCAGCAAGCGCAACATTGTTGTGCCAAAAACTAATTTTCATAACACATATTTAATATGATACTAGGCGTAAGTTACGGTTTCCACGATGCAGGAGTAACACTAATCGACGGAAACGAAATTCTATTTGCAGGACATGCAGAGCGTTACAGCAAGAATAAGCACGACGCCAAGCTCAACAAAGCAATATTTCAGGAAGCCTTTCGGTATGGTGAACCTAATAGAATTATCTATTACGAAAACCCCTGGAATAAAAAACTACGACAAGCATTTGCAGGACAATGGCAGGATGCTTTACAGTGGCCCAGTGTAAAGAAAGAACTACAACACCTAACAGGACTTAACAACTGCCCTATATACTATGCTGATCATCATGAAGCACACGCCGCCGCAGGCTTCGCTACAAGCCCATTTGAGAGTGCCGCAGTTGTGGTAGTAGATGCTATTGGTGAGTGGGACACAATGAGTATATGGCAGGCTTATATGGAAGGAGACTCAGTTCAATATGAAAAACTTTGGTCAAACACATATCCGCACAGTATTGGGCTTATGTACTCTGCATTTACACAACGTCTGGGCCTTAGACCTCTAGATGAGGAATATATCCTAATGGGTATGAGTGCGTATGGTGACGGATCGTTATTAAGTAGTACTATCAAGAGTGACCTAATAAGTGACCTTAGGCAGTTAAAATTTAGCAAAAACTTGCACTTGGGTATAGAAAAAGACTACTTAAAAGACTCTAAAGACGTCGATATTGCCGCAGGTGTACAAATAGTAACGGAACAACTGTTAGATACTATATTTCATAAAGCATGGGATATAACTGGTGAACGCAATGTTGTGTTTATGGGCGGAGTGGCACTTAATTGTGTAGCCAACCGAAACATTGGCAAATATTTTGAAAACATTTGGGTTATGCCTAATCCTGGAGATGCTGGTAGTAGTTTAGGAGCCGCCGCAGTATTAGATGGTGGTAAATTAAACTGGAAGCATTCTTATTTAGGCACTGATATACCTGGTGAGTACCCTGTACGGCGTCTAGTAAACTATCTTAAAAAGAATAAGATTGCAGGCGTAGCAAGTGGTAGAGCAGAGTTTGGTCCTAGAGCATTAGGTCACCGCAGTTTATTAGCAGACCCACGTGGTGCAGAAATTAAAGATGCTGTAAACAAGATTAAAAAGCGACAACTATTCAGACCATTCGCTCCTGCCATACTTGCTGAACACGTTAACGACTATTTTAAAATGCCCATGTCATGGCATGATAGTCCCTACATGCAAGTAGTTGCTCGGTGTAAAAAGCCCACAGAGTTTCCTGCTATTGTGCATGTAGACGGAACTAGTCGTGTGCAAACAGTTAGCAAAGATGATAGTCCAGGATTTAGACAACTACTTGAGACATGGTATAAAGAAACAGGTTGCCCTATGTTGTTAAACACCAGTTTAAACATTAGGGGAGAGCCTATGGTAGATGATCGTAAAGATGCAGATAGGTTTGAGGAGAAGTACGGAGTTAAAGTCTTCTCATGAACTTGTATTGCCCAGGGCATAAGGTAGACAGCAAAGCCTACAGTGTAATGAATCCACTACATGAATGTTACGGCTTTAGAAAAATTTTAGACCACACATGGGATCAAACAGGTCCCAGTTTCTTTTGGGGGTTTGTGGGCAAGAACTTTCAATTGGTTAAAGACCATCAGCAACTTGGTATAGACTGGTACTTTACAGACATGCCCTATTGGGGTAGATGGAACGGATTAAAAGAAGCACTTGACCCCTCACAGGATTTTTACTGGCGTGTTGTGCCCAACGCAACACATTGTAATTGGATAGGTGACTATCCCAATGATAGGTTTAAACGATTAGGAGTAACAGTATATGATTGGCAAACTAGTGGTGATCACATTTTGGTGTGTCCTAGCAGTTCTACTATGGAACGTTTTGTAGACCAAACAGGTTGGTTAGAACGCACAATACAAACTCTTCGTAAGTTTACAGATAGACCAATAAAAGTAAGACACAAGCCCAGAGGTAAAGGCACAAGCGGACCAGCCGCCGCTTTAATACCGTTTGCAGAAGAAGCACGTAATGCTCACGCTGTTGTAACAACTTTAAGTATGGCTGCCGTAGAAGCCGCCTGTTTAGGTATACCTGTATTCTGTCACGAACAAGGTCCTGCAAAACCAATAGCATTAACAGACTTAAGTAAAATAGAATCTCCCGTCAGACCTGATCGCACACCCTGGTTAAATACACTAAGCTATTTTCAATTTACAGAACAAGAGTTACGTCAAGGCATAGACAAGATCAATGATAATATCGTTTTTACCAAAAAATAAACCTAGCAGCCTGGAGCTCATAGTACATGATTTTACCAAAGGGACACAGGGTAAAGTATTGCCTATATCTTGGTGGATTACAAACAAACGATTTCCTAGTGATACAACTAGAGTAGTCACAGCAGGTATACTAAGAGGTGGCGGAGACCTACTTAAAAAATTAAACACAACAAATATGCCGTACTATTATATAGATCATGCATATTTTAAGGCAGAGAGAGGTAGACCACCTGGGTGGATGAAATGGATGCGAGTAACTGCAAATGGTTTTAACTGTACTAAGATAACAGATACAGATAGTACAAAATTTAATAAACTTTTTGATAGCACGTTTCAACTTAGTCCCTGGCGTAAAGATGGACAAACAATATTAATATTACCTCCGACTGATCCTGTAAAGTATGTGTTTGGATGCCATGGCTGGTTAGACAGTGTATTGACAGCATTGCAAGGTAAAACATCTAGACAAATTGTAATAAGAACAAAGCCTGGCGAAGTATTGGTTGACGACACCGGAAAAGAAACAGGACGCACACCTTTCGATCCTGCACAACTTCCTTTAGATGCAGAACTAAGCAGAGCTCATTGTGTCATAGCCTATAATAGCTCAGTAACAATACAAGCCGCTATAAAGGGTATACCAGTAATATGTAGCGAACAGTGTTCAGCATACCCTATCAGTAATAACATGTCAGACATAGAGGATCTATTAGAATTTGATCGTTTGCCTTGGCTATATAATCTATGCAACCACCAATTTGAAACACAAGAACTGCTAAGTGGTGACGCATATAGATACTTAGAAGCAGAAGAGGAACACAATGTATAATTATAAAGATAACGGATTAGTACTTAAACGGAGATAATATGAGATATCCATTAGCTTGTAGTACTTGGGATAATAAAGAACTAGAAGCAATTCAAGAAGTAATTAATACGGGTCGTTATACTATGGGTGCTCGTGTTAAACAATTTGAAAAAGAGTTTTGCGACTACTTTAAATGTGCCGACGCCGTGATGGTAAACAGCGGATCAACAGCAAATCTATTAATGTTGGCGTTATTGGCATTAAAGTACAATTTAAAAGGTGATATAATTGTGCCTGTGGTTAGTTGGTCAACAACATATTATCCATTACAACAATATGGTTTCAAATTAAATTTTGTAGATATTGATAAAGATACGTTAAACATTGATCCTAGTAAAATAGAAAAAGCGATAACTAAAGATACTTGTGCTATTTTTGCTGTTAATCTGTTAGGCAATTCTTGTGAGTATAAAAAACTTAATGAACTTGCAGAAAAACATAATTTATTATTGATAGAAGATAACTGTGAAAGTTTAGGTGCAATATCAGATACAGACGCTTACACCGGTACGATTGGTCTTATGGGCAGTTTTTCATTTTTCTTTAGTCATCATTTGCAAACTATGGAAGGTGGTATGATTGCTTGTCAAAGTAAAGATGACGCAGATTTCATTAGATCATTGAGAGCGCACGGCTGGTGTAGAGATTTACCAGACGATAGTAATATTTACAAAAAAACAGGTGACAACTTTAAAGATAGTTTTACTTTTATTACACCAGGGTATAGTGTTAGACCATTAGAGATGAGTGGGGCAATAGGTAGTGTACAACTTAAAAAATGGCCTGATATGAGAGAACAACGAGTTAAGAATGCAGATTACTTTAAAGAGAAGTTTAACGATTTTAAAGACGTTCAAATACAAAAAGAAGTAGGTAATTCTAGTTGGTTTGGATTCTCTATGGTGTTCAATGGAAATTTAACAGGTAAAAGAGATATCATTGTACAAAAATTCAAAGAAAACGAAATAGAGAGTAGACCAATTGTTGCAGGTAACTTTATGAAAAATCCTGTAATAGAATACCTTAACTATATAGATAATAAAGATTACACCGTTGCTGATTATATACACGATAATGGATTGTTTATAGGTAATGATGTGAGAGATTTAACAGAAAATATTGATTTAGTTTACAATATAATAAAGGATATAAAATGAAGACAGCATTGATAACAGGTATAACAGGTCAAGACGGAAGTTATCTAGCAAAATCTTTATTGAATAAAGGTTATAAAGTATATGGTGGGCAGAGAAGAAGTACCACAAACAAATACTGGCGCTTAGATGAAATGGGTATTACAGATAATATTGAATTTGTAGAATTAGATTTAATAGATCAAGCAAACATTAGAAGAGCAATAGATGATACGAAACCAGATGTAATTTACAATTTGGCGGCTCAATCATTTGTTGGATTATCTTTTGAACAACCTGAACTAGCTACCTTAGTTGATGGAGTGGGTGTACTGAGAATGATAGAAAGTGTAAGACAAGTTAATCCTGATATTAAATTTTATCAAGCTTCTACTAGTGAGTTATATGGTAAAGTATTTGAAACGCCTCAAAAAGAAACAACAAAGTTTTGGCCTAGATCACCTTATGGTGTAGCAAAGTTATTTGGTCACCACATAACAATTAACTATAGAGAAGCATATAACATATTTGCGTCAACAGGTATTTTGTTTAACCACGAAAGTCCCATGAGGGGTGAAGATTTTGTTACAAGAAAAATATCTAAAGGTATTGCTCTATGGAAGAAAGAACAACGACCAATTGTTTTAGGGAACATTTATGCTAAAAGAGATTGGGGCCACGCTGAAGATTTTGTTGAAGGTATGCAACTTATTATGAATCACACTAAAGCAGATGACTTTATTTTAGCAACAGGTGTGGTTAATACTGTAAAAGACTTTTTAGAAATGACACTAACGTATTTAAATATACAATATTACTGGAAAAATGATGAATGTTATGAGAAAGATACAAATATACAAATATCTAAAACTGATAAAAAATATTTCAGACCTGCCGAAGTAGATATATTACAAGGTGATGCAACTAAAGCAAGAACTGAATTGGGTTGGACACATAAACACACAGCTCATAGTTTAATGATAGATATGGTTGATGCCGATATGAGAAGATATTGTGGAAAATAAAATATTTGTAACAACTTTTAATAGAAGACTTTTTGATCAATATGCTCATCAACTGATTAGTAGCTATGTAGCAACTGAACAAAAGATACCTCTTTATGTTTTTGTTGAAGATGATATTACCTATTATACTAATTTAGACAATGTACGTTATATTAAATTATTGGAAGAAGAACCTGATTTAAAAGATTTTACAGAAAGAAATAAAAGTAAAGAAGCTAATTCATTTACTTTTGATGCAGTAAGATTTTCATACAAAGTATATGCTCAAAACGCAGGAAGAAAATATGGAAATAAGATTTATTATGTGGATAGTGATTGTGTGTTCACAAAACAAATACCAGATGAATGGTTTGATGAGTGTTTGCCAGATGATAAATTTATTTCTTTTTACGATAGACCACATCAATATACTGAAACAGGATTTGTGGCATTCAATGAACGTAAAAAAGAAATCTCTAACGACTTCTTCAATCAATATACTAACTATTACAAAACAGATGAAGTGTATAAGTTAACAGCTTATACAGATTGTCATACACTAGACGCAACAAGAAATCATTTTAAAGATAATTTAAACTACTCAGAAAATATATTAGGCGATGGTAAAAACGGACATATTATGGCTAGAGATAAGTTTCTTAATCCTTACATAGATCATAGAAAAGGTCCTAGAAAACAACAAGAGCATAGTCTAGAATGGATTCAGAATCAATGAAAGCAGGAAAAAGGTAAAAAAGTATGATTAATGTTTTTATAGGATACGACTCAAAGGAAAAGGCAGCGTTCAATGTCCTCAACTACAGTATACTTAAGAACAGTACCAAGCCTGTAAGTCTTACCCCGGTGTATCTGGAAAACATTAAAGATGACTTTGTAAGAGAACGCAATAACTTAAGCTCAACAGAATTCAGCGTAAGTAGATTTATTGTGCCACACTTAATGAACTACCAGGGCTGGGCACTGTTTATGGATTGCGACATGCTGATGACAGCAGACATTAATGAACTGTGGCGTCTGCGTGATGACCGTTATGCTGTACAAGTATGCAAACACGATTACGAGCCTAAACATAATAAAAAGTTTCTAGGACAAGTACAGACAACGTATGCAAAGAAAAACTGGTCAAGTTTTATGCTGTTAAACTGTAAGAAATGTCAAACTCTCACACCTGATTATGTTAATAAAGCAAGCGGGCTGGAACTTCACCAGTTTAAGTGGCTAGAGTCAGACGACTTAATAGGTGAGTTGCCTTTAGAATGGAACTGGTTATCGGACGAGTACGAACATAAAGATGCTGTTAAGTGTGTACACTACACAGACGGCGGTCCCTGGTTTGAAGAATACAGACATTGTGATTATGGCGATGTTTGGTTTGACTACTACAGGGAAATTAGTCTATGATTAGCACAGTTACAGTAGTCTACGAACCTGAACTAGAATTACTGAAAACACAAGCACGGAGTTTTGACAACTATCTAGAAGACGTAGAAGATATTTTAGTAATAGAAAATGACGATTGTCATTTAGGCATAGATCCGCAGTGGTGGGGTAGACACAGCGACCGAGTTAGAATTTTACGTAGAGAAGACATAGGCTACAAAGCACATGTTTCTATTAACGGCAGAGAATCACAGCAGTTGTGTAAACTATTAGCACCAATGCAATCAACAGCAGAATGGTCAATATGGTTTGATGCTAAAACATTTTTAGTAAAACCCCTCAAGCCTAGCAGTTTATTCCGGGACAACAAATTTAGATCAAATCAAATGCCAGTGTTCGAACAGTTTAGTGAAGGTTTCGAAGTGTGTCAAAAATTGTTAGGCTTTGCTCAAAAAGATCTGATATGGGTAGCACCAGGCGGCATGCCTTACCCAGTGAATAAAAAAGTTTTGCAAACACTAATAAGGTATGTTAAAATAACATCTAAAATGTCGTTTGTTGATTGGTTCGAAAAGTACAGTCAGTATCCGCACTTTGTGACAGAGATGATACTTTATAGTCAGTTTGTTAGACCCGTGTTTACCTTGTATTACACTGACACTGAACCTACTTACAGGTGTGCAAATTTATCAGACTGGCAAATACCAGACATAGAGGACTTTTGGCAGAAACTTAACGATCCAAAAGTACTAACAGCAAGTATTAAAGCAGATGCTTATGATATTTTAGATATCGATCAACGTAAACAATGGCATACATATTTAGACTCAAAAGGATTACACTATGACCACAAAAGCTGGTAAGGTTTGGGGAGTGTCAGAACTTATCCATGCAAATGGAGTTTTAGAATTCCATAGAATAGAAGCAAATGCAGGCAAGTTCTGTAGCAAACATCTACATAAAACAAAATGGAACGGCTTCTTTGTGGAAAGTGGCCGGTTATTAATTAGAGTATGGAAAAATAACTACGATTTAATAGACGAAACTGTGTTAGAAGTAGGAGACTTTACAGCAGTTAGTCCTGGAGAGTACCATCAATTTGAGGCATTAGAGGATACAGTAGCGTTTGAGTTATATTGGGCTGAGTTCTCACATGGCGATATCGAAAGGGAAACTGTTGGCGGCTCAAAAGTTTAACATAGTATGTGTTAGAGTAGGCGAAGCATATTCCTCAGAGTATGTGGATAGACTCTACGACATGATTAAGGCAAACTGCACCAAAGACTTTGACTTTTGGTGTATTACTGATTCGCCACACGATAACCCTAATATCAAGTTTTCAAAAATACAACCGTTAACCCCAAAGCCACGTTATATGTGGTGGTATAAGATGTATATGTTTAAATCGGATATCGGTTACACAGGTCCCACTTTTTACATAGACTTGGATGTTGTTATTGACAACTCTATAGACAAATTTTTAGAATCCTGGGACGACAGTTTTTGGATCTGTCAAGACTACAACAGGAGAGTAAAACCAGATTACCATGTTAGCAACAGTTCTGTAATGATGTTCGATCATGCCAAGTATACAAAGTACTGGGCTGAGTTTTATCAGAATCAAAAAGAAATAATGCAGAAGTTTAGGGGAGATCAAGACTATCTCTCAGTTAAACTGAGAGAAGAAAATAAAAAGTGGTGGCCCTGGCACTGGACAATAAGCTATCGTTGGGAATACCTAGAAGGCAAAGCGCATCCTGACAATGCTATTGTGGTATTCCATGGCAATCCTAAGCCACACGAAGTTAACTGGGAGTTGGCAGATGTTAGCTAAAGCAGACACCAAGTATGGTGAAATGCACTATTATAAAAATGATAAATTTATTGGTGCTAGTTTAGAGGTGTATGGTGAATACACAGGTTTAGAAATAGATTACATTAAGCCTTACATACATGAAGACGATATTATCTTAGACGTCGGTGCAAACATAGGCACACATACAGTTGCGTATAGTAGTCTAGTGCCTGATGGTCAGGTAATAGCATTTGAACCTAATCAGAAAAATTACAACCTTTTAGTGCGCAACATTACGCACAACAACCTCACAAATGTACATGCTTTTCTAGGAGGTCTTTCTAATAGAGTAGGTCTAAGCACAGTTACCGACTTTGATCCCAACGAACCTGGAAATTACGGAACAATGACTGTGGGAAGTGGCACACAAGTTTGTTTTCTTAATAAATTAGATAATGTGTGCAACTTTAACAGACCCGTAAGGTTTATAAAAATAGATGTTGAAGGGGTAGAACCTAAGATTCTATTAGGAGGCAGGGATTTTATTGCACAGCACAAACCGGTAATACAATACGAGTGCATGACTAAAGAGGTTGCCCAGCCAATCGAACGTATATTTAAGAACTATTACCCTGGTTACAACCTATACTGGATGCCAATCTTTAATTACAATGACACCAACCACAACAAAAATTCCAAGAACATATTTCTTAATAGTGGAGTTATGAATGTGTTAGCGGTACACACCCGTGACAAACAGCCTGACAACCTACAGCGTTACGACAGCTGGGAGGATAACATAGAAGTACGTAGTGAAGGCCTGCGCTTAAGTCAAAACAAACTTATAATGAAAAAAACATATAACAAGTTTAAGTAGTAACTAGCGTAAGTTACTGAGTTGTTGTTTAAACATTGTAATCAAGTAGTCTGAATACCCATGTAAGAACCAATGGTAATTCCAAACACAAACCTCATGAGAGGTATAATACAATCCTTCAGCCTGACGTAAAGTCACAGGCAGATATGTCATAGCGGCTTGTCGCCGTCGAGAGTCAGGTAGCTCATCAAATAATAGTCCACCAAAACTGGTATAGGTTTTAAACCCTTGCGCTTCTAGATAACTCAATAGTTTCTGACTGCCTATCATAATAAAAGGTGTCATTGTAACAATAGCGTTATACGTTTTTTCAGTAATTATTCCTCGGTGTTCGTAATACTGGCTCTCACAGACAACGGCTATCCAGGCATCCTGGTAGTTCTTGGCAATGCTTAACAAGTTTTCTGCATTATTGTAGTCGTAGTCTTGAAATGTTTTTCCAGGATACTTTAGTTCGATACCACGTTGTTGTAGGCTAACATTCATCAGAGGGTTATTTTTAAGTTCATTAAATGTGTCTACCCTATGACGTTTAGCGATACGATTAGGAACCACAGCAACAAAGTTGGGATTGTCTTTGGTAGCAACTTTTTGCATACGAGCCCAACAGTTTTTATAGTCCATAACAGTGTTATACTGCCAAGGACTAAACTCCACAACCTGTATACTGTCAGGGTGTGTGTCGTGCCATATACCAGCAACACCGTGATTCCACACCATAGCAACTACCTGTTTCATGTCGATTCCACGACCCTTGTAGTAATTGTGTATGGTGATTAATTCGTTAGGTATTACTGATCTGGACTTGAATGTTAGCATGTCCTGTAGTACAATAAACAGTCTAAAGTCAGGGTCAGCGAAGTCTATCTCTGGACGCTCTGGGAAGTCAACTGCCCAGCCGTCATCAGTAATGGGACCATATAGGGCACCACCGTGTACCCAGGTATGATCGACATAGGGTTTTATAATTTGATGTAACACAACTATTATTTAATATAAATACTATAATGAGAGCATATCAATTTTTAACAGAAGGTCAAGGTGGATTAGCATACGAGGCGACCGTATATGCCGCAATGCGAGCCGCTAAGATTAACGGTTTAGATTTAGGTGACAAGCCCACAGCAGGCTTTAGTAATCAAGGTTATGGTGATATCGAAGCAACATATAACGGTAAGCCTTTTAACATTGAAATCAAAGCCAGTGCATTCGATCAGATGGGAGGAACAAGTTTCCATTACAACATGGCTGGACAACAGTTAATTCCTGTAGGTCAGATAGAGCCTGATGAATTAGATATGTTGTTACAAGCCGCACAGACAAAAGCAGGCGATATAGATAACTTTCTTAAAGCCGCACAAGAATATGAAAATAATCCTAATATAACGGGGTTTCCTATTAGGGTCACTAAAGATACTAGAGAGAAACTAATAGCAGATGGCTTGCAAAAAGCAATAGCCAGTAATATTAGTGCTAAGTCTAGTTTTATTATAAAGCACTACAATAAAAAACAAGTGTATTATATACAAGTTGGTGGTTCTGGGCTATTTTACATGGGCAAGAATCCCCTTAAGTTGCCAGTACCAGAGCTACAAGGCGACATTAATATCGAATTAAGAGTAGGCTACGGTGGGTCAGGTGGTAAGCCCACAGTAACTGCTGGTATTAGACTGCAGGGTAGACTAAGAACTGAAAACGTTTCTAGTTTTACATTAGACGATCCAGGCAGTATCCAAGCATTATTCATGCAATAAAATCAACAACTTACAAACTGTGTTGACAACTTAACCGAGTGGCCTTATACTTATAACTGTGTCCAATAACAGGAGCAAGTTATGAAAATTAGATTTATAGTAGGATTAACTCTGTTAACATTGCTGTTAACAGCAATGTATGCACATATGGCTCAAAGTGAAGAACCTTGGTGGATGTCATTTAGTCAGGAGTATAAACCTAACATTTTGTATCCGAAAATAGACCTAGAGGTTAAGGTTGTTGAAAATGCTGATGCAGAATGTAGTAAGTATGCTAAGGACATTAATTACGAGATAGAACATTGTGCCCTACAGTGGGAACCTCAAAACGGTGTACGTAAATGTACGTTAATAATGCAACGAGACAAAATTACTATGGGTGACTTCGGTCACGAATTAAGGCATTGTTTAGAAGGTGATTGGCACGATGCTAGACCCACAGAACGAATAAAACTAAAACGGTAAAATAAAATTTTGACATTACTAGCAAGTGATGTTAATGTAGCAGTGTAGTACACACTTTTAATTATGGCACCTTTATTATGGTATGGCAAATTTATTATGGAAAACTTAAATTTTAATTTTGAAAGCATTGAAATAAGGCGAGTAGCTAATGGCTACGTTATTCAGGTGAACGGAGAAGACAATGCACAGGAGTTTGTTTACGACACAAGTCGTAAAACTCTAAAGTTTGTTCGAACTTTCTTAGAACATTCCAAGGCACAGGTGGCTGAGTAATTGCCAGCGAAACCCGCTGAACTATTAACTCCCAGCCCTGTCCCTACACAGAATGTAAGTAATGGAGAATATCCTCCATTAGCTCAGACGCCACAACAGCGCCTAGTACAGAGTAAGATAAACGCAGACAGTACGTTTGACGAATCTTTTAACGCTATGAACACAGTTTATGGCCCGGGCTTCGTATACTCTAATTATGGTGACTTAAGTAAACAGTTTGTCTTTGATGTGCAGACACACTTACTTAAGGATGGGTATAAAAACCCACAGCAACTTGCACACAGGCAGTATGCACACAACTATCTAAATTCAGACGTGGAGCGTTACCCCACGTTTGATGCACAGAAGTTTGATAATTACATTAAAGAAATATACCTAGACAGTGATACCAAACTGGCACTAATAAGTGGAACACCTGGCGATTCTGCTGATGAGGACCTGATAGATAATGATAGTATTAAGTGGGCAAGTACAGTTATTAACAATGTCTGTGGTAGTAAGCGAAGTTTTAGTCACAGCATAATACAACCTAAAGTACCTGGTTACCTAGATGAAGTGGACTACGCTATAGAAGTCCTACAGCCAGATAGCTGGAAGTGTTATACAATAGGAACCTTTGCATACCCGACTCGACGGAATAAACAGTTTAGATTAGATGATGAAAAACTGGTCTATCCCTGGTTCGAACGAGCAGAGCGAGCAGGTATTAAAAACATCTGTGTACACAAAGGACTATTACCACCAGATTATCGAGAGTCCTGGCGAGACTTGTGGGAATACAGTACTGTTCAAGACCTCGCAAAAGCCGCTCGAGACTGGCCGAACTTAAACTTTATAATCTATCACAGTGCATTGCGTATAAGTCACGAAAACCCAGAGGATATCCTCAAGAACTTCGTTAAAACTGGTCGGATTGAATGGACAACCGACTTGTGTGATATAGTACACAAGTATGGACTTAAAAATGTTTATGCAGAACTAGGTACAAGTTTTGGTAGCATGGTTGTGCTTAATCCCCTGGTAGCAAGTGCATGGTTAGGGCAGATGCTAAACATGATGGGTGAGGATAGAATATTATGGGGTACTGACTCTGTGTGGTATGGATCACCACAGTGGCAGATAGAAGCACTACGTAGACTGGAAGTACCTGATCACATTATGCATCGTATGGGCTGGGACAAAAACTTAGGAGAACCCGACGGCACTGTAAAGCAAAAAATATTTGGACTTAACGCCGCTAGACTGTATAATGTAGATGTTGCAAGTGCAATAAATGATATAGATTCTAGTAAAATAGAAAAAATGCGTTTGGGGCATAGCGAACCTAGAAATAATAGATACTATGGTTATATAGCATAAGTGATATGCTCTAAGAGCATAGAAAATGTTGTATCGCAAAACTAAATACAGGTGCACAGCAATCCTGTGCATTTATAACATTTTCAAACACACTTATAAGGAAAGACACACAAATGATACAGATAGTTATAGAAAAACTCAAAAGGTTTTATAATATATTAATAACAGCGCAAATAAAATCAGCAGAACGTCGAATTAAGGGGTATAAGTCTTTAGGTTATGTTGCATGATGAAACTTATAATTAAACTACTCGACAGACTGTCAGAGTGGGCAAGTCGGCAAGAACGTATGGATTTAGACCAATATCTAAGTCAGTCACAGACGATCGGTGAGTTAGAAGATCGTATGCGTAAATGGCAAGTTAAGTAGTAACAGCTACCCCAGGCGGATAAATTATCCGCCTTTTTTATTGACATCTTGTTAATAAACATATAAACTTAAGCATGGCAAAAATTATCAAAGATTCAAAAAAGCGTCGAAACATTCGACGTTCAATACGCACATTAACGGAGGCAGCCTTGGAAACTATATCATATATACGAGATACAATTTTAGGTTATATCTGCGAAGGTATTGGATTTTTGCAGTGCATTGCAGATAAAATTGCGGGTAAAGAACTTAGTAGCCAATTTTGGACAGGGATTTTTATTATTGTCGCCTTTAGTCTAATGTACTTTGATATGATACTGGCATTTTTTATACTGGGGTGCAGGATACTTTGGTTACTGGAGAGATCATTGTGACCGATGAAGCGGAACTTAGAACTAGACCCAAATACCTTAAACACGATGTTGTGTGGAGTATAGACAAACTCTACAGAATGGCAACAGATCCATATGCAACAGGATACGAAACTTGGTCATATAAACAAGACTTACTGTTATTAAAGTGGTGGTTAGATGACCTGGTAGATCAATGTGGGACCTATGCAGACGAAGAAGAATTTAAAAAAGCACATGAAAAACGTAAAATGTGGGATACACTTAAAAAATGAAGTATCTATGCATCGGTAATCCCACAAGTGCTACTGATGACATAACCACACGTCTGGCTGTTACTAAAAAAACCATTAACCACGGGCTTGCGATTAACATAGAGCAGGCGGGGTTTTATCACATAAGTTTAGCAGACATCAGTATATTGGAAGCAGAAACATTCGTCGAACAGTTTGATGAGTTATACTTCTTAGAACAAGCACGAGAAACATACAGCAGTGAATCAGTATACAATAACACAAGAGCATTGCTGTTATATATAAAAAACTGGAATGTAAAACCTTTTAAGATTGTTAAAGAGTCCTGGATAAAATGTCTGACGTATTAAAATACAAAGCACGGGTATTGGACACAAAGTCCCAGTCTTTCTGTGGTGCAAAGTGGTACGAGGCTGTGATATTTTTAGGGTCTGGCAAGACAATGAGTTGCCATCATAATCCTTATCACGAAGTAAGTGACACAGCAGTACTTGAAAACTACAAGGCAATACACAATACTTCTGAGAAGAAACAACAACGAGCAGAGATGTTACGTGGCGAACGTCCAGAAGGCTGTAATTACTGCTGGCGTCTTGAGGATAATAACTCCGTTAGTGATCGGGTATATAAAAGTCAGAAGTTTACTGATGCTGACAATCAGTTAGCATTTGACTCAGACCCCAATGCTGACGTTGACTTACAGTCACTGGAGTTGCACTTTGACAAAGTATGTCAGATGGCATGTAGTTACTGCCATGCAGGTTACAGTACTACCTGGGCACAGGATATAAAGCAAAATGGTGCATACGAAAATGTAGAGTCTGACAAACAGCAACACTACAAGTATCAGAGAAAAATAGATCAACTGTTTAAGCCTACCCAGGAAAACTTATATGTAGAAGCATTTTATAAATGGTGGGACGCAGACTTACATCGGACACTTAAAGAGTTACGCATACTAGGTGGGGAACCCTTATTGAGTCCACACATATGGCGTTTTATTGAATGGTTTAAAAGCAAAGACACTAAATGTAGTCTGGAGTTTGTAACTAACCTAGGACCCAAAGTTGATGTGCCCAGGTTCCTTAATGCTGTAGACGGCAAACAGGTTGTGGTAATGACCAGTATGGAAACTGTGGGAGAACATGCTGAGTACACCAGAGACGGGGTAGATTACGAGCTTTGGTGTAAAAATGTCGAACTCTGTCTGCAGAGCAAAACGGTGTCACGTATGTCAGTGCTGTTTACCGTAAATGCCTTAAGTGTGTTTAATATGTGCGATCTTATGGCAAAGATTATACACTGGAGGTCAGTGTACGGCAAAGACAGGATAAACATGAGTATTAATATCTTACGTTATCCAGTATTTCAAAACATAACAGTTTTATCTGACACTGCAAGACAACAAGTAGCCACTACTCTGGAACAATGGTTAGAACTACACGACAACTATATTACTGACTACGAGTATCAACAACTTGAGAGACTCGTAAATTATGTTAGAGTTGTTGACGCACCCGACAATTTACAAGATGTACGCAAAGACTTTAAATCGTTCTTTACACAATATGATAAACGCAGAGGAAAAAGTTTTAAGGAAACCTTTCCTGAATTAACAGACTGGTACGGAGAGATATAATGGAAGAGAAAATACGAGAAGACTTGTTCACAGACATTAGTAGATATACATTGCAGGGCATAGAACCTACAGGTTTAGTCAGAGCAATAATTTGCAACGACTTATATCAACTAGTACTGCAAGCACAAGGTACAGATGCCTGGGCAGAAACAAAAAAAATAGTTAAGTGGTTGCAAAAAAACGGGGTAGTTGATGGTCTACGTTGTTGGGGCAGTCATTCAATAATGATTAGGTACTTGGACTTAACAAATGCACCGCTTACAGGTAACACGAAATAATAATACTAAGTGATATAGAGAACTAGCCTTCTTCGGAGGGCTTTTTCACGGTTGCAAGTCCTACAGTTTCCAACGCCTCTATCCAGGCCCAACCTATATCAAACTCCATAGCGGTACGTTCAAACTTAGCACTTGCTGGAAACTTATGGTGGTTATTGTGCAATTCTTCACCACCTATCAGTATCCCCCAAGGTATAATGTTATGACTGTTTTCTTTGGTGTTGTAGTTTCTATAACCTACGTAGTGAGCAACTCCATTAATTACTCCCGCCGCCCAGAAAGGTATCCATAACATCTGAATACCCCATATTAATATGCCCCACCAACTGAAGATGGCAACATTTGTCAGTAACAGTAATAGTATCCCTGAGTTCTTAAACCTGGTATATACGTTACGTTCTACCCAGTCATCTGGCGTACCCACACCAAACTGTTCAACCATCCGTTGGTCGTTGGCGGCATCTGTATATAACAGAGCTCCTCCAAACAACACTCTTTTAATACCATAGACCACAGGGCTGTGTGGATCGCCCTCTTTATCACTAAATGCGTGATGTTTACGGTGTACCGCTACCCATTCTTTGGTGACCATACTGGTAGTTAGCCAGAGCCAAAATCGCATAAAGTGGGTTATGTATCTATGAAATTCAACGGCTTTATGGGCTTGGCAACGATGCAAGAACAGAGTTACGCATAGGATTGTTATATGAGTTGCTACTAATGTATAGATTACCTCAGTCATGTTGTACTTATCGTTGTAAATCAATAACTTACGTGGTTATATTTTGGTTGACGTTTGGTCCGAGTGAACCTATAATATAGTTATACTGTTAATAAAGAAGAGGGGAAACAAGATGTCACAGACACTAACACAATTTGTAAATTACTGCAACGACTTTTACGGTATGGGTGGCTTATACGACATGGCCTTTACTAAAAAAGAAATAGCCCATGCAGTAGACATTTACTTTAGTCGCATGTCAGACCAAGTAAATTGGGGCGGTGGTGATACTGTAGACCGTGAACGTGTTTACGAGATTATGCGTGAAATTTATACTTTTGAATACAAAGTGGAGGTAGCGTAATGAAAAAATCAATTACTATGGAAGAACTTACGATGGCACAGGCCACGTACAAAAAACTACAATTTCTTCAAGAAGAGAATGCTGAACGTATTGAAAAACTAGAGCAACTCTTTGAGGATTTAGACTTAGGTGTGGTTGCAATTAGAATACCAGAATCAGATAGACTATCTAACGGTTGACATCTAAATCGAGTGACGCTATACTATTAAAACTAGGGAAACAGACAGGGGGAAGTAATACATGACGACATTGCTTAAAGTTGACAGGGTAGAAAAAGATTTATCAAAAGAAACGGACGCTCAGATCATGGAGCGCATTGGAGAGCGTTTTAACATCCTAACTGAAATGACCAAAGCGGTTATTACCAATGACGTTAGGGCAATGATTGTTTCCGGACCTCCAGGAGTAGGCAAGAGTTATGGCGTAGAGTCACTGCTCGAAAAAGAAAATCTGTTTGATCAGATACAAAATCGTAAACCCAAATATGAACTTGTAAAAGGCACAGCATCAGCACTAGGCTTGTATTGCACATTGTTCGAACATTCGGATCGAGGACACGTTATTGTATTTGACGATTGTGACTCAATCTTAATGGACGAGCTCAGTCTAAACATCCTTAAAGGTGCATTAGACTCTGGCAAATCTAGACGTATTAGTTGGAAAGCAGATTCACACAAACTTCGTAACGAAGGTGTGCCTAACTCGTTTACATTTAACGGTAGTGTTATCTTTATCACTAACCTTAAGTTTGATCGAGTGCGTGGTAAGATCAGACAACACTTAGAGGCGATACAATCACGTTGCCACTACTTGGATCTTACACTTGATACTGACCGTGAGAAGATGCTACGTATTAAACAGATTGCCAAAACTGGTGAATTATTCGAGCGTTATCACTTTACAAAGGAGCTCGAATCAACTATACTAAGTTTTATGGATGATAACAAAGATAGTTTACGTGAACTTAGTTTAAGGATGGCAATTAAGATTGCGGATCTTGTTAAAATTAATCCAAATACCTGGCAGAAACTTGCAAGGTGTACAGTAATGAGGTAATAGCAGTTTTCCCATGTTCGCCCATCTCCCTCAAATATGCTCCCTTGGGCGAACATTTTCGAATCCCCCGGCCCCCTCGCTGGGGGGTTCACCCTTTTAAAGTATCGGTCGGCATGAAAACATTTAACTATGTAGAAGACTATATTATTGAATTGTATGAAGGCAGTTATAGGTTTAATGCTAATAGTCAAGACATCGACTATCGTCTAGCCAGTTACGACATTAGAATAGTTCAAAGCATTCACAACCAGGTAACTTTCCAGAGCGTAGCACTGACAGATAAACAAGCAGAGCTCTGCGTTAAATTAGTAGAAAAATACACACGCCAATTTAAACGGGCAGGCATTGACAACTTTGCAATGCTAGAGTCAAGTACTCGGAAGTTTAAACTTGGCATACGCAAGGTTAATAGGGATTATAAGATCCATATCAAAGACGACCTGATACATGCTACGTTTCCCTATAACCTAAGGCTTATTTCAGAAATAAGAAAGCGTTCAGAAAAGTCTGGGGGTGTTAGAGCCATTTGGAGTCGAACTGACAAAGTCTGGAAGTTTGGGTTTACAGAACCTAATGTAAAGTTTACTATTAGTTTTGGTCAAGATTATGATTTTGATATAGATCCTAAATTGTTAGAGATAGCCGGTAAGCTAGCCAAGCAGGACTGGGAACACTATAATATCAAACTTGTGGAACATGATGGCAAGTACACTATACAAAACTGTCCAGTCAGTCTAAGCGAGTACGTTGACAAACACGCAGGCACTGATCTATTGAGTTTGGTAGACTACAGTGGTATCTGTGCCTACCAGGTTGACAATAACATTGCCAATCAGATTAAACAGGCTCATACTGAAACAGTAAGTGCATGTCTATTAGGCAAGCATATCTGGTTAGATCCAAAGAAACATTCGTTTAACGATATTATAAAGTATGCAGAGTTAACCGATAGATTTCCAGTAACTGTATACGACACACTAGGAAATTTTGGACCTTTCCTAAATCAAAATATAGAAAAAACAGACAGTAACTTTAAATATCTATATAGTCGCTTTTTAAATTTGTCTGAACGTGTTGGTCCTATATACCATCATGACACGGTACTACCTGATAACTGGCCGTACAAAAACGCAGATCCTAAAACTGCTAGAATAAAAATTTATTCATCAGCATCAAAGGATATGTTTATTGACGACATACCTTTATTAGTATGTAGCCAAAATTTTAATTATGGAAGTTTGCGCATACAGATGCTTGCAAAATCTGAAAAAATAGTGTATCATTGTGTTAAATTATGACAACAGCCATACTACATATCAAGGACGAAGTTAATTGCAAGATCGAAGGATTAGATTTAACAACTAGAAAAAACCTAGTAAACAAATTTAAATTTGAGATCCCCTATGCACGTTACTTACCAGCAGTCAGACTAGGTCGCTGGGATGGTAAGATCAGTTTCTTTCAGCTGAGTGGTAGCACCTTTGTAAACTTATTGCCAGAGATTATTCCTGAACTGGAATCTGCAGGTTACGATCTAGAACTAAATGACCTGCGTGAATACAATACTAATTTTGATTTTGAGGAAGTTACTGAGGACAGTTATGCAAATATATCCTGGCCCAAGAGACATCCTGCAGAAGGTCAACCAATTAAATTACGTGACTATCAGGTTGACACTATCAATAACTTTTTGCGCAACCCGCAATGCTTACAAGAGATAGCAACTGGTGCAGGTAAGACACTAATGACTGCTGTGCTCAGTAGTAAGTGCGAACAGTACGGCAGAACAGTAGTTATTGTGCCTAATAAGAGTCTAGTAACACAAACAGAAGAAGACTATGTTAACATGGGCATGGATGTTGGCGTGTTTTACGGTGATCGCAAGGAGTATACCAAGACGCATACTATATGCACCTGGCAGAGTCTAAACAGTCTGCTAAAGCGAACTAAAAACCAAGAAGCAGATATCGGTATAGGCGAGTTCTTGGAAGGTGTCGTTGGTGTTATTGTTGATGAAGTACACGGTGCTAAAGCAGACGCACTTAGAACATTACTAACAGGTGTAATGAGTCATGTACCAATACGTTGGGGGCTAACAGGCACTATACCCAAAGAAGATTTTGAGTTTATGAGTATACGATGTAGTTTAGGTGATGTTATTAATCGTATCAGCGCAAGCGAGTTACAGGACAAAGGAGTACTGGCTAATTGTAATGTAAATATATTACAGTTAGTTGAACATACAGAATATTCAAATTATCAAAGCGAACAGAAGTACTTGTTAGATAATACAGAAAGACTGGACTATATTGCAAGTGTAATCGAAAATATAAGACTAAGCGGTAACACACTTATACTAGTAGATAGAATTTCAGCTGGCACACGACTGTCAGAAAAGATTAAAGACGCAGTGTTTGTGCAAGGGGCAACTAAGTCGGCAGACCGCAAAGAGCAGTATGATGAAGTTGCCACCACCACTGATAAAGTTATTGTGGCAACGTATGGCGTTGCTGGTGTTGGCATTAACATTCCCCGTATTTTTAATCTGGTTCTCATTGAGCCTGGTAAAAGTTTTGTACGGGTTATCCAGTCTATTGGTAGGGGTATTCGTAAAGCCCAAGACAAAGACTTTGTACAGATATGGGACGTAACTTCAACATGTAAATTTAGTAAAAGACATTTAACAAAACGGAAGCAGTTCTATAAAGATGCTAATTATCCGTTTCAGATAGAGAAGATTACATGGCAATGAAAAAATTAGCAGTATGTGGGTGTAGTTTTTCAGCACCCAGTAACGACCCTAAACTCAAAGGAACAAGTTGGGGAGAGCAACTGGCAGATATGTTAGGCTGGGATCTATTGCATTATGCACGTCAGGGTGTTAGTAATGGCGGCATACGTGTAATGATAGACCAGTGTATTAAAGACAAAGTAGACTTTGCAGTAATAGCGCCAACGTTTCATGACAGAATGGAGATACCTGCCACAGCGGCTCCTTTTGATTGGAACAAGTCAACAGATGGTTGGAACCCACTAATACAACAGCACTTGCAAGACGTCGATATTAAAAACGGTTACCAAGAAGACTTGGGTGTACAGAATATTAATTACGGCAGTAACAACTACACACTGATTAGTGAAACAATCTACACACTGGCAGAAAACTTTGATCATCCTTATCGTAGTCAGAAACTAGATAAAATGACAGCCAGTGCAGTTAAACAGTATATTAACTTCATGTACGACAGCAATTGGAAACTTCAACAAGATCGCTGGATCATACGTGATGGCATCATGCAGTTACACTATCACAAGATACCTTTCTTACTGGTAGCCTGTAACATATGGACAAGCGACATGGTGAGAGATCACTTTCCAGATGCAATACCTGATCATTGTTTAACATTAGATTACAAAGATACTCCTGCATACTCAACCAATGAGTGGCCTTTTGAGGGGGAGGACCCAGGCTATCACGGTGCAGTAGAAAGCCAAACTTACCTAGCAAAAAGATACAAGGAAATTATTGAATGTCATTCATAAATCACAAAGAAGAATCATCAGACATTAGTTGGTTTGAGGATGATGGCACAAATATCGGCATGCTTAATGACAATGGTCGTAATAGATTCTACGACCAGGCATTAAAAAGCATTTGCCAGAATAAAACGGTTGTTGACATTGGTGCAGGCACGGGATACTTAACAGCATTAGCAATCAAGCACGGCGCAAAACATGTCACAGCAGTAGAAGCCAGTAGTAAACGTTGTGCATTCCTTAAAAACATGATAGAGAAACTGGGGTACCAAGACCGAGTTACCATTGTAAACAAAAATTATTTTGACACAGACTTACACAGCGACATAGTCGTAAGTGAAACAATAGGTGCGCATATCTATAATGAAAACTGGTTGCGACTTGCTGACCATGCAAGAATTCGTTGTCAATATATGATACCAGAGAAGTTTTCAATTAACATTGACTTGTACGAAAATCATCCTATCTGGACTACATGTATGCAGGAAAGCATGGCATTTAACTACAATGAGAACAATCATCCTGAGTTTGCAGATGTTCTGAATAAAGAGATGCAATTAGAAGACCGTGGAGAACAGGCAAATACCATACCTAATCTATTTTCACACCTACACAACTTTGAGGACATAAGATTAAACAAGATCTGGCAGAGTGCCCCAATAGTTATAGACCACATGGAGTCAATGGTTGTTCCTGAAATAATTATACCTAGACATGTATTTTCTGCGTTAGGTCAAAAACTACAAAGGCTAGGTCCCAATGATTGGGTATTTTTAAATATAAACTGGCATGCAACATTCCAAACAACAAGTATGTGGGTGTCAGATACTATTTGGCAAAATGTGTGTAAGTGTATAGCAATACCTAAATCTGATTTACGTATTTATTTTAGCGAACAAAAAAACAAATGGATGTTTCAAAAATTACAGGATTAGTTATAGTAGCACACCCAGATGACTGTGCTATACTTGCTGGAGGATTTATACAACGATATAAATCCAAGATCAACTTTGATATATGCTATCTAACATATCGACACCAGGACAGCAGAGCTCGGGAACTTGCCAAATTTTGGTTAGCAAGAAATATCGATACACAGTTTTTAGGCTATGTAGATGACTACCGTGACATGGAACACGGTATAAGTTTTGATACTGCACAGGCAGAATTAGATATAATAAGAGTAGTTAAGAAGACACAGGCAGAATTAGATATAATAAGAAAGAAGAACTATGACCTAGTAGTTACGCATGCCAAGGACGGAGACTATGGACACATACACCACAAGTTTGTACATGAGTGTGTAACAAAGATTGATGTACCCAAGGTTTACTTTGCTAACACAGAAGTGTATAATAATAAAATAGTGGAAAAGTCATGGTATACTCTTGATGAGTTACCTCTACATAGTGCTGTTATAAAAGACGAGTGGAGTTATCTAACAGGCGAATACTACTATAACATAACAGAGGACGCACACCAAATAATATATGAGAATACTAACACTCAATGACTGACAACACAAAAACAAGCAGTGAAGAAGACTTTGACTGGTTCAGTAACAATGGTATTTTTATGCCAATGATCAACGACACTGGTAGGAACATTGCATATAAAAAAGCAATTGAGAAAATAGCGCCTGGCAGTATCATGTGTGACATAGGCACAGGTACAGGATTGTTAAGTATATTAGCCGCCAAAGCTGGAGCCAAAAAAGTCTACAGTATCGAAATGGACAAGGGCAGGGCTGAGTTTGCAATAAAAATAATTCAAAAACTTGGTCTTGACGATACTATACAAGTCATTAACAAAAATTTTTACAATTGCGACAGAAATGATATCCCAGACGATGTGGATTATTTTGTTTCTGAAACAATTGGATCACAAATATTCGACGAAGAAATAATACAAATAGCCAACAAGTCAAAAGAGTAATGTAGAACATACCATATGGGGTAGTCCTGCAAAAACAATTTTAGCCAGAGTAAGAAACACAAACGCCGATATAAAAATATGGTACGATCATAAAATAGAAAACTGGAGACTGAATTACTAATGCGAATTTTAACACTTGAGAATAAATCTTTTGAAATGAACGCAATACCTGATGACGTAGGTGATTTGCGTTTCTGCGTACTAGACAACTCAGATGCCAAGGATCCAGATTATTTCTTTATCCCATTAATCTTTATGGAATCATTTAATAGTCCTGCACTTGTGTTAAACATTGGCAATAATATTATCAAGATGCCGGTAGACTGGCAAATTCTAATTGGTGAGCCTGATTTAGGTGACCTAGAAGTACTTCCTCTCACAAGTGTTAATGACAGAGGGTTTAGTGCGTTTGCGTTTAATCCTCGTAGCAGTTATCGACCTGAGTTTTACCCAATAGAAATAGTTGACATATACCAAGATGTAAAGTGGTACTTTCCTAAACTTAAACCTGGACAGCTATTGGCAGTGCCACTGACTAAGGGCGATAAACCACTGTGTGCATATTTCGTTAAAGATATAAGCAGACAAAGTGAAGTTGTAGATTACAGCAAAGTATGGTAGATAAGTTATCAATTAAAAACGAAATGGCCATGGTTGATGGCAAGGTGCGTGATTTCTACGACGACCTTACTGAAGATGAACGTAAGAAGTTTAGTCCTTATGTACTAATGAAGTTTTCAGCAAACGTGTCTGGCAACCTGGACCTTGCTGAGTATTACTTGCGTAGGTGCAATGACACAACAAATAAAGACTTCTTTAACATTAACAAACACCCCAAACTTCAGTGGTTATGCACAACAACCATAAGTCCTAAGATGGGAAACACATACCATTATTGGTTAACAACTCCTAAGAACGGCAGTACCAGTAACAAGGAGCGCAAGTTCTTGCAACAGATATACCCCAATGCCAAGGAAGATGAGTTGGAGTTATTGGTGAAAATTAACACCAAAGCCGACCTTAAGGAACACGCTCGACAACTAGGTTGGTCTGACAAAGAGATTAAAGATGCCTTTAAATAAATTTCTTGGCTACAACACAAGTCACACTGTGATTAATGGTGAACATTTTTATCAGATAAAAGACTTCCTTGATGACAGTACTCAACTGCAAATGGTTGCAGATATTGATCGCTTTAAAAGAGAACATCAGGGAATTCATCCACATGTAGCTGGAAACTCAGTAACTGATATGCATACTCGTGAACAGTTTCAAACTACATTGTGGCGGACATTTTACGATACTATTGTTAAGATTGTGTCAGAAATTGAGGGGCAGGAGTTGCACATAATTAACGCATGGTCAGCAACAGCACATGCAAACAATGTCGATGACTCCCACTGGCATCAACACTTAACTGCTTATTCATTGGTGTACTATCTACGTAATTTTGATCCTGCTCATGGCACACACTGGAAACCAGCTGACGATGAGGAGTTTATGATATTTGGTTATGAGAACAGCATATCATTTTTTACTGCCAACTGGTCACATGATGGCGTAATGCCTCGCTGGAGACGAGAGCAGTATCTAACTGAACATCCAAGGCATGTACTAGCGGCAGAGATAGCCTGGGGGCCTGGATGATATCACATGTTGTAGCCAACGGGTGCAGTTACATGGACACGTATACTAGAGGCCGAGGTCATGACGACCTAGCATTAAATCTGCAAATGCAAAGTGAAGACATCAGTATTACAGGCAGTGCGAACAGTAGAATTATAAGAACAACACTCAAACATAGTTACGAGTCAGAATACAAGTCACTGTATGTTATTGGACTTACCTTTATCAGCAGAGAAGAATTACCTATTTGCCGTTACGATGAGTACTCTTTTCCTAAGGAACAAGACATATGGGAAGGGGCGTGGTCTAATCCACAAAATCAACAATTTGGTAAGAATAGATGGATACCCCAATGGACTGATGCTGATACAAAACAATGGAAACTGTTTAGAGAAAAGTACGAAGTAGGCACCATGGTGGATAGACTAGAAAACCTTATGTACCAAATGTTGTCATTGATTGATAGTTTGACACAACGTGGACATAGCTGTATAATATATCAACAAGCAGACCATTGGTGGGACGGTATGTTGCCTGAAGAGTTCAACAGGATACGGCTATTAGCAGGACATAAAAATATCATAGGTGATTTTAAGTGGTGTGCAATACGAGAACAACACCGAGCAGGAGTGGCATGTGTGCCTGGCGAAGAACACATTGAGGCTGAAATTCGACACAGACAACCTGGCGAACACAAGTGGTTGAATGATTATTTGGAAACGCATATAAGAAAACATGAGTTACACCTGTAAGTATTGTACCAAGAGCTATCGCAAGGAATCAACACTTGCGGTACATCTTTGCGAGCCCAAACGTAGAGTACAACAAGAGTCTGAAACAGGTGTGCAGTTTGGACTCAGGGCATATAAGCGTTTTTATGAGATAACTCAAGGGTCAGCACGTACTAAAGACTACGAGGACTTTGCTAAGAGCCCATACTATATTGCATTTGTAAAGTTTGGACGTTATTGTGTAGACATACGTGCCATAAACTTTGTGAACTTTTGTGAATGGTTACTGAAAAACAATAAAAAGATTGACCACTGGACAAAAGACAAGTTGTACCAAGAATGGATGTTGCCCTACATAAAACGTGAACAGTCACAAGACGCACTTGAACGTGGTGTTAAAGAAATGTTGGACTATTGCGAGGAACATCCTGAACTTAAGAATGGTATTACGGATTACTTTAGATATGCTAACAGCAATCGTATATGTCATCACATCAGCACAGGCAGAGTAAGCGCATGGCTAGTGTTTAATAGCGACAGCGGACGAGAGTTTTTAGATACATTGAATGAAGAACAACTTGCTATTGTGTATCCTTACATTGACCCAGAGTACTGGCAACGTAGGTTTATAGATTTTGTAGCAGACACAGAGTGGGTTACACAGGCACTTAAGGACATTAGGCTATGAAGTTTCAAGCAGATATTGACATAGACTTTGGTGCCAGAGATCGAATACTCGAACACATTAAACATATTCCTGCCAGCATATATCGCAATGAAGAGTTTGTGCCGCATAACACAGGCGTGTATGTAAATAATATACCACAACACCCAATAACTAAGTTAGCAAGCATTGACCATAAAGAAGCAGAACAGCGTGGTTATGTTAAACTAGACTTTCTAAATGTTAGTGTGTATCAGCAGATTCAGTCAGAAGAAGAGCTTGATGTGTTAATGGCCACAGAGCCTCCCTGGGCTAGATTACAAGACCCAGAGTTTGTAAAGAACATCATACATATCAGCAACCATTATGATATTGTTCAAAAACTAAAACCTCAGACTGTTGATGAGATGGCGGCTGTACTAGCAATCATACGTCCCAGTAAACGGTATTTGTTAAACAAAGACTGGGCGACTATTAATCAGGAAGTATGGACTACACCCAGAGATGGCAGTTACTACTTCAAGAAAAGTCATGCAACTAGTTATGCATATCTTGTAATAGTGCATATGAACTTGTTAAATATGATATGAAAATCTATATTGATCACGTAGCTGAGTGTATGCAAGATTTTGTTGAGTATACTCTAAACACTGTTTTTGTTACCGGAAATTTTAGTATCACTTTGGCGCAGACGAGGTCAATGCAAGAACGTATCTTTTCAGTTAACAATGCCACACTAAACAATCTGGATGGTGATAACAGAATCTATATCGAGTTTACTCAGGAAGACCTTTTACATATATCACAGATATCGTTAAATCTGCCTAAAAGAATAAGATTAGGATCGGAAGGGGATCTGTCTGTAGATACAATCAGTAAGTTATCCAACAATTATTATCAACAAGCTCTAGACGATATTATAAAACTAACTGACGTTATACCAGACTTCTACAATGAAGTAAAAGGATCTGATTGGCCCAATATTAAGACTATTACAGAATTTTACGAACTACCAGTTCACATTGTTGACGAATGTGCTAAACAATTTGGGTTCTCTCCTAAGTTGTTAACCAAGGAATATCCCGACGCCAGTGGACCTCTACTGCGTAAGTACTTTACTAACTGGTTCTCCGGAGTTAACCCATTTATGCAAAAACAAGATGAGGTTGTGTACACAAGCAATCAAAACGTTTACAAGTTACCGTTTTTAGATATCTTTAATACTGATAACATGTTGCAACACATAGATGATATTGCAAAACAGTTTGGGTTAACATTGGTGGATAAGAAAGAACTGTCTAGGAATCTCAAGGATTCACGACACTTTCACGAAACTTTTGTGAAAAGACAGCAGTGTGTGGGATTAAAGAAAGAGGTAGACGACATATTAGAACAGTCTAGGGGTGTGCGTATTGATTTAACAATAATGCAGGAATCTTACTTAAATGCAAAATTAGGAGGAGTACTGACAGATTTGCCCCGTATAGACAACACATCTATAATTTTTGATGCTATTGGGTAGGTTTTCGTACTAGTGTTATTGCCCTACGTTTTGTTCGTTTTAAACTTAGGTTTTTAAGACTCAACTGAGGACCATACTTAATAACAACGTCTTTGCTGTTAAACGTTTTAAGGAATACCTTAAATACTTTCCAGTCGTTTTTTAAAAACACATTAATAGGCATTAATCTATTAGATTCCCACCACCAGGAATCTGCCAGTTCTAAGAATTGTAGACGTTCTTCAGGGGACTTTAACGCAGAATAATCATATAGCGTGGTAATAATTTCATCGTAATTTTGTATTATGCCGATGTAATCGTTGCCTCCATAGACAACATAACTCAAAAAAGGATATTTGTCTAAGAGTTGATGGAATTTGTTGTCTGTCACAATAAATACAATATGCAATTCATTACTCAATATTTATATAGGCAAAAGATACCTTGCCAAATAGTAGAACTTTTGGACACCAACAGAAGGACAGTCAGTGTGTATAATAGAGACATAAAAGCCTACCGTGGGGTAGCAAATAAATTCTTAATCGAAATTAAAAACCAAGATCAGAAACCCATTAATATCAGCGATCGTACAATTAAGTTAAATGTGCTAAATCCAGAGACTAATTCGGTTTATAGCACAACCACTGCCATTATTCATAGTGCCAGTAAAGGTCAGGCACTAGTGACACTAGATGACAATAACTTACTGGACTTACCTGCTACCTATTACAATTACACCGTGGCAGTAACAAGTGGTGAGGGTAATGACGAGATTGCATATGCTGACGACAACTATGGGGTGCGTGGCACACTGCAAGTATTAGATGGTCACTATCCAACGTTTACAGCCTCAACTGAGCTCACTGTTAATGCTGATAGTAATGTAACAAGTTATGTTATCAGTGACAAGAGTTCCAACCAGGGTAGTAAGTTGCATACTGCGGCATTTTACCTAAGCAACTATACAGGTAATATCCTTATTGAAGGCACACTGGACGATACTCCAAACTACGCTAGTGCAAATTACTTTACCGTACAGACAAAAACATATGCCAGTGCAACAGGTACGTACTATGCAACCTGGACAGGTAACTATAGAGCTGTAAGGTTCACTCAAGTAAAAACTTCAGGGAGTATAACCAAAATACTATATCGTGGCTAAACGTATAGTATGTTTTGGCGACAGTTGGACTTACGGATCAGATTTAGTTGATCCTGCACTTGTTCCTAAATTAGAAAGTGAAGGTTACGGCGTTGACGACGCTGAATACAAATACTTTCACGAAAATCTTCCTTACAGAGAAGAACATAGATATTCCAGTCTACTCGAAAAAGCATTAGGTACTCCTGTTTTAAATTTATCTAAACCTGCCGATAGTTTAATAGGTATGCGTGTTAAATTTATAGAATGGGTGCACCAGCAACCCAAAGATTGTTCAGACAGTCTAATAATATTTGCCACAACCTCACATGAGAGATACAGTTTTTACTCAGCAAAGGACAAGCAATGGCTAAGCAGTGGCTACTTGCAATACGGTGATCAGCACCAGCCTTTAGTTGAACACTGGAAAAGACATTTGGTGCATAGCAGTGGTCCAGAACTGCATGATTATACGTTATTGGATTTTGTTATGTCATCAAGAGCACTTTGTAAAGAACGTAATATGAAATGGGTGTATGCTCCTGTTTTTCCAAAACGCACTCAAGGCAACATCGACGACAAGTTTGTTACAGAATGGAGTATGATGGATGTATGCACACACCGAGCAATGGAAGGACATAAAGTCTGGGCATGGGGAGAACATCCCAACGAGCTTGGTCACCAATTTATAGCAAAATACTTGATAAGTTTTATGAAAGAGTGTAAACTTATATAGTGAATATTATACAGCAAACAGTCTTAGATAAATTGCCCTCAAAACGCAAGACAGCACCAAGTGGCTGGACTAGCTTTAATGCACAGTGCTGTACACATTTAGGCCATAGTCAAGACACCAGAGGTAGGGGCGGTATTATAACTGCACCAGACGGTTCGATATCCTACCACTGTTTTAACTGTAATTTTAAAAGCACCTGGCGTCCAGGGTGGCATTTTAACTTCAAGTTTCGTAGACTGTTATCCTGGTTTGGGGTAGCACAGAATGATGTACAACGTTTGGTGTTTGAAGCCATGCGTATCAGAGAAGAGCTTGTTGATGTTGTTGAAGAGATTGACAAACAGCAGGAAAAAATAGAGTTCGACCCAAGGCCACTGCCTGAAGAAAGTGCAGATATTAGACAAGTTGCCACAATGATGGCATTAGATCCCAATTACGAAATAACTCAGAACTTCAGAGATGTTGTCGGCTATGCAGTTGAGCGAAAGATTAACACACAACGCTATCCTATATTTTATAGCACCAGCAGTAATGTTAATATGGATAGGCGAGTTATTATACCGTTTACCTGGCAGGACAAGATAATAGGATATACTGCAAGAGCAATGGATCCCAGCATAAAGCCCAAGTACTTTAACAGTTATGATAGCAATTATGTATTCAATACAGATGCACAAACCAAGGACACCAAGTTTGTTATTGTGTGTGAAGGTCCTTTTGATGCAATGGCAGTTGATGGAGTTGCTATATTAAGTAATAACATAAACGACACACAGGCTGAAATAATTGATAGGTTGGGTAAACGAGTAATTGTGGTACCAGACTTTGATCGAGCAGGACAGCGTATGATACAAGACGCAATAGAATATGACTGGGAAGTTAGTTTCCCTACATGGTCAGAAACCTGTAAAGATGTTGGAGAAGCGGTACAACGATATGGTAAATTATTTGTAGTAAAAAACATCTTAGATAACGCACAGGCAAGTAAACTAAAGATTAATTTAATGCGTAAAGCAATAAAATAATGGACCCAAAACAAAAGTTTTTTCTTTTTAAACAGTCACGCAATTTTTGTGCGGTGCCCTGGAACCACTTCAAAGTTGAAATGGATGGCACAGTAAAAACCTGCGTACATGGTATGGATACGTTGGGCAACTTATCCACCGACAACATTGATAGCATTTTACATAGCCCTGTAGTAAAGGATATAAGACAAACTCTGTATCAGGATAAGCCGCATAAAAATTGCACACATTGCACCAGACACGAGGACGAAAGTGATCACAAGTACCTAAGAGATCTTTACAATCCCATGTTTAAGTTTGAGGACATAGATTACAGTGACGATTCTGCATTCCAACTAAGAGCAGTTGATCTACATTGGAGTTCTACCTGTAACTTAAAGTGTATTACGTGTTGGGCAAATCAGAGTAGCAGTATTGCACAGGAACAGGGCAAACCAGTCTTACATACACCCAATGACCAAGCAGACAAGATAATAGACATAATTGTCGACAACCAGCACAACCTTAAAGAAATATACCTGAGTGGCGGTGAGCCTACCCTCATTAAGCATAATCAAAGACTGTTAAAGCGTTTGGACAAGAATATAGATTGTCAGTTTAGAATTAACACTAACATGATGTTCGAACAAGACAATGCCATAATAAACGAAATATTAAAGTTTAAAAATGTATTGTTTACAATAAGTGCTGACTCTACAGCAGATAGGTTTAATTATATTAGACGTGGGGCAGACTGGCAGAAGTTCCTAACAAATCTAACATGGTTACAGCAGAGTCACGCTAAGTTTAGGTTAAACAGTGTGTTCTTCATAGCAAGTGCGTTGTATCTGACAGACTGTCAGAAGTTTTTCCACAATAATTTTGGTATAACAGATTTTACAATTAACCAAGTCCTCATGGACCATACTGTTATTAAGTGTCGCAACCTATCACACTCCCTTAAAGAAGATTGTAAAACTAAAATACTTGCACATAAACAGGAGTTTGCTGATAATGCAAACTTATGTAATGAGTTAGATGCTTGCCTACAAGAATTAAATTGTGATAAGGCAGATGACTATACATCTTTCTTTACACAGTTTCCAGGCAACTGGCAAGAGGTATTTCCTGAACTATGAACATTTTGCTAGTAGGTTGTGGTAAAAAGTTTGGTAGAACTATATTAGATAGTTTAGTGCAACGTGGACATAGTGTACACAGTATTAGCAGTGTGGACGTAGATGGTGTTAATAATATATTATTAGACTGGGATACTCTTAATCCTGCTGTAATAGAACGACAGTTACAACAGTTGCCCAGAATAGATTTTGTATTTTTTAACCACAATGGAAGTGCATTAAGTACTCAGAGCTTTGGCAAACTAAGCACACTGGAGTTATGGAAGTTGGGTAAGCGATGGAATCAGCAATACTACAATAGTGTTATATTTCCATTTCATCTTATACAGTCAATTACGTTAGATTTAAATGCAGTAGTAGCCTGGATGACAAGTTCTTATGTTTACAACCATGCAGATATCACACATAATGACTACATAGGGAATAAGTATCAGAGCTACCTTATAATGAAACAGTTTGGCAACACTGATCGAGCATGTTTTTGCGGCGTAAATCCTGACAGTCTTTATGATGCCAGTGTACAACCAGGTGAGTTTATTGAGGGCATGTACAAGTTAGATAGGCACGAGTTAAACGGTTCTGTCATCGGTTTTGACTACACAAAAGATACACATTTTAACAAATTTAATGTATAATAATTAATATGAAGAATTACAGTGCAGATTTACAAAAACTATTTTTAGAAATGATGATGGCAGACGCTCAAATGTTTGTGCGTGTTGGAAACATCTTTAACCCTGCTAACTTTGATAGAAGTCTACAGGACACAGCCAGGTTTATACAAGAGTACACAGACAAACACAAGTCTCTGCCTAATAAAGATCAGGTAAAAGCAACATCTGGTGTAGAGCTTAAAGACGTTGGTGAAGTGCAGGAAGCACAACATGACTGGTTTCTAGAAGAATTTGAAGGATTTAGTCGCAGACAAGAACTTGAACGTGCCATACTGAAGGCGGCTGACTACTTGGAAAAAGGTGACTATGATCCTGTTGAGAAATTAATTAAAGACGCAGTACAAATTAGTTTAACAAAAGATCTAGGCATAGACTATTTTGAGGATCCTAAGGCTAGACTTAGTTTACTAAGGGACAACAACGGACAAGTAAGTACAGGCTGGCCCACACTGGATAAGAAACTGTTTGGTGGCTTTAACAAAGGCGAGTTAAACATCTTTGCTGGTGGCAGTGGTAGTGGTAAGAGTTTGTTTATGCAAAACCTTGCTATTAACTGGATTATACAAGGACTTAACGGGGTATTCCTAACACTAGAACTTAGTGAAGGCTTGTGTGCTATGCGTATAGACAGCATGTTGTCTAATGTCAGCACACGTGAAATATTTAAAGAGATCGATACTGTGGAGATGAAGATCAAAATGGTTGGTAAGAAGTCAGGTAGCCTACGCATCAAGTACATGCCGGCACAGAGCAACGTTAATCAAATTAGAGCGTACTTGAAAGAACTGGAAGTACAGACAGGACAAAAAGCAGACTTTATCATGGTAGACTATTTGGACTTGGTTATGCCAGTTAGTGCAAAGGTAAGTCCAAGTGACTTGTTTGTTAAAGACAAGTATGTGAGTGAAGAACTACGTAATCTAGCAAAAGAATTTAACATACTGATGGTAACCGCATCACAATTAAATCGCAGTGCGGTTGAAGAAATAGAATTTGATCATAGCCACATATCTGGTGGGTTAAGCAAAATAAATACTGCTGACAACGTGTTTGGTATATTTACGTCAAGAGCAATGCGTGAACGTGGACGATATCAGATACAGTTAATGAAGACTCGTAGTTCTAGTGGTGTTGGACAAAAGATTGATTTAGAGTACAACATGGAGACGCTGAGAATTATCGACGCAGGTGAAGAAGAGCAGACTAACCAACGACAATCGGGTATTATGAATCAAATAAAAACAAAATCATCAACAACTACAGAAGCACCCAAGGTCACAGCTCAAGTCGATAGTTCTAAGCTCAAGTCTATGTTGGCTGGGCTGAGGAAAGTTGAATAACGATAGTTTTGAGATAATATATAGAGAATTAGTGATATTTGAATCTCCAGATGGCGGACAAACGGTCTACGAACGTAGTCCAGGTCAAATTGCACGTACTCTTGTGGGTAGACGAGACACAATACCATCATGGTATATAGATGTACGAGGGTTTAATCAGCTAATGCACGAGGCAAAGGATAATGTTACCTTACAGGATGCTCTATTGCAATTAAAAACATTGTGGGAATTAACAAAGAAAGACGACAGTTAATGCATTTATTAGAAAACTTTAATTACATTCAAAGAACAGCAAAACATGCCGCTGAATCGATCGCAAACAGAACTCGTATTGCATCGTGGGCATGGCGTATAGAAAACGTGTTGCCAGATGATATTATAGTTGACATAAGAGACTTTATGGCGGCAAATCAGAAGTGGGAGACTGAGCAATTAGAATTTGATATACCAAGACGTGCAGTACACTGGGATCAGGTATCAACTAGTCCATATAGACGTATGCATTATGCTTTTCAACAACTAAGCCCAGTAATATCGGAAGCAATAGGACACCAGGTAGACTTTCAACATTGTAACATGTGGGAGGATGGTACAGAATATATAATTCCACCACATGTAGACAATGATAGTATTAGGGTAGCCATACAAGTTTATCTTAACGATGCAGATGAGGATTGTGGTACTTCAATATATTCTAGTCAAAACACAGAAATATATAAGTTTCCTTTCATTTCGAACACAGGATACATCATGCACAATACTCCAACTAGTTGGCACGGTATGATGACGCCAGGAAATGTTAGGCGTAGTTTATACGCAAACTATCGATAAAAGTATAGTTAGACAAGTACTCTTTCTCAAAAATCTTTTTATCACAATCACTGGGAAAACTTAGTTGCCCAACCTGAATAGACCCCAATGCAAATTTAGGCGCAGTATACCCTAACTTTATAAACTTTTCTTTATGCTTGTGGTAATAATTTAACACATTGCGTTCTAACTCCGCATACTCTTCCTCAGTGTGATGAGTAAACTTTGCGTTAAAGTCGCTTTTGAAATATTGTTGAGGTATAAATGCTTCGTCACCGATATGCTGATCATCGTCCCTATACATATCAACCAATGTCTTGCCTATTTCGCAATAGTTTATATACAATCCTCCCCATTGTTCCTGCAGACTAAAGTGTTCGTAATCTTCTGGGGCAAACGGTATCCGTGGTCTCTGATCACTGCTAAACGTACACACAAACCTTGCGTACCCGCTACTGCTCTCTAGTCTATGTATGTATATGTTAAGTTGTCCTAGTGCATGTTGTACAGCCTTGGGTGCCTTAGAGTACCAGTCACTGCTGTCTTGAGCATCATAGAGCCCATGATAGCGTTCAAATATATTATGTAAGTAGTTGAGGTCGTCCTGTGTGTAATTGTAGTTAATATAACGTTCGCATACAGGCTTATATGCGTTTATTGTGTCCACAAACCCATTTATTGTGTCCACACAGTATTCCAGTGTATACTTAGATCCAGTAAAGCCATAGAGTCTCTCAGGGTCGTCTAAATGGGTACCCAAATCTAGTGTTTTTTGCAATTCGGACAACCATTTACTTGCTATTTCGGTGCGAAATATGCTATAATAGAGTGTATATTGAGAACCATGTATATTGGATAGTGTTATTTCTAATCTTGTCATAATGTTTATAGATACTATAAATATACTTAATCCTGGAGCGTGTAGTGCAAAAGAAAACAAGAAGCCTATTAGATGAATTAGATATCTTTGTTTCACAAAGAGATAATAATGTTCTAATAGAGAACAGAGCCCACAATGTTATTCTAAGTGCGATAAACTTGCTACAGCACATAAAAGAAACTTATGACTCAGAGACTGCCGCAAACTTAGAAAAACGTTTGCTAAACAGCATACGCACCGGGGAACCAGAAAAGTTTACCAGGGGTATAAGGAGAGCCAAACGTGAAGGTTAACGAGGTTGTTACAGAAGGCTGGAAAGATCTAGCATCACAGTTTGCTGGCGGACTTGCTGGAAAATCCGCTGACACTGTTAATTATGAAAAACAGAAAGCAGGAACAGAAAATGCAGAAAAAGAAAGAATACAAAAAGCGGCTAGAGAAAAAGGCATGTCAGTGCCACAATACCTAGATTGGCTTAAAAAACAAGCAACAGCACAGGGTAGTAGTATTAGTCTTGACACTAATATTTCTGCCGCAAAAAAGGCGCATTAATGAAAGTTAAAGAATTATTTGAGGCAGGGTTGTGGGCACAAATCGCAGGTGGTTTGGCAGGCAAAAGTGCTGGGCAAATTGATCGTGAAGAGCGATCCTATACAAAACAACAAAAAGCAAACCAAACTGCACAACAGTCAGTAACTAATACGCCTGTACAACAAAAAGCAAACCAAACTGCACAACAGTCTCCTGCACAACTTAATGCAAATTTAGATGCTAAAATAGCGTATGCAAAGTCTAGAGGCTGGATTGGATCGAGGCCTACTAATCAGGATAAAGCATATCTTGACAGTGTGGATGTTGATATAGATCCAAACAGATTTAACAACGTTGATCCTAAAACATTTTTTATACCACACCAACCTCTTCATGTAAAATCCGCCCTGGACGAATTTTCTGTATCAACAGTTGAACTTAACAGGGCGTTGGGATTTAAGCATCAAGAAGAATTTAAAGGATACTCTACTATAACACTTACACCAGCAGGTTGGTACTCTGTAAACAGACAAGCATATATTAACCCTAACAGTAAAGCACAGACTGTGATTGACATGTTCTATAATAGAAGCAAGGGCGGAACACGATGATATCAGAAGGTGGTAAAGCAATTCCTTCAGCACTGCCAGTTACACTTAAGAACTTTGATGCTGTTAAGAAGAACTTACAAAAGGCGTTACCACTTGGTATAGACATGTACGCTATTGGTTCAGCAGGCAAGAAAGAAGTTAGCAGTGACGTTGATGTTCTTATTGATGCCGAACAGTTACTAGACATATTTCCGTTAGATGACTTAAAACTAGCTAGACAAGCATTGGAAAAACATTTCCAAAACATGGGGCTAGAAGCAAAACGCACTGGTGTTAGTATACACGTTGGCGTACCTAACGGTGAAGGCGGTGTGGCACAAGTAGACTTAATGGCAGTTAATAATGCACAAGCGGCACAGCCATTGCATACACATGATTATACTGATCCCAACATGAAAGGTGGGACACTACATGCTATGTGGGCAGACCTAGCAAACATGAGTGCGACACCTGAAGCAGAAAGTTTAATGATGAGTCCATACAAAGGACTAGTTAACAGGGAAACTAAGGAATTGGTCTCCAACAACAAAGATGAAATAGCAAAGATTATTATTGGTCCCAGTGCCACAGCAGACGACATGGGCAATCCCACAAAGTTACTAAAGGCATTGGAGCCCTATCCTAAAAAGTACGACGCAATTAAAAACAAATACATGGCAACAGAGTGGAATCAAAAATGGCAGAACCTACAGTAGGCAGAAAGTATCAACACATTGAAGATCTGGTATTCACTAACGGCAGTCGTGGTGGACTACATGCTGTTGGGCGTCTTAAAGACATGCAAGAGTCCGGCGGTATAGAAATAAAGTGGGACGGAATGCCTGTAGTGTACTGGGGAGAAGTTCACGGTAAGTTTACGGTTCTGATGAAGAATGCTCTTGCATACCTTAAGCGTGGTGTGAGAGAGGTTGGTGCAGGTATCCCTACACTGGCAACAGGACCGCAGGATGTAACAGACTTCGTAGCAGGTACAGGTAAGATTAAACCAGAACAACAAGATGCTAGACAGGCACTTGCTAAAGACATGGGTGCATTATGGCCTTACTTACGTAACGCAAGTCCTAAAAAGGGACTAGTGGAAGGTGGGTTATTGTTCCATCCAGGAAAGCCTGCTGTGTTAAACAAAGCAACAAACGAATACGAGTTCCAACCTAATGTAACAAAGTTTCATATTCCAGCAGACAGCAATTTAGGCAAGCGTATTGCTACTGCAACAATCATGGTAGCGATTACTGGATACCAAGAAGACATAATGTCGCCTGAAGGTCGTCTGGATAATGTAGAGAAGTTAAGCACACCGGATGTCATTGTACAAGGCACAGCGTATACTGAAGAAAAACCTAAACTTGACGACAAAGGGTTAGGTATTGTGGAACGTTATATTAGCAGTAATGCCAGTAAAATAGATGACTTTATTGGTGGCCAGTCAGGATTAAAAAGACCAGGCGATGTGTTATATAAGTTCTACAATCAGTCGCTTAGAATACCAGGTGCAAAGAAAGGTTTTACAGACTGGGTACAAAATAACTTAAGTGCTGAGCAAGCACAAAAAGTTTTAAACCATCCTGGATTAGACGCTACGCTTAACGCAGTTGAAATGATAACAGGACAAAAGAATCTGGTATTACAGCAGTTAGGGTCAGCAACACACGGTGATATCAGACAGACTAAACCAGAAGGTTATGTGCAAGCTCATCCAGGTAAAGAGTTTAAGGCTGACTTACCGGGACAGTTTATTAAAATGATTGATCAACCGACTTGGACGCCTAACAGAGGCTTTAAAGATAAGTAGTACTATGAGAGCAAAAGAAATATTAAGAGAAGCACCAGAACAACGTGTAGCCTTTAGTTGGGGTAGGTTTCAGCCACCACACTTAGGACACGCAGAGGTGTTTAAGAAACTGGAGTCAGTAGGAAACTATGGTTTCTGGATAGGCACGGGACAAACAACCGATCCTAAAAAGAATCCATTGCAGTATGCAGACAAAGTTGCTATACTGAAACAGATGTTTCCTGGGCACAGCGACAACATATTATCTGACCCCAGTATTAAGACAGTATACAATGCTATTGTAGCAATATATAACAAATACGATCCCAAAGAAGCAGAGAACATTACTTTAGTTTTTGTTGGTGATCCAGAAAGAATTAACGACTTCGTTGGTAGTTTTAAAAAGTTTAATGGTGTTGAAGCACGTCATGGTTATTACAAGTTTAAAGATGTAACCGGATTTGCTAACACCGATAAAGGTGATGTGAGAGCAACAGATGTTCGAGGTGCAGTGCAGGCTAAGGACATGACAAAATTTCAACAACTTACTGGTTTAACTGGTGAGTTGGCTCAGACAGTTTTTAACAAGGTAGCAAAGGGAATGGGCGTTGTTTGACTTTATTCAAGAATTAAATGAAAGCAGGATTTTTAGGTACGAACACGACTTCGAGGGGATGTCTGCTCGTGACCTAGGTCATCTACTGTATCAAATTGTTATGATGTTGGAAATTATTAGACATTATGACAAAAACTGGGTTAAACAGTATGCTAAGAAGACATATCAGTTTGGGGGGTTTCCAGGAATGAAGGCTGCCCAAACTGATATGTACAATCTTATAAGTGTTGTTAATAACCAAGACAAATATGACACGTATTTAAAGACTGACAAGTCAGTGTATGTTCCTGACTTTGGCATCAAACGTTATTTGTTAGACATTATTAACGATAATAGACACATCACCAGAGACAGAGCACTATTCACTAAACTAGAAGACACATTAAAAGTACAGGATAGTGCTCTTAAAAACATCAGACGCTTAGTAAGTTACTGGGACAACTACAGTGACGCACAAAAGAAAACAACAGTAGTAAATCTTAGACAGAACGTTCGTTCTGACACTCCTTATATTGACGTATACTGGTCAAAATTTAAAGAACTAGCATAAATAATAGTAAGTTAGCGAACAGGCTAATAATAAAATTTAAGGAGTTTTAAAATGGCAGACGTAACAAGAGTACATGGTAACGCACATGGTGTGGTTCATCAGGACAGAGGCCTCTCTGGTAGTGGAGCATTAAGTGGTGACGAGTTAGTAGTTAACATTGGTAGAAGTGCTAAGTTCTTTGGAATCGTTATTTACAACGCATCTGGATCAGGCGGCGCAGGTAATGTCGATCTACAAAACGAATTAGACGCTGGCGAATCAGTTGAAGCAATTCTTAAAGCAGTTGCGGCATCTACCGTTTCTAGCGTACAATACGGTGGTGAGATTTTAGCATATCAGGTACAAGACGATGCTAACGGTCAAATCAGCGTTATGGTTGCTGGTTCAAATTGGACAGGCGCAACATTGCAAACAGCAATTCGTGCATTAGGCGCAACAGTTGGTGGCAATTCAAAAGACGTAACAGGCACACTCGTAACAGATACAGGCATGAAGTTAGCACTATCATAATTTAGAGTTTTAGTAACTTAAAAAAGGGCGCATATTATTTGCGCCTTTTTTTTATAACCAGTATAAATACTACAAATACATTTAATTAAGGAGTGACAAATGGCAGATTTAACAAGAGTACACGGTAGCCCATCAGGTAACGTGTCATATGACAGATCAGTAGCAAACGTTGGTAACATCTCAGCAGACGAACTAGTAGATGTTGTAGGTCGTAAGTTAGACTTTTTCAAAATTGTTATTCAAAACGGTTCTAGTACTAACCAAGACTTGCGTTCAGAAATGGGACCTAACGAGTGTGTAGAAAAAGTTTTACAAATTATCCAAAACTACACAGACGGTACTAACGAAGGAACTGCAACTCTCGTAGCATATCAGGTAGAAGGCGACGACACAGGACAAATCAGTGTTGCAGTTGAAGGTTCTAGCTGGACAGCGTCAGCATTGCAGGCGTCCATTCGTGCTACTACAACATTGAACTCAATCAATGTTACAGGTACAGACGTTACAGCACCTGGGTTAGATTTAGCATAATACTAAATTAACACTATAAATAAAAAGGCATACATTTTGTGTGCCTTTTTTTATGCACTGTCAAAGTTTACATAGAGATTTAAGAATACAGCAAGTGCCCTTAACACAATTAAGTTCACTTTTTATACACCCCAACGAACGTTTTAAATGGAAGGTTCTCCCAACGATGCGGGATCAAGGTATGTATTACCCATTAGCAGTGTGTAAGATAACAACGGAGTTGTTTAGTAAACAATTCTGGGGTAAACTTAAAGTAGATCCTGTAGTAAACGAGGATAATTTAGTCTGGGCAATTAAAATGGGAGCTAATAGATATGATGCCGCCCTTCATCTTGGATATACATCTATAGATGTAATTATACATCCCAATCTAAATGATTGTATTACCTGGGACCGTTACTTTAAGTATGTTAATCCTTTATTCAATAAAGATCCTGAGCCTTACCAGGCAAAGTTTACATATGAGTAAAATACACGGTCATAGTGCAGGCAGTGTGGAAGGCAGAGGCAGTTGTGTAATTGATTGTTATACACTAGTGGATATGACTAGAACAGGCGTAGTAGCATACTACAAAGAAGGCATGCCTATGTTCAATGATGATGCAGATCAACTAATTAATGACGAGAAGTCCTGGATTAGAAGCCGTAATCAACAACGTAACTACGAAACCTGCATACAAGTAATTAGTTTAAGGGCCCAACCTGTGTATCTGGAAGATCCTAAACGATTGCGTAAACAGGACATGTCGCTCTATAATTTTACTGATATCACAGGCACCCACGACATCTGGCATTTTAGTTTTAGTCCAGAACAGCCGGATGTATACAGAATAGGTGACGATCCTGTTGCCGCTCTTAATAATGATACACACAATATACCTATAATAACTGGTTTACACGAAACAGCAGTAGTAGAAATACCCATACTACATATAGGTATAAATATATATTACAAACTCAGGTGGTAAAAGGAATAAATACTTGGGTAATAAACGGCACATATACTAGGCACTCACTACTCTGGCACTATCAACAGGCATAGCTCTATCAGTTTTAACTTACATAGGAAGAGAGTGGTGACAATTAAACAACAAACAATCGAGAAGAAAAATCTTTCCGCCCACGTAGATTTATGTGCCGAAAGGTACAAAGAATTGAACATTAATTTTAAAATCCTAGAGAACCGATTAGATTCTTTATCTACCCACTTGTTGGGTCTGAAAGAGGACATGAATAAGGTCACAGCCCGCATTAATAACCGCATCTTAACTATTGCAGGTACTACTATTGCTGTTATGACCACTGCTGTTATAGCCTTAGTGCTGAAACTAATTGATGTTATTTCAATCATGCCTGTATCCTAAATGTGAAAACTCAAACAGCAATAAAACTTAAACAGTCAGCAAAAAAACTTAAACAGTTTACTACTAAGCATCTGCCAGATATATTATTCAATAGCCCTGATATAATTTGGGCCAAGGAAGATAATAGTCTTATGGTAGGAGAACTGCGTGTTTATAAGAATAAACACGGTACCTACTCAGTAAATCTAGCTGGTGGCAAGGTATGTAATTTCTATAAACAAAAACATGCGGTATGTTATGCCAGTTATTACCAACTATGCAACCTCAATCGCTGTAGTAATATTGCTATTTTAGACAGTAAATTAGAAAATTACACACAAGATGTAGAGTACTACAAACAACAACTAACACTACACTACAAAAACAACAATAAGGATAAGTTTTTGCTATACTATGCTAGATATAGTCAAGCTCTTCCAATCAAGAAACAAACCGAACAGGAATGTAAGAAAAGTATCTTTCTGGCTAAATATAATTAAATTTAGGAATTCTTAATATGCAACTTAACGACTTAAAGAGAAAAAACACAAAAAAAGTAATGGAAAGCAGATTTGGCTTTGCTGTTAACTTTGATAGAATGACAGTGGAAAAAGCGGAAGGGTTGTTAGAAACAATTTCTTCTGGTATGGAGAACGTCCGTAACAGCAGTTCTTTCCACACAGCCGAAAAGAACCCACGTTATATGGAACTTTTAATGGTTAAAGAGAGTCTAACTGACTGGTTAGATGACACAGTTGAAGTAGTGGTAGAAGGTGAAGTACAAACTGCTGAAGTTCTGTTAGCTGCCAAGGACATTACAGATAGATTACAAGGTATGGTAGAGGATTTGGGAGAAATTCTAAACGAAGATCTTCCACCATTAGGCGATAGCATTAATGACCAGATGGGCGGAGGCAAAGGCACACAGTATGTTAATTCAGCAAGCGCCACAATCCAGGGGTTATTAGATGCAATGACGGCCGCACGAATGTCATTAGACGATGCAAGTAAAATCGTTACTGGTGAAGGTCCTGATCCTGCAATGGCAGGTGAGATGCCCGTAGAAGAGCCTGCAATGGCAGATATGCCAGAAGAAGAGCCTATGATAGAGCCTGAAGAGGACGAGCCAGTCGGCAGAGAAATGCGCTAATGCGTTTTTCAGAGTTACATGAAGATCAACAGGAGCTAGTCTCAAAGCTGGCTTCTGTCCTTGAGTTCCTTAAAGGTCGATCTCAAGATAGCGGCTTACAGCCAAATATCACTTTAAACAGTCTAGTAAAAATGGTTGGCAATACAGGAACACAAATTGATCCTAATACAATACAACAGTTGTTTAACGAGCCAACAATACGAAACCTAATTAAAAATATAGACGGTAACATGGTTACTCTTAATTTAGATGGTGGAATGACCCAATTACAGCCTGGTGGTGGCAACATGCCTCCTGAGGTTAAAGTTAACCAAATGGCAAAAAGAGCATTGAGTCGTAGACAATAATCTGTTATAATACACACATGATTACATTTACCCCCCGAGCATACGATCACTTTTACAAGTACGTAAGTGATAATAAAACCCTACGAATAAGTTTTAAACAACAAGGCTGTACTGGTTATAGTTATCAACTTGACTGGCTCGATCACATACCAGAAGGCTTCAAGGTTAGTAAGCAAGGTGATGTAACTTATACATGGGACCCTGTGCATGAAGACTGGCTTACCGGCACAACTGTAGACATGCAAGTTAAAGGTCTTAATAATTTATTAGTATTCCTAAACCCTAACGAAATAGCTAGTTGTGGGTGCGGGGAAAGTGTTACTTTTAAATAAATACACTAAAGGATACTAGCATGGCATTTTTACCAACATCAGCAAACGCAAGAGAACAATCGCAAGGCAACGCCGTAGTTGCTGGCGAGATTGCAATCTTAACACAGCGTGTACTAATCGCAATTAGTTCGGGTGTGTTTACTATTACTGCCACAAGTGCAACCACTATTACTATTAACGGTACCACTATTACTGGCAGTGTAATGACCAACGCTGATGCAACAGGTAGAGAATATTACACAGCCTGGCAAGGCACAACGACAGATGCAGTAAAAACCGAGCAGATGACAGAAGTTATCTCGCATTTTCAAAAACTAGGATATGCTATTGTCCGCAAATCAACAACAGGTACTGAGCTATATTGGCAAATGTCCTGGTAATCGATGATCACAGACCGATACGAATACGTAAGAATCAATAGAAAAAACATAGACGGAAAAAGACATTACCTCACACCAGAGGGAGATGCTGTTCCATCTGTAACTACTGTTCTTGATAAAACTAAACCTGCTGAAAAAATGCAGGCACTAATGAACTGGCGAAAGCGTGTAGGTGAAACCAAAGCACAACAGATAGTAACTGAAGCCGCCAACGTTGGTACAGTTCTACACAAAAAACTAGAAGAATACTGTTTAGGTACACTGGAAGCACCAGGTAGTAACCTTATACAACAACAAGCAGACAAGATGGCTCGTGTGGTTATTGACACTGGGCTAACGGATATGAATGAGTGTTGGGGGGTAGAGGTTCCTTTGTACTACTCGGGGCTATATGCTGGCACAACAGACTGTGTGTGCATGTTTAAAGGTGAGCCTGCTGTCTTAGACTTTAAACAAACGAACAAGCCTAAAAAACGTGAATGGATTGAGGATTACTTCCTGCAATTAAGTGCGTATATTTTAGCACACGACAAAACACACAACACCGAGATTAAACGTGGTGTGATTTTAATGTGTTCAAGAGATTTAACCTACCAACAGTTTGAGATCGAAGGTGACGAACTAGAGTTCTGGAAACAGAAATGGTGGGATAGAGTAGAGCAATATTATAATAAATAAGTAAAATACATTAGTAAGGACTCCTAACGTGGCAATTTTACAAATATCTCGAATACAACACAGACGTGGAACATCAGATAACCTACCGCAGTTATCAGCGGCAGAACTTGGCTGGTCGGTAGACAACAGAAGGTTATACATTGGTAACGGCACACTTGAAGAGGGTGCGCCTGCACTAGGCAACACACAGATCCTGACAGAGTTTAGTGATTTACTAAACACGAGCCAAGTGTACACTTATGTGGGCGAACAGTCTGGTTACGTAGTAACAACAGGCACAAGTTCAAGCACCCCTGTTGAGAGATCACTACAGAAAAAGTTTGATGACTTTATAAATGTTAGAGACTTTGGCGCAGTGGGTGATGGTGAGTCAGACGACACAGCCGCTATTAATAGAGCACTCTTTCAGTTGTATTGTAGAGAAGTTAACGAAGAAATCCGCAGATCTCTTTACTTTCCAGCAGGGATTTATAAAATTACAGGCGATGTAATTAAGATTCCTACTTACGCTAAACTAATCGGCGAAGGCGCAGAAAGCACAATCTTTAAGCAAACAGATTCAGGACAATCTTATGTGTTTAAGACGGCAGATAGTTTACAACAAATAGATGCCAGTATTGCAACTAATGCAGCCACAAGACCAGAATTTATTGAAGTGTCTGGGTGTACATTCTGGAACAGCACAACTGAACACGTTGGTTTAGTTTCCTCTGCCCAGCACATACATTTTGATGATGTTAAATTTAAAGGCAATCTAACGTTGCCAATATCAGTTAGTGACGCAAAGGCATGCCTTCAGATAGAATCAACAGCAGTATTAGTTACAGAGCACGTTACATTTGATAATTGCTACTTTACAAACAACACATTTGGTATTGAGGTAGACTACAATTGTAGAAACGTTGTTGTGCAGAATAGTTACTTCGACGAACTCTATAAAGGAGTTAAGTTGGGCGAAAGTCTAACAGGATCTTCTCCCCAGGACGAAGGACCACGTGGTTTTAAAGTAACAGGTAGTTACTTTGATAGAATTGCTAACATGGGTATTCACACATATTCCTCTATTAAACACGTAGTGTCTGCTTACAACTATTTTTACGAGGTAGGTAACAACTTTAACGGTGCTGGTAACCAGGCTGCTCCAGTAATATTCTTTGCAAGCGGTGGTAACTTTAGTATAGGTGATGCATTCGAACGTAACGACACAGACGATTTAGATCAGCCTAGAATTAGTATAGCCAATGTTTCTAATTATGGCCAGGTTGCTGGCAATAGCATCCAATATGGTGCGCATAGACAGGAAGCAGGTCTGTCAGTAACTCTTAATGATAATCAGTCAACAACGTTAACAGGCATTACACTTGCAGACAACAAATATACACACGGTGCTATTATTGACTACAGCATTGTTCGTGCAACAACTTTTAGAACAGGAACATTACACATAGCCCATGGCACAACTGTTGGTTACAGCGAGGATTTTTCAGAAGATTCTGCAACTGGTGTAACACTCACTGTTACATTTGCTACCAACACAAGTACCATTAACTATGCAACAACATCAACCGGCAGTAACGCCACAATGAAATATTCAATTAGATACCTATATTAATAGATCAAAATGATCTGGCAGCACCAAAAAATTTCAGAGTGCGTGAGTGATCTTCCTTTAGGCGCAAGATTCAAAAGAAAACATTTGATGATGCACTACGGAAAACAGTCAGCCTATGGTCATATGCTCCTATAATAAACACCTGTATGGACTTTACGGGTCATAAGTCCTGGCCTGATCCCTGGGAACTATTAGAGGACTCTGGCTATGATGAATTTGCTAAAGCTCTTGGTATGCTGTATACTTTGTTTTTAAGTGGACACGATGATCATAGCAGCTATGTTATAATAATATTACTTAATTGGGTTATAGTAACATTTAAGCCGCATCTTTTGGATAGTATCCAAAAAAACTTGTATATAACCCACTATGTATTATTAATAGGGTTAAACAGGGACCAGGGAAAATATTACTATATAGTATCTGTCAGACGATGGAAAATATATACTTAATTATGAGTGGGACAGTGTAGTAAATACTCAACAAATAGATCCAGGGGTTAAAATAATGTACCAATACACTCCTCAAGATTTACATTTAGACCAATATATGTGAGGCATCAATGAGCAAAATTTTAGTAACGAAACGAGAAGGTCACAAAGAACCTCTAAACATAGAAAAAATGCATAAAGTTGTCATGTGGGCAACCGACGGAATTACAGGCGTAAGTGCCAGCGAAGTGGAAATAAAATCAAGCCTACAGTTTTATGATGGTATTAAGACATCAGATGTCCAGGAAACACTTATTAAAAGTGCCGCTGATCTTATTTCAGAGGAGAACCCTAACTACCAGTATGTTGCTGGTAGGCTAATAAACTATCATATCAGAAAACAAGTTTATAACGATTACGATCCCTGGGACCTAAAGCGTATTGTGGAAGCAAACGTGAAACGTGGCTATTATGATAGTGAATTGTTAGAGGTATACTCAACTGAAGAATGGAAAAAGTTAAACAGTTACATTAATCACGAGCGAGATGAAAACTTTACCTATGTTGCTATGGAACAGTTTAGGGGAAAATATCTTGTACAGAATCGTGTAACTAAAGATTTGTACGAAACTCCACAAGTGTGTTACATGTTAATTGCGGCAACCCTGTTCCAAAACTATCCTAAAGAAACAAGATTACAATGGGTACATGATTATTACGATGCTATTAGTACCCACTTGATTAGTTTACCAACTCCTGTTATGGCAGGTGTACGCACACCGCAAAAACAATTCAGCAGTTGTGTATTAATCGAAACAGATGACAGTCTAGATAGTATTAATGCAACAGCGAGTGCTATTGTAAAATATGTTTCGCAAAAGGCAGGTATTGGCATCGGCGCAGGTCGCATCCGTGCTATTAACTCACCAGTGCGTAATGGTGATGCGTCCCACACAGGTGTTATCCCGTTTCTTAAATTATTCCAGAGTGCAGTGAAGTCATGTAGTCAGGGCGGGGTTCGTGGTGGAGCGGCAACAATATACTATCCATTATGGCACCTAGAAGTAGAAGATTTGTTAGTATTAAAGAACAACAAAGGCACAGAAGATAACAGAGTACGCCACATGGATTATGGGGTTCAATTTAACAAATTAATGTACGAAAGACTTATCCAAGGGGGAGATATTACCCTGTTTTCGCCCAACGATGTACCGGAATTGTACGAAGCATTCTATGTTAACGCCGACAAGTTTAAAGAGTTGTATGAGCAAGCAGAGCGTAAAACAAGTATACGCAAAAAGAAAGTTAAAGCAATTGATCTGTTTACTGCCTTTATGCAAGAACGCAAGGATACAGGGCGTGTCTACTTAATGAACGTTGACCATGCTAATACACACTCACCGTTTAAACCAGATGTAGCACCTATTAGGCAGAGTAACTTATGTTGCGAAATTGACTTGCCTACTAAACCTCTTAAAAGTTTTGAGGATCCAGACGGTAGAATAGCATTATGTACACTAAGTGCAATTAACTGGGGTGCTATTAAGACACCTGAAGATTTTGAGAAACCCTGTAGGTTAGCAGTACGTGGATTAGATGCCTTACTGAGCTATCAGGGATATCCAGTAAAGGCGGCAGAAGAAGCAACCCGAGAATACAGACCACTAGGTGTGGGTATTATTAATCTTGCTTACTGGTTAGCAAAGAACGACACGAGCTACAGTGATCCTCGAGCATTGGAATTAGTAGATCAATATGCAGAAGCATGGAGTTACTATTTAATTAGAGCAAGCATGGAACTTGCTAAAGAATTTGGTCGATGTGATGGGTTCCAAAACTTAAAGTATGCAGATGGCATACTACCAATCGATACTTACAAACGTGATGTGGATGAACTTGTTAAGCCCAAAAAACGACAGTTTGATTGGGACTACTTGCGCAAAGAGATTAAAGAACATGGTATACGTAATGCAACCCTAATGGCATTGATGCCTGCAGAAACGAGTGCTCAGATTAGTAATGCTACTAATGGTATTGAGCCACCACGTAGTTTTGTTAGCGTTAAGCAGAGCAAGGACGGGGTACTTAAGCAGGTAGTGCCTGAGTATCGTCGACTTAAGAATAAATATGAATTGCTGTGGGATCAAAGAGATCCAACTGGTTACATAAAAATCATGGCAGTATTACAGAAGTACATCGATCAAGGTATTAGTGTTAACACCAGTTACAATCCACAGTGGTATGAAGATGAAAAGATACCAATGAGTGATATGCTAAAACATCTTATGATGTTTTATAAGTACGGTGGCAAGCAGTTGTATTACTTCAACACCTATGATGGTCAAGGTGAAATAGATGTTAATAAACTAGAAGAACTACAACCTGGTGAGTTAGATGACGAAGCCTGCGAAAGTTGCGTAATATAACCCGAGTGTAATTATGAGCGTTTTTAATATACAGAAAAAAGATAACCACCTTAAGGCTTTGGCATTCTTAGACCCCAACGGTGGCAGTAGTGTGCAACGATATGACACCGTAAAATATAGACAGTTTGAAAAGTTAACTGATAAGCAGTTAGGGTTCTTCTGGCGCCCAGAAGAAGTTGATGTAATGCGTGACTCCAAAGACTTTAAAGACTTAACATCACACGAGCAACACATCTTTACCAGTAATCTTAAGAGGCAAATTTTATTAGACAGTGTTCAAGGACGCTCTCCTAATTTAGCATTCCTGCCACTATGCACAATTCCAGAACTTGAAACCTGGATCCAGACATGGGCGTTTAACGAAACAATTCACAGCCGTAGTTACACACATATTATTCGCAATGTGTACAGCGATCCTGCGAAAGTGTTTGATAGTATAACTGACATTAAGGAGATTGTGACCTGCGCAGAAGCAATTACAGGTTACTACGATGACCTTATTAACTACTCACAGTTTTATGGTTTACTGGGAGAAGGAAACCATATTGTTAATGGTAAGAAATATGACATTAACAAGTATGAACTTAAGAAGAAACTATGGTTAGCCATTAACAGTGTTAATGCGCTGGAAGGCATACGCTTCTATGTATCGTTTGCATGCAGTTGGGCATTTGCTGAACTTAAAAAGATGGAAGGTAATGCTAAAATTATTAAGTTTATCGCCCGTGATGAGAATGTCCACTTGGCAAGTACACAGACTTTACTTAAGATATTGCCTACAGATGACAAAGACTTTGCTAAAATTAAAAAAGAGTGTGAGCATCTAGTAACAGATATTTTTGTTAGTGCAGTGGAACAAGAGACTTCCTGGGCAGAATATTTGTTTAAAGACGGATCAATGATAGGTCTTAATAAACAACTACTAACAGAATATGTTGAGTGGTTGGCAAACAAACGCATGACTTCTATTGGTGTATATTCACCATACAAAGTAGGACAAAGTAATCCTTTACCTTGGACACAAAAATGGATTGCAGGAGCAGAAGTACAAGTAGCACCGCAAGAAGTTGAACTGAGTAGTTATGTTATTGGTGGTACTAAACAAGACGTTGACGAAGATACCTTTAAGGGCATAACTCTGTGAAGGTTGCTCGAGCGTTATTTGTTGCGTGGTATAGGATACCACACGCTTGTCTAAGTCTACAGTTTGATCACTATATCAAAGGTATAGATGAAACATACATATTCACAAATTGTGAAAATACTGAGGCTAACCCATTCTTAGATAGAGTTTTATCCAAGTATCTAGACACATCAAAATTTAAATATGTGTTTGATGGCGAAATGGATAGTCTATATCCCAGTGTGCGTAACTGGTGGATACCTGGTGATTATAGGAACAGTTGGTTGTACCAACAAGCATTAAAACTTGCCAGTTTAGATTACATAGATGCAGACGTAATCCTTATACAAGATCCAGATACATTCTGTATTAATCCATATAACTTGTGGGAAGGTGACCTACTTAAGTATTTTATACTACCCAACGAGACTCACAGTCTTGCTTACTACCAAACACTGCAAAATGCATTAGGTATTGAGAGACAAGTGCCACACAGTTTTGTTACAGAATTCATGCCAGTATATAAAGAGGACTGGCTAAGTCTCAAGCATGAGCTCATAGCAAGAAATAACTGCGATCCGTTTGATGCGATAATTAATAATGTTCCTGAGGATCCACTCAGTGTTCCTACTCCAAACATAAAATGGTTTAGTGAGTATGAGCTACTGGGTAACTGGATTATGACACAACGTGAAGTTGCTCTAATGGAACAAAAACGTTATAGTTACACACATATAGACGATATTGCTAACACAACAGCGGAAGATCACAATTGTATATGTGATGCTTGTCCAAATTTAGAAGACAGTATCGTATTTGACAATAACGAAGAAATAGTCATAAATTTTGATGAAATATTTGGAAAGGTTAAAAAATTCTTATGATAACAATGTACACAAAAGATCATTGCCCTTTTTGTCAGTATGCGAAAGCCTGGCTAGAGAAGGCAGATATCACATTCGAAGAGAAAAATATTAGTCATAGTCAAGAACTAAGTTCTTGGTTAAAGGAACAGGGCCATAGAACAGTGCCACAACTATACGTAAAAGATACATTGCTGGTAGAAGGTGGTTACCAAGGACTAGCAAAGTTAGATGAAAACACAGTTAAACAGAAAATTAAGGAAATAAATGCTAATTAATACGCCAGAATATAACAAAGGTGACATCGCTACATTTATGTTAGTTACCGGTCAGGAATGCATCGCACGAGTAGAAGAGTGCCAGGACGACGGATTTTTAGTAGCAAAACCACTGACCTTAATGCCTAGCGGGCAAGGGATGGCTATGGTACAATTGGGTATGACAGCGCAAATAAATACAGTAGTGCTAAAGAATCAGCATATTGTGTTTCATGGACCAACAGCCAAAGAAGCCGCTGACGGATATTTACAAAGCACCTCGGGTATACAAATAGTTAAAGGAGTATAGATGCCAGCAACATCTAGAAGGTCAGATGTTAATTCACACGGCGGCACAATTGTGGGTGTAGTGGTTGAATCTGTAATTGTTGAAGGACAAGCCTGTGCAGTTATAGGATCTACATTAACACCTGATTCTCTATGCCCACCAGTCGGTGGCGCCCATTGTGGTCCTGTGGTTGTATCAGGTAGTGGCACAGTAAATGCAGGCGGCCGACCGGTAACAAGAATAGGTGATTCGAATAACTGTGGTGCATCAAATGCAAGTGGTGCGGGCTCAGTAATTACAGGCGGATAAATGACACAACCAAGCACATTAACAGCAACGCAAGGATTGTTAGCCGATGGCGGCTTAGACAATGCTTTTGTGAATACGCTGTTTGCTGCCATGTACAGTACTGATATTATATCTAAAGCACAGGCGGCTATAACAGATGCTAATGCAGTGAGCGTAGATATAAGTGACCTAGGCAATAATATTATGCCAGGGCTAGTGGGAAATATACCAAGTGCATACACTACCGTAACACCCACAGGTAGTTTACGTACGGCATATTATAACCATGCTACAACACTATTTGCTTCAGGTGACATCTCAGGCTTTGGACAGTTTTTTATGCAAGCGTCTGGGTATGCAACTCAGTGCTTTCGCATAATCAAGGACGCAACAAAAAAGAATACAACTGATTTGTCTGACTACGGCGCCAAGGTTTCAAAGCAAAGTGACATCAGTACAGGTGGATTAACTGGGTTTTTAACTGTGAACTCGCAAGAAAACTTAACAAAACTAGGCAATGATTTTATTGCTATGGGAACTGTATTTGATTACAAGGATTTGGAGTTATACGGCACAGCAAGAGGATTAGCAAAACAATTAATAGACGCAGAATTGCCTCTGTCAGACCCAATTAAAACCTGGATATCTGGTCTTAATCTAGTTGATGAAATAGATTATTATGATGAACAATATGAAGACATACTCTATGATGTACTATCTCTGATAGCAATAGACTCCTCTTTTTATCAGACATTTCAGTACACTCCCAACGAACGATTGGAAAACGTAGTTGATGTATTGTTGCCTTCGACGGCTCTACGTACATCTTCAGATTTAGTAACATTTAGTAGTTTTACCGAAGTGGCACAAGCATTAAACACATTTACATTTTTAAAACTTCAAGATAATATTGCATTTGGAAACACCATTAGGCAAGTTACCACTTCAGGACCACTTGCTAATTTAGATGTTGTTACTACTCCTATACAAACAACAACTTTTACTGCCCTGTTAGCACAACTAGGAACAGGTAGTGGGCTGTATGGACAACCAACTTTAAGAGATATTATAGGTCCTGTATCAGGCTGGCTACTTGAAGCACGTTTAACTCGTATTGCCACCGCCTTAACTGTTATAAGTGCAAGCTCAGATGGACTTAATCTAATATCAGGATATGAGCGCATCACTAATGTAGCAACAGATGTATATGGGGAACCAGACGGGTCAACACTGTCAGTAATAGTACCAGCAGGTGTTGGTGCAGGATCATATGGCTCTTATTCGGATGCTATAAGTGCTATCGAAACAGGGCTAGACGCCTACTACAACAACTTGCGTTCTTTTCTTGCGATTGGCAGTCTGGAACTCAGAGAAGCCTGCGAAACTGTACACACAGATTACGATGCTATAGCAAAACAAGTTTCAGACTCAAAGTCATTATTGTCTAAAGCTGGTATAGATACAGCACAATTCTCATCAAATAAAAACACTATTCTTGCGTTTGCCGGGTCACTTGAATCTTTCGGTGTTGATCTTGATGATCTGGGAACTAGGGATATATTGTTAGGCATGGTCGAATCAAACATAACAGGTGATGCAATCAAATCAAGTGTATACTCTGGACAAAATCAGACAGTTCTGACGACTGCGGGCATAATACCAAACGCAATGCAAGGTTGACAAGCTAGCCGAGCGGTTATATAATTACACTATATACTTACAAAAGGATGCGGAGATGAGGGTTTACGCTACACTTAGTGCAGGAATATTGAGTTTACTGGCTTTCTTAGTAGTAGTACAACAACAACAAGTACAGCATGTGGTATCACATGTACCGGTAGTCGACTTAAAGTATTATAACAAAGAGCAATTAGGGTGCCTCTACCAAAACATATACCACGAAGCACGTAATCAACCCAGAGCAGGGCAGTTGGCAGTAATGTATGTAACACTTAACCGTGTTACTGACCATCGGTATCCTAACACAATATGTGAAGTAGTGATGCAAGGTCCTCATCAACCTAGTTGGAAAAGCATAAAAAAACTAGTACCCGTCAAACATCAGTGCCAATTTAGTTGGTACTGTGATGGCAAGTCAGATACATTAATTAATTCTGCATCATTTGGTGCTATTAAGATGTTAGTGGGCGACGTATTATTGGGTAAAACACAGATGATAGACATAACTGACGGTGCAACCCATTACCATGCTACCTATGTGAGTCCATCGTGGGCCCGTACTATAACAAAGACGGTAGCAATCGAGGATCATATTTTTTACCGTTGGGAAAACTAGTACGTCAAAGTAAAGTACAAGATGTCGTCCTCATCATCTAAAAATATCAGGTATTCGCCCTGGGATCGCCAGGGAGTGTGTTGCCATGCCCAACGACCGTTGGCATGTTCCATAAACCATTTAAAGCACTTTATGGATTTTTCTTCGCCTTGTATTAAACGACAGAATCGGTAACCACCTTCGCTTGTTCTAATTCGGTGGTCTGCGAGATGCCCGGCACGTAATGTGTTAAGTATTGACATATGAATAGAATGACTGTACACTATTTACATATAAAAACTATTAGAGGGGAAAAATGACTTCAGTAATTAACAGGCTAAAAAAACGTAATCCGTATGCAAAAGAATTGCTAAATCGGCAGGGTCCTTACAAGGCTAAAGTAGAGCAAGATCGTACCAAGCATACTCGTAAAACTAAGCATAAGAACCAGGAGCTCTAATGTCAGATCAATGGGCATGTAGTGGTGGCAAAGAATCATGGGATGGACATCCATTGGTGTATATACCAAATGGTGAGTCTTGTCCTTACTGTGGAGAGAAAAAATGACTGATAAAAAACTAGATGAAGATTGGGACGATGAAGAACTTGTAGACTTTGACGAAGAACTATTGCCAGGACTACAGGACATGCTTGCCAGCATTGCGGCAAACACATACGATACTCACAAGAAGTTTTGGTATGCAGATAATATATCTCAAGAGCAACGAGACCTATACATGTATTTGCCAAGAAATCGACAAGAACATTAAATACTCATACTATGATTTTTGCCGCATTTATATTAACTGTTGCACTTGCTATTAGCGGTATTGCCGCTTTTTATAGCATTATCGGGCTTATAGCAATATTTGCCGCGGCTGCCGTACCTGTTATTGTTATGGGCGGAGCACTTGAAACTGGTAAGATTGTTGCTACAGTTTGGTTACACCAAAATTGGAAACGAATGCCGGTGGCATTCAAACTTTATCTAATACCTGCAATTGCTATATTGATGTTTGTTACCAGTATGGGTATCTTTGGTTTCTTATCCAAAGCACATATCGAACAGACTGCAATGAGCGATGAGCAACGTGCAGAAGTAACTCAGTTAGCAAGTAAAATAATCAGAAGTGAGGCTAAGATTGCTAGATGGAACACAGAACTTGGCAGACTCAGTAAAGGTGAAGATCAGCGTGTAGATAATCTGGTAGACCGGAACCAAGACACACTTAACGAAGTACGGGGACAGATTACTCAGGAAAAAGCAAATGCTCGTACTGATGCAGAGAAACAAATAGCATTACAGCAAAAGCGTTTAGAGCAAGCCTTAGATCGTAAAGACGCAGACATCAAAGCGGCACAGGTCAGAAAGACAGCAGACATTGCGGCCGCACAGGCTAGATATCAAAACTCCTTTAATAAAAAAGGGCTAGACGACGCAATAAAAGAAGCCCAGACAACTGAACTAGCAACAACAGAAACAGCAAAACGCAACGAACTAAGTGTTGCCAGCGCCGCCCAACGTGAAATTAAAAACATCAACACAACACTGAATACTCGTCTTAATACGATCGACCAAAAGTATGCTGATGGTTTAGCATCAACAAATGCTAGAATACAAAATTTGCGTAATGCCGCTACTACTAAAACAGATGACATAGACGGCAAAATAGATGAATTTGAAAACCTAGTAGATTCTGAACAGTTGGAAATAGACAAACTTAATGAAGAAATTGCTGTCTACGAAAAGGAATATCGTAAACTAGAAGCAGAAGTAGGTCCAATTAAGTATGTTGCCGCAGTAATTTACGGTGACAATCCTGATGTTAATATGTTGGAACGTGCTGTTCGTTGGGTAATTTTACTGCTGGTTGTGGTATTTGATCCATTGGCACTTACACTGATACTTGCCGCAACCAAACAATTCCAATGGGCTAGAGAGGAAAAACAGAGTCCCACACATGCACACAGAGAGTACACTAAAGAAGATGATGATCTTATGAATGAAATGTACCCTCCGAATATAGAACCTGAAGTAAAAATTGAAAGGGTCTATGTTGAGGCAAACGTAGACACTTCCATGCCTGCAGATGTAGCAGATCTAGAGGGTAACGTTAATGATAAACTAAGGAAAAAGAATAATGGCTAAGCCACAACAGGAAATTGATGGAATTTGGGCAAAGTATAAGAATACCCTGGCACAACTCAACGAGGTATTGGACGATAATGAAGCACTGAAAAATGAACTCAACGAGGCTTTGGACGAGAATGAAGCACTGAAAAGTGAACTTGATCTTGACTTTACAATGCCAGCAGATATTGCAGAACTAGAAGCAAAAATCAATTCACGTTTAGGAACAGATGCATAAGCATCAAGAAACAGTAGAGAGCATTTGGCGCAAATATCAAATAGCTCTACAGCGATTAGATAAGGCTTTAGACGAACTAGAGCGTAAGCCTAAAGAAGTCGTTGTTGAAAAGGTAGTAGAGGTGTTTGTAGAGATCGAAAAGTTTGTTGAGGTAGAAGTAGAAAAAATAAAAGAGGTTGTTAAACCTGAATACTTTAGACTAGTTAAAGAAGAACTAGGTCTACAAGCAGACAATAACGATGCTCGGTACGCTAGTAAAACAGGCTTTGGTATTAAATTTCCAGAGCACCCCAACAAAGGCGACATGTTTTTACGTGTCGACAGTAAACCAACTAAATTATTCAAATACAATGGTAATAAATGGATAGAAGTTGACAAAGATAACACAGACATTTATACTTACGATGAAGAATATTTAAAGCACTTAATAGATCGTATTAACAAAGGCGATTATACACTAGAAGAACTAACTGTAACTGAACAAGAACAACTCAAACGTTATCTAAAAAAGGAGACAGTCCTTGGTAAGTGAAATTAATATTATATCGGCACCAGACAGACTGGACAGAGACAGTAAAAAGTTTTTGTTGTTTGATATAAACATGGACGAGCTCATGGGAGTTAAGGAAACCTTTACTAACTTCGATATGAATATTGATTTTTATATATACGGAAGTTATAGCGATGATGTAAAATGGCTAAGTAAAGTTGCTGAGATTGTGGACTACACTATAGTAAACAATACACAGTTAACAGAACATATAGATTTAAAAACAGAGTTACTTAAGAGTAAAAAAGCAATCTCAACAGACAGCCAAACCGTTTTAGAACTAATTTTAGAAAGATGCCAATGAACACCAAGGATAAGCCAGAAGTAGTATGTAATTTCTGCGGCAAAAATAAAAGTGAAGTAGAAACGTTAATAATAAGCAATGATGTTGGTATTTGTGATGAATGTACAGAATTATGTACTAATATCTTAGCGAAAGAAAAACAAGATAAAATCATACCAGAATTAAAGATCGCTGAGACCCTAGACCCTGTGGGAATAAAGAAACATTTAGACGAACACATTATTGGGCAGGATGAGGCAAAAACAGCTATTGCTGTAGCCGTGGTCAATCATTATAAAAGAGTGTTTAACAATACCAACATCAAGTTGGATAAGAGTAATTTATTATTGTTTGGTCCTACGGGAACAGGCAAAACATTATTAGCTAAGACTATCGCAGAATACCTCAAGGTGCCATTTGTTATTACTGATGCAACTAGTTTAACCGAAGCTGGTTACGTGGGCGAAGATGTAGAGAACGTTATAGAGCGTTTATTAGCAGAAGCAGGATTCGATCCCAGGAAATGTGAACAGGGTATTGTGTTTATTGATGAGATAGATAAAATTGCACGTAAAGGCGAATCAAGTACTACTAGCAAGGACGTCTCAGGAGAGGGCGTTCAACAAGCACTTTTAAAGCTCGTTGAGGGCACCAAATGCAAAATATCAGTAAAAGCAAGCAAGAAAATGGTCGTTAGTGAGAGTGTAGACATAGACACAAGTAATATACTCTTTATCGCTGGTGGTGCATTTGTGGACTTAGAGAAAATTATCGAAAAACGTATCAATGCCACTGCTATTGGTTTTGGCAGCAAACTTAAAAGTAAAGGAACAGATAGAAGTCAGATTATACACGAGGACTTTGTTAAGTTTGGTATGATACCAGAATTTACGGGCAGATTTCCTGTTATAGTGCATACAAATGACTTGACACTAGACGACTATGTTGCTATACTTAAAGAGCCTAAACACAATTTATTAGCACAAATGAAATTTTACTTTGGTGTTGATAACATTAAATTAAACTTTGATAGTGGTTCATTAAGAGCCATTGCCGAAGAAGCAGTAAAATTAAAAGTAGGTGCTCGAGGACTTAAGGCTGTGTTAGAACGAATATTACAGCCTTATATGTTTGACATGGCCGAAATTAAAAAGAATCACATTAAGAGTATTACTATTACCGAAAAAGTTATTAAGGACAACAAAAAAGCAAACTTTAAATATGAAATACCAAAAAAATAATCAATTTGATGCACACCTATCAGGCACATCAGTGTTCGTTAAAGATGGTAATGTGGAAACAGCATTACGCAAACTAAAGAAAAAAGTGCAAGAAAGCGGAAAATTACAACAGGTGCAGGATAAAACTGAGTATATTAAACCAACAACTCTCCGCAAACGAAAAGCCGCCCAAGCACGTAAACGTTGGCTTAAACAACTTGCTTTGGAAAAATTACCCGAAAAGAAATATTGACTTATACAGAAAGACCCTGTATAAATAAATGTGTACAAAGGATGAACCGGAGTACATTTACCGGCACGCCGAAAGGGTGCTACAATTAATCTTGCTTAATATTAAGGAGAAAACAATGACAAGACTAACAACTCTAGACCTACCACACTTCCACAGAGCCACTATTGGCTTTGATAGACTGTTTAACGAAATGGAAAGACAATTTGCAAATAGTCCAAATGGAAATGGTTACCCCCCATACAACATAGCACAAATTAACGAAGATGAGTATATGATTTCGTTAGCAGTTGCTGGCTTTGGTATGGAGAATCTTGAGGTTACTACAGATGGTGATCAACTAAAGATTGAAGGAACTGCTCCTAAAGGAGACGAAGATGTCAACTACCTACACAAAGGTATTGGCGGCCGCAACTTCCGCAGAGAGTTCACACTCGCTGACCATGTTAAGGTAGCAAACGCTACACTTGAGTTGGGTATGTTGAATGTGCATTTAGTGCGTGAAGTACCAGACGCATTAAAACCTAAAACAATCAAGATCACTGATTCAACAGTAACCGACAGCAAATAAACAGTCTAGGGGGAGTGAAATATCTCCCCCACATATAGAAAGACAGTGATGCCAGACATAAAAGAAGTAGATTCAAAACCAGCAGTAAATGAGAAGGTTAAAGAACCGTCAATGTTTAATGTTATCTATCTAAATGATAACGAAACCACTGTAGAATTTGTAATTACCACTTTAATCTCAATATTTTCTTACGACCCAACTGATGCTACCGATATAACACAAAAAATACACGAGTATGGCAGTGCAATTGTAGCAACTTATCCATACGAAATTGCAGAACAAAAAGGCGTGGAAGTAACACTACTTGCACGTAATCATAATTTTCCGTTACAAGTAAAACTAGAAGCAGATTAATATGGATGTAATGATAGATATCGAAACTCTGGCAACTCAGCCCGACGCAGTTATACTCACAATAGGTGCGTTGAAGTTTGATCCCAAATCAAACGCTGAAGGTAACACCATTTACCATAGGCTAGATGTAGATTCTCAAATTAAAATGGGACGTCGTGTCGACGAAGACACTTGTGCTTGGTGGGGCAAACAAACACTGGCAGTTAGAGAAGAAGCTTTGGGAACGAGTAACAGAGATCCACTCGATGTGGTATTTGACAGCATATCAAGATTTATGGTTGGCGTAGATAATATATGGGCACAAGGCCCGGTATTTGATATTGCATTAATGGAGAACCTATTGCGTCAAGTTAAAAGACCTTGTCCATGGCACTACTGGCAAATTAGAGATTCTAGAACATTATTCAAATTACTCAACGAAGATCCAAGACCCAAAAATTTTGAAGGTGCGCATAATGCACTAACTGACTGTTACTATCAGGCCAAGGCAGTTCAAAAAGTTTTTAGACAACTAGGCCTTAATCGTTAAATATTGTATTAATATATAGGAAAAAACAATGACTAAGTCGCAAAAGAAAGTTGGATTTGCACTGTTAATCGCATTTTTTATATCAGCGTTAATGTTTATTGGCTGGTTAATTACTACGTCAGTGTTGGCACAAGAGTACACAGAAGATAACCCTCTTCAATTAGAAGATGGGACGGAACTAACAGGTGACATATTAGATATTACCCCACACCCTACCAGTAGATACGGCCAACTGGAGAACGACACCAAAGGCTGGCGACAAGTGGGTCATGTAGATAATAGACGATTGTATCTTAACATAGATAAAATTGAGAAAGTCACAATATATAGACACGTTTGGGTAATGTTTGAATTTACAGATGGTCCAAAAGTAATACCAGGATACGCCGTGGGTGTTATCAAAGTAGTTAGTGAAGCAACTATTGAGTGCTCAAGTGGGCTAGTGCAACCTTTGCGAGATTATTATGTTGACAAAGACTGGGTTATCAGAACACAAACAATTTATGAAACTGGACAAGCAAGGAGTTTTGCTAAAGCCAAAGGCAGTATTGCATGGGCAATGAAAGCGGTGGCATGTCATGGTGCTTCAATAGAAGATGTACAGATAGGAAAAGGCGCATGAATGTAGTTTTTACTAAGGAATCGGCAGACAAGTTAGCGGAAACTTACACAGTATTACCGTTACCCCCAATCACACAAACAGAGGGAGAAAAAACTGTCACAGTGGAACCTCACGTTATTATAGACATGGATAAAGTACCATTGCAAGAAATATCAAGTCTAGAAGAATGGTGTGGTCTACACAGAGAGGTGGTTAAGAACCATATTAAACAGGATTATAGTTTTTGTGAACAAGCCATAAGTCATCTGATGGGGAAATTTAAAGGCGAACTAGACAGTTATTATAAACACATACTAACAGAGGCGGGGAATTCATCTGATGATGTATATTGAGCAATTAGATATCCCCAGTATACCTAAGGAAGTAATATCAGAACTGTTACAAACAAATCCAGATACCGGTATATACTCTTATAAGTTTGATCCAGAGTTCAGTAATGTGGCAACGTTTAAAATTTACAACGTGGATTTGTCTCGTCTTAAAACAACGTGGTTTAAAGATAATGGACAGGACAAGTTTAACTGGATAATACAGATACTGGAAAAAGGTTCCTATCTTGTGCCTCACAGAGACGACCATAGAGACTTTACTATATCGTATATTATTGATCCTGGTGGGGATAATGTTAGTACTTGTTTTTATAAAAAATTGTTAGATAAACAATATCTACCAATTAAAGCAGTACCCAGAGACGAGATAGAACTAGTGTATTCTAAAGTATTAAAGCGTGATAAATGGTATAAGTTATCAGTACAGGAGATACACAGTGTTGAAAACTTAGAGTCTATTAGAGTATGTTTAATAAGGCAATTACCTGAAGAACCTATATTCTATGGAAATGTGCCTATTTCAAAATAGGCATAAATACATTGAATAACTAATTTAAGGATTGACCGACATGGCAAAGCAAGTATTAAGTTTAGGGGAAGGTGTTACGGTTCGTAATGTAGATTACGATTTCGAAAGTCAGACTACAAGTCAGGAAGGTGCAAACGGACATACCTACTTGGCCTTAGGGGCTGGCCCCACCGATGGGATGACCAAGACAATTACAGATAATGCTGTTGTTAGTAATGCGTTATCATATGAATTCTTGCAATTGATATATGGCGTAGGATTAAGTGTTGACTCTATAGAAATATATAAGATTCCTCAAAACTACGATGGATATCCACAAAATTCAACAACTGCTGGTGAAATGTGTGTTATTGTAGAACAATGGGGCGGGGATGCCCTGGTCACAGGATCTTATGATGTAACTGGTAAGACTGCTACTGAGCAGGGCGGCGCCTGCAATGTTTATGTTAACGATGGCGCAGGCACAGAAGAAGCAAACTGGAAATACTGTAGTGAACTTACAGCAATAGACTCAGTAACTGATAGCACACCTACCATAATGCAATTTAATCTGCCTACTAACAGCACAAATGGCGCTGGTGCAGTAGGCTGGGCAGTATGTGTGTTCCTAATAGGGGCGACTACACTGGCAGAACATCAAACAGCATTAGCTGATTACATTTAACCGTTGTTAACAAAATAAAAAGGCACGTGATGTGTCTTTTTATTCTTTGCGATGAGATATACCAGATATAAATTTCCATACCTTGACAATATAATCGATCCTGATGTTGACTTAGACAGTTTACACATTGTTTGGTCTGAGAAATATAAATCTAGGTTTGTGGTTGATTCAAAAAACCGTGCAAACCTGCCAGCCGAATACGCCTATAAAATACTTAGTGCAGACTTTTTGTCTTTTATACATAATGAGTTACCTTGGCAAATAAGTCATTTAGAGATATATCCCTTACCACCCAACACAAATTGTGTTATTGTACAAGAGGTCGTCGAAGAAAACAGAAATAATATAGGGTTGTATATGACAACAGGTGGCGTGTCATGGAATATACATGACATAACTGGTTTTAGACGTCGACAGGTTAGTAGGCCAGACTATACAACAGAAGCATGGCCCACATTTTGTGCCTTTTCTAAACCAGTAACAGATGCTGAGCCATCTGACAAGTGGCTTGATAGTAGCGAAATGCCAATTTTAGAGACATATAAAAATTGTGGTTTTATAGGGAACGGTTCTGTTCCGCATTCGTTGCGCTCAGACAACTCAGAAAAATCTGTATTTTTTATAATATCGTTTGAGATTGCTTTTGATAATAATATACCATTGCTGTATAAACAACTTGGTGATGTATTTAAAAAGTGGGCTATTTAAATTTCCATCTTTCTCTAAACTGTTTCCCTGCATTACCTGGTAATGTGTTAACACTCCCCAGTTCACCATCTATTACTTTTAAGTCAGGGTGTCTTGCATAATGCTGTTGCTTATTCTGTAACAGATTATCCGCTATTTCAAAGTTATCCAATAGCTCTTGCCAACATATATCAAATAATGTATTATAAAAGTGATTAAAGTTATAATCTAAAATAGGCAACATTTCTAGATACATCCTACGTTTGTCTGTTGCTGACAAGTTACATATACTTTTTATCTGTTTAATTACCATATCTAATCTAATAGCGGGATCTGTTTCTGTATCGTAACTCTCATCAATAAATCCGTCAAATGTCTTAAAACCATATGAACGTAAGTACTCTAAGTTGCCTGTACAGCCTAATAGCATAAACGGTTGTCTAGCAACGATAGGTTTAAATATTTTTTCGGTAAGATGATTTGTTTTTTCGTAAAAGCAGGTCTCACTGACTATATGCCAAAAACCACTTGTCCAGAGATCGTACTCTAGTTCAGCACTTGCATTGTCACGTAGGTAATTGGTCTTTTGTATCCTAAAAGTGGGACTACGCTCTGACATCTTTTTAATAAGTTTTTTATCTTGCTCTGAAATAAATGTGTTATTGTCATAGTCCTTAAGATTGTATGAAACAACACCTTCCCCTAACAGCCCTTGATCATACAGTTTTGCCACAAACAACGATCTATAAATTCTTGATTCAGAGCACAGGTTATTTAAACTTATATAACTTGCTCCTTGACTGACATCGACCCTGGGGGAAAATTTTGCACTTCTAAACCAGTCAAGACTAGCAAATGCATGATAAAAATAATACCATTTAATTAAGTTATTCTTGTTACAAAATGCATCTAACAAGGGATTATTAACCTCGCTAGTTGCCCATATATTATACTTTAAATCCCACCTGCCATCTTGTAGTTTACGCACGACGTCATACATACTTTGCGGTATCTGCGTACTAATCCCAAAAGGTTCTTGGTCATAAAAATACACATCTTCAAGTTGAAACAGTGAAGAATCTGGATACTTTAGCATGTCGTTATTTGATTCACACGTATCAAAGCTCTTTAAAGCATGCCCTTGTAAATGCTTATTTGATAACAAGTTGGCGTATAGGATGTCATAATGGTGGTCAATATTAAACATACAAGTGTTTGGGGCCTATTAAGTAGTAAATACAAATAAGTAGTATATTTGAGGATAAAAGTGAAGTACCTATTAATGTTTTTATTTATGGCCTCAGTGGCATCTGCAGACAATTTAACGTTTAATTATAAGAGCCCTGCGTTTACAGGAAACGGGTATAGTGCGCATGTGCTAACTATTGAACAGTTAGAGTCTAATAGAAGAACTGAAAACGATAAAAAAGCAAAGGCTTCGTCTGATGAATCAGAGCGAGATTTGCGAGCCACAAATACCTGGAAGTTTCAGAATAACCTGGAATCTAGGATCTACAGTCAGCTCAGTAAGCAAATTAGTGATAGCCTTTTTGGTGAGGCGGCGGCGGCAGCTGATGCTGAAGGAATAGTAACAACACCGTTTGGTGACACAGTAGCATGGTCTCGTATTGATGGTGTTATATCTGTAACAGTGTCTGACAGTAATGGGTCGATATTATCCACATTTTCTGTACCTGTAGGAGACTTTTCTTTCTAATATGAAAATCTTGATGATGTTAATGGCAACACTGTTAGTTTCAGGATGTGCAACTGTCGCTGGTAAAACATCCTTTGAAGCACCTACAATTGTACAGAGCCAAGACGAAATGTTTTATAATATCCCGCCTCCTGCACAAGGACCTATATACATTGCTGTTTATTCGTTTGAAGACAAAACAGGTCAACGTAAACCCAGTGAGCGTTTTTCAAACATATCTACAGCAGTAACACAGGGGTCGGTTGAATGGGTAATTAAAAGTCTTAAAGAAGTAGGCAACGGTGAGTGGTTTAAGGTTATTGAGCGTGTTGGCTTAGACAACCTAACTAAAGAGAGACAGATTATTAGGCAACAAAGACAAGCAGTTGACGATCAAAGTACACTTAAGCCATTAAAATATGCAGGAATTTTACTGGAAGGTGCTATAGTAGGGTACGATAGTAATATAAAAACAGGCGGTAGTGGTGCAAGATATTTAGGAATAGGATTACACCAGGAGTATAGGGAGGATGTAGTAACAGTTGCGATGCGAGTTATTTCTACTCAGACTGGTGAGGTATTAGTGGCAGTTACTGCTAGTAAGACTATTATAAGTTATGGCACTAGTCTATCAGCATTTAGATTTATTGATATGGGAACACGTGCCGTAGAGATAGAAGCTGGTAACTACACAAACGAGCCTACCACAGTTGCAGTTCAACGAGTTATTGACGCCGCAGTAATAGAAATGATTATGCAAGGCAAAGCAAATGGGTACTGGGACTTTAAAAACTCAGAGGTCACTGTATCATCTGACAGAATAGAAAATGTGTCAAAACAGCTGTCAGAGGTCGAAATGTTACAAGAAGAGTATGAAAAACAGCTAAAACTAATAGAAAAGAACCCACTTTGAAATAGTGCTATGTATTTATTTGTGCAGTATTATTTAAATAGCAATAAGTGTTATATCATCACTATGATCTGATATGTGTGGCTACATGGCCAAGGGAAGAGGAAAAATGAAAATTTTAAGAACTATTGTAGGTGCAATATTACTGATAACTTGTGGCACGGTTTTTGCGAATGACGTGTATATTGATCAGGCAGGTGATAGTTCAACAATCACAGTTATACAACAGAACGGGACTAACACAGTAAACTCGTCGGGAGATGCCGCAACACTCAGTGGTGATAGTATTACATTAAGTATTACCCAAGACGGTAATTTGAATAATGCAGACATTGAATTAGAAAATAGCGCAACTTCATCAAATGTTGATATTGATGTTCTGGGTAGCAGTAACGAAACTAACGTTAGTGTTGACGGTGCATCCAGTACAACTGTTGATATTGACATTACGGGTGATACAAACTGGGCAACAGTTTGTGGATCTAACGACAGTGCATCAGGGGTTGCAATGACTTGTACAGGCGGTATTACTGACAGTACAACTTCAAATACTATTTCGATAACAGGTGATACCAACGCTGTTAACATTGAAGCAACAGGTGCAAGTCAAACTAACACAGTAACTATTGGAGCAGATTCGTTAGACCTAAGCGATGCTAATACTGTTGACATCTTAAATGATGTTACAGGTTCAAATGTTATTCTTAACATCGACGGGCAAGACAACGATGTTGACATCACAGTTCAGTAGGACTCTATTTGCTGTAACATTTCTTATATCCTCTACAGTATTTGCAAAAGGTATAGGGAATGTTACAGAACAAACTGGGCCTGCGGAGATAAGCAGAGCAAAATCAAAACTACCTAGCGAAAAAGGTGCTGACATCTTTATGCAAGATGTTATACAGACAGCAAAGTCAAAAGTAGGCATAACTTTTGCAGATAACACCAAAATCCGCATTATCGAACAAAGTAAATTAATAGTAGATGAATTTATCTACGATCCAGGGAGTGAAACGCCAGGTAAACTAGGCATGAAAGTAGTGTTAGGCACAGTACGCTACGCATCTGGTAAAATAGCAAAAGACAATGCTGAGAATGTTAACATTCAAACACCAACTGCTACTATTGCTGTTCGAGGAACAGACTTCACAATGACTGTAGACGAGATAGGACGTAGTCTTGTTATTCTACTACCTAGTTGCCCAACTGACAATGAAGTAGACTGTTATGTGGGGGAGATTGAAGTTCTAACAGACGTGGGTGCTGTTATTATGAATCAGGCATTTCAGGCTACATTGGTAACTAGCAGTGATTCAATGCCTACTGAACCAACAATTGTTAACATTACAGAAGCATTGATTGACAATTTTCTTATTATTAGTCCACCAGAAGAAGTTAGGATAGCTCAAGAAGAGCAAGAGCGCAGTAAAGATCCACTAGACAAAGACTTATTAAAATTTGATGATTTAGACACTAACCAGTTAGACGAAGAAGATGAACTAGCAAATAATTACGAACTTGACATAAATTACTTAGATTTTGATTTCTTAGGCAATATGCTGGACTTGACCACAGTGGACTTAAACAGAGACCAATTGGAAACAAACGAGACGCTACCAACAATACAACAGTACAGTTGGATATTATGGTATGCAAACGAAGAAGAGATTTTTATGAGAAGTGAGAGACCACCTCATGTTGCTGAGATAAGTCTGGAACGAGTTATGGAAGGCAACGTAAATATTACACAGGATGACGTCCCAGCTCAAATACAAGTTCAAGGTGGTTCAGGAACAGAAATAACTATTATACAGAGTCAATAATGTTTAAAAGACTTGTCTTAATACTCTTTAGTTGGTTAATATTTGTTGCTACTCCTACATGGGCAGATTTAGATTATACCTCATATTACATAACCTCATATGCACCCAGTCTTGAATTTCCATACTACGATAACGTAGCAGGCTATAATAGTGATGGATCGAACTCAAGTCCATCTTATCTAAGCAGTGTACTCAGCACAGGAACGATGTCAGGCATAAGTGGGTATAATTGGGGTAGTGTATTAGACAGTGGTCGTTCAGATTATGTAGCATTAGAAATAACAGGATACATCACATGGCCAGGCACAGCAGGTGTATCAACAACTGTGTACTTTGGTGTAAGAGCAGATGATGGCGTGTTTATGAACATAGATGGCACTAACGTAATCCAGGACTGGCAACAACAAGGTGGTGCCACTTGGAATGCTCAAGGTTCTATTACACTTACGGGCGGGCAAGAATATCCAATTACAGTTTGGTGGTACGAGTGGGGAGGCGGTGCAGAACTTGATATCAATTACAGTTTAACTGATTATCAGTATTCTAATCAAGCAAACATACCCACAAGTTGGCTCAGTACAACTTCTACATCGAGTAGTTCTTCAGCAACGCCATCATATTCTTCTGGGCCAACTTCTGCACAACAAACTAGAATAAACTCTAATAGATCAGCTATAAGTTCAGGCTCTAGTAACGATATAGATATTAATATAACAGGTGATAGCAATGATATTTTTATTTCGCAGGCAGGTGAACCAAGTCTTTTGTTGCTAAATGTTACAGGAAACCTTAACGACATCGACATAGATCAAGATGCTAGTACGTCAGCAACCAGCTATGGGCATTATACAGAAGCTGAAATTTTAGGCGACAGTAATATACTAGACTTAACTCAAACAGGCAGTGGGAACCATACAGCATTTATTGATGTTAACGGAGATAGTAACTCAGCAACACTGATTCAGAAAGATGGGGGCAACCATTATCTACAATTGGATTTAATTGGTGACAACAATACTGCTACAATAACACAGCAAGGTGCTGGTGACCATGCGGCTACTGTTGAACTAACAGAGAGCGGTGGTAGTTGGACATTTAGTCTAGATCAGAACGGCACCAACGATAAAACATATAGTTTACCACATAGTATGAGTGATGAATCAACAACAAGCGGAACATGCTATACCAGTGCAGGATGCTCATTGACTGTAACACAAGGCGACTAAACGTCTTGACTACACGGATCTAGTGTGTTATAGTAATGCATGTCTAAAAGTTTTACAAACATTGGAGCAATAAATAGTTGCAACCGGCCTTTTCTGGCATTCAACCCGGTATACAAATTCTGCAAGTCTATGTTATAATTACTTTTAATATAGGACATAATAATGAACGAACCAAGACAATACAAGTACGTGAGCACAAAAGAATACGTTGATCAGTTTCCGTGTGCATATAGACAATGGAGAGCTGACAGTCACTGCAACGTAATACACGGTTATGCGTTTACAATGCGTTTCTTTTTTGGAACAGACGACCTAGATGTTAGAAACTGGGTTGCCGATTACGGCGGATTAACGGAACTAAAGCAAATATTACAGGATCAGTTTGACCATACGCTACTGGTTGCTGAAGACGACCCAGAAATAGAAATGTACAAGCAACTGCAAGCAAAGAAGTTGGCTAAACTAACTATCTTACCAAAACTTGGTTGCGAAGGCCTTGCAGACCAACTGTACAAATATGTAAATGGTGTGTATATCCCAGACATGTGGGGGCAAAGCGAAGCAGATAGACTTTGGTGTTACAGAGTAGAAGTACGTGAAACACAAAGCAACATGGCTTGGCGTGAGGGACACAGAGAATGGAACGAGGACTTGTATGAGTAATGCAATCACCTTGTCAGAAAATTTGTGTTATGGAAAATGGCTATTGTTTGGGCTGTAATCGTACACAAGAAGAAATAGCCAACTGGATTAGCTATACAGATGCACAACGTGACAGCATAGTACAACAACTAGAAGACAGAGAAGTATGAATCATTTTATTAGTGGATATGGATTCGATGAAATTGGACGACAGACAGTTTCATGTATAAGGAGGTGACACCATATTGATTCCGGATGGTGCGTTTCATCGAGTCCATAACACTAGTGACGATGGTGTTCTTTGAAAATATCTGAACACAAAATATTTAATTTTGTTACCCCAACCAGTGCAATAAATGTTGCTAGTGACTGGTTAGGCCACGATCACGTAAACTGGCAGTTTACTGATGATTACACAGAAGCACTAGCACAACCGTGTAAGATTGCTATGATGCCTGCATTGTTTAATTGTCCAGGCAGTTATACGTATAGAGAGAAGTTTAAAAAATACGACTTTAGCAAGTTTGATCTGGTGGTGTTAAGTGATATAGAATGTCATAGCCAAGACTATATTATAGAAGAATGCATTCAACCTGCTGGAATTAAAAACTATCTGGTTGCGGCTGGTGGGGTTACAACTGAACTAACAGACCCCGACTTTATATACAGACCTTGGTGGATGTTTCACCATCGTAACCTAAACTCTATTCAAGTGAGTAGTTATAATAAGCGTGAGTTTCTGTTTGATGCGTTATTGGGATCCCGTAAATTGCATCGTAGTTATGTAATGGCACGTTTACAACAGCGTCCAGATTTACTCTCAAACTCTATTGTAAACTATAGAGACACGTTTATTAATCATTGGGGAGACAACCCTAAGTACTTGTACGATCATGTACGAAAAACACTAGATGGCAAAGAGTTGCTGTGGCCTTACGTAAGCAAAAACTTTACAGAAGAACAACCACAAGATTTAGAACCACATCAAATAAGTGAAGTCACACCCTGGGACATATACGAAAAGACACACTACAGTATATGTTGTGAAAGTTTTGGCAACAACCCAGATGACACAAATCCTGGACCTTTCTTCCTGACAGAGAAGACTGCTAAGATGTTTATGGCGCAACGTATGTTTATAATGTTTGCACCACAGCATACGTTACGATTCATAAAAAGTCTAGGATTTGAAACTTTTGACTCGGTTATAGATGAAAGTTATGACGACATAGCAGATCCTAGAAAAAGATTTGATAGAGCATTTGACCAAGTTGAATATCTAGCTAAACAAGATCCTGCAGGAGTCTACGAAAAAGTTATGTTTATAACACAATATAACTTTTTTATGTTTATGGACCTTATTAAAAAGACCAAAGAAGCCATGCTTAACAAGTTGCTACAAAAAATAGATAACATAGAGTAAATACGTTATGTTCAAAAAAATATTGCTGAGTCCCTGGACAGCAATAATCACATTATTAATATGCGCATATATTAAAATGTCGGATCCAGGATTTGTGGAAAGTGTTAGGCTACGTTACTTCGATACTCTAATTACAAGCCAAGAACCAGTACAAAATAACATACACACTGTTAATATAGACGACCTTGCACTAACCGAAATAGGCGCATGGCCCGTGCCCAGAGACTATTATGCAGACTTAATTGTAGACCTATATAACAGGAATGCAGGGCTGGTTGTGTTAAATGTTCTCATGCCAGAAGCATCAGATCAGGACCTAGCACTAGCAGAGGCAATGGAGTCTTATCCTGTCATACTAACAAGTGTACCTAGCCAATGGAGCAAAAACACACCTAAGAAACCAGGTGCAGTGATTTTAAATCCAGAGTACATGAACACAATTATCAACTATCCTGGCATAATAGCAAACACTGAAGAGCTAGAACAACGTGCATACGGTGTTGGTATTGCTAACACATTACCAGAGATAGATGGTGTTACTAGACGCATTCCATTAGTTGCCGCAGTGGGCGAAAACTTATACCCAGGCGTACCGTTAGAGATATTAAGATCAGCCGCAGGAGACACAACCTTTCAGATCAAACTGTTTGAATACGGTGTTGAGAAAATGCGTATACCAGCCTTTGGTACTATAACTACTGATGCACTGGGACGTATCTGGATAGACTGGAGCCAACAAAGTTATAAACATAGTCTAACTAATCTGCCAGAAGATTTTGGTGGAGGCGTAGTTATTATTGGCCCAACAGCGGCAGGTACTAACCAGCCTGTAGCAACAGCATTAGGTGGCAGTTGGCCACATGAAGTACAAGCCGCAGTAGTAGGTACAATGTTCAATGGTGTAAACATTGTACGTGCTGATTGGGCAGACGGTGCAGAACTACTGGCAATTGTAGTATTAGGCTTGCTTGCTATTTTTATATCAAGTTGGACATATGGCTTTGTGCCTGTAATAGCGGTTGTTGTAGGCATTTATTATGCGGCTCAATACTATTACACAGAACAACGACTATTGTTTGACATAACAGCAATTATATTTGCCTTGGTGTTAACTTATGTGCATGCATATACAGTTAAGTTCTTAAGCGAATTTTATCAGAAGCAACAGATTAAGAAACAGTTTGGAACTTACATCAGTAAAGAGCTGGTAGCAGAATTACAGAAGCATCCTGAGAAGATGCAGTTAGGTGGTGTTACCAGAGTCATGACATTCTTGTTTTGTGATATCAGAGGATTTACCCCTATTAGTGAACAGTATAAAACAGATCCACAAGGTCTAACACGACTTATTAATAAGTTCTTAACTCCCATGACTAACATAATTATGGAGCATAGGGGAACCATAGATAAGTATATGGGAGACTGTATTATGGCGTTCTGGAATGCGCCACTGGAGATAGAAGGTCATGAACAAAAAGCAGTACTGGCGGCGCAAGACATGGTTGATGGAGTTAGGCGACTTAATGAAGAACTATCCAAAGATAATCTACTACCTATTAATATTGGTATTGGTATTAACACTGGTGCCTGCGTCGTGGGTAATATGGGTTCTGATCAAAGGTTTGATTACAGTGTACTCGGTGATGCTGTCAATCTTGGAAGCAGGCTTGAAGGCCAATCCAAATCGTACGGAGTCATCACAATCATTGGTGAAGAAACAGCAAAGTCGGTAACCGACACACAATTAATCGAACTAGACTTAATTGCTGTTAAAGGCAAAGAAGATCCAGTAACAATATACACTCCTGTAACTTCATCATTTGATGTCGAGATAAAGAAACATCAGGAGTATCTCGACGCATATAGAAACAGAGACTGGAACGAAGCTAAGAGGATTGCTGGCGGTAATAAGTTGGCCTTTTCAGGAGAACTTGAACAGTATTATGTGTTAATGAGCGAGCGTATTACGGAACTTGAAAAGTCTGACATTAACGACTTAGAGATCTGGGACGGAATTTTTAGAGCGCAAACTAAGTAGTACTACTTAAACTCTATACTTTCTAATTCTAGCGGTACTGGGTACGATAGAAACTTGTTTAACAAGTCTAAATTTAACACTTGTCCTATAATCGGATAACCAGTATACAGTTCTATCTTATCTAACCCATGTTGCTCTACAAACTCAGGAGCATGTTTAGTAAAATCAGATGTCAGTTTGTCTATATCGGCAAACTCTTCATAATTAATAGTAGCAATGTTTATACCTGGTTTAACAAACGTATGAAACTTACAGGTTTGACTGATGTTTTTGTAATCGTTTTCTAGGTAAATTTGCAAAGGCCCGTGACCCACAAACGGATTCTGCAACTTTAAATCTCCCACAGACATGCTAGTACTAAATTCTATATCGACACTGTCGAACCCGCTATCGTTGTACCACTCTATTTGTAGCCAACCCAACCTACTAGGTGCTGTGTCGTCTTGTAGTAAATGTAACCCGTAATGCAAGTCGTGTACAGTGTTATCTAGGTGTTCTGGTACACTATCAAAATCTTTGCCAACAAGACGTTCTATGTCCTTGTGCATTCGAGCAGTGTTCTCTAATGATAAGTTACTGGCATCCCATGACCAATTAAAATGTTTGTTAACCTGTTCTGCCAGTTCGCTGAGATATGCAGGTGTAAATTTTAGCCTATCTCGGTAAATGGGGAACTGTTGTTGATAGTTTGTCTGCACTAAATCGTAGTATTTTGTACCAAGTTCGGTATTAAAAATGTTACAATGTAAGGCAGGAAAGTTTTTATACTTTATGCTTAATTCCATAAAAAACGACCGTAGTTTTCTCCTACAAATCCAAAGTAATTAGTTTTATATTTGTTTTGTTCTTTCATGTGTAAGTGATGCCATTCGTCTTTGCGTTTAAGTAGTTGTTTCGCACCATCTTCCCAGTCTGTATTCAGTATTACTGGTTCGTATTGTTGTCGATATTGTTCTATCTCATCGTAGTTATCACTGTCATACTCCCAGTGTAATATTTCAAACATGTCACCTTGTCTACTTATGTACTCCAAACTAATATCTAGTCCCCATCTAGGACGTTGTTGTAGCACACGATGTATTCTACCGTCTTGTTCTGCTAAACGCCATAATTGTTTTCTGGCTTCTCCCTGATACCCTCTCCTATATAGTACGTTGCTGTGATTTAACACAACTCCAAACTTAGTTTCTGCCTGGATAAACCAGTCCGCTTTTTCGCTGGGATAACGTTCGCTGTAGATATCACCTGTATTTGCTTTAACAAGTGCTATCTCTAATTCGACAAGATCAAAACTGTTTGGATCCATTAGGTCCGTGGGATTGTCAGAAAGCATTGATGCATCACAGGGTTTTGTGTAATATCCCACGGGGTCGAGTGGTTTACTGTAAACCAGTTCTAATGTTGTCACTTCTGCGTACTGCCGTCTTTCTCTATTTCTCTTATCCTGTCTTCATTTTTACGTCTCTGTTCTTCTTCACGCATCTGTAATACAACATTTAGTTTTTGATTGAGCCTAATTAAGTCATTGTCAAGCATACGAATTCTATCAATCAACGCAATCAGCGTCGTTTGTGCTTCGCTTAGTACAGGCTTAACTTGTTCGGTCGCCCACTTCCAGACGTAAACTACAAAATATCCAAGACCAACTGCCGCAACTACGGGAAATCCGTATTGCTTTATAAGTTCTACTATATCCATTAATCTCTCCTGGCATCATTTTTCCCATCAGCTCGTGCAATGCGATCTAAGTCAGGTTTGACATGTAGAGCGTTTGACATAAGAGTATCAATTCTTATGACGTCGTGATTCATTGTACGCACACGGTTATCTAAGGCGTTAATAATACCAGTTAATCCTCGCACACTGCCCATAACTCCCTCAAGTATGAAACGTAGGCTTAGAAAAACAAAATATCCACCAGCGATAGCCGCCGCTATTGGAAAACCAAGCTCCCCAATTACTTCGAATATTTCCATTTGTAATTCCCTCACAAGTATTTAGCTGTCAGCTAAATAAAATATAGCAACTTTCAAATACAACAAATGTTAAACAAAGTACTGTTCCTAGGAACAAACGACACCAGTACAGATCAATTAGTAACAGACATAGCCAAAAACAACAACACAACTAATTATGGGTTGGTGTCTGACAGCAAATTTGTACCAGACAATTCGGGATACTATCATACCACTATAGTAGATATCTGGGCGGGTGGTATTGTTGAGGTTGCTAAGAACTTTGATAGGATTGTGTTGCTAGACCAACCTGTTGCAGTATGGAGCCATTGGAAAGCTCTACTAAGCACATATAAAATCATGGTAGAGTTAGAGAAGTTAGCGCATACCACAGAATTTAGAGATAACGAAAATATAAAAAGCATACAGTTTATGTGGGACCTGTTACAGGATAACAAGGCATTTTGTACCTATCCCTGGATGCACCTATTAGAAGAATACGGTGATGTGTTAATATGCAGTAAAAGTAAAATACCAATTAAGAAACTTGAAGACCTTGGTGATTGGCGCACTGATCCTGAGTTTGTGGAGATCAGGAACAAACTGAAAAGTGGCGAAAGAATACATAACTGTAACTTGTGTTATAAGGAAGAAGAGCTAGGCTTTGTTAGTACTAGAGTTCATGAAAGCATGGACTGGGCAGTAAAAATGAATATACAAAGTATGGAAGATTTGGAAGTAGCCCTGCCTACATATTACGAAGTTAGACCTAGTAACAAGTGTAACTTGCAATGTAGGATGTGCTGTCCTGAAAACAGTCACTTGATTGAGAAAGAATTTAAAGAAATAAAGTTTGAATATCCCAGTTATAAAAAACAATGGGGCAACTACGAACATATTGATGTAGAGAACTTGTTGCCAGGTACTAGGATATACAGCACAGGCGGTGAGCCAACTATCATACCAGAGTTCTATAACTTCTTAGACAAATGTATTACACTAGGAAGAACAGACTTAGATATCACACTAAACACAAATGGACAAAAAGTAAATGACAAGTTAATTAATCTTATGCACAAGTTTGATGAGGTAAATTTTAGTTTTAGTATTGATGGGTATGGTAAAGTAAACGATTACATACGTTGGAACAGTGTTTGGGACAAAACCGTTGCCAATGCTAAACGACTTGGAGCAGAAGGTTTCTATGTAAGTTTAGAATGTATACCTAGTCCTTGGAACATTACTAACTTACATTTACTTTATGAGTTTTATGACAGAGAGTTTCCAGGCAGTACAGTTTTCCTACAGCAGGTATACTGGCCAGACAAAACCGTTAATGTGTTTAATCATCCATTTCCAGAGTTGGTAGTAGACAGTTTAACACGAGTAACAAAAACAAATGCATATTACACAGACGCAAGAGACAACAAAAGTATAATAGACTCGTTGCTAGAGTATTATAGTAACGATCCCAAGACAGACTTGCACTGGCTAGGTAAATTTTATGAGTTTAACGACTTGCTAGATAAGTCAAGAAATGTTAAACTAGTTGATTATGTTCCTGAATTAGAAGAGGGCAGAAAATTATTATGAAGAAGATAGGGTTTATTGGATTAGGTAAATTAGGATTACCATGTGCAGAGGCCTTTGCTACGAAGTATGAAACTTCAGGCTATGATGTTGCATCTGTAACAAGTGATACTGTAACAGTGAAGGACAACATTAAGGATGTAGTAGAATCTAGCGATATAGTTTTTATTGCTGTCCCTACTCCACATGACCCTAAGTATGATGGCAGTCAACCTATTAGCCATTTAGAAAACAAAGATTTTGATTATAGTATTGTTATTGACGTATGTAAAGAAGTTAATGAACACGCTACCAAACAGCAATTGGTTGTGTTAATTAGCACAGTTTTACCCGGTACAACACGTAAAAACTTTATAAATCTGCTCTCGAACACACGCTTTATATACAACCCCTACCTTATTGCTATGGGATCAGTATCATGGGACATGGTTAACCCTGAAATGGTTATTATTGGCACAGAAGACGGGTCAGAAACTACAGACGCAAAAGAACTTATAGATGTTTATAAAGAAATAATGGAAAATGATCCACGTTACGTGGTAGGCACATGGGACGAAGCAGAAGCAATTAAAATATTTTACAATACGTTTATTAGTGTTAAGATTGGACTAGTAAACATGATACAGGATGTAGCAGAAAAGTCTGGCAACATCAATGTTGACGTTGTTACTAATGCACTAAAGCATTCTACAATGCGTATAACAGGACACAAGTATCTTACAGCAGGTATGGGAGACGCCGGACCTTGTCATCCACGTGATAACATTGCACTACGTTATATGGCACAAGAACTTGGCTTAAACTATGATTTGTTTAATGCTATCATGGATGCAAGGGAAATACAAGCACGGAATATATCAACAAGACTATGTAGACTTGCAGGAGAATATAATTTACCTATCTATATACATGGTAAGGCTTACAAGCCCAACGTACCTTACGTAGACGGTAGTTACAGTCTACTAATTGGGCATTATATTGAAAATGAGTACAACAATAAGGTAACTTACATAGATCCTCTTACCGAAGGCGATAACCCAACCAGTGTGCATGGAGTTGTCCTACTAGCACATAATCAAATAGTAACATATGGTTATGCAGGAGTTATAGAGGAACAAAAATTATATTGTGAGATAGAAGATGGCAGTATCGTAGTTGATCCTTGGCGTTCATACACAACAGACAATCCTAAAATTATGGTAGTACACTATGGCAACAGCAGAGGCAGGTAGTTCCAACATATTTTTTGTTACCCGGTTTGATAGAACGTGGTCCACAGAGCATACCATTCTTAACTATGAGAATGAATGTTTTAATGACAAATTAACAGTACAACGCTGGCAAGATCAAGGGCATATTTATAGATACTATACAGGTGACATGCACGACTCACGGAAGCCACAGCCCACGTTCGTTGAAGGACTATGCGAACAATTAGGCTGGGCGCACTGCCTAAGTAGTTTTTACTGTATGCCTCCAGGGCGTATCTTGCCAGAGCACAGAGACACCTATAAGAAGTACAGAGAACTTTTTAATGTAGATAATCCTTACAGCATATGGCGAGCAGTTATATTCTTAGAGGATTGGCAGTCAGGACACTACTTGGAAGTAGCAGATTGTCCTATTACCGGTTGGCGAGCAGGTGATTGTATTACGTGGCAGTACGATACTTCACATATAGCCGCAAATCTAGGCAGACAAAACAGATATACATTACAATTAACAGGAATCACGAATGATAGTAAACTCACACAACGAATGGGACCAGCTGAAATCGGTCATAGTTGGAACAGCGGAAAATTTACACTACCCCAACAATGACAAAGTATTCTCATTATGTGATACAATAAGCACCTGGGATAAATCTAAACAATGGCGTGGTTATATACCAGAACATGTCAGAGCTGAAACAGAAGAGGATCTGCAAGGACTAGTTGATGAGTTAGAGAAACTGGGTGTAACTGTATACAGACCCAAAGCACTAGAGTTCAGTAAGATAACTGTGGGCCATGACTGGGTTGCTGATGGGTTTAATGCGTACAACCCCAGAGACAGTCTATTAGTTGTAGGAGATACTGTTATAGAGTGTCCTATGGCGATGAGAAGTAGACAACAAGAAGTATTGTGTTATGATCACATAAGACGAGAAGCGATTAAGGATGGATGTCGTTGGATATCTGCACCTAAACCTAGATTGTTAGACAGTGAAATATTTGTAAAAAATAAAACACTACACATACCACAAGACGAACCTATATTCGATGCCGCAAATATTTTACGTTTAGGCAAAGACTTACTTTACCTTGTCAGCAACACAGGCAATAAACTTGGTGGGCAATGGTTGCAAAACATTTTAGGTAAAGATTATAGGGTACAATTTTGCCATAACCTCTATGCTTTTGCGCACATTGATAGTACAATAACAGCACTTAACGAAGAGCAGTTTGTCGTAAATGCTTCTAGAGTAAATGATGCTAACCTACCGCCTGTCTTACAAGACAAAGATATCATTTACGTAACAGAAGATATGATTGAACCTCAGACTTTCTGGCACTACCCCTACGCAAGTGCCTGGATTGCGATGAACATGCTCTCCGTTAACCCCTCTACTGTAATTATAGAAAAAACACAAACAAAATTAATGAAACTACTTAACAAACGAGGTATCGATACGGTGCCCGTGAGCTTTAGACACGCACGCACATTAGGCGGAGGGTTGCACTGTGCTACACTAGATTTATACAGGAGGTAAATATATTATGAACGATTTTACGAAATATAACGCTCTCCTGCTTAAAGCATATCAAAAATATGCAAATACAAGAGACCTTGTTTCAAAAAAACAAGACATAATTAGATCTCTGGTTACAGCACCAGAGCCTACAATTTTATTTGCTGGATTTAATCCTCTGTGTTTATTAGTAGACAACTTTGGTATTATGGAAGCAGATGAAAGTGTATTAAAGTTTTTAACAGAGCAAGATAAGACATATACAGAAGTTGATCCCACTAATACTACCCTCTGGGATTATGTTATTGCAACTGACGAATATTATACATTTGCAAAAGATGAACAGGACCAACAACAAAAAATAAATATATTAAGCGCAATAACAAAGCGTAGTCTAATAACTACTTTGCGTGATTATAAAAACATGAATCACAGAGATAAAGAATTTTCAATGCCTATTTCTGTTGTCAATGATACAGATAGAACTATATACTTAGAGTATCATATACATTGTGGAACCAAGCACTGGGACAGTCTAGTATATGAATTAGATGGTGAAGACAATCAAACACATGGGCCGTACAAGCGTATGCCTATGTATTTTAAACAGTTAGCAAAGTTTAGCATCGACGGAGGTGCTACGTCCTTTCAGGTACAGAAGAACATGATGTGGAAAGGTCTTATTCGACGAAACTTTGAACATGTAATATCAATAAACTATGATAAATGAAAATGAAATAAATCAACTATTAGCCAATGAAATAACCAAAGCAGTAAAACAAAAGATACTTCATAATGAAAATGAAATAGATCTTCTATTGGCCAATGAAGTAGCCAACGTAGTAAAACAAAAGATGCTTCTATTGGCCAATGAAGTACCCAAAGCAGTAAAACAAAAGTTACTTCAAAATGAAAATGAAATAAACCAACAGTTAGCCAATGAAATAACCAAAGCAGTAAAACAAAAGATGCTTCACGTTGACATACCACACCTGGTGTCAGAAGCAACAACACGTGAACTGGCCGACAAAATCACACATATAAAATTTCCAGAAGGCAGTATTCCTTTTGACAGCATTAGGAACAACACTGTAACGATATCTGGGAACCAAGTTAATGGTGGTATACACAAAAAATTTAAGTCTAGAGGCATAGAGGATCATGCTATAAATTGTGAACTTAGTGTCTTAGATGATAACGTAGTAGTAGAGAACACATTAGTTGCACGAAATGCCAACATAAAAGAAAATTTAATAGTGGATGGTAACTTAATTGTTCACGGAACTATTCCAGCAGACTGTAATTTCTTTATTGACATCGTGGAAGGTGTTATTTGTAGATTAGGTGAAGAATTTGACAAAGTGTTTAAACAGAGTATAGTTGATGGTGTCTTGTTTACACTTAAGAACCAAGGTATAGACGTTAGCAAAATAAGTCTGAATGGTAACGTGTTTACAGACGGGACCAGCATTGCTGGTACAGTAACGACTAGCAACTTACAGAAAGTTGGACAACTTAAAGAACTACAAGTAAAAGGTGAATCACTCTTAGCAGACACATTGTATGTTACCAAAGGTCGCATCGGAATAAACACAGTCGAACCTAGCGCATCACTGTCAGTCTGGGACGAAGAAACTGAGGTAGTAATAAAGAAGCATTCTAGACATAAAGCGTATATCGGTAGCTCAAGAGATACCACCGTGGTCTTGGGTGCTAACCGTAACGATAACATAGTACTAAACCAAGACGGCTCTGCGTCAATAGATAATTTAAAAATAGGCGGTAATAAATTCACAAGCAATCCTATACTGCCCAATGTTGAATCAGTTAAAGGGCATATTGTGTTTAACAGTCATCCAGACATAGGGAGACCAGTGGGCTGGGTTTGTTTGGGAGGAGATCGTTGGTCATCTTTCGGTAATTGTGAATGAACTTAACCTTTATTATAGGTAACGGTCAAAGTCGAAGTAACATCAGTATAGATAGACTCAGAGACTTTGGTCCAGTCTGGGGGTGTAATAGGATATACAAGGACTGGCATGTAGATAACCTTGTTGCTATTGATCAAGCCCAAGTAGAACTTATTCTCAGAGACGAGTACCATACTAAAGCAAACGTCTATACTAGAAAAAGATGGTCACCGTTGTACAATGGGGTGCCTGGGGTAAATTACATTCCTGAATTTAAAGAAGAAGGAACAAACAAGTGGCAGAAGCAGTGGCATTGGAACTCAGGACCACTTGCCATGTTCGTAGCATGTGAGCAAGGCGCAGAAATACTGTGTATGTTTGGATTTGATTTTTACGGTGTTGCTGGCAAGTCCAACAACGTTTACAAGGGATCACCAGGCTATGACAAAGCAGATCACAGAGCAGTTGATCCAGGCTTTTGGATACAGCAATTTGTTCAATTAGCTCAATGGTACCCTGATACGCAATTTGTGCAGGTACAGCCCGCTGGATGGCAAGTACCAGCTGCCTGGCACGGTGTAAGCAATCTGTCGATAGATACCCCTGAAACTTTTTTTGATACCTTAGTAGCAACTGATGCCTGATAAAGATATATTCTGCAATGTACCTTGGTACCAGGGGCATGTGTTCTGGGACGGTACCTATGGACACTGTTGTTTTTCCAACAAAGATACCACACACGGATATAATGTAAAAACTCATACAGTAAAACAATGGATAGAGTCCGACAGCATGGTGGACTTTAAGAAAGAACTACTGGGTAGTAAAAAAAGCAATAGGTGTCATGGCTGTTATCTAGAGGAAGATCAAGGACATACAAGTAAACGTCAGAACGAAAACTTAAAAAGTGCTATATGGTCAACTAAGTTTGATCAGAGTTTTAACGAGGCTCATACTAGAGACAAGTTCTTAAACCTAGACCACAGTATGTACAGAGAGTGGCATATAGACTTAGGCAATGAGTGTAACTTAGCCTGTAAGATGTGCAACTCTGATGCTAGTAGCAAAATAGAGACACTGTACAGACGTTGGGGAATGCCTGTAGAGTACACAAGCAAGAAGCTCTGGATTAACGATCCTAGAGCAGACCAATTTATAGAACAAATATGCACTACCACTAAACTAAAGCGTATACACATAATGGGAGGAGAACCTCTTATACAACCAAAGTTTAAACATTTACTAAAGACACTTAGTGAACGCAGACCAGACATCAGTTTTAGTTTTGTAAGTAATGCAACTAAATTTGACAGCAGTATACTAGAATATTTACAAAAATTTAGTAGTGTAGATGTCGAACTTAGTATAGAAACAACTGATCCAGTAAACGATTATATCAGACAAGGCAGTCGAACACAGGATGTAATTAAAGTAATAGAGCAGTGGGTAGAGCATAGATCAGAAAACTTTAATATAATTTTGCGTCCTACTCCAAGTATCTTAAGTGTTAGTAGGTATAAGAGCCTGTTAGATTTTGCATATAAACATAGACTTATTGTTATGAGTGTTATACTCAGTGATCCAGGCTATTTACGAATAAGCCTACTTCCTAAACAGTACAGACTATCTATTATAAAAGAGTTACGACAATGGAGCGACAATATAACTGTAGACATCAACGAACAAGTTGGTAACAGAGATGCTACTAGGTGGCAAGCACAACTAAAACAGGAGTGCGAGGGTATAATTAACTGTTTAGAACAGGAGCACAAACCAGGCAACGAAAAAGAATTAATAACATGGTTGCAACGTTGGGACAATGAGTATAAACTTAATGTGTTAGACTACTTGCCGGAGTTCGCAGATTTCTTTCGAGAACATGGATACAAAATACCAAACTGAAATACAAGTGACACTTGAACCTCACTATAAAACTGTGATTCCATATGTGTTTGTTAAGTTAGATGGGGAAGAACGTAGTATGGTATTAAAAGATATAGAAACTGTGACGTTCGACACACTGTTGGACATTGGTCCACATCAACTAAGCGTATGGTTTGAGAATAAAGAAAACTCAGACAGCACCACAGCAGTAGAGATAAAAGACATTACAATTCAAGGACTTACTCTAAATAGAGTAAAGTGGGCAGGTAATTATACTCCTCAATATCCTGAACCATGGGCAACAGAACAACATCAACAAGGCAATCCACTGCCTAAAGTTATACCAGGTGGACACTTCTTAGGCTGGTTAGGTACATACACACTAGACTTTGAAGTACCCACATTCACTTGGCTACACAAACTAGAAAACTTAGGTTGGCTATACACTGATTGACATAAGCAGTGAGGTGAGCACATAATAACCGTATGTTTACACAAAATCTAAAACGTATTGGGTTTGCTTGCAAGTACTTGCATCCGGACCAAACACAACCCAAAAAGTTACTGGAGGAAATCCAGCGTCCGTTGAATACCAAATCAACAACAGTTGCATGGCTTAATAGGCAAACAAAGGAAGTTGCAGAACAACGACTGTGGGATATTATGGTACACAATATACAGTCGTACTATAACCTAATAGAATACGTAGGAGGATTACCCGATGCATTACGAATGGTCAGACTTGGCAGTGATTGCCTTCCAGTATATACTCATGATCAATGGTCTTATTACTGGCGGTTACCTGACGTACGTCAGTACTGTGGAACTTATTTGGCAAAAGTCGGTGACTTGGCTCGTCTTTTGGATGTTAGGCTTAGTATGCACCCTGGCCAGTTTACTGTACTTGCTAGCGATAACCCGGATATTGTTGATCGCAGTATAGAAGAATTTGAATATCACGCTGACATGATACGGTGGATGGGGTACGGTAAACAGTTTCAAGACTTTAAATGTAATGTACACATTGCAGGCCGCAACGGTCCAGCTGGCATCAAAGCATCCCTCAAGCGACTCTCGCAAGAAGCTCGAAACGTAATTACAATCGAAAACGACGAAAACAAATGGGGAATCGCAGACAGCCTCGAACTTGCAGACGACCTCGCTTTGGTGCTAGATGTACACCATCACCTGTGCCGTGAAAACGAATACATTTTACCAAACGACGATAGATTTAAACGCATAGTAGATTCTTGGAGAGGGGTACGCCCTGCAATACATTATTCGTATAGTAGAGATACTGCACTATCCGACGGATTTGCACACGACACTGTGCCTGACTTTTCAGCGTTACTAGAAGCTGGCCACAAGAAAAGCAAACTACGAGCACATAGTGATTGGTATCCTAATGCAAAGGTAAATGATTATGCACTTGGCTTCCTAGAACATGCAGATATTATGGCGGAGGTAAAATATAAAAACCTTGCATCTATTGATTTATACAACTATGCTGTTAAGACTGGAGTCTTTTCTTTGCCCAGTACACCAGCGACGCTTGACGTCTTTTCTCAAGAGTCGCAGGAGACTGCTTCCGCCCTTTGTTAGCGTTACCGTAGTACGAACTTGCTTCTTTTGACAAGAACATATGTTATGTGCTATAACTATGTATAATATTTATTTATTGCGGTACAGAATAATGCTGTACTACAGGGTTCTTTTATTACAATAACTATAAGGAGGATACAAACAAAAGGAAGTTGCAGAACAAGGCACAAACAAATAAGGAGAAAACAACATGAACAAAGATATGAACTTTGAAAACATGAACATCGAAGAAACAAAGAAAGAAGCAGATCAAGGTCATGCCACGGCTAAACAATCTTTAAAAGGAATGCCCGGTGAATTTATATGAGATACACAAAACAATGAGGAAAAAATGAATATGTTTAAATATCCAGTCACTTTAACGAAAGATGGCGACA